GAAATCTCGTAAAAGGCGTAGATAAGTCGCGTTATTTAGACATATTATAAAATTTAATTTTTTTCTAATTTTATAATATAATATGCCAAAACATATGAAAAGATCACATAAACGTAAGAGCCGTCGTCGCTCACGCAGAACTCGCAAACGCAGAGGTGGTAGTGCGCAGAAGTTAAAAGAGTGTATGCAAAAATGCAAAGATGATGCTGCTAAGGTTATTCAAAAAGCCGTCAGGGCAAAAAAAATGTTATCCCCAATCAAACCTGGTTCAATTAAAGCTAAAATGGCAGCTTACCAAAAAGCTGCTAGAGAGGTTAAGAAGGGAGCAAATGATATGGCAAAAGATGCTCAGAAAACAATCAGGGCACAGGCAACGTATGACAAAGACGGGGACAGCAACAAAACCGGATTGAAACAGTTTGGTGGTAAACGCCGCCGTAAGAGCAAACGCCGTCGTTCCCGCAAGAAGTCACGCAAGAGCCGCAGAAAGTCCCGTAAATCTAAGCGCCGCCGTAAGAGCAAACGCCGTCGTTCCCGCAAGCGCCGCCGTTAAATTTCAATTGAATAATTAATATATGCTTATTAATATATATTAATGCCTACTAGAAAAAATAGAAGAAAAAAAGGAAAGAAAAGGGGAAAAACTAGAAAAAGAGGAAATAGAGGATTAAATTTAGCAGTTGGTGCTCTAGCTCTTTCTACTTTAGGTTCTGCTACAGCATCGCGTCCAACAGTCCAAGGCTTTAATAAAGTTCCGACAGCTAATTTAACAGAACCGTCTACTATGTCTAGGGCACTCGCAGGTCCATCTACAAATTATGACTACAATCCAGGAAGTCTTACATTTTCAGGACCAGGTAGTTTTACTCCTACTCCATCATTTGGTACCGCTCCATTTAGTTTTCCACAGCCAGATACTTCAACGGCAATGAGTGCTGTATCTCCGGGAATGAATTTAAATCCAAATAAAAATTACTCAGTAACAGTCAAGTCTATTAATAATCCTAGTTTTGGATTAGCCGGTTCAATAGACCCTCTAACACATCATACATTAGAAGTTCAAGAGGTAAATAAAAATAATGAACCAGTAGGAAATCCTGCATATGTAGGTTATTATGCCAAAGCTACTCCAAAAAGTGTAGCAAAATATAACGCAAAACATCCTGGTAGGCCTAAGTTGAATGCCCATAATATAGGTTCTATCATGAGTCCAACAGGTGTTCCAGGACATTTTCAAACACCTGATGCTATTATTGATTCGGGATTATCTAGAGGACAAAAATTAAAAACAGTAGGAAAACCAAAAATTGTATCTGGAAAAAAATTTAATCAAGAAATAGGAAATTCTGTAAATTTAGATGTAAGAGGTAAATATAGTGCACCTCAAGGTGCTATTAAAGGATTTTTACAAAATGTGGTAGGTAATAATGCTGCTAATTCAATATGTGGGGCAGGTAATTGTAGAAGCGAAGCAGCAGATGTTATGAGTAAATTCGGAGGAAAAAGAAGAAAAAAAAGGAAAACAATGCGAAAAAGAAAAACTAGAAGACGCAAGGGCAAGAGACGCCGATCCCGCAAGCGCGGTCGTTAAGTAAATATATAAATTAAATTAATAACTTATATATTTAATATTGGGTTTTTATATATGGCTACAGACCTTTTAACAGCATCAGGATTATTTATATATAATAATTTATTAGGAATATTATTAGTGACTATTATGTTTTTTGCTATTACTATATTTTATGCTTTAAATAACATACATTTAGAAGAACCAAAATTAAAAACAGCAAAAGTTGTTGTTTTAGAAAAGATGGATAATTTACAACAATCTGCTCAAAATCAAATGCATGATAATAAATTTTGCGGAGATAGTGTTAAAGATTATACTGATCCAAATGTAAAAAAATCAACTTGTATGGCTTTAGGCAGTTGTGTATGGGCATCGGGTAAAGACGGTTCAGAAAAAATAAGTAAATGTATAGCCGCTCAAAAAGGTAATACAAATGGTATTGCTCCTGGAAGTTTAGGACCAGAAGATAAATGTTTTAAAAAAAAAGATGGAACGCTAGCTCCATGGGAGGAATTTTATTATCAAAATGGTCCATCTTCAGGAAAAAAACTAAATAATAGTTGTTGATGAAAATTGATTTATAGATATTATATCTTAAATATGTATAAATAACATGATTATACCAGTTAAGTGTTTTACTTGTGGAATGGTTTTAGCTGATAAATATTTATATTACGTAAAAGAAGTGCGTAAAATAAAGGTACAAAATGAAATGTCTTTGGATGAAAATATTTATTTAGACGAAAATAATATTAAAAAAACACCTGAAGGTGAAGTTTTAGATAAATTACATTTAACAAAAATGTGTTGTCGAAGACATATGCTTACTCACGTTGATATTGAATAAATAATTAATTTTATAAAATTTTTTTAAATCTACGTAATATTTATATGGTTCGATTTACTAAACGATATAAATATTCAAAAATGAATGGCGGTAAAAAGAAACGACGCAAAACACAAAAAAATAAACGAAGGAAACATCGTAAAGGTGGTAGGATAGGTCCTTTTGGTAAACAACTACCTTATTCAACGACTAATCCACCTAAAAAAGGTGACGTTGTAAGAATTAATGGAGAAACAGGATGGACTGTTACAAGACCACAGAATCGTTCTGCTTGGGTATGTAGGACAAAAAAAGCTAAGGACACTAAATTTGGTTATGTATGTGATGGAGAAGAAAAAGAGGTTCTATATACAAATATGACTAAAAGGGGATCAAAGGGTCGCGCAGCTGCTTTTCTGGGACTTAGTGGTGGTAGGAGAAAAAAGAAAGGTAAAAAAACACGTAAAAAATCCAAAAGAAAGAGACGTAAAACCAAACGCCGTATGAAAGGTGGTTCAGGAAGAGGCTTACTAGCATCTCCTGCCTGTAGTGGATTTAACTGCGATTTGCCTACAGATATAGGTAAAGTTTATACTCATTATCCAAATAATACAAATCCCTTTTTTCCTGATCCTATGAGTTTAAATAGAAATACTAGAAACCCTATTTCGCCAAAACCAATGGGTGGAAAAAAGGGTGGACGTAAAAGGCACAGAAAAGGTCGAAAAAATATGAAGGGTGGATTTTTTTGGGATGATTGGGGTTTAGGCGATGGATTACTTGCTTATTATAAAGGAACAAATGCTGCTCTAAACACAAAACATTTATATGCTGGTAATAAATCAGAAGTTAGCGCAACACCAAGTCATCAACCGGCTTTATTAAAATCGCCCAAGGCGGCTTATAGTACTGCTAATGTTCCCGATATGTATCAAGCAGGTTCTGTGACTGCTGCTGATTATACACCAAAGAATTAAAATATTATTAAATAATATATGAACACTTATAAATTATTTAATTCGTTATGCACTCCTGCTCAGTTATATTTAGGATTATCTACATTAGCTGTTTTATCTAGTTGTTATCAAAATATCGGAAATCCTAATTCTTTTGCTTGTGGATTAATGAAAGCAAATTCTCCTATTAACAATGCTGTTTATATAGTATTTGAAGTAGTATATGTATTAGTATGGACTTACTTGCTTAATTTATTATGTAAGAAAGGTTACAGTAAAATAAGTTGGTTATTTGTTTTATTACCATTTTTAGCTATGTTTATTTTAATTGGGCTTTTAATTCTTACTTTAAACCATATGTAATTATATATTAATTGATTAATAATATTAGTTTATTAATATTTTAAAAAAATATGCTAATGAGTATATATATGGATTCAAATGATTTATCATGGAAAGTAATAGACACAATGTTTAAAGATAACCCAAATATGATAGTGAAACACCATATTGACTCATATAATCAATTCTTTTCGACTGGGTTACATGAAGTATTTAAGAATAATAGTCCCTTAAGATTTTTTAAAGAATATGATAAAGATGTTGATGACTATAAATTAGAATGCGAACTTTATTTTGGTGGAATTAATACAGATAAAATATATTATGGAAAACCTATTATTTATGACGAAAATGACGGTGAAAAACGCGAACATTATATGTATCCCAATGAAGCGCGTTTAAGAAATATGACTTATGGATTTACAATTCATTATGATATAGATGTTAAGTTCAAAATATTAATAGATAAAGAAGATGGTTCATCTAAAAAAAATAAATTTAGAGTATTAGAACACACGGAAACATTAGAAAAAATTTATTTAGGACGTTTCCCTATTATGTTACAGTCAAATTTATGTTTATTAAACAGTTTAAATCGCGAAGCAAGATTTAATATGGGTGAATGTAAAAATGATAGAGGTGGTTATTTTATTATTGATGGAAGTGAAAAAGCTATTGTTACACAAGAAACAAGAGCTGATAATATGTTATATGTATTAAAAGATCCAAGTGATAAATATTCATATGCTGCCGAAATTAGGTCTGTATCCGAAGATGTTAGTAAACCTTCTAGAACACTTTCGATAAGAATGGTTAGAGAACAACCATCTATTACTAATAAACAAATTGTTGTTAGTATTCCTCAAGTAAGAAAAGCAATACCCTTATTTTTAGTTTTCAGAGCATTAGGTGTTGTATCTGATAAAGAAATTATTCGCCATTGTTTATTAGACTTAGAAAAATATGAAAATTATATTGATTTATTTATTCCTTGTGTTCATGATGCTAGTACTATTTTCACGCAAAATGCTGCTTTAGAATATATTAAACAATTTACCAAGGGATATACTGTAAATCATGTTCTTCATATTTTAATGAACTTTTTTTTACCTCATATTGGTGAGTTGAATTTTAAATCCAAAGCATTATATTTGGGTTATATGGTTAAAAATTTATTAGCTGTTTCTGTTGGTGCTCAAAAACCAACCAGTAGAGATAATTATAGATATAAAAGATTTATTACATCCGGAACATTAATAAAGGACTTGTTTAAAGAATATTTCAAACTCCAACAAGATGATATTTATTTAAAAATGGATAAAGAATATTTATATAATAACACTTTAGATAATTATCAAAACGAACATTTTATAAAATTTGTAACTGATAATAGAAATCATTATTTTAAAGATAGAATTGTTGAAACAGGGTTTAAAAAAGCGTTTAAAGGAAATTGGGGTGCTCATCCACATACAAAAATGCCTGGTGTAGCACAAGAATTAAATAGACTCACTTTTTTTGGATTTGTATGTCAATTGCGAAAAACGAATTTAAATATGGGAACCGGTCGTAAAATGATTGCTCCTAGACTTATTAACGGAACACAATATGGATATTTGTGTCCATTACATTCACCTGATGGTGGAAATGTAGGGTTACATAAACATCTATCCATTTCTACTGTTATTACAAAAGGTTGTTCTGGATTACCATATATAGAATATTTTCGCAAACTTCCAAATAAAGGTGTTAAATTGCTCGAAGAATGTTCTATAGAATATCTTAAAAATACTACTAAAATATTTATTAATGGTGCTTGGATTGGTGCTACTAACGAACCCATAGATATAATTAAACTTATGAGATTACATCGTAGAAATAACATGATTGATCTTTATACAAGTATTGGATTTGATATTAAAAAAAATGAAATCATTATATGCACTGACTCAGGAAGACCTGTTAGACCATTATATTATATTATGAATGGTATTGAAAGTTGGGATAGAGATATTTTAAAAGCAAAAATAGCAGATAATAGTATAACTTGGAATCAAATTACAAAGGGATTTGGAAATAAGAAAAATTTACTTGAAGATGATTGTAAAGTTACTTTAAATAAAGCAACACAAGAATCATTAATTAGAAATGCTTCTGTAGTTGAATATATAGATACTTCAGAAGCTGAAACAATGATATTAGCACATAGTAGTTTAAAACCAGAAGACTATGCTTCTAATAGAGTTACTCATACGGAAATTCACCCATCTCTTATTTTAAGTATTATGGGTAATCAAGTTATTTTTCCTGAAAATAATCCATATCCCCGTGATGCTTTCTCTTGTGGACAAGCTAAACAAGGAGTTTCTGTTTATAGTTCTAATTACCAGGTACGATTAGATAAAACATCTTATGTATTAAATAATGGTCAAACACCATTAACTAAAAGTAGATATTTAAAATATATTACAAATGAAGAACATAATTATGGTGAAAATGCTATAGTTGCTATTATGTGTCACACTGGGTATAATGTAGAAGATGCTGTTATTGTAAATAGAGGAGCATTAGAACGTGGTATTTTTAGAACTACATATTACAATACTTATAAAGCACATGAAGAAGTAGAAAACATGATGGGTATGAAAATAGAAACAAAATTTATGGATACCAATAAAGATAATGTATTAGAAACCAAAGAAGGTTATGATTATAGTCATTTAGACCCAAATTCTGGTTTAATAAAGGAAGGGACAAAAGTTGGTGAAAAAACAGTTGTTATTGGTATGGGAACTAATAGTTTTTTAAATCCTGGTATTTATGTTGATAATTCTGTAAAAACAAAAAAAGGGCAAGTTGGTGTAGTTGATCATTCTTTTATGACCACGGGCGAAGAAGGAAAAAGAATAGCAAAGGTAAAAATACGTTCTGAACGTATCCCTCGAATTGGAGATAAGTTTTGTTCTAGAGCAGGTCAAAAAGGTACGATAGGAATAATTCTTGATGAAGCTGATATGCCTACTACTGCTGATGGAATAAAACCTGATATAATTGTAAATCCCCACGCAATGCCTTCACGCATGACTATTGGGCATCTTGTAGAATGTATTACTAGCAAAGTAGGTGTAAATGTAGGTGCGTTTGGAGATTGTACAGCATTTGTAAATAAAGGTTCAAAACATAAAGAATTAGGTAAATCATTAACAAAATTTGGATATCATTCATCTGGGTGTGAAATATTATATAATGGAATGACTGGTGAACAGTTAGAAACAGAAATTTATTTTGGCCCAACCTTTTATTTACGTCTTAAACATATGCCCAAAGATAAAGTAAATTATAGGGCTAGGGGACCTAGAACTGTTTTAACCAGGCAAACAGTTCAGGGAAGAGCAAATGACGGAGGATTGAGAATTGGAGAAATGGACCGCGATTGTTTAATCGCACACGGTATGAGTAGTTTTATTAAAGAATCAATGATGGTTAGAGGAGACCAATATGAAATGGCGATTTGTAATAAAACGGGGTGTATTGCTATTTATAATGAAAGTAAAAATATTTTCTTAAGTCCAATGGCGGATGGTCCGTTAAAATTTGTATCTAACGTTGATGATAATATGAATATTGTTAACGTGAGTAAATATGGTAGAGATTTCAGTATAGTTAAGGTTCCGTATGCTTTTAAATTATTAAATCAAGAATTACAAGCAATGAATTGTCAAATGCGTATTATTACAGAAGATAATGTAGAACAATTAACAAGTTTAACAGAAGGAGACGATATTAAAATATTGGGGTTTGACAATTTAGAAGAAGTTACTGAGAAAACAAAAGACAATGATATTGCTTCTAGTAGATTAAGATTTAGTGGTATGAAGGAAAGTGCGATAATCGATCATGATAAATTAACAGATCACACGCCTACTCCTGAACCTGTTTCAAATAGTATTGATTATTTCCAAGACGAAAAACCATTATATACCCAACCTTTTGGTTTTGACGGTGATGTAATGAAAGATAATTTACAGCCTTTTATCGAACAGGAAGAATTTGGTCAACATAAAAGTCAATATAGATTTAACCCAGGTGATTTAGTAATGTTTGAAGGCGACCCAGAACCTAGAACTACATATAAGATTATTGAATTTGATGACGAAGATATGAAATATATTACTATGGCTATAGATGGAGATTTTAAGGGTAAATATAGAGATTCTTATGATGATGAATTAGAAACTCCATCAAAAAGTCCCAGTTATGATCCATATAGTCCAGGTGATGTTCCTATTACAGAGGATGTTCCTAGTCAAGATGAAGGTCCTAAAAGTCCTATTTTTAATTCTCCACAAGTATCTAATCCTGGCCCTTCTCCAAAGCCTAGAAATTACGATGAATTGGAAGAAGAAGCTTTTAGCGATGAAGAAGGTGGTTTATCTCCAGTTTCGATGTCTCCATTAACTCCATCTCCAGAGGATGAAAGAACCCCGCCTGAGGAGAAAAAAGAAGTAGATGAAAAAGGAGAAAAAATTTTAAATAGAATAAGTTCTTTGGATAATAATCCAGCAGACAACAAAGGTTTAGAAAAGTTATCTACTATTGAAGATGATTCTGAAAATAAAGAAGGAGAAGAAGAAGGTGAAAGTGGAGACAAGAAAAAAATAGTTTAAGCGTTTTATATTTTTAAAATTGAAATAAATATAAAACTATTAATAATATATTATATAATGTCTAAAAAGGCAAAGGCAACTAACTCACAGACTATAGCTAAAATTTTTAGATCTAGAAAAATTATGTTGGACTTAGCAGAAAGGCGAGGTTTTAATATTGACCAATATAAAGATTTTAATATTCCAGAAGTTTCTACTCTTTTTGGAACATGTAATTTAGATATGGAATTAACTAACCCAGAAACAGATGAAAAATTATATTTTAAATATCATCTAAAGACAAAAATCAGTAAAACGCATATTCAAGATTATATTGAAGATATTTATAATGTAGAAGAAACACTCAAGCCTTCTGATAATTTAATTATTGTTGGAAAGGATAAACCAAATGATACATTAATAAATGTTTTAGATATGACTTATAAAAATGACCAATATTATGTAAATATTTATAATATTCACGATTATTTATTTAATATTTTAGACCATACTCTAGTTCCGGAACATAGAATTATAAATGAATCTGAAAAAAAAGAAGTAGAAAAATTCTATAATATTGTTAAAGATAGTCATTGGCCAGAAATATCAAGATTTGATCCCGTAGCAACTGCTATTGGAATTAAACCTGGACAAGTTGCAGAAATTACTAGGTCTAGTCCAACATCTTTAACAACAAAATACTATAGATTTTGTAAATAAATTATTATAATTATATATATGTCTAGCAAGGCTTTAAAAGAAAAATTAGATTCACTTAAAAAAATATGGGATGCTCAAAGTACAACATATATAAATACAAAACCATCTGCTGAATTAGAAAATAATAATACAGTTAATGCACAAGCTTTATCAAATTTAGCGAATACATATGGTAAATTTTTAACTTTAGATGCTCAATTAACGGGTGTTTCAAATGGCGTAAATGTTTATTTAAAAAGTTGGGATAATAAGATGGATATATTAAAAAGAAGTATTGGAAATAGTAAACAGACATTAAAAAATGAAATTAATACAAATAACGCTTCAGGTAGAATGAAGACAGATAAATATAATTATAATAGTGAAACTTATATTCAAGCATCGTTTTATATATTATCTATATCTACAATAACTTTTTTTATATATAAACAATTAAAACAATAAATAATTTATATTAAATTTGTTTTCTATGAATAGTTTATATATATGACTGATTTAAATCAAGGAATAATGTTTAAACAATATATTAAAGAACATAACAAAAAGATAAATAACAAAAGTTTAAAATTAATATCTAGTGGTAAGCTTAATATTGTAAATAATTTAAAACAACAATTTAGTTATTCTTCTATAAAAGAAGGTTATGCTTCTCAAATACCTATAGAAAATCCTGTTGAATCTAAAAATTTAGCTGAATTGAATCAATTAAGTGCATTAGAAGCAGAATTTAATAAAGATATGACCGATTATACTGGAACATATAAAAAATATTTAGAAGAATTAGTAACAAGACAAAATGAAACTGCAACTGATGTTCAAAATAAAGTAATTAATTATAATGATGGTAATACTATTAGTAAATATTACGTTAATTCACAAGGTATTGCTAGAAAATTTGAAGTTGACGCTTGGCAGGGTAGAGATAAAAATAGTTGTTCAGATCCTGTAAAAACGGTTAATGGTGAAGTTTTTAGCAAATTATCAAATGGTCCTAATATGGGAATAGGAGAAATGTGCATGAATGGAGGATTAAATGTTAGTGACGCCGGCGGTAGTGTAGCTTGGGTAGATAATTTAGGATATAAACATATTTATAGAGATTTTAGAAATAAAGAAGGTTCTTGTCCAGAAGCTGTAAGAGATTTAACAAGTGTTCAATTTAATGCTATTCCTTCAGGAGCTATACAGGAAAATAGCGATAAATGCGAAGTAACCAATCTAAAAGGGGGAACTTATACAAAATTAGTAAGTTTAAATCGAAAATTAATGAGTTCTATTAGAAGCATGAAAGAACTTGTAGATAAATTAGAAGTCGAAGATAAAAAACTAGATGTTGGTATTTCAGAACAAAAGACTCTATTAAAAGATAAATATATGGCTTTAGAAAAAGAAAAAGAAAAAATTAAAAAACTTAGAAATTCTAATATGACTCTTTCTGCCGAAACTAATCAATTATTATTGGATTCAGGCTCAGCTAATTTTAAATATTTTATTTGGGCTGTTGTTGGTGGAACTTTTGGTTATGCTATTTATAAATATTCAAATCAGTAATTAAATTACAACTTTTTTATCTATATATATTAGATAATATGGTTTTTAGCGATTTAATACAAACAATAACATCTGCTTTAGATAATAGCAGTACGAAAAATATAAAAAAACACAATAGTAAACCTATTAATGAATTACAACAAGGAATGCTTCTACTTCAAAAAAGAAGAAATGATATTCATAAATTATCCAAAAGGCCATTAATGGAATCCATGTCTTCTTCAATGAAAACTTGGACAGATGCCGAAAATAAATTAAAAAATGTATCAAAAACAGAGTTAGATGAACTACAAAAAATGGAAGTTGATTTTAATAAAGATCTTACAGCTTACAGTCAAGAATATAAAAATTTCATGGAAAACTATTATAAAGCAGTTCAACAAGTTGAAAAATGTAAGGCAGATTGTTTAACTAAATATCCTCCGGGAAGTCCTGCTGAGAGTTTTAATAAACAAGCTTGTGCTGCTGGTTGTGATTTAAAAGGTCCATATGTTAGTAAATGTGAAGATACTTTTACCAAATCACGAATTGACGGAGCTGACTGTGCTACTGCTACAGCTGGAAAATGTATTGATGGAGTCGTTCAATTAACAGCGGATACATATGTTGATGATATAGGTAGAGCAGATAGTAATAATGTTACTATAAGAAAAGGATGTTGTGTCTGTGGCGGTGGCGGTGGTGGACCTCCTAGTACAAAAATAAGAGGAAAAACTATCAAAAGTTGTGATAAAATGCCTGCTGCTTTTGGTTATACTGGAGGTGACGGTGCTTATATTAAAAATACATGTTTAACAGCGCCTATTGCTAGTCCACAATCCAATGCTAATTTATATAAACAATATGAAAAATTAACTTCTAATAATAAAGATTTAATTACCAAAGCTGAGAAAATTTTTGAAAAAATTAATAAATTTAATAGCTTAAATGGACAATTAGATACAACGATGAAATCTCAACGTGATGAATTACAAGATAATCTAGATGAATATAGTACAGTTTATTTAAAACTACAAAACGCTAAAAAATACGGTAATGTTACTATGGATGCTCAAGTAGAAGATATAGATTTAAAAGAAAATAATCAACTATTTCAATTGGGTATTTGGGGCTCTTTAGCAATTTTACTTGTATTAGTTACTCTTGACAAGTTGCAGAAATAATTTTATAAATTAGTATATATATATGGAATTTCAATCATCAAATATTCAACAAAATCCGGATAGTTCTGATTTAACTCAAGCAGCAAAAAATCAGTTTCAGGAGCAACAACCTGATATGTTAAATACAAAGCATCAAAATACAATTAAAGATATTCAACAATTACAGGAAGTTGAAAAATATATGTTTAATAATTTACAAAGTTTAAATAAATCTTCTAATGGAGATTTACAAAAATCTGAAGTAATTAAAACACGTTTAAATGAGCTTAGTACTATGAGAATGGGATTATTTAATCAACTTAAGAATATGTATCAAGATGGTCAATCTGAAACAGCTAATAGTAGAAGCAACTTGGCTGATCAAATTACTATGGTTAAAGTAATTGAAAATGAACTTACCAATGCTAAATCAGAATTAAAAGCATTAGAAGATGAAAGGAAAAATAAAAAACGTCTTGTCGAATTAACAGATTATGAATATGACCGATATAAATCTCATAAAAATATTCTTAAGATTATAGCATATGGTGCTTTAGCTATTTTGTTCATAGTTATGTTAATGAAACAACCTTGGTTTCCAGCAACCGTTGGCGTTGGACTTATTTGTGTTGTTATTGTTGCTACAATAGCTACTGTAGGAAATAGATTACTTGATAATTTCCATAAAACCAATTATAACTATGATGAATATAAGTGGGGAAGAAAAGGATGTCCTAATGGAAAATGTGGTAATGGTGGTAAAGAAACAGAAGCTTGGAGTTGGGGAAAAATGTTCTCAAATGCGTGTGATGATATTTCTAGTAAATATGAAGAAGGCAAAAATGCTTTACTTGGTCTTAAAGAAAAAGCTGATGGTGCTGGTAAAATCAAAGCTGCTTTACAAATGGAACAAGGATCTGGAGATAGCAGTGAAAATTTTAGTTCTATTGTCCATCCTAGTCAACCAGAAGGGTTTGAGAATTTTCATTCATTATTTTAATTTAAAATCTAATAATTATATATCAAAATAATGAATAACGCTCAATTTGCTCAACTCAATAATATGATTAACAATATGAATAATGTGAATATTTGTGATGCTAATTGTCAAAAACGAAAAAAAGTAGATAGACTAAGAACACAATATAAAAATGCTGAAAATAAATTACAAAATGCTCCCGCTGAAATAAAAGCTACTAGACAAGCTTATTATTTAGAAGATCCTGCCAAGGGTTCTGAATATTATAATCAATACATGGAAAAAAAATATAAAGATGAAGCAAAATCCGAAGTCACTAATTGGAATAACACACTTATTAATCCTCTCTATAACCAAATAAATTCCAAAATTATTTATTATAAGAGTCAAGAATATTATAAAAATAATGTAAAAGACCTTTATAATTATCATTCAACCACTTTACAAGAATTAAATAATGATGTAGAAAAAACTAATGCTAAAAAATATACTAATGATAGACTAGCTTATTATTATGATTATAATAGCAGTATAGTTAACGGGTTTAATAATAATATGTTTTATATTTACTGGATTTTAACAGGTATTTCTATTCTTTTATTTTTATATAAAAAACAATTTCGTAACGCTTCATATTACCCTTTTATAGTCCTTATTTTAGTGACTCCGTTTATTATGCATAAATTTTATGAGCTTGTTTTTTCTAAAATTAAACACGCTAGTGTAAATAATTTATTCTTTATTTATTTTATTATCATTATTTCTTTATTTTTCATTTTTAATTTTCTCTCCAATTTGCCTTTTGTAAACAATTTACAACCAGAATAAGTTTATATTAATATAATTTTTTACTTAATTATATTAATGAATTTTGAAAAAGTTTATAAACCACCAAAACCATTTTGGGCTATGAATATTCCCGAACTAGTAGCTTATAATAATAAATGTAAAAAACTTGATGAGTATTTTTTTAAACGAAAGCCATTGAAAACTCCTCGTTCAGGTGGTTCAAATATTAAAAGAAGGAAAAGAAAAACTCGAAATAGAAAGAATAGAAAAACAAGGAGACGAAAAAATAAAAGAACACGGCGTCGCAGAAAATTAACGACAATAAGATCGTCCAATAAACATCATACCGACCAATCCGAGACCAAAACCTAGATGATAATTATATTGCATAGTTCTATATATTTCTAACCAAGCTTTACGTTGGTCTTCATCATCTAAATGAATTACCATATAATCACTCTTTGGATGTAAAATATAAAAGAAATAATTTACTATAAAGGAAGTTGCTAAAACAAAGCATGTATTAGTTAATTTTGTAACTTTGAAAAATTTGTTATTATTTAATATATAAAGTGCTAATAATGATAAAATAAATCCAAGAGCAAATCCTTTAAAATATATCATTTTACGTTCGTTAGCTATCATCATATATCTTTGTTTATTTTCATCATCTAATAATTCCATTAATGGTTGATTTAATGCTTGTTTATCAACACGTAAACATACGAATATTGATGCGGTTATAAATGCACCAGCAATAAGACACGATTTTTTACAAAACATCTTTTATAATATAAATAAATATTTTCATTTTTGATTTGTTGGAGAGAAAAATATAATTCATAAAAAAATTTATTTACTAATTTTTATGAATTTACTCAACTTCTTCTTCGTCACTTTCACTTTCATAAGAATCATATACTATTTTGTAGTTCCACCATCCTCCTTTCTTCCATTTACCACAACACTTGTCTAGATAATCATATAATTCTTGTGCCTTGGGGGGTTTAGCACTATATTCATTTTGATACCATTCATTAAATCTATCTCTAATCTCCTGTTTCTTAATTTTATCTTTTGGTCCAGCCTTCCCAACATTTTCATTGAAGAATTGACTATAAAAGTCTTGTTTTTGTCTATAACCCTTAGTAGACGCCAATATTATTTCACAATCTTTAACTTGGCCTTCATTTTCATTACATTTATCAATAAGAAGAGATGTAAATACCTGAATCCATGTTTTCATTTTTTCATCTAATTCATAATCCTTCAAGTATATAGGATTTTCTGGATCACTTGTTAACCCAGACGCTATTTTTTGTTCCATTACTTCTGGATCAACAAATTCAGAATTATATGGAACATTTTTAATTCTTCTCCAAGTTCCTTGATCATTCGACTTGATTTCAAATGGATTATTTGTGCTACAAACTAAATTAAATTGTGGAATGAATTTTATCATTTTCTTTTCATACATACCTCTACCTTCTATTTCATCACCACCTGTAAGTTGTTTCATAATACCTTCATTTAACTCATCACCTTTACTAGGTTCATCCATACTTACATATCTTTTACCCTTTAATTTGGCTATCTCTGGTGTAGGGCCACCAATACCTTTTCTTTTCTGTGTAATTAAACTAATGTTACATTTATCCGAATATCCCCCTAATGTTAAATTCATTAAATCAACAAATTTAGACTTACCATTCCCACCACCACCTGTATATACATTAAATGATTGATGTTTGTTAATTCCTAATAGAGCACACGCTGCGTGATCCCACATATATCTTCTTAAATCTTCATTCGGAAATATCTTGAAAAAGAAGTCATCGATTTCAGCTTTAATTTTTACTTGTTCTTCATCACTTGAATCATAAGGTTTATATTTTGTTCCGGTGCTAAGAGATATATAATCTTCCGCTACGCCATCTCTAAATATTTTTTGTTTAAAATCATAAACACCGTTTTGAAATCCAAGAAGATATGGATTACTGTCTAGTCTTGGTTCTAATTCTTCATCCCAAAAACGTTCCGCACATTCTTTCATAATGGATGTTTTTTGATTCGCCATTTTTAATTTAATAGCAATACGCACGAACTCCGCACTATTATCAATATGTTTTGCTTTTTCTGCTTCATTTATTTCATCTTGAGCAGCTTTTACCTTTTCTTCCAGAGAACGAACAGTAAACAATTGATTGATTTTATCACTCAACTTTCGTCTCAATGATGTTCCATTATCATCTTCTACCCATCTATGATTTTGAAATCTATACCATTTTTGACTCTTAATTCCTACACACGCAAATAACTCTTTAAATAAATGATGAGTAATAATAGCCAAATCTGTGTCGGACCCTTTACTTCTACCACATTCAGTTATTAACTTGTCCGAACAACTTTCTTGAATTTTCACATATTTTTCTGGAAAGTTATTTTTAACATGATAATGAATTGTTCGAAATGTAATACCGTCATCTTTGAAATCACAGTTCCACATTTGCCATAATTTTGGAATATCATTAAAATCAAATTTATCACTTTTTGCTGAAAAGCTTACCCATGTCCAGAATAATAACTGAGCGTCTGTATTATGTAATGCCCATCCAATTTCTAACCATTGTTTATAAGGATCATACCATCTATCATCTAATATCATTGTAAGATTATGGAGTTCTTCTATTTTAACGTCTTTAATATCTAATGAATTATGTAGGTTTTTAACCATAGTATCCAATTCTTCTTGATTTGTTGGGATAATTAAATTCGAATTTAACATCGCATTTTTTAGAATAGTTGTTTGACTGCTATTCTTAGCTGTTCTCTTCTTTTTTTTAGATTTTTTAACTTGTGTAGCCTTTAATTTTTCTTTTAATTTTTCTTCAAACTCTTCATTTACCTTATTTTTAATAATAAATGTCTTATTTTTAGAACTTACTATAGGTAGTAAATCTTTGATATTAACTTCTTTATTAATAGCGTTTACTTCTTGTTCCATAACAACTTCATCTTCATTAATAGTATAATTCCAAATACTTACTAGTTTGTATATATCACACCCTGGTTTTCCCGAACCCCATACTTGCCAATTGTTCCTTCCGATAGATATACATTCATCAAATATATCATTTACACTATTAACACATTCTAAGTCAGTAAATATTTGTCGTTCTGTTTCTTCTAAATTCATTACAACATCGCGAATTAATAATTGAATTGAATGGTGCATATTAATACCAAATACAATATGCAAACCATCCTTTGTTTCTTTACCCTTTTTGGCTACAACGTTTGGTTTCTGAAATATATAAGCCTTAAAACTATACTCTTCATCACTTTTAATTACATTTTGAATAGCATCACCATATAATTCTAAAATATCAGATAAATGGTCCACATTAAATTTTCTACTAGTTACTTCTTCACCAAATCTCATATCAATATCGACAAGTAATGGACCTCCATTTATTCTATCTTGTCTTTCTGTTAAATATTCTCTCTTTTTATTAATAAATACATCTTTATAATATAACTTCCAAAATGTAGACAGTTCTTCATCAGGAATACAATACGAACCAGAATAAATACCTAACTCTGTATTACCTATTCTCGTATGAGTGTATTCCTGGCCATCTTTTTTTTTATGTTTTATCAAGAAATCGTTCAATCCTGTGTAATTTTGAACATCTGTCATTTTATGGATATATTCTAGATTATATTTTCTAAATCAATTTTTATATGTATATAATTATAAATACTTATTAGTAAAGCATATTAGCTAGTAAATTAATTAATATAATAGAATAATTTAAACATTACTAAATATTTTATATTATATGTCTGATAGTAAAAAGAAAATCAAGGTAATGTCTAAAGACTCGAGAAAACGCCTTCAAAAAGATATTATAGATATAATTAAAAATCCATTAACAGAACACGGTATTTATTATACTCATGATGATTCTAATATGTTAAAGGGTTATGCTGTTATTTTCGGACCCACTGATACTATTTATAGATATGGTGCTTACATGTTTGAAATTAAATTCCCATCCAATTATCCAGTAAGTCCTCCCAAACTTACCTATTTAACTAACGATGGATCAACACGATTTCATCCTAATTTATATAGAAATGGTAAAGTGTGTTTATCTGTTCTAAATACTTGGAGAGGAGAAGGGTGGACTTCATGTCAAACTATACGGTCTATTCTTTTGATTTTGGTTACATTATTTCATAATAAACCATTATTAAATGAACCTGGTATTAAAGAAACACATCATTCATTTAAACCTTATAACAAAATTATCACTTACAGGAATGTAGAACATTCTATTATTAAAACTTTTTGGACAGGAATGATGGAAAATGGAGGCCCAGTTCATTTGTCTTGGTTTTTCCCATTTTATAAAAAATATATTAATGAACATAAAGATGATATTATTAAATATATACAAGAATTAAATGAAGATAAAGAAAAAAATGGAACATTTTCAACATCTATATATGGGTTAAATTGTAAAACACAATATGATAAACTGCTTACTAATTTCAAAACTATTGTTTCAAAATTGAATTAAACAAATTCTAATATATTAGAAATATATAACTATGCATTTCTGTCCAAAATGTGGTAACATGTACTATTTGACCCTATTTGACCAGGACCAGAATAAATTAATTTATTACTGTAGAAATTGCGGTCATAAAGATAAAACTTTAGTTAATAATTTAAATAACTTATTTGTAAGTAAAACTGAAATCAATACACAAATGAATTATAAAGATGTAATAAATAAATATACAAAACTAGACCCAACACTTCCCCGTATTACTACCATCGATTGTCCAAATGAAAATTGTAAATCAAGACATATGATAGAACAAAAAGATGGAACAGAATTACCTGAACAAGAAAAAGAAATTATTTATATTAGATATGATGATGCTAATATGAAATTTGTATATTTATGTGGTGTATGTGATACAGTATGGAATACTAAAACTAAATAATAAAATTGAAAATATATTAAATATTTTTTAATGTATTATTATAAGATGAGTGCTTTAGAAGAAGTTGATGTTGAACAACAGTTACAGAATCAAGATGATTCTGATAGTCCAGTTATAAAAATAAATACAGAAGTTATTGATGAAAAGAAAGAGCCAAAATTTAAAGTAGGCGAACTTGTTATTGATGCTCAGAATTTTAAAGTAGTTGATGCTGCTAATAAAGAAGTTCAACCTATTTATGTTGTAAAAGCAATTACAGAAGACGGAAAATATTTAATTGAACAGCATAATGTAGAAGAGGGTCAAGAAATTTCTCCACCTTATGAAATCGAAGAAGATGATCTGACACCAGTAAATCCACCTTCGCCCGATTTTGCACATGAATCTAAATTTGAATTATCATCAGAACAACAACAATTGGTAGACAAGGGTATAGAAGAAGAAGCTAATGAGCAATTAAATGTAATAACAGATGAAGATGATGATGACGACGATGATGATGAAGAAGGAGATGATGAATTAAAAAAATTAGAAAATAATATGCAAAAAGATTATTTATTAAGTTATCATCCTGAATTAAAACAAATTAATTTTAATGAGCTTCTTTCACTATCAAAAATTACTAGAAATAAAAATGGAATCATTGTTGACCCTCTTCATAAAACATTTCCATATTTAACAAAATTTGAAAGAGCTAAAATTTTAGGACAAAGAGCCAAACAAATAAATAACGGATCGCCCATATTTGTTAAAGTTACGCCTAATATAATCGAAGGGCATACTATTGCTTTAATGGAATTAAATCAAAAAAAAATTCCATTTATTATTAAACGGCCTTTACCAAATGGATCAAGTGAATATTGGAAAGTAAGTGATTTAAATATGTTAGATTAAGTTAAAAATATTTTAAATATAAAATTTTTTTAACGAAAAGGTCTATTTGCTTGTTTAGCTAATAATACATAAGTTTGTTTTTTTGTTAGTTGATTAGATGTATTAGCATAAATATTTTGTGATGAACTAATACGATTTGTTCCACTAAAAATATTACCAATACATTGACCGCCTGCGGATTGGTTTCCATATTTATCTTGTTGACCACCTTCTCTGTTCATTAATAATGGTCTAAATAATTTTAAATTTGTAGTTGTTGTATTATATCTTCCGTATTCAAATTGGTTATTTTTACAAATAATAATTTCAGGTGTATTGAAACTACCAAATGGTAATTCTAAACGTGTACTATTTATATCTATACTTACTCGTTTAAACGTATAAACGAATGTTCCAGATATTGTATAAATATATTTATCATAAATTCTAACATTATTATCAGTAAAACTATATGTAGACAAATTATAATTATCACCATTTCCATTTTCTTTATTATCTGGTTCAATAACAGCATTTAAAAGGGTTGTTGTTATACCTAATTGCGTTTGTAACCTTGTTATTGTCCATTGTATATTTCCAGAATTTCCATATTTATCTCTAAAATCTCCTTGTGGTTTGGAAAAATTATATCCTTTCCAAACTATTTTAACACTTTTACTATCACCTGCTAACATATCATTAGAATTATTTACCTGAATTGGAGGTGGTAATTCTACACAATTAATAACTACAGTATCTGGAAAAATTTGTCTGCCTATAAAATTTAAATTGTTGTCTGATCGGCCACTACCTATTAATGATATAGCATATAAACTTGAAAATCTTTTAAACCCTTTATAATCTTCAAAACTTTTCGTTTCAGATGTACCATCTGAATTTGAATATATTGTGTAGAATCCATTTGGTTTTGCTAAACCAACAGTCTTGAACAACATATCAGGAGAAAAAGGATAACAAAATAATAATTCAAATGGAAATTCTTGTTCTAATTTTGAAAATCTTCCAGATATACTATTTTGACTACTATCTGTAAGTATCATCGATGTAGGAGGTTTTTCTATTTCATTTGCAGAAAAATCCAGTGTTTCATACCGGACCCGAGCATCATGATTCTTGTCTTTAAAAATTCCATTTCTACTTATGTCGTATCCTGTTACGGCAAACCATCCTTTTCCGGCCATGTGCGTTGTAAATGGGACATAAGTAAAATCTACAGGAATAGTTTCTCCTACTTCTGCTATTGCGCTTGGTGCTTTTGAGTTTCCATCTTCATCGGTCGCGTTATCATCTGTAGCATAATTAAATTTTGCATTTGTAAATACTTCTAATAGTAAAGGTTTATCTGAAATAGGTGGAGTAACTTCATTACCTCCTAATATTTTAATCGTCATTATTGGATTATTTACAATTGCATATTCTCCATTTGCACTTGGTTCGCTTTTTAAACCAACACTTTGAAATTTATATTTTTCATTCTTTGCACCATTCCAAGTATTTACTAATATGTGGCTAAAATTTGTACTTATTTTAGACACTTCAATAATGAAATTAATTAATGTTTGATTTTCAAAAGCATATTGTGGATTATGAACACCTGATAAATATATACTATTATCTACTTGTATATCTCCTGAATCCAATGGAATTATCTCATTATTATAAACATTATATCTATTATTTACATTTCTATCCAATAATACAGCCGGTGGTCCAGAATAATAATTATCCGGTATAGGTGAATTTGTTAACTTTTCTGACCATTTCCAGAAATCAGGTATAAAATTATTACATTGTGAAGAACAAAAATTTATATTATCAAAATGAAAACAATTAAAATTTATCGGATTTGTGTATCCAGGTATATTTAAAGAAATATTGTTATTTAATTCAATACAAGGTATTTCTATATCATCTACATAAGCTCTATCATTTCTAGATATCTTTCCGACCAATGTAGGAATAAATAAGGTAGCGTCGGTTGGATATAAATAAAACTTGATTCCTTTATCTGCACCTATTGTTTCAAAAGAAAGATTTGTTATATCCAATCCACTATTATAGTCTTGTAATCTCCAATCTATATTATTCGAACCCGACTCGTTATAAAATAATACTTCATTACCATTATAGGTGCCTGCCTGGTTTGACGTGGTTATATATACATTTGAATATCCAAAATTACTTCTAGAATAAAATAAATGTGGGTTATAATACATATTTAAACTATTTTTAAAGTTGCTTTGAAAACCACTTTGTCCTGGTTTTATTTCAAAATAAGGAGTTCTGGTTTTTACATTTTTATCATTGTTATTATATTTAGTAAAAATTGTTTTGATAGCATCATAAGATCCTGCTGTATTTCCTAAGAACTCACTATTTCTTATACCAGTAAAATTTAAATATCCAAAAATTGGAATTGCTTCATTGCTAATGCTTTTGTCTGGAACTCTATGTAATGCTAACCTTTTTCCAGTAGCATCTAAAGAAAAATTTATTACACTATTTCCATTAGCATTTATATAATCCCCGTTAGTGTTAGTGTTAGTTTTAATTGTATTTACTCTAAATTGATGAACGTTAGACTTTATTATTAATTTTTTTCGTTGAACAACGTTCTTTGATATATCAAGTAAAAAATTATCCTGGTAATTCTCGTTGGGGTAGTTTTGCGGAGATTTATAGAAGCCTTGGTTAAAGAGGTAATTATTCGCGCTAATCGTTATGTCTTCAATTTTCATTTCGTGTCTTCCACTAGCAACATCTATTAAATATCCATATTTTCTACTATTAGCCCCTTCAAAATCTTGTGTGCCGCCGTTAGTGGTGTTATTGAAGAGGAATGGATTATAGTTCCAATTGAAAGAGAAATATTCTCCATATTTGTTCAAAGTACTTAATTTTCTGTTCTGAATTGCGTCTCCCTGCCAGGTGGTCCATCCAAAGTAGGGCTGCTCTGGTTGAGTGACCCCGCCGTTTGTCGGGTCAACTAGGTCCATAGTGTTGGAGAATATTCCAGGAGCAGGACTTTGTGGAATAAAGTTATATTGTTCGTATGCGGTTTGATATACTGGGTGAAGTGGAAACGCATCATTATTTGATAACGAACCAGTATTTTTCCAATTATCGGAGCTTGGTTCTTGACTATTGGTTATAAAAGTAGTACGTGGATTATTCCATACGCCAATGTTTCCCAGCCACTCATTTTTAAAATGATATTTTATTTCTACAAAAGTCTTAAATCTTATTAAATTTCTAAATTCTACTGCTACATAATTTGAAACATCTATTTTATCTACCGATTCATCTATTCCATTTATTCCTAGTTGAGACCAATTTTTTGTAGTATCGCTCCAATTAAAAGCATAATTTTTATAATTATAATCAGTATCTGTTTTATCTACTATATAATATGGTGTTAACGTCTTACGAGCAATGTGAATCTCATTTAAGCCGGTAATTATAGGATTTCCATCAGTATCAGTGTCTTCCATATCTCGTCCTCTTATAATTGATCCACTTGCCTTTAGAGGTGTCGGCATATAATCAGGATTTTGTTCAGTTGGAGTTAGCATATCATTATTGTTTTGACCATCAAAATCTTGAGTATATGTTAATTCATTAACATTTAAATAATTACCAACATTCAATACAACACCATTATCCTCCCCCGCCATATATAAAGTATGTCTAGCCGAAGATAAACTACACCATAGTAAGTTTTCAATATACCAATTCCAATTCTCTGTGGATGGATTTGGAGCCCTAGGATATAAATTCTCATTAATTTTAAACTTTATAGTATTCATTCTAGAGGGAATATCAGTGATGTCTAGCGGCGTTGAAATCATTGGATCTGATGTATCTATGGCATCGGTTAACTGTTGTGTATTGTCGTATTTAAGCCCTGAAATTTCTAGAATAGTTGGATATAAATGAAAATTATAACGAAATGGTGAAATTATTTTATTATGAGCTTTTGCAGATTTTAAGTTAGAGACATTATTTGTTATTGGGTCAAAACTTCCATTGTTTTTAATTAATTGAATAGTCGGTTGTATAGGTCTTTTACTAATTAAATCTGGTGAAATTGGTAGACTTCCATAATGTATATCTCTATTAATTAAATAATGGTTTGTGACTCCGTTTGAAATTGTGTTACTTCTTAAATAATCAGTAGTAAAGTTAGCCATAAAATCATATGGACTAATTACATATCCACTATAAACATAATTAAATACATATAACTTATTCTTGTTTGGTCGGAGAGTTGGATGCCAAAAATTTGAAGATGCATCAACAACTAATCCATGTTCAGTATTTCCTCTAAAAGTGCTTTCTTCAATAGCATCGTCTATTCTTATTACTAAAAAGGATGGTCTTGTTCTTTTATGCATTTTTGGTAGGTTTGTATCGCTATTGATATGAAAGTTTTGTCCGGATACTATATCGTTGTGTAAATAAAAATCAGTAGAAAGATCCAAAATTAATAAATTTCTTCTGTCATCATTATCAAAATCCGTTATTACGTGTGAATTATCTTGATCAAACCAATTTGAATTACCGTAACCTCCAATTAAATTTCCTGAAAAATCTTCTACATGTTGTTTATAAAAAGTCCAGTCATTCTCCCAGTGTTCACTTGTTATATTAGTTGAATTATTAAATTGAGTATTAGGGCCTTGTAACATTAAAGGAAATCCTTTTATAAAATGTGCCTGTTTTTTTTGTGTTGCATTATCTTGAACATATCCAATAGTTGTTACTAAATCAATCTTTAATAAATCTTTGTGAGTTTTATAAAGAGACATCCAAGGTAATTGTGTATTTTCAATATCATTATTAATATCACCTACAGATGGGCATAATTTTCTCCATTTGCAAAAACTATTGGGGCCAGTCGGATGGGTTGCTTTATATGTATTATTCAGTGTAAATCTAGGAACGTTATTTAATGGCTGCATTTAAATATAATATATATTATTTTGTAAAAATATATTATTAACTAATTTGGTAAAATAACAACTGTTTTTCTGCTATAACAATTATTCGGTCCAACTTTAAATTGTAGTGAATTCCAATAATTTGGTGAAGCACATTTATTTAAATTAAAATTTAATCCCAATGATCCATTTGAAGTTCTCAATGAATTAGCATATCTCATTTTCTGTGAATTTATACTACTTTTTCTCTTATGTGATTTTTGAGTTTTTGTTGTTTTTATTATTTTTTTACAATATGGATCTATTGGAGGACAAAAACAAAATGTTGATATATTGCTAGAATAATATCCTCCATCATAAACAAACCTGGTTTCAATAGTTATACACTGTTCTATTATAGTTTTTCTTCCAGTAATTTCGTTAATTGTTTGTCTACCATAATGTACAGGTAATTGGAAACTATTTGTATTTGTTTGAAATACTTTATCTAAATAGTTAATAATATAAACTACGGTTGTTTCATTAGATGGATTTGTTACTGAATTCCAATTAAGACTTAAAAAATAACTATTGTTAATATTTTTTTGGATTCTTCCTTTTATATTTGAAATATTATCATATCCTATTGCTATTGTTATTTCATTACTATTGCCTTGAGTCATATAGTATATAAATAGACTTTAATATGGAATATTTCAATAAATCCAAGTGTCGTTATTGTAATTATTTATATCACCAAAATCGTATGAGACAGAAAATTTAAATTCCATCTGTGTATTAGAATTTATAGGAAATGTATAATTTGTATTTGTAGTATAAAAACATAAATCAGGCTCTGATACTCCATCTTTATTTACTATTTTAACTGTTATTTTGTAATATATATTAGTATAAGAAAAGCTAGTCCAATTAAGTTGTATAGAACTAATATTTTTATAATCATTTGTTATTTGTCCTAAATTGTTTAATGGTTGAATAGTTAATGAAATAGGTGTTACAGGAATTGTAAAATTTAAAGAAGTTTTCTCTGTCTCTAATCCATAATAATTAACAGAAACTTGTATTGTATAAGAATCTGGACTATAAATAAAATTGGTATTATCTAAAATAAAATTATTTTCAGTTGTTGTTATAGGAAATCCATATACTACGATATTATTTTTTTTCAAAGTAATATTATAATTACTTGGTATTGGATTGGTAATATTTTTCCATGAAAATGAAATTTTATTATTATTATATGGACTTATAATAGAAAGATTAGTAATACCTGGTGGAAATAAACTAAAACTACCTAGAATATTTGGTTTTCTATCAATACTATAACTTCTATTAAAGAAGATATTTCCATCTGGCGAAGAAGAATAAGAAGGAGAAACATAAAATGTATATTTGGTGTTTATTACAAAATCTCTTGTTTGTCCTGTAGTATCTGTAGTAATATTTCTTATAATATTATAACTTGGGTCTGTAATATTAATACTTTTACTAAATTGTATTATATCATTAGGCCAACTTGATGGTTTTGGTTCAGCTAAAACAAAAATATCATATGTATAATTTGAACTAGCATCTTTATTATTTACTATATAAGTATCGTTCCAATTTAACTTAAATTTATTTGTTGGATAAAGATAGTTTACAGAACCACCATCAATTAAACCAGAAAATGTAATACAATATCCAGATGTTTTGTATGTTTCTGTTGGAGAGAGTTGAGTAAATTCTAACTCATATCTATAATTGAAATTTTGACTTATATCATAATCTGTATATGTACCAGCATCAATTGGTATATATGATGGATTATTTGGAGGCTGTGCTGGAGAATATACTGTAACTAATCCAGAAGAAATATCAAATAAATTATTTGGTCCAGGCAAATGTTTCCATATTTTACAAGTAAATGATGCTGATACATTTTCTTTCTTTGTCCAAGTTATTTTATTTGATAAACCTTGGCTTACTATATTAAGAGACCTAATCAAATTAGACATGTATATAAAAAATAAATATTTTATAAAATAATATTTATCTTTTAAAATTTCCAATTGTTCCCACAACTTAAACAAGTTACAAAAGTAGTCATTGGTTCATCTGCGGAACGTGTTTGAAGCTGATAGTATGTGCATAAATTTTTCTTACACTTTCTACAATGAAATTCATCTGTCGCAGCAGACATATCTATTTCTGTTAAATTTTTATCTCTTTTAATTTTTGCTTCTATTAATTCTTTCCACATTTTTGGATTTAATTCTTGATGATTCATAAATGCTAGTTCCTTTGACTTTATTTTTTTCTTTTTAATTTTATTTAATAACGTTCTCTTTCCGGCGGTTGATTTAGGATTTATATTTATATAAATACTTTTAAATCTATCCATATAAATTTGAACAAAATATTTATTTTCCCATTTTCTAACAATATTTCTTTCTTTACAAGTTTTTATAGTATAATTAAATATACCCTTTTCTACATTCATTGAAATTTTTTCATTTTTTATTATTTTATTTAAGTTATTAATTAAATTCTTGCGAAATACAGGCGGGTCTTCTACTCTCATGTTTATGTATTAAACTAATTAATTATTTAAGTTGTTTTCAATTTTATCAATCTTCCTCACTACTAATATAACTCTCTTCAGATAACTCTGAATCTAAAATTTCTTCTTCTTCGTCTTCATATTCATCTTCGTCATCTTCCTCTTCATCTTCATAATTATCTATATCACTATCTTTTCCCATTACTTCCTCATCAGTTTCTTCTGTATCTTCTATATCACTTTCATCCTCCTCCTCATCATCGGGAATATAATCTTCATCGTCTTCATCATCATCATCAACAACAAATCCATCCTTGTGATAACCTTCTTTTGTTTTTTCACTATCGGAAATATCATCTAATTCATCTAGTTCTTCACTATCGTCCTCTCCTAAACTTTCAAAACCTCCAAATAATTTTTCATAACATTTTTCCCATTCTTCTAATGATAGATTATCTAAATTATCATTTTCAAAGTTATTTTTATTGAATGTTTTTACCAATAACAATGTTCCATAATACAAAATACTATCTATTGGGGGAGGAAGGTCATATTTATTTTCACTATTAGCACGTCCCTTATCTTTCGCAAATACTGAAATATAATACGTTTCTCCATTATCCTTGAATTCCCAAGTATGTCTTACATCAAAATTATTATTATTTCTGTAATTACATTTTTTATAAAACTCAGCCTGTTCATAATTTAATACCGTTGATTTTTTATTACTATTCTTATCAATGACTACCACTTTTACCATTTATGTTAATCAATAAATAAATCGGTTTAAATAGTTTCTTAAATATATTATTTAAATGAGTAAGTGTTACATCCCTGAAATAAGTATTAGAACCATACGTGATAATATTATAGATGAATTAAAAGATAAGTTTACTTTTGAACAACAAATAAAAAAAATAATATGTAGTTCTGATGGTTTTTATGAAATTAAAGAAAATTGTATAACAAAGTTTATTACCGTTATTAAAAATGAAATTATATTTGAAAATTTTATCGATAAATATACTCTTTTAGTTAGTAGTCAGTATGATAAAAAAATCAATGATGTTGAATATATACCATTTGAGTCCACAAATATTACTATTGAATATTTAATATTTGATATTCCCGAATCTAATAATAAATTCATATTAGAATTTATTAAAAATAGATGTTATGACTTTTACTTTCAAACAAAAGAAAAAGTTACGCAAAATAATGTTTTTTTAAATAATGATGTAAGTTTAATTTTAAAGACACTTAATGTATAACATATATATATGTTACTATGGATTGTTCAACAAATAATTATATCAGTAGTTTTAATAGTCACTGTTCATTATATTTATATATTTTTCAAGAATAATCTTACTGTTCCCAAGACCAAAGATTTAGTAAAAAAACCAATTGAACAATATAAGAAAATATATAGTTCTATAAATAAACCAAAAAAAGAAAATAAATCTATGAAAAATGAATTAAAAAATTTTATTCAAGGTTTAAGTAAAAAAAATAAAAAAAATGAGCCTTCCTATGTAAATAGCAGTGGCTTTCAAGCATCTAATTCCGTTGGCTCTTATAGTAATTATTAAACTATTTAGAGATATATGACTATCTTTATTAAATGAGATTTACAGACCATCAATTAGATCAAATTTTAGAAGATTTTCCTAATTTCGAACTTTCTTATGAAAAAAAATTACATAAAAAAGTTCAAAGTGATATATATTTAACTATACCTAAAGGTAAAAAATATTTTGCGTGGTTTAAACTTTTTAAAAATACTCCAATGTGTTTTTTTCTTGAAATTAATAGACGTAATAAATGTATTGAAAATATATTTCATTATCAAGTTCCATTTGATAGAATTTTATGTAGTAATACAGGCACCATTCTATATGGGACACTATTTTATGTTAATAAAAAACGCTGTTTTAATATAGAAAATATATATTATTTACGTGGTAATAATTTAACTTTTTGTAATAATTCTATTAGAATTAAGGAAATTCATAATATAATGAAGTCAAATATTAAACAAACTTATTATAATAGTAATTCAATATTATTTGGACTACCGCTTATTGATACAAATTATTATAATCTTATGAATAAAATAAATAATTTATATTACGACGTTTTCTGTATTCAATATAGACTTCTTTATAAAAATAAACCTTATTTAAATGAATTAATTAAAATAAATAAACAAGTTTATAAATATTTCTTAGTAAAACCTACCATTATAAATGATATTTATGATCTGTATGTATTAAACGAAAAAAAATATGAAAAATTTTCTATTGCGTTTATTCCTGATTATAAATCAAGTGTAATGATGAATTCTTTATTTAGAAATATTAAAGAAAACATTAATTTAGATGCGTTAGAAGAAAGCGATGACGAAGAAGAATTTGAAAATGTTAGTTTAGATAAATTTGTAGATTTAGATAAAAAATATGTAATGAAATGTTTATATTTACAAAAATACAAATCGTGGCAACCTATTGAAGTTGTTCAACAAAATGTTAGTCAAAAAAGAGAAATATTATTTTATAAAAAAAAATAACAACTAATTATATATGTTAGTAAACAAATATAACGATCAATTTATAGCAGATAAAACTTCTTCTAGGGCTGGTGTTACTTGCTCTAAGTCTTCATTAATGTCTGGAGGTGGTCCTTATGGTGTTACAAGTGAGTCAGTAAATGCTGATGTTGCTGCAGGTTTAGGAAAAGCCAGACCTTCAGCCATTGGTCATTATTCTCATTGTAATTCACAAAAAGGGGGTTCTGCTGGACACGATTATGATGCCGATAGTGTAGGGCAAACCTATGGTTATACTAAAGCAGGTGCCGCATATGCTGGTGAAGTAAGAGGAGGCTATGCTCCAATTACCCGTCAACCTAAGACTAATATGTGTGGTGGTAAGAGACGTAGAAAAAATAAATCAAGAAAATCACGTAGAAAATCACGTAGAAAATCGAAGAAAGGTCGTCGTAGAAAGACAAAACGAAGAAAAAGAAAGACAAAAAGACGAAGAGGTGGAAAAACTAATGATGAAATGATGGCTTGTATGAAAAAAAATGCAGGGTTAGGTATTGTTAAAGCTAATCTTAAATGTCGCCAGGGAACTATGTCTAAACCTGTTTCAGGATGTGTAGATGATATGACCGCTACATACGGAAGTGAAGGTAGAGGTAGCTGTGCTAATTTACAAAGAAGAATAGCATATAGCAAAAGTAATCCAAAACCAGGACAAAGACAAGCATTAGAAAAATTCTGTGCTGGTGACGCTGGTAAACACTGTAAAAAATCTTGTAGTGAATATGGTCAATCTTGTCCTGCACCCTTAATTGCTCCAAAACAATTACCTGTAGTAGAAGCACCTAAACCCGCACCAATGCCTGTTGTAAAAGCCGCTCCTGTAATCCCAATGGGACCACAAAGAGGAACCGGCGAATGTGACCAACATAATTTTTATGATGGTGTTGTATTCAAAAAATCTGAAGGAAAGTTATGTAGGAGCAAAAAGAGTTCTTGTAAATTAGCAAAAGGAAAGAAGAAAAGTTCACCTATGAATACAAGAAAATGTATTTCTCGTAAAGGTGGTCGTAGAAAATCACGAAGAAAATCACGCAAGAAACGCAAAAGAATGAAAGGAGGTCGTTACCAACAATATGGAAGTAATATTCCTAATACACCGGGGTATTCTGGACCTTACACCGCCGGACCTATGCCTTGGGCTACTGGACCTGTTGGAATTAATCGTCAAATGAACTGTTAAATATAAATTTTAAATTAAAAAATATATTTAATTACTTATTAATGCCCTAATAATTCTTTGTGAAGTTACTTTTATATCTTCATCTTCTGTTACTTTAACCACTACACTATCCAATTGTTTATAAAGATTTCTACGTTGTTCGTATAATTCTTTAAATGTATTAATACCATCTGGAAATACAATTGGTCTTTCCCATCCTTCGGCTTCCTTTCTTTTTACAATTAAATCAAAATCTACATCTAGCCAAACTATTGTGTATTTTTCATTTAACATTTTCATTTCATTAGGGTAGTAAATTGCCGAACCACCACAAGAAAAAACTCCTATAAAATCATGATGTAATGATTTTCGTTCTGCTTCTTTAAATTCCTCTCGCCCATGTTGTTTCAAATAGTCTATCTCAGACATTCCATAAACTTTAAAAAATAAGTCTCTTGAATCTAAAAATGGAACTCCTAAAATATCTGCCGTTATTTTTCCCAAGGTTGATTTACCAGAATAACACATTCCCTGAAATATGATTGGTTTATTAGTCATTTATATATATATTTGTGATTATCTTTTACTTAAACATACTCCTTGAAACATATTAACTTTCTCTTTCTTTTTATTTATTTTTGTTTTTTTATCTATTTTTTTTTCAAAATCATAAATTGTATCCCATAGATTATTTTCATATTTGTAACTATCACTTTCCATTAATTTAAATTTTTGTCTTTTATAAAACGCACGCCGTTTCTTATAATGTCTTTGAAATAAAGAATGTGTATCTACAATATCAATAACTAATGCTTCTTTATGTTTTTGACGTAATATGCGCCCAACAGATTGTGTTACGTCTACTTTTGGAGTAGCCATTACAAGAGTAGTTAATGTTTTAATATCTAAACCCTCTTCCGCCATTGCATATGTCGCTACAATAATCTTCTTACCTTCACTTATTTTTAAATCTTGTTCTTTCATTCCTCCAATATAATATCCCACTGTAGCAATTACTCTATTCTTTATTGCTTCATAAATATAAGCTAGTAGTTTTTTTTGATGACCTAAAATCATTATTTGTTGATCTTTGTTTTCGGTTAATAAATCTTTGATTACTTTTATTATAAATTCTGTTCGTCTATTGAATTCACAAATTTTCTTCATCATCCCCATATAATTTACTTGCCCGCGAAAATTTAATTCTATTTTATTAAAATCTTCGTCATTTATTTTATATGTTATTGCTTTTACTAATACTTTATCTTCTCCTTTTCTTTCTACTTTGCATACTATATCTCCTAAAAACCACTTAATAATTTTTGTTAGTCCATCTTTTCGTTTGATAGTTGCTGATAAACCAAGTGTATATTTCGTTACAATTTTAAAGAATGCTCTACTAAATACTTCCGCACTTATATGATGACACTCATCTACTATTGTTAATCCATATCCTTTAAAAATCTCTTTATTATATTCCTTCATACTTAAACTTTGTAACATACAAATTACAATATCTTTATCCTCTATATCTATAGTTTTTGCCTGAATTTTTCCTACTTTTGCATCTGGTAAAAACTGCTCTATACGCTCAATCCACTGTCTCATTAAGAATTCCTTATGAACAATAATAATTGTTTTCTTTTTCAATGCAGCAATAATATATAAAGCTAAACACGTTTTACCAAAACCCGTATGTAGTGCTAAACAACCACCTCCTTTCTCTTTTACATATTTTAAATATTTTTCTACTATCGGTTTTTGTTTTTCCCTTAATGACCCTTTAAAATTTAAAGCAATATTAACACCTTCATCTATTTCTATTGCGTCAGGAGGACCATACATTTCATTTCCATAATATCGAGGAACATAAATTTTTTTACTTGATTCTCTATAAACTGGAAAAGGTTCTGGCTGTACTGGTGAACTTTTAGGAACAAATGGCTTCACCATTAATTCATTTCTTAATAAACTTTGTTCTTCCACACTAAAATATTTTTTTTTTATTGAATATCCTTTATAACCCAAATAAGTAGTTGATTCATCGTCTTCACTCATAATATATAATTTAGTCTCCTTTATTTAGATTGTTTTTTTTCAATTTTTGGCTAAGAAAAAATATACTATTATGATATATGGAAAATATGTTTAAATCCGTCATGAAAAGTAACCATCATTTAGTATTAACTATCTTACTATGTGTTTTTATCGTTTTTGATATTCAGGTTCCCGGAGCTCTTGCTAATATGATTGATAATCCTATTGGAAAAATTTCTGTAGCTGCCCTTTCCCTTTGTTTATTATCCATGAACACTTTATTAGGAGTTATTGGATTAGTTGCGGCATATGTTTTAATCCAACGTTCAGCTAACACTACAGGAACACAAGCTGAAAAAGATTACTTACCCAGTGAAGCTAAAAAGAAAGCCGTTTTAAGTGCTATGAATCAATTTCCTGTTACCGTTGAAGAAGAAGTTATCGCAAAAATGCTCCCAATGAATAATCAAGTTGATTTATCAGAATCTGAATTTAAACCTGTCTTAGGAGATACGCATAATGCAGATAAATGTTAATCTATTTTTTTGTGATAATGGTTTATTAAAAATATTTTGGAGAGAAAAATATTTTCTTGAACTTGAATAATATAATTAATCAAAAATTATTATATTATTTGTTGAAATAAATAAACAATATATCCGTAATCAAGGTTTTTACACATTTTTCTCTCCAAATTTTTTTAGAAGAAACTTTTATAAAATAAAAATAGTTATTTATCCATTTCCAGAACCACCACCTCCTCCAGCATTTCTATTTGTAAAAAAAGAAATTAACTTGTATATTCCTAATACAATTATTAAACCAATAATAACTGCTATTATTACAAAAATATAAGGAAAAATTTTACTCATATCTCCATTTAAAGAACCAGAACCTTTACTACTTGGAATCAATGTATCTAATAAACTTTGCCCCAGTGGGTTTCCTTCTTCATCTTGTATTGGTGTACATGTTAATGTTTTCCCTTCTGTTCCAGAATCACCTGGTCCTTTACTTGTTCCTATTTTATTAAAATTCATTTGATCACTTTTAGGAGTTTGTCTATTAATAGAGGAACGTGATAATATACTTGATAAAGTTCTATATTCTCTATTTTTCATATTTATTGCCTGGTCTTTATGAAATATAATCATTTCATCACTAGAATTACATCCCCAAGAAAATGTTCCACCGTCATAAGTATAAAAAGATGATTGAGGAATTACATCATCTAAAGTGAAATTATTTACACTTATTTCTTGACCTGTATTATTTTGAGTAGGAGAATAAGGAATTACTTTGCTAAACCATTTAGAAGAATCACTTGCTTTTTCATTATTTACTACAGGTATACAAATGTATACCTTTTTATTACCTGCTGTATGTGTTATTATTAATTCTGCATCCGCTTCATTTCCATCATATGTATTTAGTGATTTTAGATATAATCGAACTCCTGTTACTGTTAAATTAGTTCCTCCATATTTTACCTGATTCAATCCACTAAAACAACTTATATCTAAATATGTATTTTTATTTACAACGCTACAATTAGATAACCCATATTTATAGGTTATTTTGCATTTTTGTGTACAATCAGGATATGTAGATTTAGTTAAATTAATTGGTGCACTTGTTATTTTACAACTCATGTTATTATATTAAGTTTATAATAAAAAAATCTACTTTTATTTATATACAAATGTTATTATCTAGAAAAAGGTTATATCGTATAAAAAAAACAAAGGAACAAAGTAGAAAACGCAGGAAACATCGTAATAAAAAAAAATATAGAAGACGTAAAAAGGGCAAAAGTAGGAGTAAAAGAAAACCATTGAATTTGAGAAGAAAAACTATGAAATCATATAGAGGTGGTTTTAAACTGGAGCAACCTAGTATTATTATGGGAGTTCAACAAGATACTAGTCCTAATGTAAAATTAGTATTAATTACATTAAAACCAAATATAAAAGATATAATTGAATCAGAAAATATTAATATTCAATTAACACCATATACATACGAATCAGCTTCTAATTTTGGTAGAAAATTTACCGAACGATTTGTTATGAATATGACTGGTCAAAATTTAGATAAGATGTCTGATAGTTATTCAGGTTCATTCAACGATCTCATAGACACCATCATAGTATCAGAAATTAAAGCCCAGCTCTCTAAATTCAAAACAACTTTGCTAGGAGACAGCGAGGGAAAATATTTCTTATATAGGTATTTAAAATCTATCCCACCATTACCAGGCAATGTTAATTTGTATTCGGTTATAAATACCATTAATAAAATTTTATTAAAAAGGCAAACTAAATCGGCAGGTCAACAAAATAGATATAATTCCATTAACCAATTCATAGAGGAAATTTTAAATATTATAGACAATGATTTAACCAAAATATCACCAGATAGTACAGAACTTAGTAAATATCAAGAAAGTCCAACAACAATAGGTGATAATGAAAGAAAGGGGGATGATGCACCTACTATTAGTGTTCCAGGAAATGTTTCTGCTTTATCAACTAGAAGCATTGTTGGAGCATTAGCAAAATTAGGCCAATTATGTAATGGTGAAACTAAGTGTGAAGAAGGGTTATATTGCAATATACCAGAAGGTAAAGAAGAAGGCACGTGCGCCCAAAAAGTAGAGGGAGACGCGGAGGAGGTTGTCGAAGAAAAAGTAACTGAAAAATCCGATTATGAACAATTAAAACAAGCTATCAAGAAACTTTATCAGTTTCTTCTTGCTAATAGAGCCATAGAAACTGATGATGGTCAACCAAATCTTATAAAAGTTAAAGTATCAGCAATACCTTTTCTTAATAATGATGTTTTACAGTCTGGGGGATCTAATTTATATGAACCTTGGGATTTACAAATTAGGATTATTAGAATAAATTTAATATTTGAACTCTTTATTAGACATTTATGGGTTAAATATGATATTAGACAACAAAAAGAATTATTCACTTTCCAATCTGAAGAATCGGAAGAATATGATATTGGTAAAAGTTTAAGTGAGCAAGAAAAATTAAAATATTTATCTGATTGGTGGCGTCTAGTAACAAATTCCAGTGTGCAAATACCTCCTGCCCCCAAAATGCGAATATTTAAAAAAAATGAAAAAAGTGGGGATATGGGAAAAAATATATATAATTTTATAACTAAAGAAATAGAGAATTTGAATAAAGAGAAATTTACTAATGATGGTAATTGGAAACCAGTAGAATTTCAACAGGGAGGGGTAGAATTTCATTGGGACCAAAATAATGAAAGTAATAGTATGTTAAAGTATAATGCTTCAAGTATAAAATTAACAGGAGAATCAAATCCGGCTATTATAACATCAATAAAATTAAACAAAATGCAAGAAATATTAGGACAAAATACTAAAAATATTTGGTATTATAAACTGCCTATTGTCCCTCAACAGGATGAATTGGTTGAATTCGAACGCCCTACCTCAATAACTATTCTTCCTAGTGATAGTACTACCGTTGCAGAATCTTCAGGACCTGATGATGTTGTTCCATTTATTCAACCTACTGACGATAATGACTGTCCTACTGGAAAACATCAAGAATGTGATGGTGAACAAGTATGTATTGATCAGAAGTGTGTTGATGCTCCTGAATGGTTTGAAAGACCTGCCCCAGCTAGAGGAGATCCTCTTCTAGAAGAGGAGGAAGATTATAGTGGCGATACTTTTGATGCTGAGTGCGATACTACCGAAGATTGCGACCCAGGACAGCAGTGTGCTAATGGAAACTGTATTACAATTCAAGGAGAAAGTGGATTAACCACTGGTGAAGTAGATGAAGGTAAAATACCTACAATATCAGCTTCTATAGATAATATACAAGAATGTGGAAAGAAAAGTGAGTGTAATCCTAATGAAACAAATAAATTTTGTCTTCCATCCAAAACAGAAGATGAACCTGGACAATGTGTTCCTAAACAAGATTATATTGATGCTATGAGAGCAAGAAAGGTTGGAACAGAAGAAGGAGAAGAGGTAGGAGGAGAAGATATTCAAATGTTATTTAATAATGGTTGTCCAGATGGAACTACTATTCATCCAAATCCTGAAACAAAGCGTGTTGATGATGGCGGACCAGTTTGTTTAACACCTGAGCAACTAAACAAATATAATGAAAGAAAGAATACAAGCATCGAGGAGGACGAGACAAACATAACTGGGTTATTTGGAGATGACGATGATGAAGAATCTGGGGAGATTGATGAAGATTATGGCGATGGAGACTTTGAAGAAGATGGTGATGGTGTTGGTGATGGTGAACAAAAAAATGTAATACCAGAACCAATACCTGCTGGTCCAATAATACCAATAGCGTCTCTTGATAATCCAACACAGGGTTGGAATATTGGTGGAACTCGTCCTACAATAATTATATACCGCACAATAGACAATAACTATAAAATGCTTACTAAAATAAATTCTACAGATGTAATAGGTATTATTGATTATAATAACATACAAAATAATCCAAACGCACCACGAGCACTATTCAATTTAGGAGATGATTACGGATTAATTGCTTCTTCAATTAGCGACGCTCCTGAACGAAATCCAAATTGGTCTTCTCCACAAGACGATGCCGATTTATTATATACGGGCCCGCTGACTTTCGATCTTAATGGTGTTAATTTAAACGTTCTTATTTTCATTCCACGAGATAGTAATTACCAACAAACGCCTGATAGTTTAAATACATTTAAAGATAAAGTTATGGCTCTTGTAGACAGTACAGCAACAATAAGCTTAATACGTAATGCTCCTGATGTACCTACAACACCACTTGTAACAAGCCAAGTCGACGGCGGAGATCCAAATAACACGGACCCTGCAAATTTACCCAACTTCCCAGATGAAAGAGATCAAGGACAAGGAGGACAATCAGATCAGTCAGGTCAGTCAGGTCGGTCAGGTCAGTCAGGTCAGTCAGGTCAGTCAGGTCAAAGAGATCAAGGACAAGGAGGACAATCAGATCAGTCAGGTCAGTCAGGTCGGTCAGGTCAGTCAGGTCAGTCAGGTCAAAGAGACCAAGGACAAAATAACACGGACCCAACAACGGGAGATCAAGGACAAGGAGGACAATCAGATCAGTCAGAACAAAGAGATCAAGGACAAAATAATCAAGGAGACCAACCAGGTCAATCACTAAGAGGAAGAACAGTTGGACAAAATGAAGGAGAACAACCAGACCAATCACTAGGAGGAATAACAGTAGGACAAAATAATCAAGGACTGGGAGGACAACCAGGGCAACCAGGACAACCAGGAGGAACTCCTACAAATCCAGTAGTTGGTTCAGCAAATAGGTCCGATCCTTTGAGATACTCGCAACCAACTATTTCTATGGAGTTCAGAGTTAGACCCGGTTTATATCAACCAGGATTATATGTTCACGGTAATACTGGTCAAAATATTGAAGAATGGTTAAGGCATTTGGGAGACCCTAATCCAATTCCTTTCATTGATACAGCAACTGCTCAAGGTGGACAAGAAGTGCAGGGTGATGATGGTGAAACGAAGGTTCAAGGAGGAGGACGTAAAAAGAGAAAGAAAAGAAAAACGATGAAAAAGAGGAGAAAAAGAAAAAATAAAACAAATAAAAGAAAAAAGCGAAAGAAAAGTAAAAGAAAACATTAAATAATAACTAAAATATTTAAATTATTATTTAAACTTCATATGATGTTCCTACGCGTCCAACCATTAATTTAACTGGATTTTGGTTTTTTTGTCTTACACTTTCATTTGTTTTTTCCTTAAAATCTAATAAGGTTAATATAATACTATCTACCTTTGCTACCATTTCAACGCAATCATTATATGTTTTTTTCAAATTATTTAATCCTGGTAATATTTTATTTATAAAATCACGAGTATCTTTTGTTATTTTTACATAATTACAAAATGGATCTACAGAAGATTTATCAATCATTTCATCCAAAAATTTACAAAATTCTGTAAAATCTTCGTCCAAATAATCTATTGTTTTCATACGTCCTTCTCCATACCACCACCTTGCTATCCATTGACCCCTATATGCTTCTTCTTTATAATATGTTATAACTTTTTTATCATCTATAATTTCTTCTACTCTTCCTAATTTTTCCCCTTCGTTTAATTCTACAAAAATATTTAATCTTTTTTTATTTTCTTCTAAAGTATTCTTCAATCGTGTAGGTGTTAAAATTAATGGTTGGGCTACTAATGTAGATAAACCGTTTGTGCCTGTTAACATTATACATAAGACATATAAAATAATTTTTAATTCATTTACAAATAAGGTATATATTGTGGACTAGAATTTTCGTATATAGTCACCTTAAAAGCATCTTTATATCCCTCTACATAAACGGTGTCACCATTCATTAATTCATCACATCCATATTCACTAGTACAACTTCTACCATTTTTACTCATAGGTAATTTTATAGCATTTGATTTATCACTCATTGTATAATATTGCCATTTACTTCTATTGCTATATAAAGGACGACCCATTACAGGTAATATGGTTTCGTCGCCATTTAATCGAGTTAATATTCCGGTTTGATTATAATTTGAATCGAATCCACGAGTATTTATATTTATAGGAATTCCTCGTGGATCTCCCATATTTCGTGGATGAAAATGCCCATCCTTTAATGGAGGAGCAAATGGATTCATTAATGTATTACGTGTATCCATAGAAAATATACTATTCATTTTTGGAAAAAAAGAACTACTGTTATTTTCTTTAATCACTACTACTTCCTTATTAGTAGTTGGTTCTTTATTAATTATATAATAATAAACTACAACTGCTAAAATTAAAACTAAAATTAAAAATATGATTGTCATATTTTCAATACAAATAAATCCTGGAGGACATATCTTAGCCATATATATATTCAATTTATTATTTAAGCGTCCTTCTTAGTTGGCTTTTTTACCTAATTTTTTTAAATCAGGGGCACCACCATTAAGTTTTTTGAGAAGATTTCCCATTTCACCAATATTTGGTAAGTCCATTCCAGATAAAGTCTCTTTGGCTGTATTTAATACTGGAGCCATAGAGTTAAGTGTTTTCATTAAATCTTTTTGTTGAGTTACAAGTTTCTTAGTTTCACTTGTAATACTTTTAATACCATCATCACCTAGCATAGTCTGTAAGTTATCGTATGCTTGTTCCATTGTAGCAGCATAATCAATACGATCTCCTACGTCTTCATCATCATCTCCATCTACAGCAGCTGGTGAAGAAGGAGGAACATTGTTTTGAAAAGAAGCAGTAGTACAATCACTTTGCTGATTACAAGTTGCTCCTTCTGGGCACGTGGTTCCAGTAGAACAAGAAAATGATGAATTACCTTCCTTCATTCCTTCTTTTTTCTTCTTCTTCTTTTTTGGTTTTTCTTCATCTTCTTTATTTTCCATTCCTTCTACTACTCTTTTATTTATAGCAATTAAACTTGTTACAACAATAGCTAAAAGAAGATTTACAGCCATATTTTTGCTAAAATAAGTGGATAATACACCTACAGCAACGAATAAGGCTAAAGAATCATAATCCTGAAGACCTACGTATCCCAATACATTAATGATTGCTAAAACAAGGAGAACATATAAAACATATTTGTTTTTTAAAACGGCTGGTGCTTGTAATTTCATTTTATATATTAATTATATATAAAATAATCATTAGTTAATTATAAAATTAAGCACAAGTGGCGTCCTTTGCTTCTTCCCATTTGTGTCCCTCTCCTAGAGCTGAACACGCATCTGCGTCAGCCGCTTCAACTTCTACATCATTATTCATACATTTGGCTTTGATAGCTGCTGTAAATTTACAAGCTTCACCACCATCTTCTCCGCTCTTAGTGTACCTGTCATTTTCACAATCTTCAGCAGCGGTTGCGGCGGTAATAGCGAGATCACTACATTTTGCTACCCCACTGGTGTTTCCTTCCTTGGCTAACTGACCACCGGCCTGAGCAGCTGCTTCAGCAGCATCCTTAAGAAGATCTCCAGGTGCTTTCATGGCGTCTTCGAAACCTTCCTTAACACGTCCACAGCCAAAAACGAAGTTAGCAACGAAAAGAGCAGCAAGGATTGAAAGACTTTTGTTGTTACAGTAACAGTGCATACCGTATCCAGCAAGTAAGAATAAAGCAAGACATTCGTAAGCTTTTACAGATGCGTAACCAATAACATTAAGAGCTGCTAAAACAGCTAAGGCATAGAATAAATATTTGTTCTTTAATACAGCAGGAACTTTCATTATAATAAATATGTATAAAAAAAAATTATATTACTTAATAAATAATATAATTTTATTAGTATTTTCCTAAACTAATTTCTTTTTTTCCCTCGTCTTTTTGTTTGTTTTCTTCTACGCCTTTTCTTATTCTTTTTAGTATTCCTTTTCTTCTTTTTCTTCTTTTTACGTTCTACTCTTCTAATTGGACTATAACGTGAAATACTTTCTAATTTTTGCGGTGTCTGCCATCCTCCACGTTTCTTACGAGTTCTTCTTCCTCCTCTTAAAGCTTGTGCTCCAGCTGAAGACCATTCGGTACTCCTTCCAAGACCTCTTGAAGAACCACCATTATCATCACTATCTAATAAATTAGCCATCACAAACGGTGGATTTCCCAATTTATCAAAAATTGCTTTACATCTAGGTTGTCTTGATAGTTTCTCAAGATATTTCTGCATTTTTATCTTTTTTGCCTGACGTTCTATTTGAAAAACAGGATCATTATTCCATTTTTTTATAATATGGTTGTGTAGCTCTCTACCTAAAGTGCGATTGTTTTCAATCTTGCTACAATCAAACTCTTCACCAAATTCTCCACCTTGCTGTCTAGACTGGGACACTTGTGGTTGGTCTACCTTTTGGGCTACCTGTTGTGATCCACAAGATCCAGTAGGGACAGTCCACGATGATTTACCAGTAGCTTCACAGAAATAATAATCATTACCTGTATTAGGATCGTGTTCTTTTTGCCAACCAGCTGGAAGATTTTCAGGTTGTGCTTGTTGTTGTGGAGCTTCTTGTCTAACATCTTCTTTTCTTTCATCATCAGCATCCTCTTTACTAGAACCTCTTCCTTGACGCATAGCTTCTTCTACCTTCTTTAACTCTTCATCTAGTCCGGTTTTGTTCTGGTCGTTTTTTGCTATTATTTCATCTGCTTTGTCACATAGTTTGTCTATTTCTTCTTTTAGGGTTTTCAATAAACCTTCAAAACGACTAGTATCTCCTTCCCATCCTTTGATTGTATTGACGAATCCTTGAAATTTTGTTAATAATGCTCTAATCTTTTCATCACAATCTTCTCCGCTGCGATTAGTGATTTGAGTAATTTGTTGGTCCAACATAGATTGCATATTTATACGAATTTGAGTAATACGCTGTATATAACTACTGTAATCGTCTTGTAAATCGACTAATTTTTTTATACATGCATTTAATCTTTTAATTAATAGGTCTAATTCATCTAATCCTTTATTTACTTTACCTTTATAAGCATCTTCCTTTTGTTTATATTCTACCCATTTCATAGTAGCATTTTCAATTGCTTCTTTAAACGTATCAAATAAGTTACTCATAGTATATACTATAAATATATATTTATTCTAAATCAGAATTTATGTCTTCTTCCATAGTAGTTACAGCGCCATCAGCTTCATTTACAACGTCTTCTAAATCATTACGCACATCGTATAATTTTTCTAATAATATACTCTGTTCGTGCTTTGCTTCTTCTAACATTCGTTCTGTTAAATTTGAATCTATCATATTTTTTTCTAAATAATGTAACAATCTTAATATTTGAATTTCTTGATCTTTCTTTTGATTTATTATAAAATTATGGTAATCTTTGTAATCTCCGTAAACTTGTCTCAAAAATTTGTTATCTTTTTGAAATACTCTTAAATCTCTTAAATTACCGTGTAAGTTATTTCTATTCTTCTTAATTTCACACGCTATTTGCTTTAAAATCAATTGCTTTTGTAAATCATTCATTATATATAATATATAATTCTATAATATTATTTTTTTTGAAATATCTACGAATATATAGGTAAGTTTTTGAAATTAGTTTTTTGTAGTAAGACCATAGTGTAGTAAAGAAATAATATTATTTAAAATAATTTAAATCTAACCCTCTATTATTTAGGATGTCTAATTCTAGAACAGAAATGCTTCTTACTGAAAACGAAAATCGCTATGTCATGTTTCCCATCGTTGATGAGGACATTTGGAAGATGTACAAAAAACAAATGGATTGCTTTTGGCGCGCCGAAGAAATTGATTTATCCAAAGATATCAAACATTGGGCTACACTCAATAACGACGAACAACATTTTATTAAACATATCTTAGCATTCTTTGCTGCGTCAGATGGAATTGTCTTAGAAAATCTAGGACAACGATTTATGAATGAAGTTCAAATTGCTGAAGCTAGAGCTGCGTACGGTTTCCAAATAATGATGGAAAATATTCATAGTGAAACGTACTCCCTCTTAATAGATACATTAGTAAAAGAAGAAAGAGAAAAAACAAATCTTTTTGAAGCTATTAATAACTTTCCTTGTATTAAAAAGAAAGCTGATTGGGCTATTAAATGGATTAATGACAAACGTTCTTCATTTGCTACGCGTCTTATTGCATTCGCTGCTGTAGAAGGAATTTTTTTCTCAGGTTCATTTTGTTCCATTTATTGGTTAAAGAAAAGAGGTCTTATGCCTGGTTTAACCTTCAGTAACGAACTTATCTCCAGAGATGAAGGAATGCATACGGATTTTGCTGTATTACTATTCTCAAAATTACAGAAAAAGCCTAAAAAGGCAAAAATTGTTGAATTAATTAAAGAAGCAGTTGGAATTGAACAGGAATTTATTACTGAAGCTTTACCATGCAAACTCATAGGAATGAATGCTAAATTAATGAAACAATATATTGAATTTGTAGCCGATAGACTAATTGTTCAACTTGGTTATGCTAAAATTTACAATAGTGCTAATCCGTTTGATTTTATGGAAATGATATCATTAGAAGGAAAGACAAATTTCTTTGAAAAACGCGTAGGTGATTATAGCCTTAGTAATAATGATAAAAGTGAAGATTGCTTTGGCGCTGATGAAGTTGATTTTTAAAAAATTGAATTAATAAAATAGTATAAAATTTATACTATTATATTATATCTAAAATGTCCGGTCCCTGGTATGAATGTGTTGGTCCAACAGCAAAACAAGTAAGAACAGACGTATTGAATCATATAAATATAGTTCAAATAGGATTTGATCCTGATAAAAAAGAAAAAGATAAAATTATTAATGATGCATTAATGAAAATTATTCCAGATAGTAGAAATGATTTTGGTTCTTGGAGAGGTTATTCTACATTTGGTATGAAATTCGAATTATCCAAAAAAGTTATTGAAATTGTTCGAAAAGAATATTCTATGTTAATTCTTAGGAAAAGGTTATTACCTTTAATTATACATCGTTTATACAGACCAGGTGGAAGTAGGTTTATTAAGATTTCTAATAGTACATTAGTAGGTAGAAATGTAGAAAATCCTGAAGAAGAATAATAATTATTATTTAAAAATAATGTATTTTATTTATTATATGGATTTCAAATTTTTAAAAGATAACAATATCAATAATTCATGCGTCAGTTATAGTCTAAATCATTTTAAGTCTAGATTTAATAATAAATATAAATTATCTGAAATTAATATTAATTCTATAAAACCCTGTATTTTTTTTGGTATTTATAATAATCACGAATGGACTACTTATTTAAAATATAGAGGTCCAAAATTTATTTTGTTCGGAGGAACAGATATTAATCCTTTTCATGTGTTAGGTAAGTATAATATTAAATTAATTATAATCAATAAAATAACAAATATTTTAGTTTTATCTGAAAAAGCACAAAATAATCTACGAAGATTAAATATTGCATCTATATTTTTTGATATGAATCTTGTTAATAAAACATTATTTTTCCCAAATAAAAATAAAAAAAAAACAAATAAAATTTATTGTTACAATGGCACTTATAAAAAACCAAGACCCGACACATATGGGGGAAATATATTAATACAATTAAAACAAAAATTGCCCCAATTTAAATTTATTTTTAGTTCTGATGTAAATTATAAATATGAAGATATGCCTAAATTGTATAATTCTGTATTTATTGTTTTAAGACTAACATCTCAAGATGGTAATGCTAATACTGTTCAAGAATGTGAAGCTATGAATGTTCCAGTTGTTCATAATATTAGTAAATATGGTTTAAAATATAAAAATATTGATAATATAATTTATCATATTAATAATGTATTTGAAAATCAATAATTTTGTTCTGTAATTTTATTCAATAAGTTATATCCACACTCAAAATTTTTTGTTCTAGATAATAATAATCCATATTTTCTTGATTCCTTTTCTACTTCTATATATTCATTTTCAAAACATTTTTTTATAGTTTGAACAATAGTATCATGATCCGCATTGTGATTTATTTCTATCATCTTGTCCTTTAATTCTGGATAATCTGGCGGAATATCTCCTATCATTGTTGAACCACTCATAGGAACTTCCATATATTTTTTTAATAAAATTTGGAAATAAGATGATGAAACTAATGTAAACCGACTTTCGTTAATTATTTTTGATAATTCTTCATTTTTGGGCATTTTATTTAAAGCTCCATTATAATATCCAGGATGTGGAATGTGTTTTATTCGCAAATTAGTTCTTTGATTTAAAAATTGTAAAACTTCAAAGCATTTTACTCTTAATGGATAAGCCATTTTATTCAAAAATCCATATAATAATATATCATATTTAAACCCGTTTTTTAATTCTCTCATTTTAAATTTATTACTATCTATAAAATAACCCCAATAATCTATGTTTACTCCTGCGTTATTATATTGTTCATCTAATAACTTTTTCTTCTGTGGTTTCAAAAGTAATTCAAACTTATATTTTTTATATAATGGTATGGCTGTTTCGTAATAATGTGAATCTTCAAATATCATATATCTTGGTAAATTTATGTGATTTTTATTAAAATCTTTTATTGATATTTCTGTCCACTTTTCCTGTCGTGATAAAAAATAATAAATAATTACATCAGGCTCCCATTTTATTCTTTTTTTTGTTTTACTTATCCAACCCTTTAATGTTTGTCCTTCTTTATCATTCATTATTTTAATATTTGATTTTGTTGATAAAAAATTCAATAAATCTACTCTATTATTACTAGGTTGTTCTTTAAACAAATTCATCTTAGCGATAATTAATATATTTTTCATATATATTAATTATTAAGTATATTTTTTAAGTATTATCTTCGGTATTAATTCTTCTTTAAATTTATCTAATTTTTTATAACACTTATTAATTGTTACTTCACTAATTTCACTGCATTTATTAACATTTTTCTTACTTACATTCAAATTACAAGTTTGTGCTACAAAATATACAATACCCGCTGCTACCGAATGTGGTGTATTTTCAGGAATCAAATTCTTTTGCGATATTTTATGAGCTACAAATAAACATACCTTTGTTAATTCTTTATTTAATCCTAGTTTACTACAATATCTTTCAATAAACGATGTTGGAGTTGTTTTATAAAAGTGTGTCTTATCACTTGATACATCATCTTTTTCCATTTTATTCAAAAGATTTACAGCATTTTTACATCCCTTTGTTGCTGACGTATTATCTAAGTGAAATATACTTGCTATTTCTTTCGCCGTTCGCGGATATTTGTGAATACGAGCAGCTATATATACTGCCGCAGCAATAATCCCATCTCTATTGTCTCCTCTAAATGTTTTCTCTTCTGATAATTTTTTATGCTGTCTTAATGCCTCATCTACTATTATCTTTGGAATTCCCGCATTCTTAGACATTAATTTAATTGTTTCAAATTCATCATATTGTGATTTTTCTTTATAAGGCATTGACTGCCACTCTGTGTATCGGCGAATTTTTCTCATCTCATAACTTGAACGACCACCACATACTACTTTACAACCATATGATGATTCTTTTAAAAGGGGATTTATAGGCATTCCACACCTTGTAGGATCGCTCATACTATTATCATCTGCTCCATAGTATCTCCATTCTGCTGTTTCATCTAATACATCTTTGTATACTACAGCACAACTTGTATTTGTGCAGGTTAATAGCTTTTGTTGTGTATAGGATACTGGACTATTACATAAATCACATTTTTCTCTTTGTCGCAAATTCTGAGATTCATATAATAGTTCTAACTTTTTTTCCTTATTTTCTACACTCTCAAAAGCGTTCCAATACTTTTTTAAGCTCTTCTTTGACTTCTTTTTCTTTTTTGTCTGTTTTGGACCGAACATTATTAATTTAATATATAATATTTTGTTTTTAATTCAATTTTATAATATATATATTTATCATAAATGGGCGCACAAAATTCAAAACCTAAAGATAATCAGGAAGAATCTTCCAAGCCAGATAAGGAAACTGAAAATATGAAGATAGAAAATGTTATTGATTATACTGCTGCCAAATATATCACTACTTCTTCTTTTACAGATATGATTAATCTACATAAACCCGAATATTGTGATAAATTGGTTATATTAACCGCAAAGGTTATTGAAAAATATTTGAATAATATGGAAATTAAATTCCTAGAACAAAGAACTGAAAATGGTGTTGCTATTAATAGAACTGCTGATGCTAATGTTATTTATTTAGCCAAAAATCAAATTGATACTATTGATGTTCAAAATAAATTTAAAAAACAACACATGTGTAACGCTATAGCAAAATTTTATGTTAAAATTGCCCATCTTTTTGCTTGTATTTCAATGACTATTAATCCCAGATATACTTATATTGATTCTGCCGGTAGAGAAATAACTGTTCCTCTTAGCAAAAAAAAAGAGATTCCCAAAAATTTTGAAATCAAATATAGTAAATTTAATTTATGTTCTAGAAGAATCGATGCTTTAATGACTAGACAAAATACTGAAAATGGTATTGTTATTAAAGTTAAAAATTGCGATATGAACAAAAAAATAAATACATCTATTGATGGAGTTGAAGTTCCTATTAGTTCTACTGAAGATAAAATGCTTACAGATGAACCCGGTATTCCAGAACTTGAATTATTATATTATGACGATTTTGATCTAGATGAAGGTGTTTATCGAGGAATGACTGAAGAAACTAGGAAAGATGTTTATGAAAAGGATGTTGAGAAGTTTTATGCTTCATTTACTGGAGAACCTTTCCTACCTAATGAGGTTTCTATTATAATAAGTGGATTACCTGATGTAAATGATGACGATATTGGTAATTTTTTTCAGCCAAAATATGGGTATGTTGAAAAGGTAGAAAAGAAACCCAATGGTGATTTTATGGTTAGATTTGGAGACCCAAAAGATGATATAAAGAAGAAAAAAGACAAGGGTTCTAAGGCACAAAATAAAGCACTAACTATTACAGAAATATTAGGACAACCTGTTTCAATAAAAAAATATGAAGTATTTAAATTTTCTGATATACCCCTTAAAGATTTTCATAACCAAGAATTATGTAAAGACTCTGAAAGTCCATGGCACAAATCTTATAAGGGAGCACAAAGTGATAAATTATTTAATGAATATGCTCAACACTTAAAGAAAATGATTACCGATTCTCAAAAATTAGAACACGAATTATTAAGCATTATTAAAGATGTTTTTAGTTTCTGGATGGACCCTGTTAAAAAAGAAAAAAAACTTACTTTAAATCCTAAACTTACAAAAGAAAAACTTAAAGAACTTGTCGATAAAACACGCGAAGCTGTAATAAAACTTTATATTGGATGTGAAGATGACTTCCAAAAAGGATTATCTATTTTTGAAGCTATTATTACACAAAAAATGATGCAAACTGCGGAACGTCGTATTAATAAATTTCAAAATAAGGCAAATTCATTAAAGGGAGATGTTGATGATGAAACTACTGAAAAAAAGGAACCTGTTATTCCAGAACCTGAAAAAGCAGCTGAACCCGTTGAAGATATGAGTGATTTTAATAAACCAGAAATTATACAACCACAAGAAACAGGACCTGCTGAATCAGATAAACCTGAACAACAAGTTGACAGAACAGACCAATTAGAAAATAAATTAGCTCAAATAAATCAAAATGTTAATATTAATATTCAACAGCCAGAACCAGCAGCACCTATTGCTGGAGGGACACGTAAGAAAAGAAAAAGAAAAAGAAAAAAGCGTAGAAAAACAAGCAAACGTCGATAATTATATATTAAATTTTTAATAATATATAATTTATTTATTTTTCATCTTTTGTATTTCATCTTTTATATTTGTTGCTTTTGCTAATTCTTTTTGTATTTTCTTTGATAATTTCATTTTTTCTTTTTGTTCTGATGGACCTGCTATTTTATCTACCATATGTTGATACTCGTCCACTAATGCTGAATCGTTCTGCCAATTAGGATTTTCTTCCATCCATTTATCAATTTTATCATATTGTTTAATTTTAATTTTATTGATACTACTATTAATCTTTTGATTATTTTGGTCTTTCTTCCAAGTATCATCCTCTTTCACGTAAAATTGTAATCGTTTTTGGTCGCTACAGTGAATAGGTCGCTCATTTGGAGCAATATCTCCCAATTGGCTCATCAAAATATTTGAAATACCCGCCATATATCCATTTTTTGTTGTATAATCCAAATCTTGTAACGATATTTTAATATTTTGCATAAAGTCTTCTAAACTCATAGCATTTTTGCAGTTCTCATTCAAATACATATTGATACTAATATTATTATTATTGTATGTTTGATTTCCGCCATCACCGAATTGAACATAATTTGCGCAACCTTGAGGCCCATTTTTTGGGTTTTGGACATTTTTATCCATTTGTTCGATCTCTTTTTTCAATTTTTGTTGTTTTAATATTTCGTTTTCTAACTGTATTTGCTTTAATTTCTTATCTATGTCTTCTTCTTTATCGTCAGGAAACTTTTGGAAATTTTGGAAACTTTTTTTGGAAACTTTGGAAACTGAAAAAACGCCAGACTGAGAAGGTTTTTTACATTTTTTATTATGTTTCCACAAACCACTTTTGCTCTTAAATTTTTTACCACATTCACAAGAAAAATATTCAACTTTTTGCGTTTTTTGTGAAAAAAGCGTTTTTTCTAAAATGGGGTTTCCTGTAAAAATTTTATTTTTATGTTTTTGTGTTTTTAAATGACGATTGTAATCTGTTTTATTAGACGTTGAATAGTCACAAATTTTACAACAATATTTTACTTTTTTTTCGCCAGTAAGGCGTTTTTTTTGCGTTTTTTGCGTTTTTTTCATATAATATATGGAAACATAAAAAAACGCCTTTAAATACTTTTCAAAAAATTTTACAGTCACAAAATCAAAAAGTGAAAATGCATAATTCCCTACAAGAAGCTCTGGTTCGATTTTTGGCCTAAAAAAATGAAAAAAAGTTTATGAGATTTTCAAAAATGGACATTTATAAAATGTCCAAAATGCAAATATAGGATAACTCTTATAAAAAATATTTAATCACTTTTTATAAAACGTAAATTATTTTTTTTTATCCAGACTTAAATCAATCTTCTGAAGAAGATTTGTATTGTAAATTAGGTTTCCCGTTGGTTTATAAGACGATGTAGACTTAAAATTAGAATCTTTTTTCTTAGCATCTTTGGTCTTAATATTTTTATCCATTAATAATAAACTATTAGGATTACTATCATCTCTATTATTTTTGTTCTTTCTTTTAACAACATTCCCAAATCCATCAATAGCAACGCCGGTTTTTTTCTTGATTTCACTTCTTTGATATTTTGGAATATAATGCTGCCACGAAATAAATAATAGATTAGGGTAAGTATATTTAACTTGAAATCCGTTTTCAGTAAGTTTCTCTATAACATAATTTGTGCATTCTGCTATATCATAACGAGGAATACCTAAAATGAATTCAGGTATAACAAACATACAAAATTTATTATTATTTCTTTGACGAGAAATAGCTTTAATACGACTATGTATACGTGCTAATATTTTTTGATATGTTTTAATTTTAGTTTGTGAAGTTTCTCTACTTCTTTCATAAAGTTCGTCTAAATTTAGTTTTTCATTAAATGGTTCGTCCATAATAAATTTTATTAGAAAAAAACAATTAAAACTTTACGATTATAATTAATTATATGGATATTAAACATTTAGTTATGGCTGGTGGGGCTTATAAAGGGTTATATATAATTGGAGCTTTAAAAGAGTTAATAAAAGAAAAATATGTGGATATCGATAAAATAGAAAATATATATGGAACATCTGTGGGTGCGCTAATAGGGGTTATTGTATGTTTAAAATTAGATTATGATATGTTAATAGAATACGCTATAAATTTCCCTTTTACAAAATATTTTACATTTTCGGTAGATTCTTTGTTAGAATTCATCGGTAAAAAAGGTATTATTAAAATAGATTTTATACACGGTATTTTTGAAAATCTATTAAAAAATTGTGGATTAAACAGAAATATAACTTTTCAAGAATTATATGATTATAGCAAAATAAAGTTAAACGTTTATGTAACGAATTTAAACCAATTTTCATACGAATGTTATAATTATGAAACACATCCTAATATGAAGGTATTAGAGGCAGTATATAAAAGCTGTTCATTACCTTTTATATTTCAACCAGTGTGTAGTGATAATGAATGGTTTGTTGATGGAGGAATAATAAATCCATATCCAATACAACAGGCATTGGAAAATCATAAAGTTGAAGAAATTTTGGGATTCAAAATAAAAGACGACGCATTAGAGAGTTGTCCAGAAAATAGTTCAATATTTCATTTTGGATATTATGTAATAATGAAATTAATAAGGCAAAATGAAAGATTAAATAATAATTATGATAGTAGCGTGAAAGAATTAATAATTCCTGCAACTTCAATGAATGTAGAAGATGCTAAATTATTAATTAATGATAATAATGAAAGAAACAGAATATTTGAATTAGGTAAAAAATATGCTAAACTATTTTTAACATATCAACCATCTAAAGAACAGACTGAATAAATTCAGTTAATGTATCAAGTTTAGGTTTTGCTTCATATTCAACGACTTTATCGTCTTTAACCATATAAATTGATGGATATCCATCAATTTTTTTACCATCTAAATATTTAGATTCGAAGTTTTCAAGTTCCATTGCTTGTTTATCACCATCAATCTCTTTAACAGAAAGTGCTATTCCATTTACCTCTTGACCATCATATTTTTCAGTAAGTTTTTTCCAAACAGGCTTGGCTTTTTTAGAGTAAGGACACCAATCTACAGAAAACATATATAGATCGGCTGAATTAGAGGTTTCATCTGTAAATTCTCTGTTTGGAACATATTGCGGGTCAATAGAAGGTGCTACATATGTAGTATATACCCAAAAGGCAACACCAATAAAAATAGCAGTAACAACTAAAATAATCAGAAATTTTTTGTTAAATAATATTCCTTTAACGGTATTCATTGAACTGTTCACTCTCGTCATGGCAGCGTCCATTATATAATATACTAAAAGAGAGGAAGTATATTATTTTAACGAATATAAAGATAAATTACCAAGTTTTATTAAATGTATGTGCGTAATAAGTCAGGAAAACTAGTTTATATTAAGAAAGAAAGATATAGTAATAATAGGGATTTTTATATTGATTTATGGAGAATAAAATATGGCATGAAAATTGCTAAACAAAATGATATAAATAATTTAATAGATTATGTGAATGGAGAGAAAAATTTTGTTTAATTTATTTTCTTGATTTTATATATCATGAAACGCAGTAGAAAATTAAAAATAAAAGTTATAAAAAAAAATTATACAAGAAAGAGAAAGAGAAGAAAAAAGAAAACAAAAAAGGTATATGATAAGGATGACTTTAGAAGCGGTGACGGAATGTTAACAACTGTATGGGGCCCCAGTTTGTGGCATTATTTACATACTATGAGTTTTAATTATCCTGTAAAACCAACAAAGGGAGATAAAAAGAATTATAAAAAATTTATAATTAGTCTAAAACACGTTTTGCCTTGTAAATATTGTCGTATGAATTTACGCAAAAATTTGAAAGATCATCCATTAAAACAGAAAGATTTAAAAGATAGACATCATTTTTCACTATGGATGTTTAATTTTCATGAACATATCAATAAGATGTTAAATAAGAAATCCGGTTTAAATTTCGAACAAGTTAGAGAACGATACGAACATTTTAGGTCGCGTTGTACTATTGATTTAGCTGATGCTAAAAAGGCCTTTAAAATTGTTAAAAAGAAGAAAAAGAAAACAAAAAAGAAGAAAGAAAAAGGTTGTGTAGAGCCATTATACGGCAAAAAGTCAAAATGTGTTATTAAAATAGTTCCTAAAGATAAGAAAGTTCCAACGTTTCAAATGGATGAAAAGTGTAAAAAAAAGCGTTAATTATATATTAAATATTTAGGTAATATATAATGAATATGCCAAGTAGTCCAGGAGGAAATAATATCGACGGTCCACCCGAAATAGACCATTCTTTACCAACCGGAGCAACAAGCATGCAAGAAGCATTAGCAAATATTGATAATAGAAAAAATAAACGAGAGCCAGCGGGTGGTCGTAGAAAGCGCCGCAGAAAATCACGTAGAAAATCACGTAAAAAGAAAAGAAAATCACGTAAAGGTAAGAAGAAACGCAAGACGCGTAGAAAGAAGAAATCTAGACGTCGCCACCGCCGTTAATTTCATTTACTTCATCATCGTGATAACATCTAATGTATCGATACGTATAAAAAAAATATATAATTGCTATTAATGCGGCCGCGCCTATAGAAAGAGCAACTCCTAAAGTATTGAAAACCATTTACAATAATGCTTTAAAAAAATTGACGTAAATAGTTTCATATTAATATACAATAATATGAAATACTACACACGAAAAGAAATTGCTAGACATAATAAGAAAACAGATTGTTGGTTAATAGCTAATAATAGTGTTTATAATGTTACTAAATTTATTGAAAAACACCCAATTGGCAGCGAACCAATAATAAGAAAAGCAGGAACTGATTGTACAATAGATTACAATTTTCATTCAAAATCTTCAAGGAAGGTTTGGAATGAATATAAAATTGGTGAATTAGAAAGAGATTGTTGTATAATTGTTTAAAAAGCCGAAAAAGTATTTAATCGTGGAAGAGGTAATACGTTGCTTACTGAGGCGGCACGATAATTAGGAACTTTTTTGCACTCGAAAGCAGGTTCAGGGCAGCGAGCACAAGGAGCACAAGGAGGACAAGGTTTTTGACGAGGGCAAGTTCGCGAGTCAGGGCATTTAGGACATACTGGTGGAACAACTTCAGATTTTAAAATGTATTTGGACATATCAACACCAGCATCTTGAGCCATTTTTCTTTCTTGACGTTCTACTTCTTTCTCTAAGTGTCCTTCTCTTCTTTCAAGTTTTCGTTCTCTTCTTCTTTCACCGTGACGACCGTGACGACCATGTTTATGATGTCCTTGATTATCATGATGATGTTTTCTAGTTCTTCTTCCAGGAACAACAATATCTTCTAAATCAGATATAATAGATTGATAGTTACCATCGTTATCAGATGAATTACCTAATTCATTAGATGAATCGGACAAATCTGATGAATCAGTAGAATTACCAAATGGGTCATATTTGGAGCCTTTTTCTAAAGCAGGGTTGGAATTAGGGTCAGCATTTTGTTTTTTCATGTCGTCCATAGCTTCTTCAGAAGGACTATCTTTATTTTCGAAATATTCTTTTACTGTAAATCCTAAAGTTGATAAAACCAAAACAGCAATTAATAATAAAAATAGATGAGTTTTATGTAATTTCATATAAATTAAGCAATGAAAAAAAAAATATTAGATAATTATATATTATGCCTTATCGGTCATTAACACACGGAAGAGTTAGAGGTGCACAGTCACCACCAGCAAATGCTCATACAAATCAAGTAAAAGCAATTGAATCACAGAAGGGTGTAGGTAATAATGGTCCAATTCGTAAAAATAATAGCAATAATAGACAGTCCACAACAAGGACATTAAGTAGAAATTTTCTAATGGCTCCAAATGCTTATGGTAATGGAAGATTTTCACCTGGACAAGGTAAAGGATTTCCAGAAGCAACACCATTACCAAGTGTAGGTTCAGTAAACAGATTTGCTAGAAGAGCAATCGCACGAAGAGCAGTAACAAAAAGAATTGGAGTTCCTGGTAGTGAAAATTGTTGTCCTGATAATAAAAATACCTCCTTCCAAAACCTACTCCCAAATCTAAGTTTTACAATACAACAATTCAATAATGCTGGATATGTGGATCCCTTCCTCGGCCCTCTTCCTGCTGGATGGCCCACAGCAAATGGAAGATTATTCATAAGTGCCCCCCTAAGCAATGTCCAAAATGTTTATACGTCAAACACAAGCGCTTTATTTCCCAACAATAAATGGGGAAAAAGTTATATTACGATTCTGAATTCTCCCTTCGCTGATATAAACAAACACTTCCTTCAGATAGGGTTGTCTGATTGTCTCCCTGATTTCCAGATTCAAACAGCAAAACATTATAAATTAAGTGTCGGTGATGAAATTGGTGTTCTTTTTTCAATAGATATAGTGGGGAACGTACTAAATATCTTGGCGGTCGGCGGCACGTTTGGTTTAGGGTTTAAACTTGAGAAAGATCCCGCGTATGATGCTACGAATGCGAGTACTTCAGCGGGAGCCAACGACACCTTTGAAATATTTGATTACAATCCGAACAGCGGCAACCCTTCTGGCTCTGCTAATCTCTTAACTGAGCCGAATCGTCCAAATTGGTGGAGTAATGCAGATTGGAGTGGATTTTTCAACAGGGATTTTAATACCAGTTTGATTGATATAAACACAAATAAAATAAATATTTCTTTAACAGAAATATAATCTTGATTTATTATATAATGATGAAAATTCAAGATTTATTCGAACCATTAAGTGCAAAATATTGCGATTATTTTTACTATCTTTCTGTTATTTTCTTTGTATTAACTTGCATGGGAGCATTAACTATATTATCTTCTTTAATTAAAGGTAAAAACAAAATGTCTATTGGCGATATGGCTGTAGTTATTTCACAACCATTACTTTTATATTTCATTAATCGTCTTTATTATTCAATGTGTGTTGGATCATTAAATTAATTATTAAATAATTTATAAATAATAAACTATTTAATATATGGATTGTGGTGAATGGTGTTTATGTTTATGTTTATCATATTATTTAGGATGTGGAACATTATTTGCGGGAACCATTTGTTATGAAGAATATATAGCTTATAAAAAAATTAAAGAAGAATATGAAAATTTTCCTAGAGAAATAGAAATAGGCAGACCTAAAAGTTTTTTTACTATGAATCAACGAGAATATGAACGTTTACATCCTCCTAGAAATATAGTATTATCAAGAATTGACGAAGAAGGGGAATCAATAAGTGAATATTAAAATAATTTAAAAACTTCTTGTAATAGTAAGATAGATGTTAAAAACATATTGCGTAAAAGATTTATTAGAAGTTGGAATGGATGAAGCAGGTCGCGGCCCAATGTTTGGACGAGTATATGTGGCTGGTGTAATTATACCACCAGACGAAACGTTTTCACAAGAGTTTATTAAAGATAGTAAAAAATTAGGAATGCGAAAAAGATTAATGGCTTTTGACTATGTTAAAGAAAATGCGATTGATTGGGTAGTTGAATATAAAGATGAGAAATATATAGACAAGCATAATATTTATGTTGCTAATTATAATGCTATGCATGATGCTTTAAATAAATTACTAGTAGAACCAGAACACATATTAGTAGATGGTAATTATTTTAAACCATATTGTTCTCCTAGTGGTAAGTTTATAAACCATACAACAGTGGTAAAGGGTGATAATGAATATGCTTCTATAGCAGCTGCTTCTATATTGGCTAAGGTATCAAGGGATAAATATGTAGAAGAAATGTGCGATAAATACCATGAGTTAGACGAATATTATGGATTACGTTCAAATAAAGGATATGCTTCAAAGCAACATTTGGATGGAATAAGACAATATGGTTGTACTAAATTCCATCGTAAATCATTTGGATTATGTAAAACAAGCAAGGAAATAGTATTAGAAGGGCAATAGGGTAGAAAATTGAAATAATATTAATTATTAAATTAATACTATTAAAACAACACTTGACTTATATACATAAATGAGCTCTTTCGCGCATTCACCCCAAATTCATCAATCGGCCGATAGTGCGGCAGAAGATTCTGGAAAAAGTTATAAAGGTTTTAAGTTTATATTTGCTATTAATGCGACATCCAAGCTTGGTAATAATATTTGGTCTGTTCCGAATAGAAGATTTCTATTAACAGAATTTCAAACACAAAAATTATTTGGACAGTATATTACATCAAATTGGTATAGTAACCAATATTCGAAAGGAACTTGTATTAGATTTGCGGTGTTGATGGTTCAAAATGATTGTGCTATTGCTACTGTAGAAAAAGATTTAAATAGTTTGGGAAATCCATTTCCAACATTATTTGATATTCCACCCTATGTAAAAAAGTTTAGTTTCTTTGATATGTCTCCGGTTCTTCTAGATAGTTGTATAATGTGTGTTAATAACAAAGGAGATTTCACTTTTACTATGAGAGCTACTAATTGTAATTGGGATATACTACACTTACATATTTATAAAGACACACCAGAAACTTGTATTATCTCCCAACCAGAATTTGAAATCTTCAAGCCATTTTGAGTAATTAAGTTGGTATATAATAAATTTTTTTTGAAAATTGATTTTTATAATAGGTTTAAAAAGCTTATTATAATAATAATATAATGGTGCGCTACTGCATATTTGATACTGAAACAACAGGTCTTCCTAAAGAAAGGAACGCCAAGCCCGAACAACATTATTTATTTCCTCATGTAGTTCAATTGAGTTGGCTTATTTATGATGATGGAAAAAATACAATAGATCAGATAGAAGATCATATTATAAAAATTCCAGAAGATGTGGAAATTCCAAAAGTGTGTAGCGATATACATGGTATTACAAAAGAGATATCAAATGAAAAAGGAGAAGACATAAATGAAGTATTGCGTCAATTTACAGCAGCGTGGTTGAGTTGTCATATATTAGTAGGTCATAATTTGAAGTTTGATAACTCAGTATTACAAGCAGAATATTGTAGAAATGGAACTATTAATTGGTTAGGTCGTCATCGCAAGATAGAATACTGTACTATGAAGAAGGGATTATTGTGGACGAACTTTTGGCTTCCTAGTAAATTTAAACCAGGGACAAAATATAAAAAACCCCCAAAGCTTATGGAACTACATCAAGAGTTATTTGAAACTATCCCTAATAATTTACATAATTCTATGATTGATGTGTTTGTTACGTTTCGTTGTTTACATCAAATGATTTATGAAAAGGATATATTTGATGGTGTAAAACATGTTGAACTTACCGATTATTACAACAATATGTGTGGATTGTAATTAATTCAATATTTATTAATTAATGAATTAATTTTTTCTTCTCTTTTTACGCCTAGTTTTTCTTTTTTTTTTCCTTCCACCATCTGTATTTCTAGTAGGTTTATATTCATATTTGGAACCTTTTCTTAGAAAAGAAGCGTCCATAACATCACTATCAATTAAACTACCAAGACTTAAATTTGGTATTTTAAGATTTTTTAAAATAGTAGGAACAATAGAAGAATATTTCATTATTAAATCAATAAATGGTTTTAATCCATGTATTTTTTCCAAAAACTTTAAAGGAATGAAAACATCAAACATAGATAAAAATATTGTTATTGCTATCGTTCCTAAAATACGCACAGGAAGGAAATATAGTTTTGATCCCGACATAATAAGTTTATCTACAGATTCACCCATAGAATTATCACCTGGAAATAAAAGAAATATACCTTCTTTTGTAATTTCTGTAATTTTGATACCTAAATTTTTTGCTTTATTTATAAAAGCAACTGGATCAAGTTTTAATTGGTCTAATATAGCTTTTCCTACTTCTATGGAAGCTTTTGCGAAGTTTTGTGCGTTTCTTGCGGCCTTTTCATTATACGGAGCAGTAGCATCAATAAGTTTTTTTTCTAAAGTATTATCGGTTATTTCTGTAGCTCCACCACGCATTCCTCCTGTTATCGCAGCATCATTTTCATCCATTTTTACTTGATCCATTTCATCATCAGAAGAGTCATCATCATTTATCATTTGATAAGTATAACTGTTTAGAGGGTCCAAATCGAACATCCCTCTACATTCTCCGCTACAAAATCCTAGTGGTTTTCCTTTTTCATATTCATAGCTTTCTCGTCCTTCACGCACGTAATAAATTTTTCCGCAATTTTCACATCTAGCTGGTAAAATGGCTCTTCCTTCTTCTTGTTTTTTTTCTTCCTTTTTATCACCTATAATTTCTTCTAGTGGTTTTAATTTTAAGTCTGGTATTAAACTCATGATATATATTCATTAGAAAATTATGAACCACACATTAAACAATCTTCCTCTTCCTCTACATTTGATGTCTTCTTATCAGGCTCAATTGTAAATTGCTGAGGAGCAGCTTTTGCTTTTGTGCGTAGATAATAAATACCGGTTTTAAGTCCTTTCTTCCACGCAAACATATGCATAGCAGTCAGTTTCTTGTATGATGGTTCTTTCATCCATAAATTAGTGCTTTGACTCTGACAGATAAATGCTCCTCTATCAGCAGACATTTCTAAAATATGTTTCATAGGAATTTCCCATACTATCTTATATTTCTCCTGTAATCCTTTGGGAATACCCTTAACATTTTGAACTGAACCATTTTGTCTGATAATACTATTCTTAATTTCATCCGTCCATAATCCTAAATCAATTAGCTCTTTAAGAAGGAATTTATTGATACATACAAATTCACCAGCAATTGTTCGTCTAACATAAATATTACTGGTAAACGGCTCAAAACATTCATTATTTCCCAAAATTTGAGATGTAGAAGCAGTAGGCATGGGTGCTAGAAGAAGAGAATTGCGTAAGCCATGTTCGGAAATATTCAATTTAAGACTATCCCAGTCATAACGATTGGAAGGAGTAACATTCCACATATCAAATTGTAAAATTCCATGTGAAGCAGGAGAACCCTTAAAAGAACTATATGGTCCTTCTTTTTGAGCTGCTTCCATACTAGCCTCTAACGCTGCGTGATACATAGTTTCAAAAACATTTTTATTAATTTGTTTTGCTAGGTCACTATGAAAAGGAATATCCATTTTTGCGAATGCATCTGCTAGACCTTGAATACCAATTCCTATTGGTCTATGTTTCATATTACTATTTTTAGTTTTATCAGTTGGATAAAAATTAATATCAATAACATTATTGAGATTTCGTGTAACAATCTTGGTAACTTTATGAAGAAGTTCATAATCAAATTGATTTCTTAGTAAGTTAAGTGTATTATCATATCCACCTATTTTTTCTTCACCGTGTAGAAGAAGTGGTAGAGTTTCAACATTAAATTGTTTTTTATAGTCTTCAAACATGGATGGATCAATTATAACTTGATTATATTCGATATTTTTACGATTAAGTAAATATTTAAGAAGGTCACACCATTTACAGTCATTTTTTGTATATACCGTAATGGGTTTTGTAAATGGCGATACAGTTTCTTTAATGAATTTACTTAATGCTATGGATGCTAGATTACATACAGCGGTTTCTTCATCGTTACTATATTCTACAATTTCAGTACACAAATTACTAGATTTAATAGTTCCAAGATTTTTTTGATTAGATTTGGAATTACACGCATCTTTGTAAAGCATATAAGGTGTTCCTGTTTCCATTTGTGAATCTAAAATTCTAAACCAAACATCACGGGCTTTAATAGTTTTAATACCTTTACCTTCATCTTCGTATTTTGTATATAACTTTTCAAATTTTTCACCATAACAATCACTTAGGCCGGGACAGACATCCGGACACATAAGAGTCCAATCAGCATTTTGTGCTACTCTTTTCATAAAGAGATCAGGAATCCATAAAGCATAGAATAAATCACGTGCTCTCATTTCTTCATCTCCATGATTTTTTTTCATTTCTAAAAACTCAAAAATATCACCGTGCCATGGTTCAAGATAAATAGCAAATGATCCGTGTCTTTTTCCACCACCTTGGTCTACATACCTAGCTGTATTATTAAATACACGCAACATAGGTACAAGGCCATTACTAGTACCATTAGTGCCGCGAATATGAGAACCGGATGCTCGTATATTATGAACATGTAAACCAATTCCTCCTGCCCATTTTGAAATAGCAGCACAGTCAGATAAGGTATTATATATACCCTTAATACTATCACTTTCCATAGCAATTAAATAACAAGAACTTAATTGTGGTCTTGGAGTACCAGCATTAAAAAGAGTTGGTGTTGCGTGGGTAAAATATTTTTGACTCATATAATTATAAGTTTCTTCAACTTTATCCATATTATCTTTGTGAATACCGATAGCAACTCTCATCCACATTTGTTGTGGACGTTCTACAATAACTTTGTTAATTCTAAGTAAATATGCTCTTTCTAATGTTTTAAATCCAAAATAATCAATAAAATAATCTCTTTCGTAATCAATCATTGATTGAATTTTTTGTTTATTGTTTTTTATAATAGTAAATTGTTCTTTCGAAATAATTGGATGATGAACTCCGTGAATATCTTTAAAATCATATAATTTTTTAGAAACTTTATACATGTCTTGATTTGTGTTTTTGTGATGATTAGAAATAAGAATTCTGCTGGCTAATACACCATAATCAGGGTGTGTTGTAGCAAGAGAAGCGCATTGTTGAGCTGTTAATTCATCAATTAATATGGTAGATATTTTATTGTACAGTCTATCTATAACTTTTTGAACTAATCCAGTATAATTAACATTTAGTTCTCCCTTTCCAAGTGCTTTTAGCCTTTTAAGAATTTTATCAAAAGAAATATTTTCAGTTTTACCGTTTCGCTTAGTTACACAATCTTCAGTATTCATAATATAAAATAATTTATATTATAAATTTTAAGTGGTTGTTTTAATTTAATATTAAGTTTTAAAAAAAATAAATATATAATTTATAATGAAAAACTTATTAAACAAGCTTTTATTTTTAAGTGCTATTTTATGTTTAGCATTAGTTTTATCAGGTTATACTAAAGAAGGTTTTATATGTTCAACAAAGAACTATCCAAATGTATATGAAGATGTATTAGTAAAGGGTTCGATATTAGATGCCGAAAAAGCATATCGATTTGCTAATGACGAATTAAAAGAAGATGAAAATAAAAATGTAGTAGAACCAGGATTTAATTGTCGTCGTGTTGGATTTTTCTGCAGTAATGTTTCAAATGTTTATTAGTTAGATTTTGCGTCGAATGATTCTGTTCTTACTTTAATAACAATATTTTGATTTTTATCCATTTTTGGACTATCAATCAAGCCACAACTAGCAAATAGATTTTTAGCATTTTCTTCTAATTTAATTAATGAATTAGGTGTTAATTTTTTTTTTCTTTTACTTTTAGGTTTACGATGTTCATATCCTTCAACTCTTTCCTTTTCAATAGTATCCCATATACTTTTTAATTTTGGTTGACTATGATTGAACCATTTTCGGTTTCTTGGAACTAATACACACGAATAATCCTTTAAATACCAGTAAATTTTACATACGAAATTTAAATCATTTGATTCGTCTAAAGTTTTATCATACCAAATATTGAATTCTTCTTTTGAAATATCAACCGGTGAATATTTATAAATAGGTTGTTCGCCATCATAAAATCGTATAATAATTCCTTTTCGTTTATTGTTAGCAGTTCTTGTAAAACTATCTCCATCATCTAAAAATTCTTGATAAGTCTCATATTGTTTGAATACAGTTTCTAGAAAATCACATTCTTCGAAATCCCAAACTTCCATTTGTAATTGCATTTGAATCCAATATTCTTTTTTTGGTATACCTGTAAGTTGGCGTGTTGTAGGATTTTTGACTTCTACCATTCTTCCATACCTATCATTACCTTCTTTAATATTTATACCATCTGGAGAAGCAAGAAGATACGGGTATGATTTATGAGCCATACAACCGAATTCTCCTACTATGGTATCAAAATCATATTCATAATGCATAATAGACAATGGTTCAAATAAATGTCCATTATGAAAAGCGGTATTAATATTGGTAGATTTTGATAGTTTCATATTCATTGGTTTACATTTACTGTAAATTAAACTATTTTGCATTGATTGACTGTCTATCGCTTTCCAAATATCACTAGCAGATAATCCGCTTCTGCGAAATTCAAACCATTCCTTCGATCTTTGTTCTAATTGAGGGGTGTTAATATATTCCGTTACTAACTTTTTAACTTTTTTATTGTCTGGTTTATTTATTATGGTTGTATTACTATATGATCTAAAAGCATTATGTTTATAACAGTATATTTCTATCGCATCCCATACTTGCCCTTCAACATCAAAATCAAATAAATTAATAACATCACAGTATGATTTTTTTACATTACTTAATACATTTTCAAATAAGATTTCATCGAAATGTTTATCGCTATAAATAGATATATTGTTATTAATTACATCGTTAACAATATAACAAACACTTTCTTTAAAATCTTCAATATCCTTATCATTTATAACAGTATTTGGTGCTTCTAATTCATCAAGTATATCTTTAAGACATTGTAAATCGTTCCAAAAGACATTAGTCATAATATAGTATTATAACATTTATTCTTTATTATTTTTATCAATTTTAGTTTTTTTTCGACGTATCTTAGTTGTTTTATTTTTTGTATTATTTGTCTTGGGGGTTTTCTTTTCATTTTTTCTTAATGTAAATTTACGAGTATTATCATTAAAAGTAAGTGCTGGGATAGCTAATATTTTATTTGTTTGTATACAATATGTAACATCTTTTGTTTTTTGTAATTTTTTTCTTTCTAAGCAGCTTAATAAATAACGTTTTAATTTTTTCGTCTGCTCTTCTGTATAATCTTTTTCATTAGAATAACTAATTACATACTCATTTATTTTTTTAAGTTTTGAACCTTTACCAAGTTTTGTCCATGGTTTATTTATATTTATCTCTAATTCTTTTTCTAAAAATCGTTCAATGTTGCTTGTATTAGGCGTGGTTTCGTATATTTTAGTATTATTGTTTAATAGCATAGTTTGATATTTTATATTTTTTAATTCAAGACATTCTTCTTTTTTAGGTTCTTCGGCCATGTGTATATATATATATAATGTTCTGAAAAGTTTATATCCATTTTTTATAGTATTGTTTTAATTTATATGAAATCTATTAAAATTATTGGTAAGCGAAATGTAGATAGTTTTAAACCAAAAGAAGAAAGAAAACGCAAGATTCTAAACAAACTAGCTGAAAAAAAAGAACTATTAAAAGAAAATCAACTTAAATTAGTAAAAAAGTTGTGTACTAATGAAGAGTTTTCTGGTAATAAATTTGTAAAAAAAGAATTGGAGAGAAAAATAAAAAGTTATCGGATGCAGGACATAAAAAAAGATAAATTAAATGAAGAAAAATTAATAAAAATAGACGAATGTATAGACAAGTTAGTTTTATCCAAGATGAAATGTTATTATTGTATGGAAGATATGCTATTGGTTTATGAAAACGTAAGAGAACCAAAACAATGGACATTAGATCGACTTGATAATAGTATAGGACATATTACAGATAATGTAGTAATAAGTTGTTTAAGTTGCAATTTAAAACGAAGAACAATGGATGATAAAAAATTTAAATTTAGCAAGCAAATGAAAATAATCAAAAAAAATTAATATTAAATTATATTATAAATGAGTGGAAAAGTACCAAAAAGAGTATTAACTGAAAGAACCGGTGGGTCAAGAGAAGGTAGTAGAATAGTAAATGGTGTTAAAATGAATGAAGGAGCGGCATTGTTAGGATTAGTTGGTAGCGTAGGACATAGGAATACTGCTTGGACTCAATTAAAAAAAAGGTCATTTACTAGTGAGTTACAAGTTGATTGTAAGGAAGGTAAAATTCCTCAGTCAACTTGCGCTACTATTACAAATAGTATGAAATTATTTTAAATTTGTTTTTTAAATTTACCATATATACTTCTATATTGTAAATTGCGAATATTTTTGTATCTAGGCATAGTTTGATAATGAAATTTACGCCATAGTTTTTGAAATTTTTCAACTCCATTATGTTTAAAACAGAAATCTCTATTTTTGTATCTATACATAATAATTGTATTAATTTCAAAGGTTCTTTCTGGCTCCAACCCTCTTACGTAGTGAATAAAATCTATACAATCAATAGTTCCATCATATATTAGATCTTCCTTGTTAAAAGAGCATAATGCTAGATTTTTTGTATTGAAATAATTGATATAATCTTCTTCACCTTGTTTTATTCCGTGTGATTTCTTACTCCATTTTTCATATATAGCTATAGTAAGTTGTGGTGGATAGGTTTCACTTAGGTCTTCCATATTTGATATAACGAATTATTATGTGTTAAAAACTTTTCAATTTTTCCACACTAACATATAAATGAGTAAAAAGGTACGTTTTGCGCAACAATATGAAATTAGTAAATGGACACCAAAAAAAAGTGAAGAATTCAAGAAAACAAATAGATTTGAACGTATTGATACACGAAAAGAAATAATTCCAATAGAAGAAGAATTGGTAATAAAACATGAGACAAATTATGAAATGAATATACGTGAATTAAATAGTGAACGTATGACTCAAAGAGATAAAATAGCAAATCTAGGCAACCCATTTATGGAAAGTAATAATTATTTAGAAGATTTAAGAGTTCAAGATAATTTCCTAAGACCACAAAATAGTAATATAAATAGTAGCAATAATAAGTATTTAAAAACAGATTAAAATACTACATTATATGAGTTCAGGGTTATCTACACAGAACAGTTTATTATTGAAAAAATTATTAGAATTTTATAATAAAGATGGAAATATGGAAAAAATTCTACCAATAATTAATGGAGAATCAACAGTTTCATTAAGATTGGTAGATTGGTTCGCTACAAATTATTCGAAGAAATATTATACTGTTTATTTATTAAAAGACAGTTATGGCGTAGAAAAAAGATTTAAAGTTTATATTGATTATAAACTAAAATTAAAGGCATACAGCAAGAAACGATTTGATCCATTTTGTCGTTGGGATAGAATTACTATTCCATATAAAAATGATTGTGTTATTCAAACAACAATTGGACAATTAAATTTTTTCAAATGGGTTCTAGAATATAAAATTTTAGATTATATTGAAAAGAATTTTAATGATATTAAAAAAGACCAAGACAATAGAAATAGCACAGCTAAAAATAGAAAAGTAAAGATAAAGAAAACACGGAAAAAACGAGAAGAATTATCTATATCTGCTTCTAAAAGCATTAAAAAAGAACAAGTAGAAATAATCGTTGATTTTAAGTAAATTAATTTTATATAAACTAATTATATATGAAATTAATTTTGATTTTAGGAGTTACATTATTAGTTGTTCTTATATGTCAAATTTATATGAGTTTAAAAGATAAAGAAGGGTTTAGCAGTGCGGTATTAGAAGCAGGAGAACGATCTTTTTTAAATAAACAGAATGATTATTGGGGTTTGCGAAGTATCGGAATTGGAGCAGGTTTATTAAGAACAGACCCTGAAGTAAATAAATGGTTTAAATTAGATAATGATAAAAAATTACAAACATATACTCCGGAAATAACAGGAAGTCAAACAGAAATGGATAAAAAAATAACGCAATGTAGAGTTTTAACAAGTTGTGACCAGCTTCAAGAAGGTGATCAGGGCGATTGTGGTTATTGTGCTTACGATAAAGAATTTCGTTATGGGGGTAAAGATGGTCCTGCACCAGATGTATGTCCTAAAAAAGCATGGACAAACAATAAAGAAAAATGTAAAGAATTACGTGAAAAAGCAATTTGTTCCAAAATAAAAAGTTGTGGAGATTTATATGGCGAAGCAGCAGATATTTGTGGATTTTGTCCCACAACAGGAACCGGAATGGTGAAAAAAGAAGTAGGTGGTAAATTAGTTCCAAAATACAGCGATGATGTTTGTGGTGGTGATGGATATGGATTATTATCTGCTGAAAAATGTGGACAATTTTTAAAAGATCATCCTTGTATTACACCTTACTATTTATCTGGTCCACATAGTGCTGAATGCGTGAGAAAATTATGGAAAAATTCAGGTTGTACTGATGCTACTCCTTATGGAAAGACACCATTACAGTTAGGTGAAGCAATAAGGATGTCTTATAAAGAAGCCGGTGAAATAATGAATAATACAAATACTAAAACAAGAGACAATGTTTATAATACAGCAGTTCAAAATAGTGATATCTGTTTTGGTAATCATGATAACATTGATCCATGTGATCCAAAATTTAGTAGGGAAGGAGTTCCTCACCCAGAATGTTTGAAAAAAGAATTTTTAGAATCTGGATGTGATACAAATGGAAAGGGGTTTAAAAAAATAGAACAAGGAGTTTCTGGTTCAAAACAACACGTAGGAGATATATCAAAATATAGCCAAAATCAGGCAGCTTGGAATATTCCTGGATTTACTTATCCATTTTCTAATTCTACGAATTCTAATGATTACAAAAAAACTATTAATAGAGTAAATAAATTAATAGGAGAAGCAGCAGATTACGGGACAAGAGCAGACGCTTCAATGATATGTTTAGGAACCACACCTCCGCCTCCTCCACCTATAACAACTGGTTGCACAGTTACGAAATTATTATTTCCTTTAAATTATGAAGGGGTTGTTACAAAGATAAATGGAGAATCTTGTTTTATTATGTGGACTTCATTTACAAATATTGGGGGCTCTTCAGTAGTTCAATGGGGACAAACAGTTAATAGTAAAGAAAAAGTAGAAAGGTCTTCAAAATCAAGGGAACAACAGGCAGAAGGTTGGGGATGGCCGGGTATTAACCCAACTGGACAAACAACTTTAAAAACAACATATTCTAAGGGACAATTATCTATAAAAGAAGCTTGTGGAGATTTAAAATCTGGATGTAAAAGAACTTGTAATGAAGCAGTCGCAGATGTATTATATAAATTTCCTCCACCTAGAGATTGCGTTGTTGGAGAATGGGGTGCATGGAGTAGTTGTACTAAAAGTTGTGGCGGCGGTAGTCAGAATAGCACTAGACCTATATTATATCCTGCTAAGTTTGGTGGAAGACCGTGCCCTGCTACTACTAAATATAAAGCTTGTGCACAAAAACCTTGTTTGAATCCAAATTTTTATGAATGAAATTAATATGTTTATAAATAAAATAACATATTAATATAAGTATGAATATAACAGATATTGGAAAAGGAATTTTAGCAGTGACCATAACAGTATTAGTATTTTATTCGATAGGCTTAATACCAGGATATTCTTGGAATATATTAGCTTTATTTGGTATAATGGGTATTTACATCAAAAATTATCAAGATATAGAAGGATTTTTAATTTATTCGTTTTTCTTTTTATCTATTTTAGGATTGTTAGGTATTTTTGATTCTGCTATGAATGATAATAAAGAAGGATTTTACGTGAATAGAATGAAATTAATAAATAGTAATATAACAGCAAAACAATGTCAAGATGTTTGTGAAGCAAATAGAGATTGTAAATTTGCGATAGTCCCTTTAAATACAAGTGAAGCATTTCCAGCAGAACAACATAAATGTTGGTTAAGTTATGGGGTTCAACAATATAAAATAGGAAATGCTAATAGTGGATATGATGTTTGGAAAAATAAAAAATATAAAGACCCAATAACAATTGCTAGAACTTTTGCATGGCCTTCAACTTTTAGAGGCAGGGGGAGTTCACGGAGTGGAGCAATGGTTAGGACTACATCTGGCCGATGGGATAATATAACCATTCGTTATGAACAATTCTCACCAATGTATCCACTAAATTTAAATTTTTCAGCAGTAATGAAAGACCAGGGATGGGGTAATCCAACTTGGGGTATTTATATTAGATTAGAAGGTATGAATGGTGAAACAGTATATCAAACAGTTTTAAAAGCACCACGTTCTGTTAGAAACGTTAGGAAGAGACGCTGTAGTAGATATAGTTGTGGTAGATATTGGAATTGGGCCTTTTGGAACGGTGGTTTTTGGAGAACTAGATATTGTACTAGATGTAATTATTATACACAGTCTGTAGCCGGACCTATGATTCCTATTTCAACTTATATACCTAATTTACCTAATAAAAAAATAAGGGCAGTAAGAATTTGGGCACAAACTAGAGGACAGGGACATATGTTACAGAGTTCAAAAGTGAGTTATAGTTTAGTTGCTCAACCTAGTTAATTATTGTTTTATATAAAATAAAATAATAATTAAATATATATAAATGAAATTAAATTTAGGCTATATTGTAATAGGTATTTTTATAGTATTATTAGTAATAAGATATTTTATGAAAAAATCAATATATGAGGGATTAGATAATAGTATTATTTTCGGAGAAGCTGAAAGTAGACAGAAAAATTATCTGGATACTCAAGACAAATATTGGTCGCATCGCAGGTTTCCTCAAACAGCACCAGGATTATCAGGGGACGTAAAATTTAAAAAATTAGATATTGAAAAAAAAAATTTACTTGATACAAATCCTTCTGCCCATGTTGATACAAGCTCTATTGGGAAAAAAATAGAAAAATGCCGTATTATTAATAAAACATTAGATTGTGACCAAATAACAGCAGATAGCGGATGCGGTTATTGTTGGGAAACAAATAAAATTTTATATGGAGATGCCAGTGGACCTACAGCGGATGTATGTGGTAAAAATTGGGTAAAACCAGGTCAAGAGGCTGCTTTTCAGTGTAAAAAGAAAAAAGAACAAGCAATTTGTAATGATATGAAGGATTGTGGAGATACTGGTGGAGAAAAAAGTATATGTGGATGGTGTCCTACTAAAGCAAAAGGTATGGTGAAGAAAAACTTACCTGGAGGTGGATTTGGAACCAAGTATGATGATGATAAGTGTAATTGGAAAGAAGAAATATTGGCTGCTGGCGATACTCGTTTTGTTGAAAAGAAAGATTTAAAAACAAAGTTACCAAGTCAATTTGGAGAAAGTCGTAAATGGCACGACCGTGATGGGAAAGTATATGATTGTGAAGAATATTCAAAAGGAAGTAATTGTAAGGCATGGGGAAATGGTTATACTTATCAAAATTTAACAGGTAATAAAGCTTGTGTTGCTTGTGGTGGCGGAACTACCGATTTTCCATTTAAAGGAGATTTACTTTATGGACCCGAAGAATGTAAAAAATTTGAAGAAAAATTTCCGTGTTTAACCCCGACTTGGAAAACAGGTCCTCATAGTCAAGATTGTTTAAATAGTTTATGGGGTCGTTCTGGATGTAATGGTAATTTGGAGGAAAGAGTAAATGACCAGGAAGATTATAAATGGTGGAATTCTCATTCTTACATATTAGCAGGTGATAATATGAAACAATATTCTACTTATGCTAATACAGGAGAAAATTATGAAGAATCAGATAAATATACTCAAAAGTGTTATGGAAAACAAGTAGACCCGTGTGAAACACGATTTAATCCAAGACCTGCAAAATGCGCTACTAAGTTATTTAAACAACAAGGTTGTAATAGTAATGGTAAATTTTATCCTGAAAATTCACAAAATTGGCTGGAAAGCAATAGTGATTGGAAAAAGGGTATGACTGATTCTAGTTATTGGTCTAATTCAACATTGGCTAGTAAAGTGAGATTTATGAAAAATAAAATTAATAGTATGTCTCAAACACCAAAAAACGACTTCAACTCTTTAATTGAATATAATGAATATTGTATGGGAACTAAGCCTACAATTCCTTGGAATAAACCATGTTGGACAGATTTCGTTCAAATGATGACTGTAACAGAATATATTAAATTAGAAAATGGAGCATTAAATTTTTCAGGAAATAGCGGAGGTGGATTTAAATCAATATTACCAATAACAAATAATAATCAAACTTGGAAAAAAGGAATGGCGTGGAAACCTGGATATATTTTAACAAAAGAAATGTATGAAATGGAATATTTCCCTTTTTGGAACTTTGTAAAAACGAATAAAGAAGTGTGGAATTCTAGATGGGCTGATTTCAAAAAAGCTTGTTTAGGTGTTCCAGGTACAAAATTAGGAGGAGATCCAGTAAATGCAACATGGAAAGGTTGGAATGATTGGTTAAGGAATGAACCAGAAGGCCAGGGAGATTGTGATAGAGATAGTGATTGTGCTGGGAATTTAAAATGTGCACAAGATCCATATTCGTTACCAGGTATTAGAAGTAATGGATTAATGGGTGGTGGTAGAGATTTTTGTTATGATCCTACAAAATATGGATTACCAACCAATGGAGATTATTTACTTTTTATGGATGGTTCTCCATTTATAATATCAATGCCTAGTAAATCAAATTTATCTTCTGCTAATAGTAGTGGTAGATTCTATAAGGCAGGAGAAAATTATATAGTTACAAAACAAGCATATTTACAAGAAGATTTTCCATACTGGAAATTAATTAGGATATCTAAATCAAATTAATTAAATAAAATAATAAAGAAAAATCAATTATTTTATTTAATAATTATTATAATGGGAAATAGTACATCTACAAGAAAAGTTAATTTTGAAGATGTTCAATATAGTATGAAAAATAAAAATAAATTCATACTTATCAATACGTTGAATAGCTCAAGACAAGAAGTATTAATTAAGAATACTTTACCAATCGATAAAGAAGAAGAGTTAATAAATACATTAATAAAAAAAAACCAGAATATAAATATAATTGTTTATGATGAAAATGCAAATGCTCCAAATTTAATGAAAAAATATGATCAATTAATAGGATTAGGCTTTATAAATGTATTTATATATCCAGGAGGTTTATTTGAATGGTTATTATTACAAGATATTTATGGTTATGAAAATTTTCCCACGAGTAAACAAGAAACAGATATATTAAAATTTAAGGGGAAATCTATATTTAATAACTATTATTTAACAAATGATGTAGATTAACAGGTTACGAGTGTATGTAGATAATCATCATATATTTCTATTTTACTTTGTGTTTTAATAAATGTTTCTATTGCTAACTGCCAATCTTCTGGTATAGCATTTATAAATTCTGTATTTCCATTTAATTTTAAAACAGGAATAGAACTATCATTAAGCCATTCTTCATGATATTTATGACATAATTCTAGATAACTTAATGGAATGGTTTCTCCCTTTCTATTTCTAATTTTAACTCGTTCTAATGATTTATTAGGTTCAGTTCCTACATATATTATTCCTGAAAAAGGAAAATCTTTTACAAATTCATCAAACCATTTTTTATAAATTTGTATTTCAATATCATTCATAGTTCCATTATCGTGTAACATTTTTGCGAAAACGTGTTTATCTGTATATACAGAACGTTCACAAATAATTATTGTATTATCATCACAACTATTCATAATTTCTCTTATTTGATGAACCCTTGAAATATAAGCCATCATTTGAAATGGAAAAGCAAACTTAATTTGGTTTTCATAATAACTTTCTATAACATTTTTACCATTTTTATCTTTTATACTTTCCCAAATATCTACTGGTTCAGGCAAATAGTAAATTTTCTTGTTTCCAAATAACTTGTATTGTTTTTTCATTAATTTGATAAGTGTGGATTTACCACTTCCGATATTTCCGTCTACTGTAAAGATATACATCTGGATATATTATGTTAAAGAGGTATTTTTTTAATTCAATTTATTTATATATAAAATTGAATTAATTATATACGTGTAAATTATTATTATTATAAACATGGATCTTACACAGCAAAAACTTGTTAAAAGTGAATGGGAATTTCTAGAAGTTCCTGTAGACGTAAAGGAAAAAAATATATTAAATATTATTTATAATGCGTATGGAAACACGGGTTATTCTCAAAATGATTCTATGAGTCTATTGGGATTTATGAAAATAGGAAACGATGATGATTCGTTTCACTATTATTTATACGAACAATATTTTCAAAGCTTATGTAAAAAAATTATTAAAAAATTTGATTTGTCTATTAAAATTAGAAGGCAAACAAAAAAGAAAAAAACGATTAAAAAGGCAGATATTATAAGAATAAATAGTTTATCTAGAAAGATTGATGATGTGCGTGATGTTATATTTGAGTTTATATTAATTGAAAATATTTATCAATTCTTTAATGAGGGTTTTAATAGTAAAAATTATTATAGTCTTACTCAGCTTATGAAAAATAAAATTCCTTATACTAATAAATATATATTGTATTTTGTACATGAGGTATTAGTTGAATATAAAAGTGAGGTATCTAAAAAGAAACTGATAAAAAATGCACTAAGTCATATAGAAAAAAATATTGATTTATTTAGATTTGCTGATATGAAACTGTATTCACATCAAGCAGATTTATTTGAAGCTACTTATAGAAAAGGAGCAAAGCTGATACTATACCAGGCTCCAACAGGCACAGGTAAAACTATGTCTCCGGTAGGATTAGCAAAAGGAAATAAAATTATATTTACCTGTGCGGCAAAACATATTGGTCTTCAGTTAGCAAAAGCCTTAATTAGTATGGAAATTCCTATTGCTATTGCTTTTGGATGTATTGATTCGGGAGATATTAGACTTCATTATTTCGCTGCTAAGGATTATGTAAAAAATAGAAGAACGGGAGGTATTTTCAGGGTGGATAATAGTAATGGTGAAAAGGCTCAAGTAATAATTACGGATATTCAATCATATTTACCAGCTATGAATTATATGTTGGCTTTTAATGAACCAAGTGATATTATTTGGTATTGGGATGAACCAACTATTACACTTGATTATGAAAATCATCCATTTCATCAAATTTTACAAAAAAACTGGAAACAAAATGAAATTCCAAATGTTGTATTGTCTTCAGCTACACTACCCAATAAAGAAGATATCATGCCTATGACTGCTTACTTTAATAACAAATTTAATACTAATAATGTTCAAGAAATTATTAGTTATGAATGTAAGAAATCGATACCAATCTTAGATGCTAACGGTAATATAGTAATGCCTCACTTCTTATTTAAAAAATTTAAAAAACTTAAGAAGTGTGCTAGACATATTGAGAAGAATAAAACAATATTGCGACATATTGATGTAAATGAGATGATTAAATTCATAATTTATGTAAATAAAAAAAAGTATATTTCAGGTCAATATTTATTGGAAAACTATTTTGATAATTTTGAAGATATTGAAATAATTAGTTTAAAAATATATTACTTGAGACTTTTGTCGTTAGTGAAAGATAACTGGAGTGATATTTATAAATATTTTCAAGAAAAAAATCGAAAAATGTATGATTCTGTTATTAAAATAACTACAACGGATTCTTATAGTTTAACAGAAGGACCAACTATATTCTTAACACAAGATGTTAAAAAGACAGCAATGTTTTATTTGCGAGTAAGCAATATTCCAGAGGATGAGTTAGATAATATTTTGGAAATTATGGCTGAAAATGAAGAATATATGTTAGAATTAGAAGAAGTGGAAAAAGCAGAGGAACATCGAAAAGATAAAATTGGTAGTGAAACACTAGCAAAAGATCATTCTAAAAATATCAAATCTGATGAATTTAAAATTTATCAAGCTTATTTGAAACGAGTTGCTTACTTAAAGGCTAAGATACAAACTATAGAGTTAAGTAGTAAATATATTCCTAATAGTGAGGCCCATATTAGAGAATGGTCTAAGGAAAAAAATACAAGTAAATCATTTAGCAGTGATATAGAAGATGATGTAGTTGAGAAGATTATGTATTTAAATGTAGAAAAGGAATGGAAAATTCTATTATTGATGGGAATTGGGGTGTTTGTAAAGCATGAAAATAAAGAATATATGGATATTATGAAAAAATTAGCAGAAGAACAAAAGTTATATTTGATTATAGCATCAAGTGATTATATTTATGGGACAAATTATCAATTCTGTCATGGTTATTTGAGTAAAGATCTAATAAATATGACTCAGGAAAAAATGATTCAAGCTTTTGGACGTGTGGGTAGAAAAGGTGCTCAAAGTGATTATACATTACGTATTAGAGATGATGCGTTAATTGAAAAACTGTATACAAAAGAGGAAAATAAACCAGAAGTAAGAAATATGAATAGATTATTTACATAAATTATCTTGTCGTATAATATAATGAATAAAAAATATTTTTTATTTGGAATTTTAGCTATTGTATCTTTATTTGTATTTTTTTCTATTTTAAGAACACGCACGATACCAGCTCATAGACATCATCATCATCATCCTAAAAGTCGATTAATTGGTGGATGTAGAGGAACTCGTTATGGTTGTTGCCCGGATAGTAGAACGGCTTGTAACAAAGATTGTAGTAATTGTTAAACACCATATCCTAGGGATGAGTTAGCTAACGCAAAATATAGTATTTTTTTTGTTTCTTTTATACGTTCATTTCTCTCCATTTTCTTTTTAGATTTCGGAGATAATGGAACACATATTCTACAATAAGGACATTTTCTAGGAAATTTTGGATTTAAATTACAGTCCATGCACCATTTATGTTTACAAGGAGATATATAAAATTTAGTTTTTTCTTGAAAGCAAATAAGACACTCTTCCATTATAGATAATATATATTATGGTTTTATATATATTATTTAATTTCAATCATTTTTTCTTCGATATACACCGGTAAAGAAAAGTTATCTGGTCTATATGATTGATCTATCCATTCTATAACTAATGGCATTGTTTCAGATAATGGAGATTTGCTCGTCCAATTTTCCTTATGTAATAATATTTGTAGTTTTTTTATTCTATTTTTTATTCCTCCCGCATTTCTTGGTGGAACATGTTTTAATGCCCATTCAAATTGCATTGATTCTATTTTCGTAGGAAATCCGTGTATTACACATATGTGTTTCCATCCACTACCTTTACTTGTTGTATATTTTGCCCCGCCTTTTATTTCACCGTTGTGAGCTCTTAATCGCTTTTTTACATTATTTGATACACCTACATAAGTATAACCTTTATTTTCAATAATATAACAAGACCAATTATCCATATTGAATAATATTATATTATAATTTTTATATTATTATTTAATCTGTAGTATTTTCCATTTGCGAAAATGACCTTTACAGTAGGCTATTGCTACTTTTGTGAGTTTTGATTTATAAGGAACTAAATATTGTTTTAAATAATTAACATGTATCGATGTAATAGGTTCGTTATATTGATATAAAAATGAAATATGTGGATTTTTTGGATACCACTGTGGTTTGTTTTCGATGGGTTTCAAATTGTAATATAACGCCCAGAAATCATCTTCTATCGATACTTGAGCTGTGTCTAATTCTACTTCAATTATTTTTGGATTTATAGCTAAATATAATCTTAATGCGTCTGAGTATGTTAAACTGTGTTTAATTGTAACGTGAGGTGTAAAGCCATTCGTAAATCTATGCCACGGGCCATTTTCTGGAATATACCAAACACAATATCCAAAATCTTTCATATATTGTGTTTTTATTTTTTTCTTTTTTTGCGGGTTTTCTTTCTCTTCTTTCTCTTTTTTCTCCTACCTCCTTTATTTGTGTGTTCTCGTATAAGGTCTTCTCTTAATGGAAAATCATCATTTATTACAGGCATAATATGTAAATTAAGTAGTCTTTCAGATTTGACTCGTGGAAGAGCTTCATGAAGAACACTTTGAGATTGGTCGTGCATTTGAACTTGTTCTGGAGATGATTTTCCCTTGATATATTTTGTTTTTCTACTTTTTCTTGAAGAATCCTTTGTGTCTGCTATAGGATTTCCATTCTTGTCAACAACAATCGATGGTTGTGATAATTTACTTGTATTATCCGGATATATTAAAGAAACAATTCCCCCTCTTAGTTGATCTCTTTTACTATATAGTTTTTGGATACCTGTCGATGACTGTGAAAAAGGGATACTTCTTTCAGCTATACTAAGACTATCATAATGAGGTATTCCTGGCACATTAGCAAACAGTTCAGAAGCTCCCGCTTCCAAAATCATAAAACCTAGTCTAAATTGTCCTTTATTTTCCAGTTTTCTAATCATTCCTATTTTTTTTTGTATTTGAATAGTTTCGGTTACAAAGTTTAAAATTCTTTCTTCAACATCTTGGCGATTAGGAAATCTCATATATCCGGATTTGATATCTGTATTTGAATCAAATAATTGTATATTAACTAATCCCATATTTGATATTCTCCAATTACCTAATATTTCATAAATTTTTTGGGAATTTACGGCTAAATCTGACGGAAAAGAAATATTTTTAAACATATTTATTATTTCAATATGGGCGGGTAATCTTGATATATTAAATTCTGCGTATGAAAGAGGATGTAGTGTTAAATTTCTAGGAAATTTAGTTATTTGTCGTGTATTATTTGAAGTAAGAGCACGGGTTAATGATTTATTTAATGTTTTTATATCAAGAGTTGTATTATGCAAATTAATTGTTGGTAATACATTATCATATAGCTCACTAATATTTGCGGATTGTATTTCCCAATGATATTCAGGTTGTCTAAATTCTTCTTTCATCCCAATGTTTTGGATAAATATATACATAATTATGCTCAAAATTACGGCTATTGTATTTTTCATATTCCCCCCACGTTGATATTTTCTACTTTTCTTAGCTTTACCTTTACCCTTTTGTTTTTTACTCTTTCCTCCTCCACTATTTTTAAAAACATTATTAATTATAATAACAAATTTTCCATTAATTGATAATATTAACCCTCCCTTTTTTTGTGAAACACTAACATTTATAGGTTTATCTAAAAAGTCTTTTGGAAATGTGCCAAAAACTAAATATTCTAAACTAGAAGCCTTTTTAAATATAGTTGTATTTTTATTAATAAATTCACCTATTGTAGTCATATATATTATTCTTTTATTTAAAGTTATAAAACTTATATTAATTAATGAGCGAACCAGAATATGTGATGCTAAATCCAGTTTGTAGTGTAATTGATGATAGAAATGTATGGCGTAGGACACAAGAACCCTATGTAGATTTCAATCATCACATTCGATGGCGAACAGAATTTTATCCAGTAAAATGTTATTTGAAAGATATTGATATAACAAATATAAAAGACTACGCGTTAGATAAGTTTTTGAAATAATAATTAATTAAAAAATTAACTAACTAATTATTATTTAGTTTCCACCACGAAGGCGTAGGACAAGATGGAGTGTTGCCTCTTTCTGAATATTATAATCAGAAAGAGTGCGACCATCTTCAAGTTGCTTTCCAGCAAATATCAGACGTTGTTGGTCTGGAGGAATTCCCTCTTTGTCCTGGATTTTACTTTTAACATTCTCTATGGTATCGCTAGGTTCAACGTCTAACGTGATGGTTTTTCCTGTAAGTGTCTTTACGAAGATTTGCATACTATATGTATAGCTTAATGAAAAAAGGTTTAAATCATTTTTTAATTTATTATTTAAGTTTTTAATTAGATGCCGATAGTTCTGGCTCTTTCGTATTCAAGATCATCATCATCGTCAAAATCCAAATCCATATCACTGTTTCCGGGAAGTGAATCTGAGTCTAGCATGTGAGGACCCAAAACACTAGTCATCCGTTCGACTATATTTCTATAGTATTCGCAATCTTGTTCCATCTCCTCATATCGTCTTTTCCAGTTGTCTGGTTCGACAGAGCATAGTTTTTTCCTACACACGGCACAGTCATTCTTGTTACGAGCTGCCCTAGTGTAACACTCAATACAAAATTTATGTCCGCATTTGGTGATAACTTTATTATTCTCCTTTAAAGCATCAAAACAGATGTTACATTGATTTTCTTCTTGGACGAAAGGCTTGGTGGGTTTGGGTGTTTTTGTTCTTTTTCTTTTTTTTGGTGCGGGTGGAGGTGTAACAGGTTCTTGGATTGGAGGGGGAGTTTCTAGTTCAATGGGACTCATACCAGTCAAATCTTCAATGGTTTCGTCCCATACAGGAATAGCATTGCCTCTTGGTACTGTAATATTACGCATCCAGCAAGTTCGGCGGTTGTGTCCTAGTTCACCACAGCAGCTACAAGTTACGGTTCTGGTTCGAGTCGCCATAGTTTTTTGTAGTAGTTAGTTGTTGATAGTTGTTGTTCTTGGGTTGTATAGTATAGGATATTTTTATAGAAAAGTAATTCAATTTTCTATAAAAAGTTTAAAATATTGTGAAATTTAAATGATTACAGTAAACCATAAAAACACCAGTTACTATAAATAATACACCAATAATCATATCTTTTGTGACTTTTTCGTTAAGAAGCCATACTGAAAAGATGAAGTTAAATATGAGCAAAACTCCTTCAGCAATAGGTGTTACAAAAGAAGAATTATATTTTTCTAATAAGTAATAGTTAGCCATAATAGCAGCAATAGCAATAGTACTAACAATAGATCCCCATACAACTATATCTTGAGTAAACGCTTGAGTATTATTATTGTATTTTTCAGGAATACCGTGTTTATGATATTGATAAAACATAAAGGGTAGGGCAATTATTCCACTAACAAAATAACGAATAAAAGTAAAATAAAAGTATCCCATTTTATCAACACTTATTTTTTCTAATATAGGTTTAAGAGCCCAACCTCCTCCATTTATTGCGAATAACATAATATCATTAAGCATATATAAATTGTCTATATTTTATTGAATGCTAAAGTAATCATAAAATTTTATAAATATTTTATGATTTAATAGAGAATAATATTAAAAACCAAGTAAAAGACTTAGTTGGAGTAAGCAAGACCCCCCATACCACTCATGACGCGAAGGACATTGTAGTTGGTAGCGTAAACGCGGACCTTAGCGGTCTGGGTTCCACCAATAGCAGCGGCAGAAACGATAAGCTGAAGAGTAGCGTTATCAATTCGTGAGAAATTGCAAGTTCCAGATGGCTGATGTTCCTCAGGGCGAAGAGCGAATGAGTAAACATTGATACCAGTGTCTGGGTTGCGTGTGTGGTGCTGGTAAGGCTGAACAAGGTCGAAGTAGGTACCTTCACGTTCAGAGAAGCGATCTTGTCCATTAAGCTGAAGCTTAGCAGTTACAACTGGATTTTCACCCCAGCAGTGCATGTTAAGAGCGGTTTCAGCAAGAACGAAAACACCTGCATCGGTAACACCGTTGGCAACTTTACCACGGATAGCACCTGAAAGGTCAACGCTGTTTTGGTCTCCGTCGTGGGTGTATGTGCCGGAGCCGGTCACGTTCTTAGGCATGGTATCAGTGAAGAGACCATCAGAGTTAACAACAGGGTTGTTGCCGTTTTGGTCGCGAGTCTGGGAGTCGGAACCAAATGCTAAGATGGAGTTAGGAAGAGCATCAATAGCATCTGAGTAATTGAATGGCTGGGCACCAAGAGCCATGTGCATGGTGCGTCCAGGAAGGAATGAGTCACAGTAAGCGACGTGAGCATCAGGCTGAACTACCCAAACAAGTTCTTTGCAAGGGTGATTGAAGTTAAGCTTGATTTTGTTTGATGAGGAACCAATGGATTCGTCACCAGTGAACTGAAGCTGTTCAATAAGGTATTCGTGTGGGTTCTGAGCCATACGTCTGCGTTCATCGGTATCAAGGAATACGTAGTCAACGTAAAGTGAAGCAGCAACAAGTGATTTGCTGTAAGCTCCAGGAACCTTCATGGATTGACCTTTACGACTGTCTACACCTGAAACAGCGAAAAGACATTCGTCTAATGGACGGATTTCGATGTTAATCTTGACTTCGTGGTATTGAAGGGCAATAAGAGGAAGGGCAAGACCAGGGTTGCGGCAGAACCAGAACTGAAGAGGAACATAAAGAGTAGTTTCTGGAAGAGCTTTGCGAGGGGCGCATACAGCTTCAGGGACTGAAGCGGCACCACAAGCGGTAGCAATTTCTGCGAATTCAGGGTCGGTAAGGTATGTAAGCTGAGTAGTGTTACCGATCATTTTGTTGTAACCGGCTTCCTGTTCGGAAGTAAGAGTAAGCTGGTTCCAGATGTGCATCCAGTCACCATATTGACGGTCGATACGCTGACCACCAATTTCGACCTCAACCATTGAGATCATCTGCTCACCTGGGCAATCTAACCAACGTGCGTAAACTGAGTCTCCGTCGGACTGGTTGATTTCAGGAAGAGTTACCTGAAGGTAAGTGCGGTATGCAAGGTCACCATTTCTGGAGACAGTGCATTGAACACGGCGACCGAAGTCAGCCTGACCGTTGAAAGTCTGTTCGATTGATTCCATAGCAAAGTTTGTGTGTCTGCGATAGGTTACCTTCCAGAAAGTGATCTGAGGGTTACCTGTAAGATAAACGTCTTGTGCGCCATAAGCTACTAACTGCATGAGTCCACCACCCATTTTATATATATTGCTAAAGAAAAAAAATTTTAATAATTACTTAATTAATTAATTAAATAATTATTAGCTAAATTATTTTATTTATATCCAAGTTTTCTAGCATAAAGCGTTTTAAGTAGTCATCTAACAAGACCTCTTTTTTACCTTTATGATTTTTTGAAAACACATATTTATTTTTACGTTTTTTTATGGCCCAACCTTTTTCTAAAGCATTGTGTATAAATATCATTTTTTGTAATAATATACAATCTATTTTCATTTCATTTGTATCTACCATCATTTCTACATCCATATAGAAAGTTAATAGATAATCGTTTTTTTTATTAAACGATATTGTATTTTATAATTTAAACAATAATTGATAAATTATTACATATAAAATATTATGCCTAATTTTAAGCCTAAAGCTAAGAAAAAATTTAAAATGAATAAAAAATCAACCGTAACATTAGATAGTAAGCATAATGAAAAAATGAAATTATTCGAGGATATTAAAGAAAATCAAATACCTCAATTAAATGCTAGAAAAAAAGAGTTGAAAAATTTGCTAAAATCAATTACAAATATTGAAGAAAAATTAAATGTAGAAGATGAAATAAGAGAAATTATTTCAAAAGTTAAATGTTTAAAAAAAAAGAAAAAAGAATATTTATTAGAAAATTCCGGTGTTATTTTTGAATATTTCGAAAAAAAGAAGGACCTTTCTATGGGAAAATCTAATAATAAGAAAAATGATTTATTACATTCATTTTTTAATAAAAATAAAAATACCCAATTAAAAGTTAATAATGAAGATACTACCGTAAATAAATTTTTGACTAATCTAAATGAAAATTATATTGATATGAATAAATATACTATTGATTATGAGAAATGTGATAATTGTGGGGGAGAATGGATACAAGTTGATTATAAAGGGTTAGTAATATGTAATAAATGTAGTAGACAAAAACAATTTTTAGTTGAACATGAAAAGCCTTCGTATAAAGAACCTCCTAAAGAAGTTTGTTTTTATGCTTATAAAAGAATTAATCATTTTCGGGAAATTTTGGCTCAATTCCAAGCAAAAGAAACTACACAAATTCCCGATGAAGTATTAGATAATATTAAACTACAAATTAAAAAGGAACGTATTACGCTAAAACAAATGACTAATAAAAAAGCTAAAGATATTTTGAAAAAATTAGGATACAATAAATATTATGAACATATTCCATTCATCAAGGACAAATTGGGAATAAGACCCCCAATTATGAGTCCCGAACTTGAAGAGAAATTATGTAATTTATTTATGGAAATTCAAAAACCATACGCAAAACACTGTCCAGATGACCGTGTTAATTTTTTAAATTATTATTATGTATTGTATAAACTATGCGAGTTATTAAATGAAAATACTTTTTTACCATTTTTTCCTATGTTAAAAGACCCTATTAAACGTATTGAACAAGATACAATTTGGAAAAAAATTTGTAAAGAATTACATTGGGAATTTGTTCCTACAATTTAAATAGTATAAAATTGGTTTACAGTTAATTTTATAATATAAAACATATATGAATTTCTCAAATGAGTCAAAACAATTAACAAAGCAATTAAGTAAAGAAGATAAGAAAAAAAATGGTATATATTTTACACCACCTACTATTATTGCGAAAATAATTAAGGTGTTATTTCCTTATTTTAAAAATATTGTAAAAATACTTGAACCTTCTTGTGGTTCTGGTGAATTTATACAAAGATTTGAAAGATTTACAAAATTTAATATAGATGCTATAGAATATAATGAAACTATTTATAATTCGATAAAGAGCAAATTCAAATCTACTATTTTAAATACTGATTTCCTAGAATGGAGTTCAACAAAAAAATATGATCTTATAGTTGGAAATCCACCATTTTATGTTATGAAAAAGAACCAAATAAAAAATAATAAATACGAACATTACTATACTGGTAGGCCTAACATATTTGTATTGTTTATCGCCAAATCATTAGAATTACTTGAAAATAACGGAATATTATCATTTGTATTACCAAAAAACTTCATGAATTGCTTATATTACAACAGTCTTAGAAAATATATATCAACTACCTTTAAAATTATAGATATTATTGAATGTTACCAAGATAAATATTTGGAAACACAACAAGATACAATTGTTTTAATTATACAAAAACAAAATAGTGTTTTAAACAATTCAAATTATACAATAAATATTAATAATTATACTATATTTAATACACCAAGTATAATTACTCAAATAAAAACATCTTATCAAAATACTACCACGCTTAAAAATATGAACTTTGAAGTTAAAGTTGGTAATGTTGTTTGGAATCAAGTAAAAGATAAATTAACAGATGATGAAAGTGAAACCAGACTTATTTATAGTAGCGATATTGTTAATAACGAACTTTCTATCAAAAAATATAAAAATCCGGCAAAAAAGAATTATATTACAAAACCTGGAAAAACTGATTTATTACTAGTTGTAAATAGGGGATATGGAAAAGGAGATTATAAATTTAGTTATTGTTTAATAGATACAGACAAGTCATATTTAATTGAAAATCATTTGATATGTATTAAGTCAACAAAAGACATAACAAAAGTGGAATTGCGTACAAAATATGAAAGAATAATTGAATCCTTAAAAAGTGAAAATACAAAAAAATTTATTAACTTATATTTTGGTAATAATGCTATAAATACTACTGAGTTATGTGAAATTGTTCCAATTAATAATTTTTAATATAGACAATGTATATTTTAAAAATATATTAAAAATTAAATTCAACTTTATAATATATGTTGTCGGGGTTTTATAAACATAAATGGAAGCTTTTATTGCTTTTTATACTGTTTAACTTTAAAAAACATTATAAGTATATTTTATTTTATATATATTCTAAAACAAAAAGAGGACAATCTATGATTGAAGATAAAAAAGAAAAAGCAAAACAAATAATAAAAAAAGATTTATTTCGAACAACTTTTGTCCATAATTTTGATAAAATACCTTGGTATGGAATAGATAATGAAAAAATGGATAGAATTTTAACTGATAGAAAAAATAAAGTAAATAGTAGGATTTCAGGATGTTTGTATACTTGTGATTTGGGACTTGAATATAAAATAAATAAAATAAATAATAAATTTTTATATTCGAATCCATTACATCCAGATATTTATCCAGGATTAATAAAAATGGAATCTGAAGTAATTAAAATGGTTGGTCAGTTATTTGACATGCCTGGAGAAGGTGGAGGTAATATTACAACAGGAGGAACAGAAAGCACTATATTAGCATTAAAGGCTTATAAAAAAATGTATAAAAATAAAAACTGGTTTAAGATATTTAAACCGGAAGTATTATGTACGCGCACAGTTCATGCTGCTGTAAACAAAGCTTGTGAATTATTAGATTTAAAAATAGTATATGTAAAATTGGATGAAAATTACATAATGGATTTGAACGATTTATATTGGAAAATAAGTCCTAGAACGTGTGTTATTATTGGTTCAGCTCCGTGTTTTCCATATGGATTAATGGATCCAATAAAAGAAATAGGAGAGTTAGCTAAACAATATAACGTGCCTTTTCATGTGGATTCATGTTTAGGTGGATTTATAATTCAATATGATGTTCATTTAAGAATTAGTTTTAATGATAATATTCAATCAATATCCGTCGATCCACATAAATATGGATTAGCTCCAAAGGGTTCTTCTGTTTTATTATGGAAGGATAGGTCTATGAAGAAATATCAATATTTTATAGCAGATGATTGGACGGGCGGGTTATATGCTAGCGTATCTTTACCAGGTAGTAGAGTAGGTTCTCAAATAGCTACAACGTGGGCTACTTTATTATATAATGGTAATGCTAACTATAAAGCTATGTCTCGTGAAATAAAAAATAAAACCATATCTTTTGCTGAAGAGTTAAGAGATATTGAATATTTCGATGTTATAGGATGGCCAAATGTAAATGTTGTAGCATTTATAAATAATAAATATTCTGTTGGTCAATTAAGTAAATATTTAAAACGGCAAAATTGGAATATAAACATATTACAAAATCCATTATGTCTTCATATTTGTATAACGCCAAAAAACATTAAATATATAGATATGTTATTATCGGCTCTTAAAAAATTTAATGAAGAGCCAATTAATGAAAATAAAGATGAAGATATTACTGCTATATACGGTATGGCTGCAGAAATACCAGATAAAACTATAATAAAAAGCTTAGTAACTTATTACTTGGATATGACTACAAATATTTAAGATTAAAAATATTAGTTATAAAAATTAATATTTTTATATGAAATTACTTACATGCGTGGGAAGCCAACAAGATTAGCGCCAATACCGAAACCAGCACCAGATCGAGCGGATACAGCCATACTTGGGACGTAGGTATCAAGGATTGAGAAGGTAGCAGCGGCGGTTAAAGCAATGAGTGCTACTTCATCAAGATTAAGTGATTTCTTAGGGATGGCGTAGGCAGCAATAGCAACCATAACACCTTCAACGAGATATTTGACGGCTCTGCGAACAAGTTCTCCTAAATCTAACATTTGTGCTAATTTTTGAAGCATATTATAATAAATAATAAGAAAAAAATATATAATTAAAATTAATACTTAAAAATGAGAATATATAAGAAATTATAATGTCTGAGAGAAAAAGTGGAGTTACTTACCAAAAAAATACTGACGGTTCAGCAAATGCTAAATATGTAGATTTATTAGAGGAAGATAAGGCGATTTCTGGACAAAAGTTTGTGTGTGTAAGTTTTGTTAGTCCTGAAAACATATTGGTTCAAAAAAATCATTTTTTGTTTCAAGAATTCCTAAAACACTATGATTTTTCTAAAAGTACAGAAAAATTTACCCAGTTTTTAAATTTTGTAGCATATAAACATAACATGGAATTTGATGATTTAATGAAAGATTTTCAAGAATATGTTAAAAGTGAAGCAGATGACTTTCCAAAAAATCATGTTAGCGATGAATACAAAAATTTCTTAGATGTGAATGAAGAACGTTTATCCGATGAATTTAATAAAGTTCATGATTTTCAAACAAGTGTTCGTGGACTTAAGATTCGTGGAACTTACAGCACACAAGAGGAGGCAGAGTTGAGGTGTAAGTTATTACGAGAAGTAGATCCAAATCATAATGTATATGTAGGACCGGTCGGTATGTGGATGCCTTGGGAACCAGAAGCATATAAGACAGGTAGGGTTGAATATTTAGAAGAAGAGCTTAACCAGTTAATGAATGAAAAAAATAAAAATGAAGCTGATGCTAAACAACAGTTTGAAAAACGTATTGTGGAAGCAAAAAGACAGGCTATTGCTGAAAATAAAAAATTAGCAAAGGAAAGTGGAAATAAACTTACTCAAAATGTTGATAAAGATGGTAATCTTGTTGGTATTAATAATACAATTGAAAATGTATTTGAAAATAAGGAAGAAGTTAGTTCAGCAGATATTCGTAAAGAACTTTTTGAAGGTGGTAATATTGAAAGAGGTGGTGCGGTTAAAGATGCTATTGAAAGAGGATTAATAGATGCCGATTCTAGTGAAACAGCACTAAATAATGTAAACATTTCTATTAGTGAAAAAAAGGATGATGATGAAAATACTGAAAATTGAATAAGTTTTCAATAAAATAATTTGTATTAATTAAATTCAAATTATTATAATATGGATAATAAAACAAACTCGCAAGACAAGCCAAAAAAGAAGAAGGTTCCACGTTGTAAATGTATTTTGGAAAATGGTAAAAAATGTAAAAAGAAACTAACCGCAGTAGACCTATGTATTGTATGTAAATGTGGTAAGCATTTCTGTCCTTTACATAGATGTCCTGAAAAACATAATTGTAAAATAACTGAAATAATAGCTAAAAAAGAAAAAGAGTTAGCACTAGACAAGGTATTAGGAGGAGGATCATTTAAACAAATAGAAGTTATCTAGTTAAATTAGCATTATTAGAATAAATTTTTCTTTTCCAACGAAATTCTTGTTTACAAGTAGGACAAGATAATTCTTTATCAAACCATTTGAAAATACAATCATAATGATAACAATGTCCACAAGGTAACAAAACACTATTTTTTACAGTATTTTCTAAACAAATCATACATTCTTGATTTTTAAAATCAATTCCATCATTTTCTATTACTATCGGATAAACTTTATTTGTTTTCCCAAAACAAGAAAAACAAGACATTATATAAAGTATTTGAACATAATTTATTTAAGTATATTATATGTCTAGTCCAATTATAAAAACGAATAATATACTTGTTCAAAACGTATTTAATAAAATATCACCAAAAATCTTATCTCCAGATAAAAATTCCAATTTTTGTTCTAATAATCCAAAAGAATCCGCATTTATTTTATTAAATTTGCGTAATTTACATAATTATAGTGTTGATGATATGTCTAAAAAGTTAAATATAACAAGAGATGAATATAGAAGTCTAGAAAAAGGTTCTAGTAATCCATCAAAAGAAATATCTAATTTATTATATCAGATATTTGAAATAGTTTCATGAAAATTATTTTGGAGAGAAAAATGTTAATATATCGTGGAATATAATATTTATTTATATTATATGGTTCGCCCTGGAATGAAAAGATTAGTTGAAGCACAAAGAGTCAAGGTCCAGCCCAATAAGACTGGAACTTCTAAAATGCTTGGAATGCCCTTTAACAAAATGAATGGAATACTTTATAGTCAAAAAGCAGATAATAGATATAATACAAAAGATAATTCAATAACATTTACTAATGAATATACTGAACAGCAGAAAAAGGACGATTTAGCAAGAATGTGTGCTTGTAATAAGAAATTTTAATATATTAAATAAATACTACTTAATATATTAATCTTCTCTTGGTTTTCTTCTATATAATATTGTTTTACAGTGCCTTCTACAACAACATAATTTACAAAAAGACCATTTTTCACCATAAAATGCCTCATTTATAATAATATCCTTTATATCTTGATGTTCTCCTGAAATATAAACACCTACTTGCTCTAATTTTACGGTATCTTTATTTGAATTTTGTAAATCTATTATACATTCTGGTTCAAATATATGTTCTCCATCTTTTTTAATAAATTTATAATTTGTATCTTTAATTTGGTTATAACTTATATCAAAAAATTTCTGTTGGAATTTAACTTTCATATTTTTTTTTACGTTTTTAATATTTATTCTTAAGTAATGACTTCCATTATTGCACTTTGGAGGTAGTTTGTCCTTTTTGGTATAAATGTAAACATTACCTTCCTTTTTATTTATATTAACTTTCCAATTTCCGTTTTCCCTCTTTGCGAATTTTAATCTATTCCAGTTAGAACCAAAATCTTCTTCTATTGAAAAATTTTCTCCTGGCGTTTCCCATTCTTCATTTAATACTTCAATAGAATCTCGTTTTTCTTCTTCTTCGTAATCATATTTCAATTCATATCTTTTTAAAAATCCCCAAATACAAGTTCCGACGCCAAGAACCACCGCACCAGTACCACCAAATATTTCTATTAAATATCCAAAAGACATTTATTAATTATAAATAAAATTATACTAAAAATATAACGTATCAACCTTAATTAAAGAAGTCAAGCTTTTTAAGGTTGTAACGAGTTTATAAATACTAAAATTGATTTTAAAATAGTTATGTGTTATAATAATATACCTAAAATGATTATGAAGACATTTATTCTAACCACTATGCTATTTGCGTCTGTTTCTGCTGGTTCATTTCGGCAGACAAAAGAAATTGTTGATGCGCCTATTAAATCTTGGAATTGTTCTATTATTGATAATGTTTGTAAATGTCCTGAAAGTTGTATGAAACAAAAACCAGGAGAAACTTATTGTGTAATGAAAGATTGTTATAAATATGATGAAAATTTGGGAGTTTGTGCCCAAGATGGGTTTCACTATGGTGGTCCATTAGCTTTACAAGCTATTCCATTTACTGGAGTATTTGGAAGTGGATATGGTAATATAGGACGTTGGGATATGTTTGGAATGTATATGGGAGTAACTATGGGTGGATGTTGTTTTATACTAGTAACACTATGTTTATGTTTATTTGTGTGTCCGGAAGGAAAAGGTGAAGAAGATACAAAAGAGACAGGCTTATTAATATGGAGCAAGTGTGGATATTGTTTATGGGGAATAGCCATATTAGTATTCTATGTAATAGGCATTGTTCAAATGGCTACTCCTGGACTTGTAATTGATGGAGATGGTTGTCCATTGATATTTTAAACGTATTAATAAAATATATAAAATTTTTTTTAAGATTTTTATATATTTTTCTCTCCAAATATTTTTGATAGAACTTTTTGAAATAAGAAAATAAACTTACCATCTAGATTTTTTAACATTAATAGATGGACCTTTTCTTCCAGCCTTTGGGTCAAATGGATTTTCATCTTCGTCATCAGATGCTATATCTTTACTCATTTCCCAGAATTCTTTGGACCCTAATTTGAAATCACCATGTCCTGTGGCTTTATACCAAAAGATTTGGTCTTCAAGTTTATTAGACTTAGCATTATTAGAAACAACCAAACATTCATAATTTTCAGTACATTGGTCCATAACTTGACAAAAACTTTCAAATGTAGGGAACATACCAGCAAAATTTTCATAAATTCTTTTTCTATTAGCAATATAGGGTTCACGAAGAATAAAAGTATAATCAATATTGGTTCTTAGATTAGGAGGAACTCCTAAAGGGTATTGCATAGTAATAACAAGCATAAGTTTCCAATGACGACCATTCATAAATAATAATCTCATGAGTTTATCACGTGCCCAAGTATTATCATAAAGACAATCGTCTAAAATAACAAAAGTTCTTGGATCAATTGTAGACCTTCCATAGGCTTCAGTTTCTTTTTTTAATTGTCTAACAACCATTTTTTGTCTTTTTAATATATTTTCTATAATAGCTGTATTATATTCATCGTGTATAAAAAGTTTGGGAACCATTTTTCCATAAAAACCATTTCCTGCTTCTGTACCAGATATAACAGTTCCAATAGGAATATCTTGGTGATAATATAATAAATCTCTTACTAAGAAACTTTTACCTGTATCACGTCTTCCGATTAATACAATAACAGGACCTTGATTTTCATTTGGTTTAAAAGTAATTTTTTTCATATCAAACTTTTTTAGTTCTAAATTCATTATATTAAATAATTGAATAATTTTTTTAATATAATAACGCAAGAATTAGTTTAAAACTATAAAAAATATTATACATATGAATTAATGTTCAGTATTTATTATAATAAAAATAATAACACTAGGCTTTTCGAACATTTAGAAAAAACTGAGTTTCAAAATGTTCAAAACTTTGTCCCCTTATATTTAAATTATTTTAATTTAGATGAAAAAAACTATAATTCTATTAATTTGAATCATAAATATAACATATCATCTATAGTAAAACAACATACAAATAATTGTTTTAAAATTACTTGTTTAGATAATAGTAATAATAAAATCAAGATAGATTCATTTTTTAAGTTTAGTCCTTTATTAGATCCTATTAAATTTATGGTTGGCAAATATAAAAACATAACAAAAGAAAAATTAACTAGTTTGCCACAATTAATAGATAATAATGTTCACTCAAAAGTATTAGATAAAAATAATTCAGCATATGTAGATAGTTTTTTTTCTTACTTAACAAGTCAATTATTGCATAAAGGAGGATTTAGTCACGGCTTAGATTTTTATGGTTCATTTTTGGGAATAAAGAATGATTTAAAATTAAATGTATATGATGATTTAGAATACTTATTTGATTCAGATTTTTTTCATAAACAGAAAAACAAATTATTTGATATGGATGATGTAGATGAAGAAAGATTATTAGAAGGTGATACTAGAAATTATAGAAAAAAAATTGTCGTAGAAACAGAAGATATAAATTTGGATGTTCAATCTATCGATAATAATTTTATGGGAGAAGTTTTTAAACTTACTCTTGAAAATCTAGAAAAACATAATAATGAATTAAAAGAAGAATATTGTGTAATAAATAATGGAGAAAAGGATAACAAAAGTGAAAAACGCACAAATTCTACTTGTTCATCGCGTACAAGTCATACATCGAATGAAGAAGAAAGTGAGGAAAGTGAGGATAGTGAGGACAGTATAGAAAGTTGTGAAAATTCACAAATGAGTGACTATTCAAGTTTATCGGAAGAAAATATATATGCTATTATTAAAAATTTTCCTGTTCAAATTATTTGCTTAGAAAAAATGGAGGACACATTGGATTCTTTATTAGATAATGATGAAAGCGATGATGAATGTGAAAAATTAAATAATAATGAATGGGCATCTTGTTTATTTCAAATAATAATGATGTTAATTACATATCAAAAAGTTTTTGATTTTACACATAATGATTTACATACAAATAATATTATGTATCAACAAACAGATAGGAAATTTATTAATTATAAGTATAATAATGTTTACTATAGAGTTCCTACATATGGTAAAATTTATAAAATAATAGATTTTGGTAGAGCTATTTATACATTCAATAAAAAAGTTATTTGTAGTGATAGTTATCATCCAAAGGGAGATGCCGCAACACAATATAATTTCGAACCGTATTTTAATGAAAAGAAACCACGATTAAAGCCAAATAAAAGTTTTGATTTATGTAGATTAGCTTGTTCACTTTATGATTTTTTTGTAGATGATATTGAAAATGAAAATAAAATAAAAAATCCAGTAGCAAAACTTATTATTAAATGGACAAAAGACGATAAAGGTAGAAATATATTATATAAAAATAATGGTGAAGAAAGATATCCCGATTTTAAATTATATAAAATGATCGTAAGAACTGTTCATAATCATATTCCAGAAAGTGAATTAACAAATTCTCTTTTTTCATCATATAAATCATCAAAAAAGAAAATAAAAAAGGGAAAAATTATTAATATTGATAAGATGGAATCAATGGTTTAAACGTGTTGTTTACAACATTCTAAACAAATTTCTTCGCCTTGAGGTCCTATTGTAACAACTTCGTTTTTATATTTTTTACACATAAAGCATTTCATATAACTGATTTTATCAAAAATACCCGGATAACTATCTTGTGTTCCAAACATAGAAAATATAATACTTACTATAATATTACAAATTTTATCCTTTGTAATACGATGTATATATTCTGTAGAATAATAATACCCCTTTAATGCGCCTTTAATAGCCGAAGTAGATACACGAGCATTATCTAAGGACCAATATTTATATTTATTTTCAGTCATAGTTAAACACGAATCATACATAAATTTTAAGAAATTTTTTATAAAAATGTGGTCGTCATTTAACCAATCCATATTTGCTTTCAATTCATTAAATATAGCTTGATTACTTAACTGTTCGTCTAGAAAATGTTTTAAACTTACCTGAAATTCATTCATTTTTCTCATCCAATCATGAATACTTTCATATTTAATAACTGGTTTTACTTGTCCGTCTTTACATAATTTAATGTTATCTAACCAATCTTTATCATATAATATCTTACAAGTCATAGCTAGTTTTTCCATTATATATATAATATAAATAGTAATTGTTTAAATTAATTATATTATTAGAAACCAGGGTCGTTTGTGAAAACTTCGGGAAGTTTTGAAGTAATATTACTTTCACCAATTTGAGTAATAACAAAATTACCCAATATAACACTTAAATAAACTAAAACAGTATCTCTAACAAGAACCTTTAATGGTTTATTTTCTTTTAAAACAAATCGCATTTCAATAAATTTAAATAGTAAGTAACTAACTGAAATAGCTAAACCAGCAATCATAGCATTAGTCATTTATATAATTTTTCATTAATAATTATATAAAAATACGCATTATGCTAATACTTCAACATCATCTAAAATAGGGTCGGGAGTTAAATCAAGTTTTTTGTTTAAGTCATGAACATCCAAATTGTCTAAATTAAGCTTAGCATCATCGAAAATTTTAATACGTTCTTCATCGTCGTCGTCATCATATTCTGCTTCTTCGTCTTTTCTTTTTTGATTCTGTTCTGCACTAATCTTTTCTAAACGTTCTACATTTTTTGGAGCGTTTATTTCACTGGATTTATTAGTTCCCATGTCTAATACACTATCCATATCATTGAAAGATAATTTTCCTGGTGTAGTTTCTTCCTTTGGAGAAGTATTTACTTCTTCTTCATTTGTTTCAATACTGGAAGTATCCGTTAGAGGTTTAAATTTTTCAATAGATTCGTCTTTTTCAGTTTGAATTGTTAATTTAATATTGTGTTCAGTTGTATCAGGATTATTTGATTTTTCTTCATTAGTTGTAGTTGTAGTTTCAGTGCTTGTAGTTTCTTGTTTTGTTACTTCACTATTTTTAACAATTTCTGGTTTATCAGTTTTACTTACAGAAATTTCCGTTTCTTCCTTTTTACTTGCTTTGTCCAGTAAGTCTTGTGTACTTGTCTCTTCCATTCGTTTTGCTACAGCTTCTTCGACATTTTTCTCCAATGTTTCTTCAATTACTTCTTCGTCTACTGTTTCATCAATATAAGCACGTAAAATACTTTCTACAGGCATACTATCACGAATAACACCTAAAACACATTCGTGACATATAAGCTCACATTCTCTCATATTTTTTTGATGCTGAAGAGCAGCAATATCGGTTTCAAATAAATAAACATTCGAATATAATTTTCTAGCAAAAGAAATATAACATTTATGAACAAATACATTTAATTTTGGAATGTCTAAATCAATCTTTTTTTGTTTTTGAGATACACGGATAGATGTGAGAATTTTAAGTTGAGTAATATGAACACAAGTTAATAAGTCTTCTAAATAAGGACAGTTAGAAGCTTCAACTATTCTTTTTGTTTCTTCAGTTACGATAGTATCATTCCATTTTGGAACACGTGAAAGAAAATTTTGGAAAGTCATTAAATATTTTTCATTTTCATCATTATCTTTGCATAAATTTACTGCTTCATTAAAAATAGATTTAATTCCTTGAATTAGTAATGGTGTTAATGTACTAACTAATCTAGAAGAATATTCGTTTTTTGCCTCAGACAATACATTTACATTATAATCGTCCATTTACATTTCTAAAATATTTTCTAAATTTAAGTTTTTCCGCAAAAAGAATAAATTTAAAATAGTTATCATTAATAACTTTTCATCTCTAAATTGAGAACGTATTTTATCAAAATAAATCAAGAATAAATATTTGTTTTCCTTTTTAAATGACTTACTTTCTAATGCTTTTATGATATCAATACTATTAAATGATTTTTCATATAATATTTCTGTTAAATTAATACACGTTTGTATACTTTTAAAATTACCTTTTGTTTCTAATTTTTTTTTCAACCATTTGTTTCTTTTCGTAATAAAATCATTAGAACATAAATGCTCTTTGAAATTTTCATGTAAGCTTATATTTTTATTTTCTATATGTGGAATTGGTATATAAATATTACAAAATCTAGATAATATTGGTTTTAATAAACGATTTACATTATTAACTAAAATAAAAAATCTCGTTGTGTGTGAAAATTGTTCAATACATCTTCTAAGTGCTGATTGAGCATCTATTGTTAATTGATCAGCATTAAATAAAACAATGCTTTTGAATAAGTTATTATTTTTGTTATGAATATTTGTTTTCGCAAAGAATTTTAATTCATCTCTAATAAATCGAATACCTTTGCTATGAGCACAATTAACATGCATAACATATTGATTTAATTTTTGTTTATCATTTTGATAAATATCATTTATAAACTCATTTAATATTGTCCTTTTTCCACTACCAGACGGTCCATAAAAAATAATATGTGGAATCTTATTTTCTTTTATGAAAAAGTCTAATTTATTGTGAATATTTTGATGAATTAATAAGGTCATATAATAATTATAGTTCATTTATCTCTAACTATAATTATTTGAAAATTATTTATCTTCTTTTCTTTCTTTTACTTTTTCTTCTACGTCTTAGTTTGCCCTGTGATGGACCTTTACCTCTTTTCTTACGCGTCTTTTTTCTACGTGATTTTCTTCTTCTTCTTGTTTTTCGTCTTTTCTTTCGTTTATTTTTTCTTGTTTTCTTTTTTCCTCCCCTCCGAACGTCTGCCCAAAATCGTTCCATTTCTCTTTCATTTTGCCTTCGCAAGTTTCTACAATATCCATTAACAGCTTCTCCTCCTAGTCTAAGACACTCTTCTGGTCCAACAACAGCTCCATACACAGCACCAATAGCTGCTCCAGTAGCTGTTGCCGTAGCGGCAAACGCCATCTTCTCCTCCTCCTCTGGATCAGCGTCAGCATCAACCATCATAGCTGCTGCACACGCACATCCAGCACAAGCACCTACTGCTGAACCAACAGCAGCACCAGCCCCGGCTTTAGCTGCTTTAGAACAACAGTGAGCACAAACTTCTGCCCCCTGGTCCAAACGCAAGTAACGACCTGTTCTAGACATAGTAGCAATAGCAGGGGCAGTAGTATCTCTAATTCTACGAGCAACGCGTGTATACCAAGGGGGTTGATTTTGTAGCCAATCGCTAACAATATCTGAGTCAGGATATCTTGCAACAAATGTTCTTATTCTATTTCGTATATCTTCTGCTGGAACTAAATCATTTACACTAGTTAGGTGCCTTGTTGTCGGACTTCTTCCCCCATTAGGTTGAGAAAGCCATGTTGTTATTTCTGTTCTTTCATAAGCTCCTGGTGTATTTTCTCCACGTATTCTAACAGGATCTACTAAAAGTTCGTAACTCAATATTCCAACTAAATCATTTTGCCGCGCATAGTCTTCTGCCGACAGCTGTCTAATTGCTGGAGCGGCAGCCGCGGCATCGGATTGTTGTGGTATTCTACGACCAGTACTTCTCCCTCTTCTTCTCATATAATATATAATTAGATTTTAACAATATATTATAATTATATATGCCCTCATTAAAAATTTCATTACTAGAATCTGCTTACTTAATATTTATGTTTTTATTTTTTAAAACTACTATGGATTTTAATGTATTACGTAGTCCAACTGGTTGGTGGTTTGAACATTTAGTAGGAGACCACTACGGATTACGTATTTGTCCCTTTGGAAGAGTAGCTATTTTAGCATTAATTTTTGTATTGATTTTGCGTCATTATGTAAAAATACCCAAATGGTTTATATATTTAGCATTAGGAATTTCATTTATTTTATCGTTTATGAATATGAATGCTGTTGTTTATTTAATTCCAATATGGTTAATTGAATTTTTATTAGAATTAATAAAGTAATCTATTTTTGAGTTCATCCCAAAATATAAGTGGGGCAATCATTTTACACTGACAAATTTTAAAATCTTTATGTAATGATTTTACTAATCTACATCTAGCACCATCATGTTTTTTATTTACACTAGACATTAATGCTATTTCATTTGTATCTTTATTAAGTAAAGCTCCTTTTAAAGATACTTTACCATCTTTGCTCGTAGCTTTTATTATAAGAATTATTTTCCATTTATTAGCTTTTCCTGTTTTTGTATTGGGAGTTAGTTTTTGTAAATTTTCTATTGTATGTTGTGCGAAGGACCAATCTTTATTATAAATACAATTAATATTTTTAGTACCATTTGGTAGTAAAGATAATATAACTTCTTGTGAAACTTTATATTGCATCAATCCAGGTGGAACATTTCTATTATTTTTCGTCATTTGCCAATCATCAGTCCATACGGAATGTCTAATTAAATTATACATTTTAATATAATTTAATTCATATTATTTTATTCAATTTAAGCCCAACTGTTAAGGGATTGGGTGTAAGGATTTTGATTGAATGCGCTAACCATAGCAGGTGTGTTTCTAGCACAATCAATAGATGAATTGCGTGTATTTTTACCAGCAACACGTCCGTGTGTTTGCATACTAGGAATAGCTTTTGTAAAGTTATTACCATACATTTCATCAGGTTTAGTAGCAGTATTTGAAAAAGTAGTAACATTTTGAGCGTGAGAAGCTAGAGAAGAATTACCAATATTGTATCTATCAACTCTACTAATAATTTGTTTATTACCATTAAGATTAGCATTATAATCAGAATCAACAACTCTAGGACCAGCTGTACCGTTGGCGGCACTATAACCATTAACATTTGAATTATTCGTAGTTTGTCTTTGTTGTTCTACAGCATACATATTTAATATTTTATAACCATCTACTTCGTTTGCTCCACCCATAAGCATATGTTTAGTATTTTCGGTTTGTTCTTTAATTGTATGAGAAGGAGTATCAGCAGGATTCCAAACGGGTTCATTCATAACCCCACCTCTACCAGAAGCATTACCCATTGGTCTCATATTACCAATAACATTTTCCTTGCGCGATGGTCTTAACATATCCATTAGTGGAGCAGTTAACGCATTAACTAATGCTCCGGCGGCACCAAGTTGAGTTCTTTCGGAAGTAAAAGTTCTAGCATTGGTTCGGGCTTTATAACCTTTTTTACCATAATCTTGAGGAGTAGCTCCCCATGCTCCACTATCAGTAGCAACACCCACATTTTCACTCTTAAGTTGTTGTTTATGAGTTCCTCTGTAATGACCTGGTTGATAAGTGCCTTCTCCTTCTCTATCTGCGGCATTACCAAAATATTCTCTTGTTGTAGTAGTTCTATTTTCTGGTTGTAATACAACAGCGGAACGTGCCGTTTGAGCCTTTTCTTGACCGGTTGTAGTGAACCATCTATCAGCAGAATTTTCATAATGTCTATCTGGTCTATTTTTTTCAACCTTACCAATCATAGCTTTATTTGCTGAATTAGCAAGACCATTTCCTGAATAAGCACCTAAAATTTGTCCCCCGTATGTTACTTTGGGATTAGTAGAAGCTCTTAATTGGTCAACTGTTTTGGGCATATATTTATTACGTTGTTCCATTCCAGAATTAAATCCACCCGACCCTTGACTACTATATCCTTTTCCTAAACCAGGACCTACTTGTATTTCTTGCCATGGTTTAACATTATTCATTTTAGAGGTTAAAGCATCTTTCATTCTATCTTGAATATATTGAGTATTATTAGGAGTCCCATTTATGTGTGTAAGACCAGCTTCTGGTTTAAACATGGGAGCAATTCCTTGTTTTTTTACAGAATTATTCCCGGAACCTGTATAAGTATCTAATAATCCTTCATAACCCTTAATATCACTAGACTGAGTAACTTTTGAACCAAAAAAAGGAACCATATTATTATGTTCTAAAGAAGAAGATTTAACTACATTACCGGTTAAGGATTCAAATCTTAATTCTTCAGATTCTTTATTATTACCATGAAGTCCTTTAGCTTGGAAATTTCTTCTTTTTTTAGAAATATCTTTATATCCTGTAGATTTGTATAGTTCCTCATTACTATTTTTATAACCACTATAAGTCTGGACATTTGTTTCGTTTAATAAATCGTCGAAATTTTTTTTTGGAAAATTTCTTACAATCTGCTTTTTATTTGGAAGAGAATGATTAATGTTTGAATAATTTTCTACCTTATTATCATTTTTATTTGATATAATATACATCGCTCCCAAAACTGCAATAGGTATAGCAACTTCAGCCATTTATATATAAGTAATATATATTTTATTAAACAAAATACATATTTATTTTTCTTTTAAACACGGAATTTTTGGAATAAAGTTGTCTCTTTCTAAAAGTCGTGTATTCAAATTATTATGAAAACGTAAACAAACATTTTCTTGTGGATTTAAAAATAATGGATATTCTCTATTTTGAGGTAATGCTCTATACATCCAAGAAGGATGTGTGGCTCTGGTTTGGTCTGTTACTGCTTGATTACATACTGGATATTGAATATCTTGTATGTTTAATTGATTATTACCTTTATATTGTTCTTTTGAACAGTATTTTGTTAATTTTCTTGTTCTTCCAGTTAAATCACTATCAATATCAATTGGTCCACCATTTACAACTGATTTTAAATTAGCTCCCCATTTTTGTAATCTTACTTGAGGATCATCCATAAAACACGGCTTTGAACCATTACCTGGTACATTTAAAATATATCTACTGGGTCCAGTTTGTTGTTGTAATTTCTTCTTTGTTCTACATTCGTCATAGTTAAATCGTGTAAAAGCCATTATATTATTAATATATATTAATATTTAAAAAATTATTTAAAATTCTATTTATAATGAAAAAAACTATTTGCTTAAATATGATAGTTAAAAATGAAGCCAAAAATCTTAGACGTTTATTTAAAAGTCTTAAAAACGTTATAGACTATTATGTTATTCACGATACCGGTTCTACTGATGGAACTCAAGGATTAATCAAAGAAGTTATGGACAGTTATGATATTTCTGGTGAAATTATTGAAGAAGGCTGGGTAAATTTTGGAGTAAATAGACAAAAAGCATTAGAATGTGTAGTTAATAGTAAGTTTAATGCAGATTATTTATTATGGATAGATGCGGATGAGGAACTTTATTTTAATAATATAGATTGGTTTAATAACTTAACTAAAGATTGTTATAATATAAAAAGAGTCTTTGGTTCTATTGATTATTATAATCCACATTTAATAAGAATTAATAGTAATAATAGTATAGGATGGTATTGGAAAGGTCCTGTTCATAATTATTTATCCAGTAAAATACATTATTCAAAAGAATTTGTAGATAAAGAAATTGTTCATATAAAATCATATTGTAGCGGTGGAGCTAAATCACAAAATGTATCCGAAGAAGAAAAATATTTAAAAGACGCTAAATTGTTAATAGAATATTTAAAAGAAAATCCAAATGATCCTAGGAGCATATTTTATATAGCACAATCATATAAAGATGCTGACAAGTATGATGAAGCTATTAAATGGTATAAAAAACGATTAACTGTAGAAGGATGGTTACAGGAAAAATATATTTCATGTTACAATATTGGAAATCTTCTTTTAAAACAAAATAAAAAAGAAGAAGCTTTTTATTATTATTATCTTAGTTATGAATATGACGATTCACGATATGAATGTTTTTATAAAATGATTAACCACTATAGATTGAATAATAAAAGAAAATTAGCATATAATTTATATAAAATGTTAAAACCTGTTAGGAAAAATGATAATAAATTATTTTTTGTTTTTTCTATTCATGAATGGAAATTGGATTTTGAAATAAGTATTATTAGTTTTTACGTTAAAAAATATCAAACTGGTATAAATGCTTTTAAAAAATTATTCAAATTAAGAGATTTACCCTTTAATTTTTCAAGAGCAATTTTAAACAACTATAAATTTTATTTAAACCATATTAAAAAAGAAGAAAAGGACGAATTAACAAAATTACGCAATGAATTTGAAAATTATTTTTTTCCAAATAGAAAACCCCAAGATATTAAATTAGAAAATATAAAAGAGGAAGTAAAAGAAGAGATTAATTTATCAACAGAAAATGAAGTCCAAGGATTAAAATTAACTGTAACAGAAAAATTAAATTGAATTAATAAATAAAATAACTATATAAATATAAAATTATTTTATTTGTTAATAATGTCTAGAATCATGAAGGTAGTATGTGGATGTTTTTCTATATGTAATGTAGAGAGTATGGATTGGGATAGTGTAAATAATGATGTGCCTATGTTTGGGTTTGAAGGAGAAACTCATGAAGGTAAAGTTGTAAATGTTTATGATGGTGATACAGTTAAAATTGTAATGAAAATGTTTGGAAATTTTTACAGGTTTAATTGTAGAATAGAAGGAGTAGATACTCCAGAATTAAGAACACGAAATAAAAAAGAAAAAGCTATGGGTATTAAGGTAAGAGATGAATTAAGAAAAAAAATATTAGATAAAATGGTTCAAGTTAAGTGCGGAGAATTTGACAAGTATGGAAGACTTTTAGTAGATATAATTATTGATAATACTTCAATTACAAAATGGTTGATTGAAAATAATTATGCCTTTTCATACGATGGAGGTACAAAAAAAAGTTGGGCTGAATATCTTGAAAACAATAATTAATAATATGCGCAATTCATACAAATCATTTGAAAATATTTAATTTCTTTTTTGTTACAATTTTTACAAATATGCTTGCCTAATACAATAACAGGCCCACATTTATGAAAATTTTTGAATTTATAGTAATTATAAGTTTCTTTATTTACTATATAATTACTATTTTTACCACAAACCATAACATATGATAAAATTTCTTTTTGGATATCTTCAGGTAAATTATACATATAGTTTATGTGTATAATTTATTTTTCAGTGCTAAAAAAGAAAACTTGAAAAAGTCTTCCATTATCTTTATTTGTTCCAAAATAATCTAAACTACAATGAAATTGCTTAGCGTTAAATAATACCATTCGATTATATACATTACCTATTTTATCTATTAAAGTCCATTTTGTAACGTCTTGACTATCTTCACCAATTTCATCTAGTTCTTCTTGTGATAAGTTATCAGAAGTTTTTGTCCCATCTTGATATTTATATAATCCAGTACCGGATGATACAGGTGCATTTGGACTTAAGTATAATACGCCTGCCCAGTTATTCCAACTATCTGTATGTATCCAAGAACGGTCTCTTGAAGTTGTATATTGAAATGAACCATTATAATTTGTATCAGAATTACCCATAGGAAATCTTGTTATTTTTCCAGCAAAAGAAGAAATATATTTTTGTATACAATCTCTTGTAGTTTCATCAGCAAATGATATAGTTCTTTTCCCAGGATAATTTCCACGAATTTTAAAGTCCTGCGTTAATATGAAATTTCTGGTATTATCCGGATTATTATAAAAATTATCAATTACAAGATATGAACATTTAATGTATTTTGTAGTTAGAGCCATATATGTATAACAGTCATATAAGTATTTATATTATTTTAAATGGAATAGTATGTTGCGCTAAGCTATTTTTTTCAGTAGATACTGGTAATAAAGAATCATTTAAAGAATTTAAGGAACTTTGTATATATGTAGTAGAATTTTCATTTTTTAATAACAATGGTTTATAATAAGTAAATTCTTTATTACGTTTTTTTCTTATTTTCACAGGATCTGTTCTAGTTATTAAATTAGTAAATTCATTTTGCGATAAATCATATTGTATAAGAGTTTGAGACATTTGATGTACTTCATCAGGAGTATCGACTGCTAATGAGAAAGGTTCGATATTTTCCATATACTTCACATCAAAATTAATATCACTTTCAAAACCCTTAAACTTTATATCTTTAATTAACTGGTAAAGTTCCTCTTCATTATAAATAGAATTCGTTAAAACTAAATCACAATCAAAAGTAGGATATGGTGAAGAACTATTAATTTTTCCAGTAAGATAACATGCATATTTATTATAATTTGTAATAGACAGTAAATTATTTAATGATTCGGTTAAAGTGTCTTTACAAATACAATCGCATTTAGAATGCCACGGCCATTCTCTTGAAGTATTAATATATAAGCTATACGGAAATCTATCCAAATCAATGGTGCTCATTATAAATATTATTTATATAATAATCAATAATATTTATCTTAAATCTTTTAAACCTCCACTAGAACTTGGTTCTTCTGTTGGGAAAGTTATTCTTACTGTATGAGAACCAGAACCTCGTGTGGTTCCATCTAAAGAAGGAGCAACTGTTATTTCAGCAACAACATCTGAAAACATTGCTGAACCGGTAATTCTTATAGCACAAGCATCTTGAACAAAACTAGTATCATTACTTGTTAATGTTTGAGAACTCCATTGAAACGTTGATTGATTTTCAGTATACTCTACATATAAATCATATCTAGAACCACTTATTATACGAATTCTTATCGACATAGGAAACCCTCTATTTGATGGATTTAATATTCCAGATGTTCCTGTTGATGTTCCTCCAAAACCTAAATAACCATACCAAACAGGACCTGGTACAGTGGTTGAATTACTTACTAAAGAATTTCTATTAGAATTAGTAAAAATACCAAATGTTTTATAGTATCTTAATGAAATTAACTGCATATTACTATTAGGAGGGGTAGCCGTATTATAAGTAGAATTAAATATTTGATTTACTGAAAAATTAGGAGCACTTCCTATTCCAGATATTGCTCTAGTTGTTGTTGAACTACACCCAAAATAATCATTTAAATACGATATTGTTATTGGACCACTTGAAGGTAATGCATTATAACCCAAAGACATATATAAATATTACTTTATTTTTTTAATTCAGAGATTTCATTTTCTAATTTTGAAACTTTATTACTTAATACCTTTATTGCTTCTATTAAAATAGGAGTTAATCTTTCATATTTAATAGCTAAATATCCGTCTTCCCTATGAACAACAATTTCTGGGGCTACTTGTAAAACATCTTGAGCTATAACACCAATATCATTTTTCCTAATAAAATATCCATCTTCACCTCCTTGTTTTTCAATATATTCATCCGTCCAATCAAATGTAACACCATTTATTAAATTAATTTTTTCTAATGATTTTTCTATAATTTTAATATTTTCTTTTAATCTAGAGTCAGATGAGTGATATGCTGTGATATTACTTTTTGCTCTAATATCTCCACTTGTACCACTGGCTGTAGTCCCTACACCTAAAGATGTTGTAATAGTTAAATTTGCTGGAATTGAACCAGCACCTCCATCTAATCCCGCTGGACCCTGTATTCCTTGTAATCCTTGTAATCCTTGTTCACCTGGAGCTCCAGGACTTCCATCAACTCCTGGAAGACCTTGCTCTCCAACAGGACCTTGAATTCCAGGACTTCCATCCTTACCTGCTTCGCCTTGAATTCCTTGTATACCTTGTATACCTTGAGCACCTTGTGCTCCTTTAGATCCACCAGCTCCTTGAGCTCCCTTAATTCCTTGTATTCCCTGAATACCTTGCGTTCCTTGTGCTCCCTTAGCTCCTCCAGCTCCTTGTGCACCCTTAGGACCGTCTGGACCTTGAATACCTTGTGATCCTTGAGCACCCTTGGAACCACCAGCTCCTTGTGCACCCTTAGGACCGTCTGGACCTTGAATACCTTGTGATCCTTGAGCACCCTTAGCGCCACCAGATCCTTGCGCCCCTGCTGGTCCTTGAATACCTTGAATTCCTTGGGTCCCCTGTGCTCCTTTTGCTCCGCCGGCTCCTTGAGCTCCTTTTGCTCCACCGGCTCCTTGAGCTCCTTTTGCTCCACCGGCTCCTTGAGCTCCTTTTGCTCCAACGGCTCCTTGAGCTCCTTTATCCCCTCCAGGTCCAACAGGTCCTTGATTACCTTGGGCTCCTTTAGCTCCGCCTAATCCTTGAAGACCTTGAATACCTTGAATACCTTGATCTCCTTGAGATCCCTTTACCCCATCAGGTCCTTGGGTTCCTTGAGCTCCCTTAATTCCTTGTATTCCTTGTATTCCTTGAATACCTTGATCTCCTTGAGTTCCCTTAACTCCATCAGGTCCTTGTGATCCTTGAGCCCCCTTAATTCCTTGTATTCCTTGAATACCTTGTGACCCTTGAGATCCCTTTACCCCATCAGGTCCTTGGGTTCCTTGAGCTCCCTTAATTCCTTGTATTCCCTGAATACCTTGTGTACCTTGAGCTCCCTTAGCCCCACCAGGTCCTTGAATACCTTGAGATCCTTGTGTTCCCTTAGGACCATCTGGGCCTTCTACTCCTTGAATACCTTGAATACCTTGAATTCCCTGACTTCCTTGAGGTCCTGTTGGTCCCTGAGAACCTTGTGCTCCAGCTGCTCCAGGAGGACCTACATCTCCTTGTCCTAACTCACTAAAATGAACTACTAGTACTTCTTCATTATCGAATATGTCAGCAGCATTTCCAGAAGCATTATAACCCCCCGCATATTCTCCTATTATATTCCAATAGTCAACACTGTGATGATTACCATTATGAATAGCTAGATTTGTAAATACCAACCATCGAATATTAAAAACAATAAAAGCAGAATTATCTGGGTCCATTGAATGAATTCTGATAGAACCGAATCTTTGAAGTGAATTTGGATCATAACTACTTGGACCTCTAGTTTTTATATTATTCACATATGGATTCATATTAAACTGTGCGAGTTTTGTGGGCAATTCTGTAGGAAGTAACGAGTATTTATCCATGACTATCGTATTATGAGTTTCATTGTTATCATTTATACTTGCCCCTTGAGTGAAATGAATCCTTCCTGCACCCGGGTCTGATCCGGGCGCATTAGACAATGTGGTTTTGTATTGAAAAGCAAAAGAAGCACCACCAGCAAAAACCCCTTTATCTCCCTGAATACCAACAGCACCTTGAGGACCTTCAATACCTTGAATACCTTGCTCTCCTTGAGTTCCCTTAATACCTTGTATACCTTGAATACCCTGAATACCTTGTGACCCTTGTGCCCCTTTAACACCTACTGGTCCTTGACCACCTTGAGCTCCCTTATCTCCACCAGGTCCTTGAATACCTTGACCTCCCTGTGTCCCCTTAGGACCTACTGTTCCTTGAACTCCTTTTGGACCTTCAATACCTTGAATACCTTGTAAACCTTGAAGGCCTTGAATTCCTTGAAGACCTTGTGAGCCTTGTGCTCCTTTAATTCCTTGTATTCCCTGGATACCTTGAGAACCTTGTGCTCCTTTATCCCCGGGTACGCCTTCAATTCCATTTTTCACAATACTTATATCATAAAAATTATTTTGATTAATCGACGTGCTATTACCCCATAAATTTACAAATTGAACTTCTAATTTAACAGTAGTTCCATATACGGTAGAATAAGACCATTCTGGGTTTGAAGTTAAAATATACGAACCTCCTAAATTATTATTACTTCTGTTTCTAATATAGACACTATCACCACTTACATATTGTGAAAACCAACCAGTTGGAGGACCAGTTTGATTTGGTCCTGTTCCAACTGTATTACCATCAGAATCTGTAGGATTAAAATAAAATGTAGTTACGGTATACCAACTACTTTGAAATCCAGAATCATTTCTAGCATTAAATTCTCCAGATGTAAACTGAGAATATTGAGTATTATTAAATTTCCAAGTAAAAGAATTACTACTTTTACCCATATCACCATTAACACCATTTATACCATTTTCACCATTAGTACCTGCAACACCTTGAAGACCTTGAAGACCTTGAATACCTTGAATACCTTGTGTGCCTTGTGCTCCTTTATCACCTCCTGGTCCTTGAAGACCCTGAATACCTTGAGTGCCTTGTGCTCCTTTGATTCCTTCAATTCCTTGAATACCCTGTGCTCCTTTTGGTCCTTCAATTCCTTGAAGACCTTGAAGACCTTGAAGACCTTGAATACCTTGAATACCTTGAATACCTTGGTCTCCTTGTGGTCCTAATGGTCCGTCTTTACTTTTTGGTATAAAATTAACAGTTACAATATCATTATCTACGGGATTTTGTGATCCGTTACTTAATTTAGTTCCTGTAAACGTTTTATAATCTTGTGTTGGAAGTGAAAGATTAGAACTTGTTAAATTAAATATTACAAATTTTAATTCACTTACTCTAAATTCTATTATTCCACCTTGTCCTATTGATTCAGACATTTCATAAATAAAATCTAACCAATTTTCAACATTATTTCCATCAGTGTCTGTATAACTTATATTAAATCTGGTAATTGTTCCACTATTCCAATTACCATTATCTTTTAAATAACCAGAACCTGGATCAGAATTAAATGTACTTTCTGAATATTTAAATTTTCTTGAATTAGCAACAGGTCCAGTAGGACCTTGTGAACCGCCTGGTCCCACTGGTCCTTGAATACCTTGTATACCCTGTATACCTTGTGGACCTTTGGGTCCTTCAATTCCTTGAAGACCTTGAAGACCTTGAATACCTTGAATTCCTTGGTCTCCTTGTGTTCCTTTAATTCCCTGGTCACCCTGAATTCCTTTTACACCTTGAATACCCTGAATACCCTGTATTCCTTGCTCTCCTCTAGTTCCAACTAAAGTAAAACTTAAAAGTATATCATCTGAAGAAGAAAAAGGATTAGACCCACTAGAACTAACATTTTGAACTCCTAACATCCAAGATGCACTAGCTTCAACATCTAGTGCTCCTGTAATAGAAAACATTAAAAATTTTGTAGCATCGCCTTTTTCTTGCATTAATACGTGTCCTTTAATTCCACCAACACTTACTTCAACATTTGCTATACTCTGAAGAAAGTTAGATATTGGATTACCATTATCATCGTTATTAGATATTTGTAATGATGTCATATTATTCTGTGAATTTATAGATGGATTACCATATCCTAATTTACAAGAACCATTATTCATAGCACTAATAGTTGGACTTGCTTGAACTCCATCAAATGTATAATCAAATGTAGCTCCTCCAAAATTACCATCAGCTCCTACAGGACCTTGAATACCTTGTAATCCCTGAGTTCCCTTAATACCTTGTATACCTTGTAAACCTTGTGTTCCTTTTGGACCTTCAAGACCTTGAAGACCTTGAAGACCTTGAATACCTTGAATACCTTGTATACCTTGCGTTCCTTTAGGTCCTTCTAATCCCGGTGTTCCTTGTGCTCCTTTATCTCCATCTAATCCGGGTGTTCCAGTAAGACCCTTATCTCCTTTTTCTCCACCTAAAACATCTATAACTGTTATGAATGTATCTTTTGTAATATAAATTTTATCATTATTAGCACTTCCTTGAGCTTTAAGAGCATTTACCTGTGTTCTAAATTTAGTTCCAGAAGAAGTTTCAACTATAGCAATACCTGTACAACTTTGTTTAACTCCTTGAGCTCTTTTATTTTGTGCTGATACTGAACTATGTTCAACATCTGTCCAAGTTACTCCATTATTTATCGATTTTTGTAATTTAACATGTATAACACATAAATCATTATTATTTTGTCTAAATGAAGTAGTATAAGTTATAAGCGAACGCATATTTTGATTTATAGTTAAAATTCCTCCAGTAAGACTAAATACTCCAACTGGTGTAGCATGATTTGTTCTGCTATATGAAATAGTATTCCATCCCGTTAAAGTATCCTGAGATGACGGTAAATTTATTACCATTTCCCCAGTATAACTGGTGTTTCCAGAAGTAATATCAGTTATATCTGTATCAATTGGAAGAGAACCTCTAAAAGAAGAAGAAGCAGACCCTGGATCACCTTTTAAACCTGGTTCACCATCTATACCTGGACTTCCCGTAACTCCTTTTAATCCTTGAAGACCTTGAATACCTTGAAGACCTTGAATACCCTGAGTACCCTTAACTCCTTGTGCTCCTTTAGGACCCTCTAGACCTATACTACCTTGTGTTCCTTTAACTCCTCCTAATCCTTGAAGACCTTGTGCACCTTTAGGTCCGACCGGGCCTTCAATACCTTGAATTCCTGGTATTCCTTGAGGACCATCTATACCTATAAGTCCTTGTGGACCTTTGATTCCTTGCGGTCCTAAAATTCCCTGAGGACCTCTAAGACCTATAGGACCAGTTAAACTATAACCAACAGAATATTCTGAATTATCAGGGATACTAGTATCAGAAAAAGCCAGTGGTATTATTGGAATTGAAAAATGTAAAGTAGCTTCAGTCATTATACCTACACTATAAATACCAAACTGATATGGAAATCCTACTCTTCTAATAGTAATGGAACTTAATCTAGTTAGAGCATTCCACCATGTATCACACGGAACACCCCCATTATCTCTTTTAGATAATAAAAGCGTCATAGCTTTAGAATCTAACGCATCTCCTGATTGATTAAATGTAGTAATTATTTTAAATCTTCCGTTTGAGGGAGCTAAATTCGGTTGAGATTGAGTATCGGATTTCCATATAGAACTAGAAACAGGAATACCTGGTTCTCCTTGAGCGCCAGCAGGACCAGGGTCTCCTTGAGTTCCTATACCAGGTTCTCCTTGAGGACCTTCTGGACCTATCTTAGAATGTGCTATATTATACTCATTATCGGTGCTATTAACAATAGTTAAAGGTCCTGCTATTTTTGATAAAGTTGCCTTCTTTTTATCAGCAGCTATTAACGTTGTAAACATTGTTGTTAATTTATAAATACCAAATAAACTACTATCATTTCTATTGACTATATGTATAAAATCCCCAACTTGAATATTAGCAATCCAATCTGAAAAATCAACACCATTTGAATCCACGGTATGAATATTTATATTATAGAAAGCTAAAGGAAATGTTGGTGGTTCAACCTGTGCTATTTGAAAAGTTCCGGAAGTTGGTGTATTCCCATTAGGAATACTTTTCCATAATGAAGAATTTCCCATTAGTCCATTCACACCATCTGCACCATCCACACCATCTGCACCATCTTGCCCGTCTTGTCCTGGTAATCCAGGATCTCCTTTATCTCCATCTTGTCCATCTACTCCATCTTGTCCATCTTGTCCATCTTGTCCATCTACACCAGGTAATCCAGGTGGGCCTGGTGGACCTGTTTCTCCTTTCTCTCCATCTTGCCCGTCTTGACCATCTACTCCAGGTAATCCAGGTAATCCATCTTGCCCATCTTGTCCAGGTGCTCCATCTTCGCCATCTACTCCATCAGTACCATCCACACCATCCTCACCATCTACACCAGGTGCTCCATCTTGTCCGTCTACCCCATCTTGCCCAGGTAGACCAATTGGTCCCTGATCTCCTTTTTCTCCCTTACCAACAGCCGCATTTGGATTATATAAACGATACCAAAATGCAAAGTTACTATTCTGTTCTGTTGGGGTAGATTCAAAAGATAATGGTGCTTCTGTTCCATTAAAAAAATTTTGTGCTGAATGAACTGCTAATCTATTTTGATTATTATAGTCACTATGAAAGGGTATTTGAAAAGTTCCTGAACCTGTTCTAGAAAATCCAACCCAATATTTTTCATTGGCATTTAATTCAGCAGGAGTATCAAAAGTAAAATCAATATATTTTCTGCTTAAGTCGCTAGAATTTGGAAACGCAAAATTAAGTATTTGCCAAGCTACAATAGTTCCCGGCAATCCAACATCACAATTTGGTCTGGTATCTGCTTTATTTCGATAAATAACAGCTAACACTTTTCCACTAAAATCAGAACCTGAATGATTTCCACCAAACATACTCATATGTGTATATTTACCACTGGTGGGTGAGATAAATTGAGATAAATATATTCGACCGGTTTCAGGAGTGAAATTATCCAAAGGTGTCAATACACTGAATGGTTCATAAGGAATAACACCACCACCGTCAACAGCAGGACCTTGAGGACCTTGAAGACCTTGAGCTCCTTTTGGACCTTCAGGACCTACAGGACCCTGATCTCCTCTATCTCCCACTAAAGCAAAACTTAATATAACATCTTGATTTCCTGTTCCAGTAAATGGTATAACTCCATTATCAGAAAACGCAATTGATTCAACAGCAAAAACATAATTAGGTGGTGGCATGTTATCACTAACACTTGTTACTGATGATATCGTAAACTGTTGGAATCTAGTAGAATCATTTTTTACTACTATACGTATTATTGCTTTTACTGGATTCTGTACAGCATCTATACTTTCAACAAATGATTTGACTGATTCTCCATTATCATCCAATGGACTTATTTGTATAGAAGTAGGTAAATTATTACTGAGTGATAGGTATTTAACTATTCCTCCTCCTATACTACCATCCATATTTGGCGAAGATACATTTGTATCAAATGTATAATCAAATGAAGCACCTCCAAAATTTCCAGGAAGTCCCTGAGGACCTTCGGGCCCCACGGCACCACCTTCCCCTAAAATCTTTAAACTAACTATTACTCTATGCTCTGGGTCAGTAAATGGATTGACTTCACTATATACTGTTTGTGACCTATCAAAATTAAATGAAAATGTAGCACTTTGAATATGAATTTCTCCAATTGATGTAACTTGATAAATTATCTTTTTGGAATTATCATTAAAATCTGTTATTACAACATAAGCCTTTACACTATTATTTCTTAATGAAATCCACCTAAAAAGTTTTTCTAAATTAGTTTGATTACTATTTTGCCAGTTAAAAACATGAGTATTTTTAGAAATAAACATAGAAGTTGCTGTTATATGTGAACTATCATTAAATCTTATATAACCGTTTTCAATACCATTGTTTGGAAATCCATTACCAACAGTATCTAAAAGATATTGAAAAGATAATGCGCCAGGCGGACCTTTAAATCCATGAGCACTCGAAACAGATGTTTGATCACGAAACCAAATAGTATGGACGTCAAGATTATTCATACTAACGTCTTGAAGTTGTGTTAATCCTGTTGGTTTTTGAGCCATCTTATAATATTTACAAATAAATAAATATTATATAATTAATTAATTAAATTATTCTTTAAATCTAATAAAAACTGTTATATTGGTCGTTCCAACGGGTGGGAGGAATTCAATTCCATTTGGTGAACTTCCTTGATAACTAAGGTCACTACAAGCAAATATAAATCCATCTTTTCTAATTTCTATTTCGTTTTGTGGTTTTATAGCAGTACTTCCACTAGCCCATTGGTAAGTAAGTTCTTTTGACCTTGAAATAATAGGACCTCCTTTACAAAATTTAACACTTTGTGATTCGGCGTTTGGATCAAAATAATAAACATGAAAAACGCCTGAATTTGGAATGTGACAGAAATTTAATTGATATCCTAATAAATAACCGTCGGCTGGAACTCTATAACCATAAAAATTATTATGGATTCGATTCACTCCTCCTTGTCCAAATGGTCCTAAAACAGAACCGAAAGTCTCTCCTCCAGCGGTAAATGGTTGTGTTTCGAAAGGTGTTATTGGAAAACTTCCCGGAGTTGGCGTTGGAAGGACTGCTAATCCATAAGGATTCAAATGTAAATATTCCATTCTAGTAAGAGGAGGTTCTCCTGATACGGACCCATCTAATCTTCTATAATTTAAAGCATCGCCTACAAACGGTGGATTTTGATCCCAATCTGTATAAGTTCCTTTTAATTTCATTGAAAAACTCACACTCATTGTTCCTCTTAATCCTAGACCATTTTGTCCGTCCACCCCGTCTTCTCCATCCACACCATCCACACCATCCACACCATCCACACCATCTACACCAGGTGCTCCGTCTTGTCCATCTTCTCCATCTTCACCATTTTGTCCGTCTTGTCCGTCCTGTCCATCTACTCCATTACTACCACTTTTTACATATCCAATAAAATATGTAATATTTGCGGTAGGTGTAGATGGGAAATTATCCGAATCTCCATCAATATAATCGACATTTATATATCTTGTTGCACTAGTCAATGGTCCTGGTTCCACTCCCGAAGCCATAACTCTATAATAAGAAACTCTATTAATACTAACAACATTTCTAATAGTTATTATATCACCTGGTAGAAGATTTTCAATCCACTCTAATAAATTATTTCCAAGACTATCTGTATTATTAATCCAAATTTTTACAATACTTTGATAATTACTGGTATGCTGACCGATTGAGTCTAATCCTGAAAATTCACCGGTTAATGGAAGACTGACTGGATCGACCCACTTCCACTTAGATGAATTTCCATCAAATCCACGTTCTCCGTCCACACCATCTACACCGGGTGCTCCATCTTCACCATCTTCACCATCTTGTCCATCTTGACCATCTTCTCCATCTACACCATCCTGTCCATCCACTCCATCCACTCCATCAACACCATCTTCACCTTTTTCTCCGCCAACCATATCCATAATACTTAAATAAGAACCATTTAAAATAATAACATTTGGTGGAGTTTCTAGTGGATTCGGCTCATCATCTTCAAATGTCCTTTCAATAAATAATGCTATTCTATCTCCAGCATTTAATTTAATCTGCATAGAAGAAGATTTGCTATCAATATGGTGTGGATAATGCCCGGGATGATATCCCTCATTAACTCCTACACCACCAGTTCCTGGTGGATGGTGTGGTTCAGTTGTAATCGTTTTTATACTAGAATGAATAGGAATCCAATTTAACCAATCAGTAGCGACATCCGTTCCAGGGCATTTCATTAAAAACATTTTGAATACTTCCCCATCGTATAGATTTTGTCCTGTATATTGTGTCAGAGATTTTACAATACCATATTCTATATTAGAATTTATAGCAACTTTAGGTTGTATCCATGAAAATTGAGAAAAAGTTGCACTGGTATTATAAGGCCAATTGGTAAAGGTTGTTACTTCGCCAGTATTCCATATAGAATTAGTTCCTTCAACATTATTAGCAGGGACTATTATATCACAAGCCGCAGTTAATTGTGAATTTGAACTATTTACATCATATTCTATTAACCCTGGTCTAAATTTTATTCCCTGAACATAATGCGTTCCACTTAACACATAAGAATCGGGTGGCGTACTCCTAGTTGTTTTTCTTATAATTGCTGATGCTGAACCTGGTGCTCCACCTGGTCCTTCTGGTCCTCTAGGAATAAACCCTACATTAAATTCTTTATTAAGCCAATCTGCAAATGGTGTAGCTAAATGACTTTCTATATGAGTAATACCTATTTCTACCGAATTAGTTAAATTAATGGTATAAGGAACAGCAATGCTGTGACATCTATAATATGAAAAATTAGTTACATCATCATGTTGTCTAATATATATAATATCTCCAACATTAATACTTGCTAACCAAGTTCCCATAAGATTTCCTAAATTTGGGTCAAGAGTTTCAAAAGCATCATGTATCGTCATATATAATTTATTAGCATCCTGCCAACTACTACCAGTTCCACTAATCAAGAATTCACCGTATTGTAATACAGGATATCCTGTATTCTGGTCGATTGTTGGAGCATTACCATATGACTTCCATAAACTAGAATTTCCCGCTAATCCCGTTTCACCTCTAGGGCCATTCTCGCCATCCTCACCATCTTGTCCATCTTCTCCAGCAGCACCACCTTTGGTATCTATAATAGTAATATTTGTTCCTTTTGTTAATGCTACGGCCACCCTATCTAGACCTTCATCGTTATTTTCGTTGTCGTCTGCTACAATTATTCTTCCATGAGATTGAACGATAGATACTTCAGTTCTTAAAATATCACCTTCAACAACATCTAATATAGCACTTCCCGAAAAAGTTTGTTTATTATATTTTCGTTTACGCATGTGACCTGAACTACTAGAATATGGAACTATTTCTGTGCTTCCACCTTGTAAAGTTCTACGAATTCTACAGGAAGCCTGCATATCACGTTTTTCATTTTCTGATGGACCTTCATCTGGATAACTAACACGTATAGTAGTATTATATGTAATAAAAAGCCTAGCCGTCCGATTTACTCTCATATTTCCATTTGGGACACCGTTATTAAATTGTAATGTAATAATGTCTCCATATTGTGCGCTATCTAATATAGTTACATCATATAAAATAGGAACATATGCTGTTGGCAGATTACTCTCCCCATTAACACCAATATTGTTACTCCCCAGTTGAAGACGTTGTTCACCAAGAATTATTTCATTACTATTACTATTGTTTTCAAATACCGCCATAGCATCTAATTCAGTTCCAGGAACTGGATTGCCGTTTCCATCAGATAATAATACACCTAAACCAGCTCTAAATACAGGTGATAAAGAACCTGGAGGTCCTTGTGGTCCAGCTTTAAGATAACCAATATAATAATCAGCATCTGTTCTCCAAATGGTAGCGTCAGAGTCTATGTAAGTAACATTAAATCTCCAGTGTCCTGCTACAATTGTCTTGCTGATAATACTATAATAACCAACTTCCCAAGGTCTATTTTTTCTACGAACATACATAATATCATTAGTATCGGCAAAACTTAACCACTCATATAAATCTGGTGAAACAGTTACATTATCCTGACTATTAATCCATAATTTTCCTGTTGCTTGTTTAGAAATTGTATTACCACCTGTATTAGTTTGAGTAACGAATTTTCCCGGGTCTACCGATCCCGTAGAACTACCTTGACGCGCCCATTTTGATGAGTTTCCATCAAAACCTAATTCTTCATGTCCAGATACAGCACAACCAATATAACACTGAATACCGTCACCAAATACAGGAATTGGTAATCCTGGAGCTTGATTTAAATTATTGCTTATTTGTATTAATTCTAGTCTAACTCTCCATCTTGAATTAGGACTTACCTCATAAAATCCAATAATATTACCATTTTCATCCACATCATCAGTTGTAATTGTATTAGAATTTTCATCTTGAGGTATTACTTTAAAATAAGCTGAATTTTCTGGAGTAAGAACTTCTCTTATAGTAATAATATCTCCTGGTTGAACGGATTTAATCCATTCTGTCATATCATTTCCAGTAGCATCGTCTTTACTTATAATTAACTCGTGAGTCATGTTTGGAAAATTAGCACCCTGACTCATTACATTTCCATATGCTAGTATAAATTGTCCTCCTGATGGAATAGGTGCTTGAATAACATCAATAGATGTCCATATAGAAGAATTAGCATCATAGCCTGGCTGTCCATCAGCACCATCTTGTCCGTCTTGTCCGTCTTGTCCATTTGAACCATTTGCTCCCTTTTTAACATAACCTATGTAATAATCATTACCGGCACTACTAAAAGCAGTTGTATCACCAGCGATATAATTCACATCTATTTCAAATCCTCCCCAAGGTTGAGGAGGTCCACTTACCAGTGGATTATCTTGGGCTGTATAATAAGCAACTTCATTAATAACATTTTGTTTTCTAATATAAATTATATCACCTGTATTAATATTAGTAATCCAATTAGTTAAATCATTTCCTAAGTGATCCGTATTAACTATTCTAATTTTTTGTACAGCAGATTTGTTAGTTTCTAAATTTGCAGTATTATCTAGGGTAACAAATTTTCCTAAACCCATATCAGCATTCCCAGGTACATATGGCGCGGTTGCGTTTACTTCATCTATATAGTCCCATAAAGAACTATTTCCATCTGGTCCAACATAACCGATTGGAGAAAATCCAATATCAAATTTTTCTCCATCCCAGTTATTTTGTTGAAACTGCATGGGATTTAGAGCAGTATCAGGATAACTGTCTATTGGTCCTGGAAGACCAGTATTTATATTAATTGTGATAAGTCCGGCAAAAGGTAAATTTTCAACTGGAGGAGAAGTTACAGTATGATAACAAAAGTGTGGTAAAAAAGGAAATCTTCTAATGTATATTATGTCTCCGTGCTTCATAGATAACAACCAATCTCTCATATTCTGACCTGTAGGAACAATAGAATCTACTGGATTAAAAACAAGAGCAGATGTTCCCCAAGGATTAGATCCAGAAATACTTCCACCAGCAAACCAAGAAAATTCACCTGGTCCCGGATTTGGAGTAACACCAACATTAGAATGAATATATTTCCATAAACTAGAGTTTCCTGCTAAACCAGTCATACCAGCCGCACCATCCGCACCATCTTGTCCTGGTGGCCCCACTGGACCATCCGATCCGCTTTTTACGTATCCAACGAAATATTCTTCTAATGGATTAAAAGGTGTTGAATCTGATTCAATATGCACTACATCAATTGTTGTACCCCCGCCACCAACAGGAGGAACTTGTACAGGAGCAGCAGCAACCGTGTAATAACCAACTTCTTGTGAATTTATGGTATGTCTAATACTAATAATATCTCCTACTTCTAATTGTAATGGACCCATCCAATTAACCATATTAGTAGGTGGTTGTAAAACATCTAAATTTCTAAGTTTTATTCTATTTACATCACTTTTTACTGAAGTGACTCCCGGAGCTGTAGTATCTTCTGTAAAAAAATCTCCGTCAGGATATGTTGGAGAAACAATGTCGTCATTCCAGACACCTGTAACATATTTCCATTTGGAAGAATTTCCATCAAATCCTTTATCTCCAGTTGCACCATCTTGCCCATCAACACCATCTTGACCATCAACACCATCCACACCATCCACACCATCAGCACCATCTTGACCATCTTGCCCATCTTGTCCATCAGCACCATCTTGACCATCTTGCCCATCTTGTCCATCAGCACCATCTTGACCATCAGCACCATCTTGTCCGTCAGCACCATCTTGACCATCAGCACCATCTTGTCCGTCCACGCCGTCCACGCCATCATTACCATCATTACCATCATTACCATCATTACCATCATTACCATCATTACCATCTTGTCCATCAGGACCTGATTTAACATAACTAACATAACAAGGATTATTAAGGTCTAATGCTAGAGAATTCATTGGAATTAAATTAGCAGAAATTGGAGCAAAATTAATTACTTTTAATCTTAAATAAAATAATCCATTGGAGTACAGTGGTGGGGAGAAATAGGCAGCAGTTACGGTATTCGGAGCATATGGAGGCGGGCCAGGGTCTTGGGCGTTTGTGGTGGACACTGGTAAAACAGTAAAATGCATTACCCTGTTTGTAAATTCTTTAGACCTAATAGTAAGAATATCAAAAGGATCTATAAAATTTATCCAACTGGTATAATCACTACCCGCAAGGTCCTGTGGGTCAATAATTAATTGATGTGTTCCTCCAATTCCCGCCCAGAGAGGTTGGAGCGACTGATTTATATGAAAACGACCATCACCTCCACCACCAGACATCGCACTACCATTATAATTTATTTGGTCATTCGTCTGCCATAATGATGAATTTCCATCAAATCCTTTATCTCCATCAACACCATCAACACCATCAACACCATCAGAACCATCAGACCCATCAACACCATCAGAACCATCAGCACCTTTTGTTCCACTTAAATAAATATCCAATCCGATATTAGCTTCATCAGTGAATGCTGGGGCCCAATTATTTCCCGCAGAAAGAAAATCTACCGTAAGTCTATAATATAAAACAGTACCAGTAGGTGGGGGTCCATATGGAGATGGTCCTCCTATGAAAGGTATTCCAACTCCTTGAGCATTACAAGCAGAAACATCTAAAACGGAAAAATTCATACCATCATCACCATTTGTAGTACCATTATTAATAGTTGAATTGTCTAAATGAATAACGCCTTTGACAGGATTAACATTATTAGATAGTAATCTTAATGTTTTATGTGGGAATTCTCCATCAAAATCAAGAACGTATAAATAAATATAATTAATATTTGGTAAGTCAGAAATATCTTGTGCTATTATATCCATATCAAATCTTAATCCTTTGTTATTTACTATTTGATAATCATTAAATGTTACATTTAAATTAGTGGTGCTGCCCGAGTTTTGAGCATCGGTTTGTGCTGTTTCAGCATCAAATTTATACTCATACTGCATAACTCCTAACCCTGTAGCAGCAAATACAACTCCTGCGGATTTATTAATCCAAGCTTCAGCACTATCATCATAAACCATAATATCGTTATCAGAAACTATAGGGTTAGTTATAGTTCCTTGAAACATTGCTTTTCTATATCCTCCATTATCACCCCAATCTGCTTCAGTATCTAGAATAGCAGGACCCTTTTGTGACTGTGGATTTGTATGAAATTTAATAGGAGCATTTGTTTTTACTAAGGGGTCATTTTGTAATTGAAAAATAGGTTTATCATTAATTTCATCTAATTCAATCCAAGCGTTAGGGTGGGGGTTAGGATTAGTGTTCGGGTTATTTCCAGATTTAATATAAAAATTTAATTCATATGGAATTTTTACACCATTTCTTTGATCAGTTGGATTAATTGTTCTATCAGACAATACATTTCCACTAGGTTCTAATACAATAGCGGCACCTCCAACTGTATGTGAATATTTGGTGCCGGCCCCAGGGGAGATTTCATATGGAGCGCCACTTGGATCATATACTGTAGGACCATTAGGAACTCCGCCTTTAAACCAATCTGATCCTTGCCCAGCCTTCGGAATAGTGGGCTTTGGTGCACTATCTCGTATATCTGGAATATTATATGCATAAAAACTAAGTGAACTTTTAGGACCTTGTTGTGGTTTATAGAAAACGTGTGTTGTACTTGTTAATCTTAAATTATCTTCAACTTTACCAAATTTAGTATCTGCGGGATAATTTGCACCATTGAATTTATTATAAAAAGGATTAGTTTGATCAAGTGGTGGGATATTGCTTAATGGATCATCTTCATCTATTGGATTCCATCCACCATCAATAGGATTACCTGGTCCAGGAGTAACAGCTTTAAAGAAAGAATGTGCCGACCAATTATTTTGTGCTACAGTTAATGATCCACTTCCTTGATATTCATTAGGTGCTTTGTTTCCGGAAACAGTGGCGCCGCTGCCGTCGGGATGTTGGCCGAGTGTACCTTTTGCGAATCCTGGTAGTCCATTAGCAAAATCACTACCTATAGTTGTATTAAAAAAGGTATCTGGTGAAGTAAAATTAATATTTGGAACATATAAACGATCATTTGGTTTTTCAGTTAATTCAAAATTTTGTTTTGGATTCCAAAAAGGTTGTTTATTATCAGATCTAATAAAAATATTTCTACGTGCGTTTGGATTTCCAGATGGGTCTGTACTTAGAGTATCAAATGGATGTGCGTTTCCGTTATAATAATTATAAGACTGGGGATTATTACCAACAGCATCTGCAAACGGAGTAACATAAAAAAGAGATGTGCTGGGATTGTATTGTGGATTTAAGCTGGGGGGTCCGGGTACAAGCGGGTTTACATTCCATAAATTCATATTGAATCCAGCTTGAGGTCTATATTGAATACTAGGGCCTCTGTTATTAATATTGGATTTATAAGGGGAGCCAAGGAAGAAACGATGATCGTTCATTTGAGTCATAAATGGACCACTTGTAGATATTCTTTTATTATCTGGTGGTCCATTTAATTGAATAAGAGTTCTATCCCATTCACCTGCAGCAGAACCACCAGATACTGGGTCCGTTACAAAATCAACACCAGAACCAGTATCGTAATAAACACCAGAGTTTTTATTATTGTAATTTGTAGAAGCCTTTTCAATTCCATTAGCCCCAGCATATAAATATTCATTATTTCCAGATATATCTGCCCCACTTGGGCCTTGTGCACCTGGGGCACCTGGTTGTCCTGGTTGTCCTGGAGCACCTGGAGCACCTGGAGCACCTGGAGGACCTGGAGGACCTGGAGATCCATTCGCACCCGGAGGTCCGTCGGCACCTGGTGGACCTGGAGGTCCAGTATCTGGTGTTGGGCACCCATTAAAACCATCGCTGTCTATTTGGGCAGTTCTAGCTCGAACTGTTCTATTATAATTTCCATAACTAGTATAAGACATGCCTTATAATATATAAGTATAAAAATGTATTTTTTTATACATATAAAATTTTAATTAATATTATAAACATTTGCAATTTCTAAATGTTGCTCTAGCATTAGAAATCCAAGTATTAATATATGATTGATTAATTAAATTTTGTTGGATTGTTCCGTTTGGTCCAAAAAAATCACATAAATCATCTCTTTTCTTTTTAGAATCCTCATCGGCTTTTTTGAATAGTAAAGCAACTGTAAAATTAGTAAAAGCTTCTCCTACTAAAGCTAGAGTTGGTTGTATAGCTCCTACTTCATTTGGTGGTAATACTATACCTTTATAAATAGCATATCCTAAATTATAATATCTATCTCCGTGTCTTCTACTAATATAATCACCATAATCAAAATATTGGTCTCTAGATGTATCAATAGGATTTATATTTAATCCGCTCATTTATATAATACATTTATATTATATAAATTACATACCACCGTAAGGTCCGATTGGCCTTTGCCCTTTCTGAATAACAAGTGGTTCTGGAACAAAAACTCTTGGAGTTTTAAAAAATTCTTGACAATCTAATTTATTTAAACTGGGAATAAATTTTGTATGTTTTTTTGTTAAATCTATTTGTTTAATACCAAATAGATTGCTTTCTATATTTGCGGTGTTGTTTGATAATACATTATCGTAATAACCACCACTCATGTTACCAGCATTTATTCCTAAACCAGGTATTTTATTAATTTGGGGAACTCTAGAATTTTTATAATGTAAATATTGTTGCTGATTACAGAAAGCTTTTTGCTGTAAACAATATTCTCCGGGTGAATTTTTAAGTGACGCCATTATATATTAATTATTATTATTATTTTTTAAAACTTTTATAAATTTTTCATATATGATATCTGAAATTTTATTAGATTGTTCTAATTCAGCAATACATGTATGAAAATAGTAAAAGTATTCAAATGAAAATAGTAATGTAAATAAATCACTTAAATTATTAAATAAAAAACTATATTTATTGTTTTCTTTTACAATTTTCATAATTTCTTGTATTTGGTTGTTTTTTTCATGTTTTTTATATAATTGGTCAATACAATCCATCATTTTTACGTGGTCATATATCATTAAATTGAATGCCTTTAATATTTCTTGTCTATAAATAGTATCTTGTTTATGTTCATTATCAGGAGCATCTAAATATGTGCAATAAAATGAATAATTATACATTTTAAATATAATTATTTATTTACTTTTAAATTATTGTCGATTAAAGTTATCTTGATCTCTTGATAATTCACGAGAAGGTAATCCACCACGAATCCATCCGTCAGCAGCGATGCCTTCGCATAAATTAGCAGGATTTTGAATGGAAGCCTTTAATGCCGGGACAAGATCCTGATTAGGTCGGATGGATTTTTCCATGATAGTCTTACAAGATTTTTTATCTGGATTGTAAGCACCTTGTAATAATTGCGATTCTTTAACAGGCATAGATGGACCTCTACCTAAAAATGGAACAGTTAAAAATGGTCTTTCTTGTAAACTGATTCTACATTTTGGGTTAGTTTGCATGGACCCAATTAAAAGTTTAGAGTTAGTATCAATGTTACATCCACCTAATCCACACTGATGACTACCACTGTAAAAAATGTTAGGCTGACTAGTAGCAAAATTAATAGAAGAGGCCATACCACAGTTTTTGGCGAAATAACTTTGAACAGAATAAGACCCAAAGTTTTCATTTTGCATTTCTCTTTCGGAGACACCACAAACATCGTCGCCAATTCTACTTAAACTATCGAATGTATAACTATGAACACTTGACATATATATTTTACTTAAGATTATATATTTTAAGTAAAAATAATGATTTATTAAACTCTTCCGTTATTTTTTTCACACATAAATTCATCGCCTTCTTTACAAGAAGCCATATTTCCATAACAAAATTCAGCGAACTCTTTTTGATTATTTGGAATACTTGTATTTGCTGTGCTATAAAAATTTCTTAATGAGTTTTGAAAAGTTAAATTATCTCCTAAATTTTTATATAATCTTTCATCTTTTCTGCTTTTTTTTGTGGCATCGTCTAAAACTTCTTCGTTATAAACTGGAGCAGCAGATTTACGTGTTGGATTATCTTTATATTCGTTAATTAATACATTCATAAATGGGTTTTTTTTTGTAGGCATAGTAAATTCTTCATTTAATAATTCTTCAAAATCTTCTTTATTTATTTTTATGTCTAAATTTTCCATTCCTTCTTTTGAATGACTTTTTGATTTATGAATCATTACCAATACAACAATTGAAACTGCTGCGCTAACTATTATATAACTTGATTTTGTGAATAAAAATCCTAAAATAGCTAATACTAATATTAGTCTAGTTATAGCATTTAATTTTCTATCTAAATCAAAATTATCCTGTGGCCATATTTCGGTTATTTGATTTTTATTTAATAAAACATTTGGATTATCTAACCAAAAACTAGTATTCATCTTATATAGTATAAATAGTTATTTTTTAATTTGAATTTCTCTTCTTTTTCTTTTTCTTTCTTCTCTTTTTATTATTTTTTCTACTTGATTTTTCTACTGGTTCATCACCTCTAAATACCATATGTTGATATTGTTGTCCTTGTTGTCCTTGTTGTGATTGTTGTGCTTTTTGTCTTGCTTCAGCTTCAGCTCGAGCTTTTTTCCTAGCTTCTAATTTTCTTAGCATTCTTTCCTTTTGTGATGCTACACGAATATTTTGTTTCATTCTTGCCTGCATAGCATTTACATTTATTTTTCCAGCACCAGCTACTCCTGGAATTCCCATTTTTGATAATATATTATCCATATTTTTCATACCAGGCATGTTTTTCATCTTTTCCATAAGTTCACTGGCTTCTTTCATTAACTCACTTTCATTGATTTCTCCAGACTTTAACTTTTCATCTAATTTCGAACCAACATTTTTTACCATATTCATTAATTTTCCCGGATTCTTAAAAAGTTTTTGAAAAACCTCCCCTACATTTGTTGCACCTTCCATATCTACATTAAGTTCTTCCGCTGTTTCAGATGCTATTTCGTGTGCTAAACGTCCAAGTTTTCCATCCAATAGACCACTAATATGATTTTGTAAATCTTCGGCATCCGGTAAGTCATTTAAATTGATACTTGAAGGATCCATTACATTATTTAAACTAATATCATTGAACATTTCACTATTATTAAACCATCCTTCCATATCTTTCATAGTTTCTTCTAATTTTGTTTTTAATTCATCTTCATTGATAGCTTCAAATAATTTTGCTGTATCTCCAAATGATTCTTGTGAATTAACATGTTTACTTACAGAAAATAAAATTAATTGTAAATATTTCCAAATGGTTTCACGAGTCTTTTCACTTATTTCTTCATCTTTCCAAATATTTACAAAATTAATACTTGGTAGAAAGTTTAATATTTCATTATCTTTAAAAATTTCATCATTTTGATATAAAATATTGAAAAAATGTTGAGGATAATTTTCAAGACAATATTCATATAATTTCTCTCCATGTTTATCTTCTGTTAAAAATTCTATTTCATATTCTTTCAGATTATCTTTAAATTCTGGAAAAGTAGTCAAGACATCTCTATAAAAGTCCTTGACTATCTTTAAACACTCCTTGTTTTCTTCAGCCATTATATTTAATTTAAACTCTATTTTTTTAAATTAAACTAAACGTATTTTAATTAGCATAATATAATTTACATATTTTTGTTAAATTTTGTAAATATTTTATTGCTTTGTCTTTATTTTCTTCACTTGTATTACGTATTAACCCTCTAACATCTTCTATTACATCCATCATTTTATCTGTTCCGCCTTCTCCTAAATCTTGACTATAATCTTTATTAATAAAATATTCTTTATTTCCATTCATAATCGCTTCTTCATAAATATCTACAACGCTTGATTTCCATATTCCTATTAATTTTTTTTTACTTACTTTTGTTAGTCCAATAATAAATGTTCTTCCTGTTTTTATATCTAAATTATTAGGAAATACAAGTATTATATCATCCATAAATTCAAGAAGTTGTGTTGCGAATAACTCTTTTAATGTTTTTTGGGTTTCACTTTCCATTATTTGTATTATAATTCATTTTTATTTTTAAATAAATTATACTTAAATATATTATTAAGCCAGGCTACCTTGAGGAGGAGCTTTTATATCTTTTTCACGTTGTTGTTGTAATTTTCCTAAATCTACCTCACCTACTTTATCTGGTTCATAATCATCTTCTGGAGTATATATTTTATCATCGTGATTTAATGTTACAAAACTATGCATTTGACGTAATCCACCATGTCCTTTTGCGCTTAATTCATCACTTGATTGATCCCAATAAGAATAACTATCAGACATACAAGTTCCCATTTCAGTAAATGAAAAAGCCATTGGTTCAATATTATTTTGTGTAGCCATCACTTTTTCACTACTTATTTTTGGTTTATAATAGTTTAAAACATCCTTTCCTACTAATATTTTATTACCTTTATTTAATAATAATAAACTTGGAACATTGGTAATTTGCTTGGGCAATAGAATTTCTCGACCATTGTCTAAAACAATATAAATATTTCCTTTTTTTTCTATGCGACGGTCGATTGATAAAAAATGTATATCATTTTGTAAATTACTTTTTCCCAATTCATATAGTAGCAATTTACAATTATCACAATACTTGCTATAATATAAAACAGAACTCATTTATATATTGTTAAAGTTTCTATTACTTAAATTATAACACATAAAAACATAAAATTGAAAAACAATTAAATAAATAATATAATATTATATAAATATGGCATCTACTCTAGATATTACACCCGTTGTTAAAGATTCTATTCAAAATAAACAAGGTGTTTTGGAATTTACTATACAAAATACTAATGTTAGTATTGTGAATGGACTTAGAAGAACTTTACTAACAAATATACCTATAGCTATTATTGATAGTAAACAAAGTGAATTTTATAAAAATACAGGAAGATTACATAATGAAATCTTAAAACAGCGCCTAGATTGTATTCCTGTTCATATTAAAGATACTTCTGTTTTAAGCGACCTCTTATTAGAAGTCGATATGACTAATGAAACCGATATGCTTATGTATCTTACTACCAGAGATTTTAAAATTAAAAATATTTCAACTGATACATACTTAACTGATGAAGCTACTGAAAAAATTTTCCCACTAAATAAATTAACCAATAGTTTTGTATTATTTTCAAGATTACGTCCAAAAATATCCAATGATATTCCCGGAGAAAAACTTCATTTTACTTCTAGATTTAAAGAAGGAACAGCTAAAGAAAATGGAGCATATAATGTTGTTAGTATTTCTGCTTATGCTAATACTCCAGATAAAGCTGCTCAAGCAGATACATGGAATGATATTGAAGTTAGTTTACAAGAAAAAGGAATGAATCAAAAAGATATTGATTTTGAAAGAAAAAATTGGTATGCTCTTCAAGCTAAAAGGATATTTCTTCAAAATAGTTTTGATTTTAAATGTCAGTCTGTTGGAGTTTATACTAATTTAGAACTTATTCATTTAGCCTGTGATAAAATTAATGAACAGTTACAAGATGTTCATGATAAATGTGGATCGCAAATATATGAAATTAATATGAAATCAACTGCTATGAAAAATAGTGCTGATTTTATCTTACAGGGCTATGATTATACCATTGGTAAAATAATTGAATACATTTTACACGAAGAATATTATAAAAAGGTAAATCTTTTGTCTTATGTTGGATTTATCAAAAATCATCCACACGATGATTATTCAATTATTAGATTCGCTTTCAAAGAGGAAGATGAATTTAATAAAGAAAATATCTATAATTTAGTTATGTATTCTTGCATGAAAGCAAAAGAAATTTATGTTGCTATTAAAGAATACTTCTAACTGAAAAAAAAGCACTAATAAATAATATTTTTTATTTGAGATATTATTTATTCTTTTGATTTACTAGTTTGTTGTTGTTTTTGTGGTTGTTGTGGTTGTTGTGATTGTTGTGGCGAACTTAAATCTAAATTTGCGAGTTGTGTCTCAATTGGAGCTGATTTAAACATCTTTGTCGATGGAGAGGCTCTATTGGCTAGAGTATTTAAACCACTGCGAAAAGAAGAACTTTTTTTCAATCTAGAACCAAGTGATTTAGATTCTTTTAATGGACGAAATGTTGATTTTTTTAACTGTGCTATTCTCTTATCAATTTCTTTACTTTGAGTTGAATTCTTAGGCATCCCTCCTTTTCTCCTTTTTTTTGTTCTTCTTCTTCGTTTTCGTTTTCGTTTTCGTTTCTTTTTACGTGTAATAATATGTCTCTTTTTCTTTTTTCTACGTGTTTTTCTTCTTCCCCCTTTTATACCATATGTATAATCTTCTCGTAATTTATCATGTTTTTCATCAAGTTGATCTAATCTTCCTTCAATATCTCTTAATCTTTTATATATAGCTAATTCATTAGCATCTTCGGGATTTTCCACATCATCCATTTATATTAATATAAGATTAATAATTATTCTAAAGGTTGCTCTACTTTCTTTGTATCTAACGCATTTTGTTTATAAATATAATTTACAGCATACATCAATCGCTGGGGAGGAAGACTATTTATATAATCAATGACTACCTGTTTATTTACATACTTCTTCTCCGGAAATAATTCATGAATATACTTTTCCTGTAAAGCATACATATGAGGCTTAAATTGATATGGATATTCACTTAGTTTCTTTTGTTTTTGAATGAAACAATGAATATAATTTACATGAAGTTGAGCCGTAAAAGAATGCATATCATTTCTAAATTGTGAAAAAAGTGCTCTATATTCTGGATAATATTTCAAAAATTCTGCTACCATTCCCTTTTGTCGTAAATAATAATAGTGGAATTGAAGTTTTGGATTATTACCCTTTAAATGTTTAACACGTTCATAGTTTCTATTTCGTATTTTTATCCTTTCACCTTCGCCATTTAAAATTACAATACCTTGTTGAGTATAATCCATATTATCTGATGCGTAATGCTCTAAAAGGTCGTCCCAAAACTCAAAATTTTTAATACTGTATTGATACACATTATTTCCATTAAAATTTTTAACCATATCTGGATGTGCTGTAATTGTTACAGATTCATTTTCATTATTGATTTGATATACATTTGTTAACACTAACTTCTTTTCAGTTAATGGAATAACAATTTTATTTTCCGGATGCTGTAATACAAAACTATAGCAATAATCTTTATTTAAATCTTCAAATTCCATCTGTTGTTCATTCATAGCATCTAAAAATAAAAACCTAAATGTTTTATCACTGTTCCAACTACAACGAGCTCCTATACAACTTTTAGTATGTATATTCCATTCATCTGCTGTTTTATCCCAAAATACATTTACCATAGTTCCTTCAATGAAGTCCAATTGAACACAATTAGAAAGATCATTATTTTCCATAAATTTATTTTTAGTTAATGATTTTGGAGGAGCAAATGATAACACTTGGACATCTCCACCAACAAAAGCACAAACAACTGACCTATAAAGGCCTAGTTCTTTTTCATTTGATTCGTTAATATATTTTTTATTGTATTTTAAAATATATTTTTCTTCACTATCATCCTTTACAATAATTTCTTCATGTACTACATTATTTTGTTTTTTTTGAATAACATCTCGAATTAGCTCTTTAGAAAGAGTAAAAACCATATATAAATGAGTTGGAGAGTTATCTTTATATTATATTTATAATGAATTTATCTAATTAGAGAAAAATCTATTGTAAATATAAGTAATGGCAGAAGAAGAAGCAAAGTTATTTTTGGAATTGGGTCAAGTTATAAAAATGGAAGCACCTACAGACCCAACATTACACGAAAATATTTATTTAATAGATTATTTAGATAATAACCTTATAAAGCTAATTAATAACGATGATTTAAGTGAAAAAATATTAAAAATAAATAACGGTGAACTCACAAATAAGTCAATAAGTAAAATAAATATATTAGCTAGTCAAGAAGAAAAAGGTTATGCAAGACAAAATGGTTATATACCAGGTAATTGGATTTCTATTGAATTTGGTGGAGAAGTTCCTGCTATTTTTAATGGTAAAATAACTGATTTAGAACAAGATATGATTGAATTAACTATTTATGAAAGTGGTGAAAAAATTTATATTGATTTCGAAGGAAAAGGTATTCCATTAGATCTTCCTATTATTGATATTAGAAGATTTTCACCTCCTGAAAAGAAAACTCCACAAGACGAAGATAAAGAAATGGAAGACGTTGAAGAAGATGATGAATTAGATATTATTGACGAAGATGAGGAACTTGAACTTATTATAGACACTGAAGACTTAAAACAAAATGTAAAAAATCTTTATATTAATTTAGATGAATTATCATTAGAAGATGAAGACCTTGGAGAAATAGAAGAAATTGTTGTTGTTGATGAAACTCAAAGAAGATTTGGTATTGATAAACAATCAAATGATTTATTAGATGAATTATTATCAGATGTTCCTAGTGATAAACGAACGCAAAGAATATTGAACAATATTCATATTTCAATACAACGTTTTAAAGAATTAAGAAGAAACTTTTCAAATTTTGACGAATCTGGAAATGCTGAAAGTATAAAAACGAAGGGACACACCTACAAGCCTTTGGTAGAAAAAATGCATAAATTAAATACTCAATTATATTGGTTACTTCCTATTGTAAGAAATAAACATAAAATATATAATTTTGCTGATGGAGAAAACGATGAGGTAGATATTGAAGATGAAAGATTAGGATTAATATTAAATGAACAAAATGAAATTATTGACCAATATGTTAATAATAATGTTCCAGGTGAACGTAATAAATATAAATATTTACTTCAAAATTTAGATAGTTATTATACACCCTTTTCACAACCAGATAATGATTCTAATGTAATATCCCGTCAAGAAATATTAAATAATATTGAAGTTGTTATTGATAATTTAGGTAATTTCTATAGTAATTTAATATATGGTTCTGAAGTAAGGGGGAAAGGAGAGCCTAGTTACACATTAAAAAATCAACGATTTGTTATTGATAGATATAATTTAGGTATGAAGAAACTATCAAATAATGATCCAAAAAATAAAAATAGCAAAAATTATTTAGAACAAGTAACTAGTAACGATACCGTATCTTTAATTGGTCTAATGTCTCTAACTAATCCATTTATTCAATATAGTAGAATTAATTTACCAAAAACATCCATATTTATGAAGGCAAATTTACATAGATTTAATTTTATGTATCATAAAATTCTTTTGAAAGATTTAGAATTGGAGAGAAAAATAATTAGTGAAGATAATTTAAATGATGATAATTTTAAAGTAGAGTTTAATACCGGTATTTTTAATAGTTTTAAGTTCGAAGAAACAAAGTTATTAACTGATAGAAACAATGAAGAAGTTTATAAAGATTTTCTTGAAAAAATTATTCCTCAAACTCGTATTTTATTTGAAACAGTTAAAAAATATATTAAAATGGATACTTCTTATATTAAAATTATTGAATACTTAGAACCATTTTTAATTTATGATGAGGATATTACATTTCAACAATATAAAACTATTATTGAATTTATTGAAGAAAAAATATCAGTTCATAAAAAAAGATTAATTCAAAAAATATTGGAATTTAAAACATATGCTAATTCTATTGATTCATACTTTATTCCCAATATTTATGAAAACATGCTTAAAAGAAAGGGAAATAGAGGAATGGTATTTGATGGAACTAAATATAATATAAATCAAGAAGTTGATAGTCATGATGCTTATAGAACTATGATGAATTATGATTGTTTTAGAACATTTAATAATGCGTTAACACTAACTCAGATGAGTCTTATGCAGCCTATTAATATAGAAGAAAAAATAGAAAGCCTTATAAATCCGGAAGAAGATTTGACTGAAGATAGACCAGACTCTTGTGCTAAAACATTTACATTAGCTAAAAAATATATAGATTACGATGACATAGAAGCTGATAATGATACAACTATTTTCTTTGATAAAAAATATGATGAAACCCCTTATGATATTGGTCAAGAATGGTTAAAACAAAATGATATCTTAATGGATGATAATTCGTCGGCTGTTAAATTTTTATCAGAATTTTTACAGGAAAATAATGGTATTAAAAAAGAAAAAGCAGATATAGATGCCGAATCTATGGTATTTGGTAGCAAATTAGTAAAAGATGGACATTATGCTATATTAGAAGATGATAGTGGAGATGTTAAATATTATGTTAGACAAGGAGATAAATGGCGATTAGATAGAGATTTAACGGGGAAAAATGTAGACGAAGTAAATTTTTGTAATTATAAACCTAGTTGTTTTAAGGTAAAAGAAGAATGTAAGTCTGTAGATAATGCTAAAGACATTATTGAAAAAAATTTATTAGAAGAAATATCTAATCGATTTAGTGAAGAATTCAATGAAAATATACAAGAATTAAAAGGTCGATTAGAAAAAGAATTTGATTATAGATTAGAAAATCTCACGAACCTAAAATTTTTACTTACAAATAAATTACTGAAAAAAGATACCGAAATGGTAAGAATTGCTTCTACATTAGACTCTGAAGATGTTAGAGTTAAGTCACCATATGAAGATTTAAGAGACCTTATTTTAATTGAAACTGATCTAGTTGTAAAATACAATAATATATCTCTATTTATTCAAAAATATTGTAGAAATGCCGTAGGTGATGAAAATGAGTTTTGGTATTATTGTAGCGAAACAAATATTCCTTTATTGCCTACATTTTATAGTTTATTAGCAGAAGGATTTCATACAAATAATTATAAAACCTCTCTTGATTTAGTTAAAAAAAATAGAGGAAAATTATCTGATGATGGAGATAAAATTATTGATGAACATAGTGGATATGTTATAGACGTTATAGATTTTGATACTGATGAAGGTTATGATAAAACAAGTGGATTTAAAATGAAATCTCGTGAAGTTATGACTGTTAGTACATCAGATAAATTAAAAAATGTAGTTGATAAATCATTTGTTGCGAAAACAGACCAAGCAAAAAAAATTAAACAAAATGTATTGGCTCTTAGTAATAAATTAGATGTTGATATGAAGGAAGAAATTTATTTTGTTAATAAAATAATGAGTGACTTATTAAATAATAAAAATTATGTAAAAGATGAGAAAAAATACAATAAACGTTTGAAAGAATTAAAAGCTCAAGGTAAAAAAACAAAACCATATGAAAAATATTTTGATGAAAAATATTTACTATTATTTCTTGGGGCTTTTTCTGTAACATTACAAACGGCTATACCTATTATATCATCTAATAAAACATATGAAAATTGTATTCGGTCTTTTGAAGGGTTTCCTGTAAGTAATGATAATAATATGTCTTTTTTGATTTATTTAATTTGTGTAACAAGATTCTTAGGAAAGGGTTCAAAACGACCTTGGAAATATTTAAAGTTAGGTAACAAAAAAAATAGAAAGGAAAAAACAAATGATTATGCTATTAAATTAAAAGATTTTATGGTAGACAAAATATTATCACTTTCTTATGTAAAAGAACGATTAGAGGCAAAGATGAAATATGAAAAATCTAATAAAATGAATAACGCTATAAGTAGAGAAGTAGATGTTCAAAAATGGGAGATGTTTTTACCTCCTTTACATAATTTTAAAGTAAATAATTTACAAAATATAGGTGTTGAATTTGATAGACTACTTAATCAAGCTATTAGAAGTGATGATACAAGAATGCAATTTAATTACATTGCTGCTCTTTATAGTAAAATGTCTAGTTTTTCATTTGGTATAATAGAAGCTGTTCAACGAGCTGTAAACAAGGAACCATTAATATTAGAAACATTGGATGGTATACCCTTTTTAGAAAATGCTTGTTGTAATGATGGTGAAATTAATACAAATGAATATTTTTCTCAAAAAGAAACTTCCATTAAAAAACACAATAATGTTTTATTTAATCTTGAAAAAACTTATAATAAATATAAAAATTTACACATTGCTCCAAAATATACTATTCATAAAAATACAAAAATAGTTTTTCCGAAAATTATGAAACAATTTTCAGAGGAAACCATTTATTTGGCGTTTATTAAGTTTTGTAAGTTTAATAGCGGAATAGTATTAAACGATACATTAAAGGGTATTTGTTTAGAAAATAATGCTAATTATAAAAAAACAGACGATTTGAAAAAGAAAATTGAAAAAATGAAACTTGGAGGTCTGGAATATGATTTAAATTCATTGAGGGCTTTATTAAATCATGTTAATAGAGAAAATATATTACAATATGATATTAACCCGCAAGTATTAACAGAAAAATTACGTCTAGAAAAGACCATTAATAAACTTGATAAGGATAATGTATTTTTATGCGGAGGTAATATTATAGATAATTTCAAAAAAATATTAGATAGATATGATATTGCTATTAATGGAAGAGATGATGTTATTACTGAAGAATTTACTCGATATATTAAAACATTAAATTCACGATTATCTAATGAATTAAGAGAAAAAATAATGGAGTCAGGTAAAGTAAAACCCCGTTCAATATTAGATTTCTTATTTTCATCTTCCAATAATAAATTTATTTTAAATTGGGATTTAAATGGAGATGAAATTTATATGAACCAACAAGACCAAACTTCATTTTATACATTTCGTTATTTGAAACAAATGGTTACTAATATATGTAAAATATTTCCAACAATTATATTGAATTCTGAAAATAAGGAAAAAATTAACAGACGAAGTGTTCCAAAACATTGGAAATTAAAATCTGGTCGTATCAATAATCAAATAATAAATTTAATGAAGGAAGAATATCAGGGTTTTAATTCTTTTTATGATAATAATAAATTAATTCCGGTATTAAAATATGTTAGTAAAAATAGCAATGATTTACTTACCTTAATGAATGTTATTCCGTTTTATGCTAATATAGATGAAGATACTGGAAGTATTTTTGATGGTGAAATAGTAAAACATTTGGGTTATTACTTTTTATTATGTGCATTAAGTTTGTATATTGGTGCGACTGAAGCAAATTTACCAGTTGAAAATGATCCTGAAATAGATGATTTTGATACTGTAGTAGAAGATGATTTAGAATTAGCTGAGATAGAAGGTCAACGTGAAAGTATGTTGAAAGAAGTATGTAAATTACTCAATGAATATTTTAAAAATTTTAGAAAATATAAAAATATATTATCACGAACTAAAGAGTATATTACTAAGCAAGTATTAAAGTCAAAAGAAAAAGAAAAAGCAGGTATTACAAAAAGATTAGGCGATTTAACGGTAGAACAAAGAGAAGTAGAAAATATTCATAAAAATCAATCATTGGGTATTTGGAGTGTAGGTAAAACGCGAGCTATATATGAATATGACGACGACCAGTTTGATAAAGAATTTATAGCACGAGAAAAACTTGAATCATTGGAAAAAAAGGTAGGTCAAGATGCTTCAGATCAATTAAGTCATTTAGAAGACCAGGCAATACAGGATAGAATAGATGCTGAATTGAATGATTTAAGTATGATTCCTGAAGAAGATGATGATGACCGTGAGGATATAGATTATATGTAATTATGGAACTTTTATATAAATTAAAACCTAATATATATATAAGTTAATGTACAGGCAATATATCCGTAGAAATATTACATCAGTTAGCATTATTTTATTTGTTGCTTTATTTGTTATTATTCAATATTTAGAACCAGCATTTTTATATGAAAAAGATGGTTCTTTAAGAAAATTTGGTTTAGGTAGTTCGCGAAAAACGGTTATACCTATATGGTTAGTTACTTTTATTATTGCTATATTTTCTTACTTATTTGTTTTGTATTATCTATCATATCCAAAAATGAGTTATTAATTATTAAATATATATTAATTAATAACTTAATATCCAAGCGACCATTTTTCTTTCTTCTTCTCTTTTTTAGGATTATTCAATGAACTTTCAACAAATGCACCTAAGTCGCTAGCACTTCTATTACATTTAATGGTCTGTATATAACTATTTGATGTATTAATTACTAAATTTCCTACCAAAATATACCATAAAAATTCTGAAACCATATCTTTAATTACTACAAATCCATAAAGACCAGGTAAATGATTTTTGTAATCGGCGCTTAATATTGATGAATTTCCACCTCTTTGTTTTCTTCTACCTCCTTTTAAAGGTGGTGCTGAAGGAGGTGGTGAATCTATAGGTTTTGCTTCTGCTACTGGTAAAGAATCTACACCTCCATTTTTACCACCCATTCTTGCTACAAATAAATCAAAATTTTCAGGAGTTATTTCATTTATCATTATAGATGGATCTTTGTATACCATTTGTAATAATTTATTTTGGTTATTTTCTTGTTTTAATAATTTAAAAAAACTTCCATTTACACCAGCTAACCAAACCACTAAATAACCTAATGTATTAGAAAATGGTGCTTTCCATCCAGGCATTAATATTAATATTAATAGTAAAGTTCCAAAAATAAATAGATTAGGAATAATTGTATAATTTATAGAAGAAAGAAGTTGAGGAGTTCCTCCACATTTTTCCTTAGCATTTTGATAATTTATATATGTCTGAGTTGCTAATATTATTGCTAAATAAACAATAGTTATTATTAAACCTAAATATCCTCCTCCATTTCTTTGGTCATAACCTTTAGCCATAAAGTATTTTAATATAAATGCGAATGATGTTATTACTGTAAAATATGTCATACTAGTTGCGGGACTTATTTGTTCTACCATTTATAGATAATAGGTATAATATTTTTTGATATTTTAGTTATATAATTTAAATGACTTCGAGACCTATTTTAACAGAGCCTGGAGTAAAATATTTTTTAGGAGAAACTTTGAAAAACTGTAAAAAAAATAAAGAAATATTTAATGTCCAGTTATTTAATTTATCTTTATTTTTAGGATTCTTATGTATTGTTACAGCATTATTAGTTTACAAATATAAAACAAAACCCGGTTCAGAAGAGTTAAAGAAAAAAGCACAACTTAAAAGAGATTATTTTGTAAATAAAGTTAGACAATTACAAGCAGATAAGGCACGATTATATGATAAATCTATTACAAATTTACCTAAATTTGAAAGTCCTTTTGAATTATTACACAAAAAATTTTATAAAACCTAAATATAAATGAGCGATGATGAGGAAAGCCCTTGGATTTATCAAGATGGTACTATAAATGAAAACTCTATTGAAATTGAAAGTAAAAGTAAAAGCAATAGTAAACCTACAAGTACTGAATTAGCTACACCAGAAATGGATAAATTAAAAAGTTTAATGAATTCTAGTCCAGAATCTAGTATATCTACAACACCTTCTAGAAGTATTAAAAAAGGTGATGAAAACTTTCAAGAGAAATTAAATGAATATTATAAACTAAAAGAAGAATATGACCAAAAATTAAGGGACGCACATACTCAGTGGAATAATTCAAAACCACCAATTTCTTTAGAAAAGAAGAAAGAAAATTATCAAAAATTTATGATGAATCGAAAATGCATTAATTGTGGAAATGGACCAGGTGGTACTATTTTTTCTCAAATAGGGCTTGGACAAACTAGAAAAGTGATTGCGATGTGTGGATGTGAAGAAAAATGCGGTTTAGATATTGAAATTTACTTAGGAGAAAGTATTTATTTACCAGAATATGTTAAACATTTTAAGGAACGCGTTGAATCATTGAAAAAAGAACTTACAGAATACAAATTAGATTTACTTTTTAATTTAAGAGATGAAGAAGTTGTATTAGCAGAATTTAGAACTATTAAAGAACAATTAACCGAAAATTTAGATGAATTAATTACAAACAAAAAACTATATGGTAGGAGAAATGAAGAAATTGAGTTGGGACCAAGAACAGTTGAACTTTTTAATAATTTGAAAGAAGAAGTTGAATTAAATGAAGATAATGAATATGTCATATCCAGAAAAAGATATCTTGATGTTATGCAAAAACATTTAAATAATCTTATAAGCACATTTAAAAAAAATACACTTGAATATAAACAAGAACCTACATCGGCAAAACTTAAAAGTAATTTTGAATATTTAAAAACAGAAATCCAACCTATTCAAAATGCTATTAGAGAAGAAAAATATCATATAATTTATTTAGATCTTGTAGAAAATAATGCTCAGAAAGGATTTAAGAAAGAAAAATTTATGGATACTTTTCATTTCAATCCTTCTAGATATAATTTGGAAAACGAAATTTTAACTACTGGTAATAAAATTACTAGATTTCAGCGGTAAAAAAAATCAAAAGATATAGTATATGAAATTTATAAGTTTCCCTATATTTTTAGTAAGTTTAGCAGTAGGATTATTTGTAGTATATATTTCTATGCCTCCAACACAAATAATATATGTTTATCCTACACCAGACAATGAAGATAAAATTACATATAAAGACAGAGCAGATAATTGTTTTCACTTTAAATCACTTGAAATTGATTGTCCTAGTGACAAAAGCAAAATACGCTCATATGGTGTACAATAAATAATATTTAATTACTATATATGAACTTTAAACGATTAATATATAGTGATGTTGGTAGAATTGTTATTAGTGTATTATTAGGTTTAGGACTAGCCACATTATTTAGAAGAGTATGTAAAGAAAGAGATTGTTTAGTATTCCATGCTCCAGAAATGAATAAAATTAAAGGTCAAGTTTTTAAATTTAAAAATAAATGTTATCAATTTGAAGAAGAAATTGAAAAATGCGATTCTAGAAAAAAAATAGTTGAATTTGCGTAATAATACTTATTATACCAATCTTAAGTATTATTATATATGGCTACAGCAATATCTTCTTTGCCAAATGAAGTAAGTACAAATGAGGTTGTTAGCAGGGTTGAAAAAAATACTGAAGCAGCGGTTAATATGAAAATATCAAATCCACCAAAACAACAACCAATTATGGCACCTAATTCTCCTACTGAATTAAGTCAAGAATCTATTCAACAAATAGTTGCAGGTTTACAACAGGCACAAGGGTCTACTAGTTTACCAAATCGTGATTTGCCTACTAATAATAATCATATTACACAAGATGAACAAATTCAACCTAATTATGTTCCTAAACCGGAAAATACAAATTATATTGAAAATGACCAAGACTTTGAAACTTTAATAGAACAGAGTAAAAATAAAAAAGGTGAACAAGATAGACTAGATGTCTTATATGATGAATTACAAACTCCTGTTATCGTAATGATTTTATTTTTCTTTTTTCAATTGCCTATTTTTCAAAAAACATTAGCAAAAAATATCCCGTCTTTGTTTTCTCGAGATGGTAATCCTTCTTTTTCAGGATATTTATTTAAAACAGCAGCATTCGGTGCGGTATTTTATGGATTAACAAAACTAACTAAACAAATAAGTGAAATATAATTTATTCATAATAAAATATATTTACACAAGTTTTAATATTCTTAACATTTTTTCGTCATCTGCTTCAGTAACTATTTTTTTATTTGATTTAACTTTTCCTTCATTTGGGTGTACAGTAACTTGAGGTCCATCTTCTCCTCCTGTTTTTCTACGAGTTTTCGACTTATTCTTCTTTTTGCGTTTATTTTTTGTTTTCTTTCCACCTTTCATTTTTTTCCTTCTTCTTTTTGTTTTCTTTTTGCGTTTACGTGTTTTCTTTTTGCGGTTTCCACCACCATGACCTACATCCATCTCGTCGTCGTCTTTGTTCTCGTCGTCGCTATTACCATCCCCATCATCATTTTTTCTCCTTCCATCTGGTAAAAAGTCATCTCCGACAGCGGCTCCGTCTCTTTTCTGTCCTCGTAGTTGCTCTTGTTGATCTCTTGATTCTTGTAATCGTTGTTGGCGCTGTTCCAACTCTTGACGCCTCTGCTCTTCCATTACTCGTTGTTTTTCTTCTTCCTTTCTCATTACATATTCATCATACCATGATTGATCGTAATCTGTTAATAATTTACCTCCTCTCGCGGCTTGTGTTTGCTCTCTATTTGATAATTCTTCATCTCTCGTTGCCCACTCCCCAAATGAAAGAATGCGACCGTTATTCCAAGTTTCTGCTAAGGTTTGAGTTGAACCAAATACACGCGTTCTTAATTGTTGAGCCATATTTGCTAGACTAGCAGGAAGACCTCGAGAAGCAAAATCAAAAGCTCTTAAACACCATCCTGTATTGATTACTCTTATTGGAATACTTAACGGACCATGGTCGGACACTTGTCCTTTTATTTGACCTACAGTTACTTGGGCCCAAGTATCTAGAGGTGGTCTGTCCCCATTAGGTGCTCTTTCAATTGCATCTAAACTAGCCAATATATTCCATGATTTTTGAAGTGCATTAAATTTTTTTCTATACAATTGATATTTTTGATAATAATATTCTTGTTGCCACGACGGGTCACTCCAATATTCTTTTGCTTGTTGTTTTGTTAATGCTGCTACTTGTGCGTGATTTTTTATTAGATTCTTTATTTCTTGCATTTGTCTTTGTTGTTCTCTCAATTGTTCAGACATCATAAGTGTAACGCCGTCTGCTCTTCTAGCAAACTCTGTTGGTCCATTTGAATCAAACAATTCTTTTTGAGATAATTCTTGTAATTTAGAATTATAAAATGCAACCTCGTAATCTACTGATAAATCTGACTGTCGAAAATGTTGTCTTCCTAATATTCTTGCGGCATCTTGCACAGTTAATCCTGCGGTTGATTGTGAAGAAGAAGAAACTTGTACTGCTCTTTTCACCAAATTTGTGTTTGCTATTGCTACATTTTTTTTAGATCCTAACAAAATAAGTTCTTGAATTTGTTTGTCTCCCTGACCATCACTGATGACCCTATTTTGAGAATCAATTCTTCTATATGTATACATTATGTGTTCTCCTTCTAGGTTAATGTTCACAATAACAATTCTTGGATTAGATGCTTGAGCTGCTACAGACATTGTTGAGTGAAATTGTTTTTTATTAACTGTTGATTCTAATTGTTTTTGTTGTTCGACTTGTGGTAATTCTACTATATCATTAACATTGAAAGCGGGTATTGTATTTCTTCTTTGGTTTTGTAATTCAGCAATATATCTTTGAGCTCTTATTGCTGATTTCTCTTGACCTGTTAATTGGAGAAATGTTTGAGGATTCATACCAGCAGCTCTGGCTATAAATGTTTTTAAATTACTATTTGAAGCATTTTGTGCCTCCATAGCTTCTCTGACTGTTTTACCTTTTATTGCCTGTGTCTCGTCTAACATTTTTAGTTTTGCGTCAGGGTCCAATTTTTTTATTTCTACTCGATTTGCGAATGCATATCTCAAAACACTCTGTGTATTTCCGAATCGAATTAAATCTAATGCGGATGGATTACTTCGATTAAATTGGCTCACAGCGGCGTCTACAGCTTGATCTAAATCTTGCTTTGTATATTCCAATATTTCCTCTACTTGTTGTAATTGATGAAATGTTTGATAAAGACATCTTGGATAACAAGACCATGGTTTTGTTCTATTTTTATATGATGCTAATATTTCATCTCCAGCTCCAAGACGAGGGGCTCTAGAAATACCAAATGCAGAAAAGTTCCAATAACCTACATCTGTTGCTAATTTCCCATCAGGAACAGTTTGAATAATAAAATTCCAAACATCCATTTCATAAATAAGGTCTACTAGTTTTTTATACAAAGCTTCTTGACTAGGTTTAAGTGAATTAAATACTTGTTCATTTTCAGAGTTTTCCGCCATTTTGTTATTTAATTCTGTAAGTTCATTTGTTAATTCCATGATTTTTGTAACATAAAATTTAAATCCCATATATAAATACATTGCATCTGGATTTCCCGCTTTGACTTGTGCGTCTGCTGTGAATGAGGGAACTGATGTAAATGTTTCAGTTATTGCCTTCATCATTGCTAGTACTTGTTGTTTAAATCCATTAGCTTGAGCTCTTAATTGTTGATATCTATAATTGAACGAAGGCATAAAATTATCACTATAATATTCTAAATGATGAAATAATCCCTCATCCATTAAATTTTGAAGTTCGGTAGGATTCATAAAGAAACAAACATTTAATCTTGTTTCACGCATTGGATTATTTGGTGTATTTCCTCCTCCTTCATGAGACATTGGTAATTGAATAATATATCGTTTTTTAGCATCGCCTACCAATTCAATAGCATTTATACTACCTGGGCGCTGTTCTACGGGTCCAAGTAAATCATTAGCTAACATTGGATAACAACCATAATTCTCTATAGGAGGTGTTGTAAAATTTTCTCCTTGACTAACAACATAAGTTGTAAATCCAGCTTGAGTAGGGCCATTCGGACCTATTAAATCCATAGGACCTTGAGGACCTTCTATTTGGAGAGCTGTAACCTGACCATCCGCTGGTTTTGTTCTACCAGTTAAACAAAGAAATACACTATTTGCCGCTTCGAAATATCTTTGTGGAGTTCCATATGATGTAATATCCGCCATCAACTTTCTACGAGAATTTAATATCTCGGCGCTGCTTTGTTGATTTGACATTGCTTTCATACCTACTCTTAATTCCGCGAAAACTCGTCTTGTTTTCTCATCATTTGATGCTCCTGCTTCCATAACTGCTGTTGAGGTTGGTGGAGGATTAAATGGTTCATTAATACCAGGTAAATTAATTGGTATAACCGGCACATCTTCTTTAGAAGAACCATCTTTAGAAGAACCTTGTTTAGAAGCCCCTTGGTTAGAAGAAGAAGCAGATTGTTGCATCATTGGGTGTATAGGCATACCCGGTTGTTGCCCTTGTAGCGGAGGTTGCATTCCAAAAAATCCTTGCTCTTGTTGTTGTTGTTGTTGTTTAGCTTGCCAGAGTCCATATAGCGTGCTATAAGTGGTATTCAAACTATCATGACTTACGCGTCCACCTAAAGCTACCGCGTCTTCCGTGTCCACTCTAGTATTTAAATCATTTATAAAATCTCTTTTTTGTTTTGTTGTGTAGCCATGTTGTAGTTTCCCCCTCGCGTTTTCTATTGAGTATGAAAAATCTTCTGGGGTTGGGAGTTGTGGTCCTTGCATCATCATACCTTGTTGCATTGGTGCTGCTCCACCTAAATCTCCTGGTCCGTGAGGATTATATTTGGGTGATTCAGGAACATATTCCTCCTCGTCATCATCAGGTAGGCTATCCCATAAAGAATCTAATCCTGGTTTCCCTGCTTTAAAATCCTTCCATTCGATGTCGCTGTCGTCTTTGTCTTCTGCTGCTTTCTGTAACCAACCACTCGCTTTTGCTTGTTTTACAATACCCACTGGTGGTTGTTCGGACTTAAAATATTGCTTCATCCAATCTATTTTTTTAGGTTTGCTACCGCCATATTCCATTTCTTATAATATAAATTAATATTATTTATTTATATTTTAACAATAGGTACTTTTAATTGATCGGCAAACACTTTTACTAGTTCATCATTTTTATAATCGTGTAAATATTTTATTTCTTTAATTCCAGCTGCTAAAAGTAATCGCGCACAAATAATACATGGATAATGTGTTACATATGCTATTGACTCAGCACAACTTACACCACGTTTAGCACAATCACACAAAGCGTTTTGCTCTGCGTGAACCGTTGCTTGTTCGTGATTATTTCTTACTACTGATTTGTGAGGGCATCCCGGCAAAAATCCATTATATCCTTGACTCACGATCCTGTTATCCTTTACCAACAAACATCCTACATGTAACCTGTCACAAGATGAACGTTCTGCGGTAACATCTACTATCTTAGCAAAATACTCGTCCCAAGATAATCTCTCACTCATTATAAGTAAATATAATGAAATAATTTTAAATACTTTTTATAACAGAATGGATAATCAACATATTAAAAATTTGGTAGTTAATTTACCAAAAGAAGAAAATTTAGGTGCTATTGATTTGGTTTTAGAAGCAGGAGCAGCAAATGGAAGTTATGAAATTGGATGTTTATTATATTTAAAAGAATTAGAAAAGCAAAATAAGGTAAAAATAGACAGAATATCAGGTTCTAGTATAGGAGCTATTAGTGGATTTTATTATTTTACAGATACATTAGATAAATTTCAGGAAGATTATTTATTATTAACTAAGTGTTTTAAACAACATTTGAATGTTCATATATTAAAAGAAATACTTGAAAAAAAATTTGAAAAACTATCTGATGAAAATATACAAGAATTAAATGATAAACTTTTTATTGTATATCATGATGCAGAACAGAAAAAACAAGTTCTACGAAAAAGTTACGAAAATAAAGAAGATTTATTAGGTTGTTTATTAAAAACTTCGCATTTACCTTATTTAGTAACACAGAATAGTTTATGTTTTAAAGAAAAAAATAAATTTTATATTGATGGTGGAATTCCTCATATATTTGAAAATAGAGATAATTATGATAAGAAAATATTATACATCAGTATCTTAGGGTTATTAGATTTAAAAGGGATGTTTTCTGTAAAAAAAGAAAAAAATAATTATGGGCGCTTGTTAACAGGTGCTTTAGATATTCATAATTTTATACTTTATAATAATAGTAAATTCTGTAGTTATGTAAATAATTGGAAAATAAATGATTTCGCAATACTAAGAGTAAAACAATTTATTATTAAAATACTTGTATTAATAATAATATATTTACACTTTTTTGGTTCGTTTATATATCCCTTTGTTCAAAATACCACTATATATAATCATTTAAGTCCATTACTTTTTAATTTTTATAGAGATTGTTTATTATTTTATTGTTTATAATTTATATATGGGAATATTTCAAGAGCTTCTAAAATACAATATTTCAAATAATGCTATGGAATCAATTATTAAAGCATTATTACTTTTAGTATTAAGTGTATCTGGTAATTTTTTGGCTGAAACATTGGGATGTCAGAGTCAAACTCTTTTAGACAATATGTTTGCTAAGCACGTATTAATTTTATTTATGATATATTTTACTATCGATTTTACCGATAAAGAACATGTTAATCCATTTATAAACTTAGGTAAGGCACTATTAATATGGGTTATATTTCACTTTTTTACACATATGGATATAATTCCTACTATTATTGTAATAATATTAGTAATGGTATTGTTTTTCATTTCAAATTATAGACATTACTTATCAAAAATCAAGAGTTCTAACAAAAAATTAGATCAAAACTTAAAATTAGCACAAGAACTTATTGCTATTGGCTCACTATTATTAATATTAGTTAGTAGCACAGTTTACTATTTTGAAAAGAAGATAGAATACAAGAAACATTTTAGTGTTTGGAGATTTGTTTTTGGAAATAAAAAGTGTAAGAATAGTACACCTACTAAGGCTAAATTTTTTAGTATGTTAAGAAAATAAAAAGTTTCATTTAAAAATATTTGGAGAGAAAAATGTTAAATATCTTGATAAACAAAACCACAATTAATTTATTTTTTACTGATAATTAATAAAAAATAAAACAAAACATCTAATATTTTTCAAGAGTTAATAATAAATTTCTCTCCAAATTATTTTCGTCGAACTTTTTTAGATTTCTTTCTTCTTCTTTTTCTTTTTCTTTTACGTTTTGTCTTCTTACGCTTCTTACGAGATTTTCTTCGCTTTTTACGTCGTTTTCTCCTGGTTTTTCTTCCTCCTCTTTGCATTTCTTGTGTTTCTGGGTTACCATGATCAGTTGGTACAACTTTTGCCATTTTATTATCTGTAGGGCATTTTGGACAATAATTATGGCATATAGCTTTACAAGACTCTTCAATACATCCGGGGGTTCCAGTCTCTTCGTCAGTACAACATAAATTACAATTAACACCATCTCTTTTTCTTCTTTCCTCTCTTTTTTCTTGTCTTCTTCTAATTCGTTCTTCGACACTTTGTAAATCACTCATTATATAATATCTAAATATTAAATAATGTTATAAGTTATTTTCTACGTTTTCTTCTTTTACGCGTTTTACGTCCTCCAAATCCTAATCTGCTTAATATTCCTTTTTTCTTACGTCTCTTTCTAGTTTTGCGTTTAGTCTTACGCTTTTTCTTTTTATTTTTTGGTTTATTTTTATTATCATTTTCTCTTGGTAAATAACGCAAAAAATACCAATCGTAATCTTTAGATTTTCTATTTTTCTTTAATTCAATATACTTTTTAGATTTTTCTTCACGCATTTCTTCCATAGTTTCTTGTTTACCATAACAATTCATACTGAAACGACGTAATAGTCCTTTTTGTTTTAATCTATTTTTTTCTTGGACTTTAAATAAAAATTGACTCATACACAATATACGATTAGGGTCATAATATGGTCTATTTACATATACAAATGCTAAATAGAAACTTAACATAGTATCTAATGTTGCTACTCTCATTTTGTAAGAACCAAGATTAATTATATTATAACTATGACATGCGATTGGTTCATAAATAAATGCGACTGTTTCTGGTCCAATATTTACTTCGTAGTGTGGGGCAATAATTTCACCAATACCGGGTTTTTTAGTAATTTTGATTTTTTTGATATTAATTTCTTCCAATCGTTCTTTTATCATACGTGAAGTAGTTTCAGGATCTTCACTTAATACATCAAAATCAGGAACCTTAGGTATATCTCTATTTCTAAATCTTTTCAAATCTTTTAAATACATTCTATTAGCATAAGCACCAAAAAACACACAACCATTGCTAATTAATGTATCTCTTACGGTAAAAAATACTTTTTCTTCTATATTTTCTAAGTATTCTTCTTCTTCGGTAAAATTATCAGGAACTCTGTGTTTCTTTCCTCCTTTCATTAATTGTTTTTTAGTTCCATATTGAAATAGACGTTGAATATCTACTAAATTACAAGATTTTCCCTTTAATGGATAGTGTTTATTTAATAGTGTAAGTCTTTTTAATACTTTTTCCCATCTACTAACATCACCATCGGGTCTACTTAGTTCTAAATACATAGCCATTCTTAAATAATTAGGAGGACAATAATGAATTCCATTAACTTTTATAGATGTTTTAAGTATATTTTTGTAAAGTTCAGGAACTAAATAGGTGATATCAGCAATAGGTAAAAAATTAACATAAACTTTAAAAGTTCCAGCATGCATTCCTGATTTAGCTTCAACTTCAGAATAGCCTAATTTATAATATATATCGGCAAGTTTTTTAGCGTCATTTAATGGGTCAGGAGAAAAGAAATCATAATCAGGAAGCTCGCTTGATTTATCATAAAACTGATCTTCTAATGGTAATATGTTATTAATAGCAGTTCCACCATAACAAATTCGTTTAGTTTTTTTCAGAAAATCCTCTACAATTTTAATAATTTCTTGTATTTCAGGATTATTAATTTTTTTTCTACCTGATTTAAGACCTATTTTATCTACAGCACTTCTTAAAATAGCCAATTCACAATCTTCAAAAGACATTTTTTTATCACAAGACATTACTTAATATATATTGCTAAAAAAATATATATGAAGATTTATACTAAAGGTTTGTAAGCACCCCCAAGAGCTGAAGCAGTTTTTGGACCCAAAGATAAACGAGGGTCTTGTTTTTTTGGTTCTGGTATTACAGTTTCGAAGTATCGTAAATGGTCAGGTTTTAATCTAAACGCAGAACCAGATTTACCGAAAAAATTATTATAATATTCGAAGTTAGCATCAACTACAGAATAATTCATCATAACCCATTGACATCCAAATTTATGATGTATTGGAGCAGGAGGATTTGAAGTAACTTTTGTAAAATCAGGCATTGTAATTGCTAAGAATTTTTTATTTTCTTCTATTAATGATTTAGAATCATAAGTTTGAACAATATCAATATTTTTATAGGTTTTAGCAAAGGGCATTCCTCCACCTGATTTTCCTCTTCCTGATATATTTACAAATTCATGAAATGGTGTTCCTCTAAAATTAAAATTAGGGTCACTACACACAATAATAATTTTACGTTTAATGTCTAATATAGGTAAATTAGCAATAATATCCTTACCGGAAACATTATGTTTTCCTTCATAATTATATTTACTGGGTAAAAACATACCAGAAAATGTTTCACGCATAGTATTAGCCATTGAATGATAAATATTACCATTATTGGTTTTTATTCTGAAACTTAAAACCAAAGGGTCATCTGGATTTGGTGCTCCACCATTTCCACCTGAAAAAGCTCTCATTCTTACTTGTTGCATAACTTTTTTTAACGGTAGACTATTATATGTTCCTTTTAAACAAAACTTACCATTAGTTGTTGCTTCAGGACCAGCGGCAACAACTGGACTACCATCTAATGAATATATTTCAAAATCTAAAAGACGAGCTCCCCTTCCAATAACTTTTTGTAATGGAAACATATCTACAAAATCTTTTTCACTATTTCCACCACAACAACTATTATAACTACTAGCCATATAATAATCTCTTAATAAATGTTTATGTGATGGATTTGCAGAATTTATATTTGAGATTCTAGAACCAGATATAGCCAATAAATTATTCATCATATTTGAATTATTTGTATCTTTTAAGCTTAATTTTCCATTTATATACCAAAATAATAACCATAATATAAAAAGAACAACTAATATCAAATATAACATTAGCCATTTATTTTTATCTTTAAGCATATTTTTAAAAGCTTGTTTTGCGTTTTCTATTCCATTCATTGCTGTTGATGCTATATTTTCAGACATTCTATATATATATAGATAAATACAATAAATAATATTATAACGCTAAATAAATAATATATAGTCACTAAAATTTAAAATAATTATATTATATTATTTTAAATATGACGGGTGGTTTAATGAATCTTGTTGCTTATGGAAATGAGAATTTATTATTTAATGGTAATCCAAAAAAGACATTTTTCAAGGCGACTTATCAAAAGTATACTAATTTTGGATTACAAAGGTTTAGAATAGATTATGCTGGAACAAAAAATTTAAATCAAAATACAAATACAATATTGGATTTTAAAATTACAAGATATGCTGATTTATTATATGATACATACTTGGTTATGAATTTACCTACCATTTATAGTCCAATATATCATTATAATACAGAAGAAGGTATTGTAAACAAAAACGGACACGAATTTGCTCCATATGAATTTAAATGGATAGAAGAGGTAGGAACAAATATGATAGAAGAAATAGAAATTTATAGTGGAGGAATAAGCTTAGCAAAATATAGCGGAGAATATTTAAATTGTATGAAAGAAAGAGATTTTTCGACTGAAAAAAAAGAACTATGGGATAGAATGACTGGAAATGTTCCCGAATTAAATAACCCCGGAAATGCTAATGGTTATATTAATAGTTATCCAAATTCATTATTTACTACGAATGGATTGTCACCAGAACCATCAATTAGAGGAAGAAAACTATACATACCAATTGATGCTTTTTTTTGCGATAGTAGTAAAATGTCTCTACCCCTAGTTGCTATGCAGTATCAGGAAGTTTCTATTAGAATAGAAATTAAACCAATGATGGATTTATATACAATTAATAATGTTAATGAAATGCCTGAAGCAACAACTGGATTAACTTATAGAATGAGACCTAATAAAAATGTTTTAGAACATCAAATGTGGAGATTTTTACAGGCTCCTCTTGATATTAAAGCAGATACATCTAAATATAATAAAAATATTTTTGATTGGAAAGCAGATGTTCACTTAATGGGGACTTATATATTTTTAGGTCAAGATGAAAGACGTGTATTTGCTGCTAAAGATCATAAATTATTATATAAACAAATTTATACTTATGATTTTTTCGATGTAGCTGGTAGTAAGATTGTTGAAATAGAAAGTAAAGATATGGTAAGTAATTATATGTGGAGATTTCGTAGAAGTGATGCTTATTTACGAAATGATTGGTCAAATTACACAAACTGGCCATATAAAGACATCATTCCTCAATCTATATCCACAATAAATTCTACTCAACTTCCTAATCCATCTTATCACCAGTTTACTGGTAATGTCGGGACAGCTACAGAAGATTATCCTGTTAATCTAAAACATATTTTATTAGAATTGGGAATTACTATGGATGGAGTATATCGTGAAAAACTATTAGATGCAGGGGTTTATCAATATATTGAAAAATATATGAGAACTACCGGTGGGTCAAAAGACGGACTTTATTGTTATAATTTTTGCCTAGATAGTAACAGAAGAGTCTATCAACCTTCTGGTGCTATGAATATTAACAAATTCAAAAAAGTTTTCTTTGAATTTAATACTATTGAAGTTCCTGTTGATGCTAGTGGAAATAATGTTGAATATATTTGCGACTTAAATGGTAATGCTATTGGATTTAGAAAAACCAGTGCTATATTAAATCAATATAATTTTGATTTACGTATTTTTGAAGAACGATATAACATAATGATTATTCAAGGTGGGCGAATAGGATTATTAAATGCTCGATAAATATTCTTATTATATATTATATTAAGTATGTTTAAATTTACTCCATTATATGAATTTAGGGGAACCACAATGTGGAAAGCTTGGGTAATTAATTGTATTATTTTAGGACTAATAAGTGCATTTACTATAGAAATAAGAAGAATTATGGATGAACACCAATATATTAGTATGTTACCTGATATACCTCATAAATTTATTGCTACTATTTTAATTTCTTCTACAGCTGGGTTCATAACATATATGTTATCACGAATTATATTTGGAACGGGAGAAGGATTAATTGAGCCCGTTAAAATGCATCCTACTTTATTTTAAAAGTAACATAATATCCCAAGTATATTGTGCTATATAACATACAATATCTTCTGGTAAAACTCCATTATGTAGTTTCATTAACTCTTGTTTATATAAATGCTCTCTTGATTGTGCCGCAGAAATCTTTGCTAATTGGGTCATATCTTTTCTAATTTCGTAAGCTTTTTTCTCTCTCGAGATATCAAATACAGGACGGAGAAGTTGACATCCGCGCCAGAGCCAGTATTGATGGGGGAAATGTGGAAGAGGGCGGTGCACATGCACCAACTCACAATCAATTGGAATAAATTTTTTATAATGATATCTCACAAGACGTTTTGTTTTTTGCTGAATAGGCATTGTTAGATAATATAATTTCATTTTATAGTTAATTAATCAATTTTCCAGCCCCCACCGTCCCATCATTTGAACTTTAAATTTATTTTTTGGTTCTGTATACCATCGCTTTTTACTTTTATCCCATTTGGCTCCCATTTTTTTTGCTTCATCTTTTTCTTCATAAGGAACATTTAAATAAATTTTATTTTTAATACGTTGATAAGGGCAACTTTCTACACCTATAGACAAATTAGCTAGTCTATCCGCATGATCATTGCCGATTGAATGCTCGTCTTCTAATCCTGTGTGAGCTTTAATATGTGTAAATTGTATATTTTTGTATTTTTTTACAAAATTATATGCTACTTCTACTAGTTTTCTATTTGGAATATCTTTTCCTTTTTGAACCCACCCCTTTTTACTCATTTTTTCACCATAACTTGTGCAACATCGTATAGAATATGAAGAATCACTATAAATCATTATAGGTCTACCTTCTTCTATTTCTTCGCGTAAAATAGTAAGCGCTTTAATAATCGCTAATAATTCAGCTCTATTATTCGTTTGAGGACCTGTAAATGATTCACTAGTATTTCTATTATCTCCTTCTCCAAACCATATTCCAAATCCTGCTCGAGCATCGGGTTTCCCATTATTAGAACATGCCCCGTCTGTATAAACATTTATAACTGGAAATGTTGATTGTGGTTTTTTATTTTTTCTGATTACAAAGTTATCCATTATATAAATAAATTTGTAATTAATGTTCTATATCAATTTTATTGTTTAAATAATTCCCAAATAGAATCATATGGGTTTGGTTTCTTTCTAGGATCTATAGGCCTATATGTTGTTGTATAACCTCCATAATTATTTACCTTATCATATTTTGTTTTTGAACCTCCTAGTCTATTATCATTTTGCGCTTCTTTAATAGCAGCAGCAGAACTTTTATAAAAATCATTTGAACCCATTAAACCTTTTACTATTAATTCTGTTCTGTTAGTATTATCTTTACTATTATGTGTAAAATCCGTTTTTTCGCGCATATGTAATGTGTTTTGTAAATTAAACTCTTCTGTATTTTTCATTATTGTATCTGGTAAATTTCCAGTTCTTGATGCTAAAGGTAATCTATAAGAGTTTAATAATCCATTAATATTATCCACTAATTCATTTCTATTATCATTATTTCCATTTAATTGATATTTATTTACTATTTTACCTATTGTGTAATATTTTTCAGAACTTATATGCGGTAACATAAAATTTCTAGCCTTAGATAATTCATTCATAAACTCATGTCCTATATTTTTATAATTTATATTTGGATTGGTCGGTTCCTTATTGAAGTTTGACGAAGTTAATAAATTATTAACAGTTTTATTATTAAATAATCCAGCCCTTGTTCTAGCATAACCATAACTATTTTTTGGTAACAACACTGACCCACAACCTTTACACATAGAATCATTAATAGAGCCTTCTCCTATCCAAGGACAGTTTCTATATGCCTTTCCACCAATCATTTCATTAGAGCATTTTTCATTATCATATTGAGGAACCTTACATCCATTTTGACAAATTCCTTTACCCGGTCTTACTAAATAATTATTAGGAAGTTTGTAGTCATTTTCTTGATACTCCATCTTTAACGTATATCTTGGTTGAGTTGCCGGTGGAGGCGGTGGAACTACAACTGGTGGAGGAGGAACCCATGCTGGAACTGTTACAGTGGGAGATGCTGTAGGTGCTGGTGTAGATACGTTTCCACCTGCCGCTCCATCCTTACCAGCCATTCCGTCTTGACCATCAGCACCATCATTACCATCATTACCATCAGCACCATCATTACCATCGGCACCATCTGCTCCATCATTACCATCGGCACCATCTGCTCCATCTTGACCATCTGCTCCATCATTACCGTCCTCGCCATCCTCACCATCCTCACCATCTGAACCATCCTCGCCGGCAGGTCCAGGTGGACCCTGTGGAGCTTGAAACTCTACCCACTTTCCAGGATCCTCTGAATTCGGTTCAGCCTGAGCTGTAAAATTTTCTCTTGTAAATAATCCATTATATAAATTTCTGAAACCAGTGGCTATCCACATGGATTGACCATCGCCCTTGGATGACTTTTGAAATACATAGTCTCCTTTATTGTATTTATTACCAATTTTAAATGTCTTAAGTTGCAGACCAGTCCCAGGTTGACCGGTAGTTCCATCAGCACCAGTTTCACCCTGGGCACCTGTTGACCCAATATTACCTTTATCGCCTTTTTCACCTTTTACACCAGATTCTCCGGTATCACCTTTTTCCCCTTTATCTCCCTTGGGACCTGGCTCTCCATCTTTTCCCGGAGGAGGTCTAAATTCTGTCCATTGGGCACCAGCTTTTGGATTCTCATTGGCTTTAAAGGATGTTTTTGCTATCCACATAGAATCGTTTTGAAACACATAGTCTCCTGGATTGTAGTCAGTCCCAATCGCGAAAGTTTTTAAATTCAACCCAGTACCATCAGAACCTTTTTCACCCTTTTCACCTTTATCGCCTTTTTCACCTTTATCACCTTTATTTCCTTTATCTCCTTTGGCTCCTTTATCACCCTTGGCTCCAGTTGATCCTGTTGGTCCTCTAGCACCTGTTTTTCCTCTATCGCCTTTATCACCTTTCCAGAAACCTTCTCTTAACGTTCCATTCCACGCTTCCATTAAGTTGTCATAACCATATAAATTTATACATTCGGGGTCACTTACAAATCCTTCAGCAAAAGGTTTATTTGTACTAATCTTATTCATTACATCAGTATAAAAGAAATATAGTGTAAAAATTATTAGTACTACCAAAAATAATTGAAATAACATATATAATTTATAAATATATTATTTTACTAAATACTTATTGATATAAACTCCAAATAGAATTAAATGGTTTCACTTTCTGTCTATTAGATATAAGTGAATTACTATTTTCACCGAACATACCTGTCGTACGTGTTTTATTATTTAATTGTTTTGGAACACTTCTATTATCATAGCTCGACATATCTAAACTACTATCTGTTAATAATTCTAAAACATAGGCATTTAACTTACTGTATAATACTTTAACTTGATCTGCTTCTTGTGGATCAGCTTCTCTCATTTTTATACTTTTAACAATTCTACCTAATTCAATATAATCTTGTTCATCAATATTAGGTAAAGCAAAGTTTCTTATGGTAGCAGTATCTACCATAAATTTTCTTCCAATTCTCGAGCAAAATGAAGTTTCTTCATTATTGGAATTTATATCACTTGGAATTAAATCTTTACTTGCTAATACTTGTTTCATAATATCTTCATTGAATAATGAATAATTAGAATTATCAACAGTTGCAACAGTGGATCCTGTTTTATTATCCATTACAGCCTCTTCGATAGGACCTAGTTGATTCATTTGTGCTTGAGACATATGTCCTTGAACCATCTGCTGTCCTTGTTGAGATTGTTGTACTTGTCCTTGAGCCATTTGTTGTCCTGGTTGGACCTGTCCTTGAGCCATTTGTTGTCCTGGTTGCGCTTGTCCTTGAGCCATCTGTTGTCCTGGTTGCGCTTGTCCTTGAGCCATCTGTTGTCCTGGTTGTCCCGGTTGCGCTTGTTGTACTTGTCCTTGTTGTGAACCCGCTTGTCCTTGTCTTTGAGCCATTAATTGATCAAATGTTAAAGGAGCATTATCGTTTCGTGGTGGTGGATCAGTTGGGTCAAATATTTTAGTTCCACAACTATTACAATCTTTATCATAAGAACACCATTCTGCTCCTGATTCTAATGTAGGATTCTGACATGTATAATCACATTCTCTCTTTTCTTTTCCATCTTTTTCAATTACTTTACAGTTTCCACCCGGTCCAGTAGGCGCAATACAACCTTGTTTACAATTTTGAGGAACATTAGAAGGCGTGGGTGCGACATTTCCGGCTGCTCCCGCTGAACCTACACTCATTTGTTGTTCTTCCTGATTTTCATTCTCTGCTTTATTGTTTTCTTCTGTATTTTCATTTTCCATTCCTTCCAAAAAACTACCTGTATTAGACCAATTACGTGTATCAACATAAAGATTATATAAAATAAATAACAAAATTCCAACTATCAATAAAATATTAATTATGGGTAACATTATATATAATTAAAAGATATATTTTATTTTACTAAATGTGTATTCAACTGCTGACTAACAACAACAAAGGTTACACACTTACTCATATGTTTAATTTTATGAGCATTAATATAAGCACAAGTAGATCGAATACCACCTAAATAATCTAATATAGTTTTGTCCAATGAACCCTTATATTTTACCTTGATACAACGTCCTTCACTAGACCTATAATTTTCCATTTTACCATAATGTTTTTCCATAGCGTGTTGTGAACTCATTCCATAGAATAATTTATATTTTTCACCATCTTCTTCAACTATACTACCTGGATTTTCATCATGGCCTGCGAAAACTCCGCCACACATTACAAAATCTGCTCCACCTCCGAAAGCCTTAGACATATCTCCTGGACAAGTAATACCACCGTCTCCAATAATGTAACCACCTAATCCGTGAGCAGCATCAGCACATTCAATAATTGCGCTTAGTTGTGGAACACCTACTCCTGTTTTTAATCGAGTTAAACAAGCTGAACCAGGACCTATTCCTACCTTTACAACATCGACTTTTCCATTAATAATAAGTTCTTCGACCATTTCTCTAGAAGCAACATTACCAGCAACAATAATTTTATCTTGAAAAGTAGCACGAACCTTTTTACAAAAATTAACTACTTGTTCCATATAACCATTTGCTACATCAATGCAAATCCATTTACAATTTGTAGCATCTACAATCTGACACAAATCACAAAAACCTTGTTCGTTGATTCCAGTAGATATCATAAAATAATTAGGATCCAATCCTGTTTTGGACATTTTATCCTGATAATTTTTTAAATTATAAAATTTATTGAAACACGTAATCATTTTATGATTTACTAATTTATCATAAACTTCAAAAGTTCCTGTAGTATCCATATTTGCTGATATAATAGGCACGCCCTTCCATTTTAATGTACTATGAGGAAACAAAATTTCCCTTTCTAAATCAACCTGGCTACGAGATGAAATCGTAGTTCTTTTAGGACGAATCAACACGTTGTGAAAGTCCAACTGAGGCGTGGTAATTATTTTCATTATAATAGATAATTTAAGCGAACTTTTAAGTTATTTATAATATTTATTTTATATATATATAAAATGACTACAAAAACTGAAACTTCAAGTGGATTTAGTTTTCAACCAGATTTATTTAATAAAATGTATGATGATGGGAAATTTGCCGTAAAAGAAAGAAATGCTAAGAATGAGGCTGAAAAAAGAAGAGCTGAAAATAAAAAGCGACGAGAAGAAGCAGAAGCCGCACGGGAAGCTGAAAAACGAAAAAAAGAGAAAAATAAACCAATGTCTAGAAAAGAAAAACAAATATATACTATTATAATTTGTGTTTCTGCTTTATTTTGTGTTCCATTAAGTCTTTACTTTTCAGCTAGTCTTTTAAATAAATTAAAAAAAGCTTCTGGACCTAATGCCGATTTAAATGTAAAATTACCTGCTGATCCTGAAAGCTTACCATACAAACCTAAATCACGTTCACAGGCAAATGCTACAAAAGCTAGTAATGATAAGTCATTCTCAAGTGCTATAGATGATTCACAAAAAGGAGGCAGAAGAAGAAAATATCAAAGAGGAGGAAATGTGATTATGAACGCAGCAAATGAAGCAAAAGGATTTACAGATTCAACAAAATATGGATTTCCATATAATTTAGCGCATAATGATAATCCTATATTAGCAGATTTCGGTCAATATTTTATTACTTATTTTTCTTTTGTTAGAGGTATTGGTGTAAAAAGTATGGAAGTGTTAAATGATTCATATTTTAAAAATTTTGACACTGAAACGGGCAAAGGAAGTTTTTCAAGTAATGTGGGAAATAAATTAATGGATTGGGCTACTATTGCTTTTATTTTACCATTTTTAACTTTTATTTCAACAATAATTACTTTTGCTTCTAGTACCGTAGGATTATTTTGGAGTGCTATTAATAATCAATCTATTGGAATGATACCTTGGTTAATATTTGCTTCTTGCACTTTCTTTTTTGGAGGAAATTGGCCTTCTGGGTGGTTAGTTGGGGGTAAAGACTTATATTTATTAAGTAATGGTTCAAGTGATAATTTAAAGACTTTTGCAACTTATTTAAAACGTTATATCTTTTGGTGGTTATTAATTATCTTTTTAATATGGGGTCTTGCTATTTGGGGATTTATGGGTGGTGGTTTTGGAAAGAAAATCAAACGTGAATTTGATTATCAAATTTGGATTATAGCTGGATTTGTTACACCTATGGCTGTATGGTTGATAAGTTTAATAGGTTTTGCATCTATATTTGGCCACGATAGTGATAAAAGTTGATTAAGTATTATTAAATAAATTTATATAAAAAATATATAAATATATTTACGTGTATAAACTTATATAGAATGGGTAAAAAGGACAGAAAAAAAAAGAAAGTAAGTGCTATGGGTAAACCATTTGTAAGTATTTGTACTCCTACATATAATAGGCGGAAATTTATACCACAATTAATAAAATGTTATAAACAACAAACATATCCACAAGAATTAATGGAATGGATTATAGTAGACGATGGAGAAGATAAAGTCGAAGATTTATTTAAAGATGTCCCGGGTGTAAAATATTTTAGATTAGAGGAAAAAATGAAACTTGGTAGAAAACGAAACTTTATGCATGAAAAAACAAAAGGAGAAATTATTGTTTATATGGACGATGATGATTACTATCCACCAGATAGAGTAAATCATTCTGTTAATAGATTAAGGTCACAACCCAAAGCAATGGCTGCGGGGAGTAGTATTGTTTACATTTATTTTAATGATTTGGATAAAATTTATCAGTTTGGACCTTATGGTCAAATGCATGCTACTGCTGGGACGTTTGCTTTTAGACGAGAATTATTAAAAGAAACAAGTTATGATGATAATGCGGAATTGGCCGAAGAAAAACATTTCTTGAAAAATTATAGTGTCCCGTTAATTCAATTAAACCCTATGAAATCTATATTAGTTTTTGCCCATCAATATAATACATTTGATAAAAGGAAATTATTGGTTAATGCGAATCCAAATTATGTACGTGAAACAAAACTTAAACCAAAGTTATTTATAAGAGACAAAAAATTGTTAGAGTTTTATAAGAAAATTTAATCTTTTTATTATTTATAATGCTTGGTTGGTTAAAACTTTTAAGAAAAAAATTTAACAAACTTAATTCAGTTGTTCAAATAGCGATTGGTTTATTAATTGTAGTAGCTGTAAGATATTTAATTCAGCTATTACAATATCGTTATTATTCTGCTTCTTTAGAGAACTTTTCTAATCCTAAGAAACTTGTATACTTTCATATGAATACTTGTGGCCATTGTAAAAAATTTAATCCTGAATGGGATAAATTTGCCGCTAGTTATAATGGTCCAATAGAAATTAAAAAGGTTGAGCGTAAAGAGGCCGGCGACGATTTAGAAAAATACAAAATACAAGGATTTCCTAGTATTTTATTAATAGATGAACAAGATAATACGAAAGAATTCGATGGCGATAGAACTGTTACTGGTCTTGAAAAATTTGTAAGTAGTTATTAAATTAATACATTTAAAAATCTATAAATTCTATTTATATCTAATTTATTGATTTCATAGTTTTCATTATCAAATAATTCAACAATTTCTTCAACAGAATATTTATTTTTAAGGTCTATCCAAAGAGAAAACATATCTTTGATATCCATATTCAATTGTTTACACAAATTTTGTATAAAAATACTATTATTATACTCTGTTGAGTATTTTGTTAATACTTTTGTGAAACGCACGTCTGTAGGGTCAAACTTAATATTTTTCTCTCCATATTTTGATTGATATAAATGATTATTATAAAATGTTTTAATTAATGAACTCATTTCATTAAATATCCAAATTTGCTTTTGAAACGTGATTCTATCAATGTAATCTGAAAAACATATATTGTCTAATATTTTATTATAAAAAGGCAGTGCCTCGTGTTTTGGTATATGCTCTAAAACATCAATTATATTTTCGTGGTACAATAATCCTACACTTGTTCTATCAGTTTCATTCATCAATTCATTATGTTGGTTTAGGTTATAACTATTATTTAATAATTTTCTTATTATATTTTTAACATCTTCATTATAGTTTTTTTGCTGAAACATATTTTGGATCAATTGATTTTTAAGTATACTTTCTTGATTTTTATAAATATCATAAGTTGATTTTAATTTTCTTAAATCCCCATCTATATAAGTAACCATTTTGGTTTTTAATTCATTTTCTAATTTCGGCATAAGGATACCTATAATTTTGTTTATTTCATTATTACTTGGTAATTGTAATTTAATAGATACACATATTTTTATCATTTCTTTAATTTTTTTATCGATATGACAACTACCTATACAAACAATAGGAATCATAGTAGTTTCTTCTTTTTTTTGCTTTTTTGTTTTTTTTGGTCTTATAAGTTTTATTAAAGTATTTATACCTCCTTTATCACCACTATTCATTCCATCTAATTCATCCATCATAATTACCAACTTTTTTGCTTTTTTTTGAAAAAGACTTAATACATTTTTATCACTCATATTATGCTTTGTAATTTTATCTACAATTGATTTATTTCTAACGTCGCCAGCATCATATTTAATAATATCATAATTCATATTTTTCAATATTTTTTCAACAAATATAGTTTTTCCGCAACCAGGTGGGCCATATAAATAAATACCTCTTTTTACCAACTGATTCTTTTTATTTTTTTCAAAATGGTCGATTGCGTCTCTGAATATTTTTTCGGATTCTTGACGATTTAATAAAAAATTCATATCTAATTGCTCCATTTATTTAACCTTACTCTTATTTTTTTAAATCCTAATCTTTTGCTTTTCATAATTTTATCTAAAACTACTTTACACTTTTGTGAATTAAATGTAAAATTAATCAAAAAATTTACTAATTCTAATTTTCTAGGATATATTTGGCTTTTATAAATAACTTTTTTTTCCTTTAAAAAATAAGGCAAACTATTAGAAATATATTCTTCAAATACAAAACAATTATCACTACGCAATATATATCTCCAATATGAAGATTGTAATTTATTAGAATACGTTTTTTTATAATTCTTTGTCCAATAAAACTTATTAGTTAATGATAATGTTTCGCAAGGAATATAAGAATATATCATCTTTACTAAATCTTCTGGAAGCATTATTATTTCCATTTGATATAATTTTTTATTTTATTATATCAAATTAACACAATTTTGGACTAACATTTGATATACCGTCCCATTCAATACCATATTGTTTTGACCAATTACATCTTGCCTTAGCATCCATAGTTGAAAAATCTTTAATATTTGGTGTTCCATTTCCTAAAGCGTTAACATTCTGACATTTACCATCATTTAATACTTGCCAATAATCTGGACACGCCGATAATTCTGGAGGATATGCTTGATTATTTTTAGCATTATTCATCATTACTCCTATTAATAATAAAAGTAGTACAAATGATACTATTGCTATGGTTAATACATTACGTTGAAAACTCATATATAAAATTAAAATATAATATTTTTTTGTCTATGTAATATAAATGAATAATCCAAATGGTAGAGTTAATATATTAAACAATACACCCAATAGTGTATTTAACTTATACGATAAAATTCCAGTAGAACAAAATATAACTTCTTATAGAAATGCACTTACTGGTAATTTAGAAGATAATATGTTGTCTAAAGTATTTTTTTCAAAAGGAAACATAATTATTGTACAAAAAAAAATTATGCAAGGTGTTTATAATAATTCAAAAGGTCGATTTGAAATAGGGTATCAGGATGAGGATACATTAAAAATTATTATGAGAAGTGTTTATTTACAAAACGCAGCAAATAATCCTAATAATATAACTGGTCAAGTTGAAGCATTAAATCATATTGTTGCTGATTACTGTGTTCCTCAAATATGTAGCGAAGCTCAAGCATATATTAACTACAAAAATGATGTAAGTAACTTAGCTGTTCCTATTCGAAGACCAGTTTCTACTTATAGCAATAATATATTAGAATTAAAAAAATTTTTTTAAATGTAATTGTTAATAATTATTACATTTATTTTTTACCTTTCTTTCCCTTTTTACTACTTTTCTTTATCTTTGCTCCTAATCCAAACTGTCGAACCTTTCGGTCGTTTCTATATTTTGCTACTGCTTTCTCTAGGTCATTTAATTCTCTTAACCACATTTGTTCAACAGTTGTATTCATTACCACTTCTAATTGTTTAGCCTTATTTTCTTTCTCAAGCATAAGTCTATTATAATTTTCCTCTTCTACCATTGATAGTCTCATTTCTCTTAAATATTTATATTCTTCATCACCGTCTAAAACATCATAAGTTCTTTCCTTTAATAGTTGAATAACTACTTCTTTCTTTTTCTTCCTTAAGTCGATAATATCGTCACACTGTTCTTTAATAAATCGTGCCTTATTACTAATTTGAACTAATTCTCTCTGTAATTTCTTAATTTGATAGTCTTTTCTATCAACATATCCTTTGTATCTAATTGGATAAAATTTATCAATAATTTCTTGAACATTCGCATATTTCCTAAGTTTTTGCTCTTCGTTAAACATCCATAAGTTAGGAGTTTTACTTGTTGTTAATTTCATAACTTTTTCAAAATAATTTACATTACTTGTTCCCTTCTGACTTCCTACTAAATCCGGTAATACTCCAGTATGAAATTTTACTCTAAACTCAATTATTGACTCCGTACAATTATCTGTATAATTCTTTACAATAGGTTTCTTCTTTTTACCATTCTTTCCTTTATCTTCCATAAGAGTCTCTAATTCTGCTTTATAATCCACTGTCCACTTTCCAATAGGTAATTCCCTAATAATAACCTGGTCGTGTCCTATAATTTCATATTTACCTTTGAAAATATGACGTGTTGACCCCTTTACATCTTCTTTACAAATAGTTCCTTTAAATCCCTCATAATATGGTTCAATTAAAACATTTTTGTTGGATTTATTATTTAATTTATTTTTTACATATTTAATTACTGTTAGTGGATCGTGACATAATCCTTCATACGCAAATCCAGTTCCAATACCTTTTCCTCCATTTACAAGAGCCATAGGAAGAATAGGAAGATAATGAGTTGGTTCTGCGATAGTTCCATCATAATTAATATAATCTAGTAAAGGGTCATCTTCAATTGGATAGATTTTTCTAGTTATATTACTTAGCTGTGTAAAGATATATCTTTCACTAGCTGCATCTTTTCCTCCCTTTAATCTTGTTCCAAATTGGCCATTTGGTTGTAATACCGAAATATTATTGCTACCAACAAATTCTTGAGCCATTCCAATAATTGTTCCATATAAACTCATCTCGCCATGATGATATTCACTAATTTCACTAACATATCCACCAAATTGAGCAACTTTCATTTCCTTATGTAAAGGTTTCTTAAAAGCAGCAAATAAACATTTCCTTTGACTTGTTTTCATTCCATCTACTGCCGAAGGAATACTGCGTTCACAATCATATTTTGAGAAATGAATAAGTTCATTATCTGTAAAATCTTGAATTGAAACCATATCGTGTGTTGGGTTTAATACTCTATCTTTATCATAACCAGAAAGCCATTCTTTTCTATCATCCGCACGGCGTTTATTAAAACATCTATCTAAAGCATTATCACTTGCTTCACCTGTATGTTTAAACATAATAAATTTTTTCTTAGCAAAATACTCTTTAAATTCTTTTGACGTGGATGTTCCCAGACCTTTATAATATTTGATCTTCCACCCCTTACCACCTTCGTTTTTAAGCTTCCATTTCTCATAGTCACTCTCATTGTAAAATGATTTAACTCTCTTTCCCTTTGTAGCTTTTAGAATTGGAGTATTCATATATCCAAATAGATTAGGAATTTCTACTAACTCCTTCCATTGACTATGAAACATATTTAATGTTAACCCTTTAATATGTGCTCCATCCAAATCCTGATCCGTCATAATTAATACTCTACCATAACGTAATGCCTTTTTAATATCATCTTTTGTATATGCTTTACCTGTTTGTAATCCTAAAATCTTTTTAATTTCAGTAATCTCTTTATTATTATTAATTTTCTCAATATTTTGATCCAATGTATTCATTAATTTACCCTTGAGAGGATATATACCAAATGTATTTCTATCCTCTTTACTAAGTCCTGAAACAATCCCCGCCTTTGCTGAGTCTCCCTCACATAAAATTAAACTACATTCATTTGATTTATGACCACCAGCCCAATTCGCATCCATAAGCTTAGGAATACCTCGAATATTTCTACTCTTCTTTCCATCTGTCTTCTTAGCAGCCTTACTTTGTTTTATTTCATTTAAACTTAAAGCAGCTTCCATTACTCCCATTTTTGCTAGTTTATCAATAAATTTATCACTAATATTACATTTTGAACCAAATTTTGATTGTGGTGTATTTAAACACTCTTTTGTTTGTGAATCAAAACTAGGATTCTCAATAACACTATTTACAAACAACATTAACTGTTCTTTGATTGTTGTAGATTTAACACGCACTTTTTTTCTTTTTTCAATATAAGTAGTCATTTTCTTAATTATTTGATTTAAAATATAATCAACATGTTTTCCACCTTTTAGTGTATTTACTCCATTAACAAATGATACTTGTGTAAATTCGTCTAATGGACTTAGACAAGCACCAATTTCCCAACGGTCACTTACTTTTTCAAATACTCTCTTCGCATCTGTTTTTGGTCCAATATATAAATCCATATAATTTTCAAATGATTTACTTGGAAGAGTTTCCCCATTAAATTCAACCTTTACTGACTTATCTGTAATTACACTAATATCATAAATTCGTTTCTTGAAAAGATTAAACATATCATCTGTTAATGTTTTGATACCAAAACGCTCATAATCTGGAAGCCACGTTACCTTTGTATAAGGCTTTGCTGTACTTCTTTTAATTTTTGGAGGACAAATAGTTGTAAGATTATCTTCAAATCGTTGTGAATATTTCTTCTTCCTAATATGGTCTACGGTTTCAATTTCACCCCACTTGGAATAAATTAATACTAATTTAAAACCAAATCCATTTTTACCACCAACAATTTTCTTTTCCTCTTTATTATAATTTGTAGATGTTCTTAAATGACCGAAAATCATTTCAGGAACCCATAAATCATTATCAGGATGCTTAGCAACATCTACACCATTACCATCATTATACATAGTAATAACACCTGTTTTTTTATCAACAGTAACACTAATATTACGCACCGGGATGATATTTTTTTCTTTTGATAAAATTTTCTGGAATAAACGAACTACATGATCCCTACAGTTTACAGCACCTTCATCGAAGGTTTTGTAAAGACCTCCAATAAAGTTTACTGTTCCGTGTTCCATAGTTCCATCATCCTTTAATTTCCAGGTAGTGATTTCATCACTATCAACTGGACCAATATATGTATCAGGAGCATCTAAAATATGCTCAATAGCAGTCTTTGACTGGTATACGTTTGCTAAATCTGAAGATGAAGTAGACATAAGTGATTGTAATATGTTTTTATTTGTTTAAATTATTTTCAATTTTATTATTATTAAATTTAAATACTTTTAATAATAATATCCGAACCAATACCACATATATTCCCACCAAGATCTTCCTCCATTTGTTTCTATTTCATTATTCAATCTTATTCTAGCTTCTTCCAATAAACGCTCCAAGTCTCTTACTTCTTCTTTCGCACACCATAATTTATCATATCGACATCGTTTATTTTCCATATATAAAATACTATATAATTAATCTTCTCTAAGATTAGCATCAATCCATTCTGGACCAATATGTTCATCCATATCAAGCTTTACATTAATTTTTTTATATGTTCGAACTAATGGTTCGCCTTTTGGAATACACCAACTTTCATTTTCACAATCATATATTGATTTACCATCTCCCTTTGTTGCTTTCCAATTTGGATTATCTTCTTTTAATTCTGACTTTGTTCCTACTTTATTAGGCAAGGTATTTAATCCGTCTCCTCTCCATTTTACTTCTGGTAATTTACTATCACTAAATGCTCTAAAAAATTTTATGTTTTGCTTAGCTTTAAACAAGCTTCTAAACATATACAATTTAGTTACATTTTATTTTTATCTTCTTTTTCTACGTCTTTTACGAGTCTTTCTTTTCTTAACGCGTCGCTTCTTGCTTCTTTTATTTTTTTTTGTTTTTCTTCTCTTCTTTCTTCTTGTTTTTCTTTTACCAGCAGATTGTGGATCTTTTTTTCGTCGTTTATCTTTTTTTATACCCGTAACTTTTCTTTGTGATTCGGCACCTAAAGATGTTTTTGTTAAATCAGATATCGGGTCTTTAGATAACTGCTTAATTCTCTCAGTCAAAAATGCTGGTATTGTTTCCGTTTCCTTTCCTTCTTTAACACCCATACGCGCTTTAATGGGAAATATATCTCTGTTTCTTTTACCAATAGCCTTTATCTTCGCCGCCTTTTCTTTGCGTTTTTTACCATGTTCTTCGACTTCATCTAATATACCAATATGATGCAATCCTTCTCCCCAGGGATGATCGGGCACTGTCCTTGGCACCCCTCGTCGAGGCGACGTCCTCAGCCCGAAACGCGAGCGGCGGGAAAGTCGAGACCCAGGGGACGGGGGTCTTACACCACTGCTAATGTGGCCTGTAGTTTTACCTTCAGCCAAAGCTTTTGCGGAAGCTTGACGAAATTGAGGAATTTGAACTTTTGATTCACCAGACTTTTGTTCTCCAGACATATATAATAAGTAAATAATTTTATTATATATTTATCTTCTTCTACGCCTCTTAGTTTTTTTTTTTCGGCGGCGGCGGCGAGATTTCTTTGTTTTCTTCCTTCTGGATCTTTTCTTACGCTTTGTTTTTCTTTTACCGCCTGATAGTGGCGGTTTCCCAAAGAATTCTGATAAATTTCCAACCAATTTTTTTCTTCCTTCTTCTTTTCTTTTTGTTATTGTTTGTTGTTTATGTGCTTTATATTCTTTTGTTTTTTCTAGTTTTCGAGCTACTTGAAGTAATTCCCTATATTTTGGATCTGTAGCGGCTTTTATCATTTTTTCATTATTATTAAAATTCATTATAAATATAACTTAGATAAAATTGAATTTGTTAATTAGTATATTTATATACTAAAGATGACTACTACTATAGATGAACTTAACGCACAGATTGAAGACCTTGAAGCAAAGGTCCAACTATTAAGAAATGAAAAAGTAAAAAAAAAATTATTCGAACATTTTAATATTGAAGATAAAGATCTTGAAGGCATAACTAATTTAAGATTACAAAGTAGTTATACTAGTTGGGAAGCTGAATATAATGAATTTGCTACTGGTAGAAAAGGAACAATAGAATTAACATTTACACGTAATAATAAAGAGGCAGGATTTAGTATGTCTTTTATAAAAGAAAGTCCAAGTTATGAAGATGGTTATGAAAACAGATACGGATGGACTGAAAAGATGTATACTCATTATGTTAATGAAAGTGAAGATCCACTAATTAAAAAGATTTTAGCTAGCCCAGACCCTGATGAAATAGAAGAAAATTGGCTATACATACTAAAACATTAATTACCAAAATCTTGTGCTTGACTTTTGTATTCTTTAATATATAATTTCATACAATCTTCTTTTGAAAATTTTTCTATTGCTTTCCAAGCATCCCATTTTGCTCGTGCCTCTAATTGAACCGACCATGGTTGAGGTGTTGTATTTTCACCAACTGTGATTCTTTTGTAAAATGCATATAATTTGAGTTTGCGCTCATATGGAACCTTGTCTCCCCAAGATCCATTTTTTACTAAATTTGCACATTCTTCAAACTCATTTTCTAAATTATTCATTATATTTTACAAAAATATGATAAATTTCTCTCCAAAACGTAAAACATGAAAAATTATTTATTCATAAGTGTCATAAACTTTATCCCAATATAATGTTGTAAAGCCATAGTTTTTAAAATCACTATCTTTATCTTTTAATATTTTTCCATTTTTATAATGGTGTTTCTTGTGAGCTAATAATAACTCTTTTATAAAAGGTATTTTTAAGATATAAACTAAATGTCTAGGTCTTCTATGTGATATGTAATGAATATATTCAAAGAACAAATAAGATAAGGTGTGGCCAGTCATAAATGAAAAAGTTGTTTTAAGTGGTAAAAAATAATAATAACCAGTATGAATAGTTATACCAAGCGGAATACTATAAGCAAATGGAACTAATAAATGGGTATCGTTAGATGGTTCCACATGATGTTTTTGATGAAACTTCCAGAAAGGACCGTGGAATAAATAATAATGTGATGCAAATTCGAAATAAGTTTGTGCTATATAACCAAGTGTAATAAATAAGTAATGTAAATATCCTTCGTAACCAAATATAAAGAAAAAGATTAAGGCACTTATATGGACACACGAAAATAGTTTAATAGACGGTGTAAAAATTATTTTCATTGTATTATACTATAATTTTATATTTATTATTAAATTATTTTATTTAGTAATAATTTGCGTTCATATTTTTTCTTGATAAAATATATAATGGTTAGAAGAAACAGAGCAAGTAGACGTAAAATGCGCCGTGCTGGTGTAAAAGCTGGACGCACATACAAAAACTTAGTAGGAACACGTGCTGAAGTTATGCATGGAACTGCATTCAAAACAAGTTACGGTAGAACTAAAAGCCAAGGTGGTGATGCTCTTACTAGACGTGACTTAAAATACAACAAACAGGGACGTATTGTTTCAGTAGAAAAAAGTTCAAAGAAAAACAAACTTCTTAAACAGCTTCGTGATGCCGGGTACACTACCAAAAAGGGTAAATTCGGTGCTATTAAGACTGCTAAAAAGGGACGTAAATCATCAAAGGGTCGCAAAGCAAGACGTAAAACAAGACGTTGCAGACACAAATCTGGTCCTAAGAAGGGTAAGTTCAAGAAATGCTAAGCATTTTGATTTAAAATAATTTATATTTTTTATTTTTGGAGAGAAAAATATAAATTTTAGATAGAAGGTAAAGGAGCAACACATAACTTAACTTCACCTAGAGAAGCTACATTATATTTAACAACAAGAGGCAAGTCATTTTCCAAATACATTTCAATATTATTACATAAATTGGTACATTTGATAAAATAAGACAGGTTCTTTAGGGAAAACTCACCTTGAATTACACTAGTATCATCGCATTTCTTTACAAATTCGGTAATACCATCTGATTCACTTCTACTAATTTTACAACTAGCAAAAGGACCAGTGCATGAAAATACTAACTCATTACCAACAGATTTAATTTCAAGTCTTTCAGATATATTACTTAAATCACGAATAATTTTTTGAAAATCTGTAGAAGGTAGATTAATAATAGAAGAAAATTTAACGGAAGGCATATCAAGCTCTTCTTCATCAGGTTCAATAAGTTTTAGCTTTTGAATTTTAGACTGTTTAATATCACCGTTTTCAAATTTAAGACCAAGATACTCTACTATACCATCACTATAATCTTTTTCTTCGATATAAATAGTTAATGTATCATCATTATCAATTGTATTAATAAGTTTAAAAAGATGAAGCATGTTAACACCAATAACAATTTTAGGATATTTACAATAAAAATGTTCGAATTTTAAAGCATCTAAAAATAAATGAGCTAATATAGTGTGAGATTTATCCATATTAATTACACGAATACCAGCTGGGATAAGCTTTCCCGATGAATCTGTATATTCTTGATTAAAAATAATATTAGTTTCTAATAATATATCTTTTAACGCAGTCATTAATGTTCTAACAGGAGCTATTTGAACAGTTTTCATTTCTAAAACATATTTGGAATTATTACTCATATATAGAAATTATTCTTTTTCCTTTTAAATACTTATGCGTTTAAATAAAAAATTTACTATTAATCAATATATTAATGAATTGTTGTTGGAGATCAGTTGCTATAATGAATCAACCTACAAGTTCTAGTGGTAGCGATAATGATATAAGTGAAGTTAATATTGAATATTTAGATTTTGATATAAAAAAATTTGAACACAAAATAATAGGCGAAGGACATAATGGAAAATGTTACAAAATAACAATGAATGATAAACACTATACATGTAAAAAAATTAAAATTACAAAAAATAATAGATTTAATCGCGAAATTAAAATACTTAAAAATCTTAACACTACCGAAAATTTACCTGAATATTTTAATTCATTTTCTAACTTAAATTATCATTATATACTTTATAATTTTATTGAAGGAGAAGATTTATATCAATCAATAGAAAATGGATTTTTCGAAAAAAAAAATAAAACAAAATGTTTAAGCTTAGTAAAAAGTGTAACAGATGGTCTATTTGAATTATTTAATAATAATTTAGTTCATTTAGACATAAAATTAGAAAATATTATATTAACAAGTAAGAATCCTATTAAAATAAAAATTATAGATTTAGAAAGCTGTAGAAAAATAAATAAAAACAATAAGAAAACTATATGTGGAACCCAAGGTTATACAAGTCCAGAAATGTTATTACAAAAAACTTATTATTATAATACAGATATTTGGTCACTAGGAGTTATTTTATTTATGTTATTTACCCATCATAATTTTATCGAAAAAAACTCTTTTATGTTTAAACATAATTGTTTACAATTCTTTGACAATTACAACTCATCATTTATCAAAGATAGGTTGCTATTAGTTGATTGTTTTGATAAAGACATTTACGAATTATTAAAATTAATGTTGCATAAATTACACGTATATAGAATATCAATTCACGGTTTAAAAAAATATAAACTATTAAACCACATTCAAGAAAATTAATAAAATACTTAAAAACATCTATATTTAATTATTAAATGGAAAATTTAATAGTTAAAATTACTCAATTATATGATAAACACAAGAGTTCTCCAAAAACTATTGAAAAATTATCATATTATGTAGAAAAACAACTTCCTGCTTTATTAGACAAATATAATGCTCAAGAAAAGAGGCGTATATTTTTAGAAAAAGAAAGTAAACGATATATTAATAATTTTCTCTCCAATGAAGAATACCAATATTTTTATATCAAAAGCACTGATACTTTCATAGAATATAACGGATTAGATTATAAAATCATTCCAGAAGATAACTTATGGTTTAAAATTTTAAATGATATAACCGAAAAAAAAACACTATTAGAATATAAACAAAAAATTAAATCAAAAATAATTGAATATATAAAGAAAAAGAATCTATTAAATTCTATTCCTGAAACAGACACTATTCAAAATATGATTAACTTTTTCACACCTATTTTATTTTCAAATAAAGAAAAGGTCAAATATTTTTTTTCGATTATTGGAGATAATATATTGAATAAACAAAGCCCCAATATTTATTTTGTTCAAGAAAAAAGTAAAGAATTTTTTGAGATAATAGAAAATTTATCCGGATATTATTTTGAAAAAAAATTAAATGCTATGAATCAATTCAAATTTAAATATCGGGGTCAATCATATAATAATAGCAGGTTAATATATTTCACTAATAATATCAAAAATAAATCTGTATGGTTTTCTTTTATAAAAGAAAACTTTTTAAATTTCATTGTTTTATGCTGTCATTATTCAACAAGATATATAAACGCGGAAAATTATGCTTTACAAAGAAACGAATTGTTTAAGAATGAAATATATTATTTGAAAAACAATAGCAAAGAAGCAATAATAAACACATTTATTAATAAATTTACCTATACTAAAGAAAATAGTAAAATCCACACCAGTGATATGCAGTTTTTATGGAATATGTTTCTTAAAGAGAAAAATATAGAAAATATAATTTATAAAGTGGAGCTAGAAAATATACTTAGAAATAAATTACAATATAATTCAGGTAACTATTTAAATTTATATACTTTACACGGAGACAAAATTAAAATATTTAAAACGTTTTTTGAGAACTACATTGTTTATGATGAAGACGACGAATTGGAAATAAGTGAAATATACAAAATATTACAAAATAAAGTTGAATGTAATATTAATGAAAATTTATTACAAGATCTAATCTCACATTATACATCATATCAAAGTGATGATGGAAAAACTATTAAAAATATATCTTGTAAATTGTGGAATAAACAACAAGAAATCTTAGAAGCTTTTGAAAATAAATTCAATAAACTCATTGAAGACAGTGAAACCAATTGCATTTCCATATATGATACATATGTATTGTATTGTAAATATTCTAATAATAATAATAAAATATTAACAGTAAGTAAAAAGTATTTTGAAAAATATATTCACAAATTATTACCAAGTGAATTTATTAACAATAAAAATATATTATTAACTTATTGGAATTAATAAATTTCATATAACTTATTTGGTATATATCTTCCAACATTTTCCTTATAATTAAAAAATATATTTCCTAAAATCAAACCAATTAAAGCACCAGCGGCTGTTTGTTGAATTGTATGACATTTTGAATAAACTCTACTATACATTATAAAAATAAGACACGACCCTAAAAGTGTTCCTACTGTTATATAAAATGGAAGTGCTACTTTATCTTCACCCAATTTAGACATACTATATGATGTAAAAAATCCAGCCATTTGTGCATGACCTGAAGGCATACCATATGATTTAATATCCGTAATACTTGATTTTTCAAAAAGTCCACAAGACCTTGCTCCTTTTGGTCTAGGTCCTTGTCCTATAACTGGATATTTTCTATCCCCCATTATTGGTTTCATAATAAAATGTTTTAATACATAATTTATCAATGTATTACCAGCAAAACCCATTAATAACAATAAAAAAGTTTTATGATATGTTAAAAAGTATCCTAATATCGTTGTTGTAAACATTAATAATGGTGATGCTTTTGCTATATTTATTGCTTCTATAAAGAACATAATTATATATTATTTATAGATTATTTAATAATTAGGTTTATGTTTCTTAAATAAACAACCACCTATTTGTAAACCGCTCAATTCGTTAATTACTCTTGGATTTTGAAAGTCCAAATTTTTCATCCAAATTTTTAAAATACAAAATGATTTTTTTGGACTAATTGTTATTCCTGTAATACTATCTTGAAATGAACTATCATTAGATAAACTTTCTCCTGTAAGCAAATAACTTACTTGTTTCCATACTTCCGGAACATTTTTGTTTGTTACTTTAAATGAAAAGCAACCGCCCGCTTTGTTATTTGGATCCTCCCACATAGGTTTAATATTTTGCCTCATAAGGAATAACATACAATTTTTTACCATCGCTGGAGGAATTGAATTATATAATGCAATAACTTCTTCCATACTGGTCAAGCTCATTAACTGAATATAACTTTTTAAAGACCAGTCAGTGTCATGTGGTAAATGAGCCCAAAGAACCCATTTATCATAAAGTGGGGTATTCTCAATAACTAATTGAGATGGATTTTCCATGTGTTGAGAGGATTCCATTATGATATATTTTAATCAATTTTGTTTAAATCTATTTATTAAAATATATTATACTTGAGTTATTGAATAAAGTTGTTCCTTAGCCTGAATTGTTACTGATTGATCATATTGAATTTTATGCATTTCAATATTACTATCAATTATATGAATTTTATAATTGTCTTCTAAATTCATCCCATAAAATTCTTCTAAATACCATTTTAAAAATATTTTATCTAATAACATATTTCCATTAATATAAAAACCTTTTAACTTATCATGAATAGCTGTTCTATTGTTATTTTGTTCTACTTCTACAGATAAAAATGGCTTCGTTACCTTTTCAAATTTTACTTCTGTAGATATTTCTCCTTTTTCGTGTATTCTTTTAAATAAACGACCATCTTCTTCTTTTTTTACTAACATCATCATATTAAAACTTTCATCGTCTATGTAATTATTGTTTTCTAATTCATCTGTTGTATACACGCTACCATCATCATTATATCCAAGAAAACTTACTAATTTCTCTTCTTCTTCTTCACTTTCATCTTCATCTTCTTCTATATCTGAGTTTTTTCCTTCTGAAAATTCTGTTTCCAAATATCTACGTAAATTATTTGTTTCCATATTTACACGATGATATGCTCTTACAGCACTCCAAGAAAAATCTTCAATTATTGTTGTTGCGGTTCTTTCATCATATAAATAAAATAAACCAAACCCAATTGTTCCTACAACACTTACACCTGCTAAATAATATAACATTTCTATCATTATATATTATGTAAAATAATAATATATAATTTTTATATTCTTTTTATTCAAATTTTAACCAATTTTTTTTTACTGCCTCCCCACACTCACTATCACTTTTAGCGTCTGGACAATATCTGTGTAATATATTGTTTTCTAATAGATTTCTTTTTTGTGGGTCTGTAAATTTTCCAAGCATAGCTGTTCGTGCCTCGCTCAAGCAATTAATTACTTTTTGCTCTTTTTCTTTTGTTGTTCCTTCCAAATTATTAATACATTCTAAAGCGGTTGTTTTATACCAACTCGCAATTTCGTGTTCTTGCATACCATATAATAAATTTGTCATATCTTCTATGAATAACTTTACATGATTAGAATCAAAACTACCTACATCACCACTTACAGATGTTGCGCCTTTTAAATCTTCACCGCCTTTTTTTTTAGCTAACATCCCATCTTTATGTGGAACATCTTCTTGATAAAATAAAATAGAACGTTTTAAAATTTTATCCGTTTTTTCTTGTTTTGATTCTGGCTTAGCATCCTGTGTTTTTGAATTCCCCACACTTTTCTCATTTGAATTCGAATAACCTAAATTATTGGTGTCTGTTTTTTGAGAGGTATTAACATCTGGATCTATATGATCTCCATCGCCGTGGCTATGTGCATCGTTTTCCTCTTCGCCATGTTTATGATGCTTATGACTATCTTGTTGTTCCATTTTTAATTTTCCGGTTGATGGGTCTAATCCAAACATTAATAATAAAACCGCTACAACTAGAGTCATTAAAATGAAAGGAATAAAAACAATTAACCAAGAAATTGTTCCTAAACCTAGAGAACATAAGTAATTTAATAATATTGTGAAAAGTATAGCAACCCAAATTTTCATTAATGCGGTATTATATAATCCCTTTACTGAATCTATAATAACCTGAGTAGTTGAAAATATTAAATATATCAAAGCTGGTGGACATAACTGATTAAAAACCATTTTACTTATATTATAATTATATAAAATTTGCTATACCATCTTTAAAATATCCACAAACTATGAAATCACCATTTTCGTCTTCCTCCATTTCACCATCTTCATCACATTTATATATTTTTCCATTAACAGGACTCGTTGTTAAATATTGAACACCATCTATTTCCACATCTTCTACTTCCATATCATCTTCGTCATCTTCGTCATCTACTGGTTGAATTTGTTCTTCTGGATCTTCCTCCCCCTCTTCTTCCTCTTCTTCTTCTTCATCTACCTCTACCTCTTCCTCTTCATCTTCCTCTTCATCTTCCTCTTCATCTTCCTCTTCCTCTTCATCTTCATCTTCCTCTTCTTCTTCCTCTTCTTCCTCTTCGCCTTCCTCTTCATCTACCTCTTCATCTACCTCTTCATCTACATCTTCACCTACCTCTGCCTCTTCATCCCCCTCATCCTCTTCATCACCTTCATCCTCTTCATCCTCTTCATCCTCTTCATCTTCTTCATCAACTTCTTCGTCAACTTCTTCATCTACACTATTTTGACTATTTAAATCCCATACAGTAACCTTTTTAATTGTTTCTTCTTCAGTATTTGATTCAATAGTTCCATTAGATGTTATTTCTACAACATCTTCTTTATCGTCGGCTAAACATTTAAAACAAGACCCGTCTTGTAACAAATCTATATTATTCATTTTTTCACATCTATTACATTCTTCATACTCAGACATTTCATCATCATCATCATCTTCGCTTTCTCCTCCATATAAATTACCATAATTATTTTCTTCATCTTCTTCTTCTTCAGATTGACCAACCTTTACATTAGTTCTCCACATTTGTTGTTTCAATTCAACAATTTTTGAAGGAGTTTCTGGTTTCCCCGACTTAGTATCTCTTACTTCTAATTTAACATTTTTCTTTGATGCATTTTCTAACTCTCTCTCATAATATTCTTTTTGACCATTCAATTCAGTCTTAAGTTGAATTACTTGCCTTGATAATATTTCATTCTCAGCCTTTAGTCTTCTAACATAAGGCATATTTAGTAAAACATTTTGAATAGCATTTTTTTCATTTATCATAGGTCCAAGAATAGACGTAAGATGTCCCTTTAATACTTTATTAATATCGTTTAACATGGGTGCTATATCTATTTCATTAGATTGGTTAGTCATATTAGACATTATATTAATATTGTTACTTTTCCGTTTAAACTCATTTTTTATATTATTTTAATTTAATATATGGATAAAAATGATCGTTATAATGGAGCGATTTCACTAATAAAATCTCAAACGAATTATACCGAAGAACAGGCTAAAAGTAAATTAGAAGAATGGAATGGAAACTATATGAATGTAATTAAAGAGTATTTAAACCCAAATTTTAGAAATAAAAAGAAGAAACCTGAAAAAAAAAGTGTAAATGAAAAAATGATGTTTGAAATTAGAAATTTTATGGATACTGCTGCAAAAGAATTTAAACAACGTAAATCACAAGAAGAAGAAAAACAAAAATATTTAAAAACGGTATACAACAACTTTTTAGCGGCAAAGGCCCAATATCCAATGTGTGTATATAGTCCACCCAATGTTCTTAGTTGTAAAACAGAGTGTCCAAATCCTATGTGTCCAGGTGAACTACTACCTAATAAAACATATACTAAAATGTGTTAATTTATAATAAAGTCAATTATACCTTATTACAAATTAAAATTATTTGCTAGCGCATTTGTTTTTGTTTTCTTTTCCTGACTTCTTTGTAATCTAAATTGATTAGTTTTTGGTTTATTTGTTGTATGTAATATATCCTGAAATATATTAGGAATCTCATTATTTTCTTCGTATAATTCTGGTAAAACCTTGGTCATTGGTTTATCAACAACCATTAAAATTCTCTGATTTTTTAATAATCGTCTATATTCCTGAATAGTTAAATTACCATAAAACTTATCCAATGTATAATGAGGATTAGGAGCTGGTTTAATATTTTTAGTATAATCAAACATTTTACAATATGTATTATTTAATAAAGCATATCTTTCCCATTTTACAGAATTGTCTATATCCTCGTTTTTAAGATAAGCACACGCACATTCAGGGCTACAAAAACATCCATATACTTCTAACATTCCATTATTATATTGTTTTGGAATATAAATTGCTGGATTATCAAATTCATAAGTACACCAAAAACAAGCAGAATTTTTATCAGACACATTATTTGTCCTTAAATTATGTTTTAGTTTGTTTAATTTGTTCCATACTTCTTTAACATCTATATTTTCCTTATGTATTTCTTCCGTTTTATTTATATGTGTAGTTTTATTTGACTTTATATTTAATTCTGGAGTTTCATTTGTTTTTAATACTTTATAATTAATAGTACTTAATTTACTATTATTAAATAAATTAAAAGAATTTGTGGGATTTGTAGGCGCAGAATCATACATTGTATTATTAAAATTAGATAACTCCTGTAAAGATTCCGTTTTACATTTTAAATGTAAAACAATATTAGGCTTTGTCTCTGTTTCTGTTTTTGGTATTTTTTCATTTTTTTTAAGTATTTTTCCTCCCTTTGGTTTTCTCCCACGTTTCTTTGGAATAGTTGGTTTTTCATTTTCCGGCTTTTTCTTTGGTTTTCTTCCGCGTTTCTTTGGCGGGGGCTTCTCGACTTTTGCTTTTGCCTTTCTGGGCATTGATATAACACAAATAATAGATAATTATTTAAATACTTTTTTAAAAATACTTCGCGCATATATTTTCATATCCGTATAAAATTGATAATTACTTAAATAAATAAAATCCTATTATACAAATATGGCTACTTTTATAAATCCTGCGGGATATCTCAAAATAATTCTAGGTCCCATGACCTCTGGAAAAACTACTGAACTCATTAAAGAATATAATAGACATATATCAGGCGGATTTAATTGCTGTTTTATAAATCATTCAACAGACGATAGATATGGTTCTGGAAATACTAAAACAAGCACTCATAATAAATCAGTAGTAGATAACACTTTTAGTTGTGAAAAATTAGACTATTTAATGTTAAAAGAAGAGGAAAGAATTGATCCATTTGACGTCTTCTTTATTAACGAAGGACAATTCTTTTCAGACCTACAGTTTTATGTTGACCATTTGGTAAATCGTAAAAATAAAAAAGTATACGTTTGTGGTTTAGATGGAGATTTTAAAAGAGAAAAATTTGGAACACTATTAGATATTATTCCTATTTGTGATGATATTGTTAAGCTTAAAGCATTATGTATTAAATGTAAAAAAAATGAAGCTATATTTACATTTCGACTAACAAATCACACGGAACAAACAGTTGTTGGGGGAAGTGAATCATATTGTGCTCTATGTAGAAGTTGTTATAATAATCATTACTATGATGGCGTTGAAATAGTATAAATATTTACTAATTAATAAATATTTATTTATAATTTAACTTTTCTAACTTTTCGTGTGCCGTATCCATGTTTTTTCTTTGCTTTTTTTGCTAATTTTAATGCCTTAGAACTAGACTTACAATATTTCTCTAATATTTTGAAATCTACTGCTGCTGCCTTTCCTCCAGTTATAGCTGAAGCCATTCGTGCTCTTCCCCAAGACATAGCTGTTTGATTAGGTCTAGAACCAGAACTATAGTAAGCACCAGCTCCTTTACTAACTAATTTTTTTAAACCAGTAATAGAACATCCTGATTTTTTTGCTAATTTCGGTGACGCACTCACACTTTTAACACCATATATTTTCATAGCATTAACTACATGATTTGACTTTTTGCTTTTAAAGCTTTTTACCTTCTTACGTGTGTAATACTTTCCCTTTTTGTATGCTTTTCGTGATTTCTTTAATTCCTTACGTGCTTTCTTTTTATCTTTTCTTGTAAGGCGTTTTGGAACATATTTAATAGGAACCTTTCTACGTTTTCTAGTTTTTCTTTTTCTCCCCCCTCTGCTCGAATTACCGTGCTGAGCGGCGAATAAAAGCATTCGTGAATATCCTTCATCATGTTCCATTCCTAGACCAAAAAATTGATACTCTGGAGATACTTTTTCATTCCATACACTTTTTGTAATAGGATCTAATGTAGGTACATGTCTTTTTCTTAAATCATTTAAAAGACATAAACTCAATTCCTTAGTCATACCACCTATCATAGTCCCGTTACAAAAATAATCTAAATTTTCTAGTTTATAAGCACAATCTCTTATTCTTGTTCCTGAAAATGTACCAGCAATACTTTCAGATCGGCTTCTGGATTTTTCTTCTTCTTGTTGTTCACATCCTTGTATAGAACAGTAATTCATAACATCAGCTGCAAAATTTGCTTCTGATTCATCTCCACTTTCTTGACCTAAATCAAAAAGTAATCCCTTACCAGCATTCCCTCTGTCTACTCCAATCTGTTCTATAATTCCATTACCTGCTCCAAATGCCCGTTCTAAATGAGCTTGATTAAAACGTTGAAAAGCCTCCACTCTATCACTACCAACTAATAATAGTAATTTTTTATATCCTCTATTTTTTAAAAAATCAATACAAGTAGCGGATGGAGATTTGCGACGATATCTTGTGGTAATTTTATAAGTTCGTTTCTTAAATTCGTTAAAATTTTTCTTGCCAAATTTAAATAATAAATTATATTTTACTTTCTGACATTCAGAGAGTTCATTTTCATTGACACTTTCTCTTAGATCATGTCTATCCGTCAGAAAAGAAGCATTGTCTTTATCATCACGAAAAACTTTTTGATTAATATCATTATCAATATCAGTTACGTGTAAAAACTTTAACTTATTTCCATATTTATTTAATGGTATCATGTAGTTAAGATACATCCATTTATCTATTAAATATAAAGGATTTTTATTAATAATATCACCTCCAATTTCAACATCAAGATTTTTTTCATCAGGTCGTGGGGCTAACCAAATAAATCCTCTTGCTTTTTTAAATCCCTTTTTATGAAATTTGTCTACTTTATCATAGGTGCCATCAATTAATTCTAAATGACCGGCATGCGGTGGTTGCCATCGACCTATAGTTACAACAGCAATTTTATCCTTTTTTAATCTTTCATTTTCATGTGTCAAATCTCCACTTATACTTACTTTATTCATAGCTTCAGTAATTTCACCAATATCTCCTGTTTTTCCTTCACTCATTTATAATATAAATTATAAATAGATTAAAAATATAATTACTATTTTAATTATATGACAGATAATAGACCTTGGGTAGAAAAATATAGACCAACAAATTTTGATGATATTGTATTGGATCCATTGAACAGAAAATTACTAAAGAATATTGTAACGCAAAATAAGTTTCCTAATCTTCTATTTTATGGACCACCTGGAACGGGCAAAACTACAACAATTATCAATTTAATTAACAAATACCAAGAAAAATACGACCAAAAAAATAAAGGCCTAAAAATACATCTAAATGCTAGCGATGATAGAGGAATTGATGTGATTAGAAATCAAATCAATCAGTTTGTAAATACTAAAACATTATTTGGAACTGGTCTTAAATTTGTAATTTTAGATGAGGTCGATTATATGACCAAAAATGCACAACAAGCATTGAGATACCTGATACAACAATATAATAAAAATATAAGATTTGTATTAATATGTAATTATATTAGTAAAATAGATAATGCTCTTCAAAACGAATTTATAAGACTACGGTTTTGTCAATTACCAAAAAAGGATACATTTAATTTTCTTAATGCTATAATAGATAAAGAAGGATTAAATATAAATTCAAAGCAAATTATCATAATTCAAAAAAAATTTAAATCAGATATACGGAGTATGATTAATTATATTCAATCAAATCACTCACATTTGAAGTTTAATACAGATATTTTATCACAAAAATTCCTAGAAAAAACACTTAAAAATATGAAAGAAAAAAAGAACATTAATGAAATACAAAATATATGTATGAAAAATAACATTGAAATTAAGGATTTTATAAATGAATTATTATTATACATAATAAACCACAGAGTTGATTTATTAAATAAAGAATTTATCAATTCTATACAAATTATAGTTCATAGTGAAAAAGTAAATGACGTATACTTATTAAATTATTTAGTAGGAGAGCTAGATAAATTATACAAAGAATGATAATATACTTTCATTCGGTGCTGTAATTTAGTATTAAAAAAATTTGGAGATTTTTTAAAAGGGTCAAATTGATTACGTTTTAAATCGTATTCTTCTTGAATACATTCTAAAACATTTTTTTTAGTGATAGCAATGCTTGCGCTTCTCTTGTAAGTGAAAGTTTTTGAACTTTCCATTTATATACAAATATAGAAAATAAAATTGATTTAAAACTAACTTAAAGAATTTATATAAAATGAATGATCTAGATGAAGAATGGCTATCTTTTAGTAATTCAACAATTAATGAAATTCAAGTATTAGAAAAAAGTGAAAAAGTAAAAAAAACTCCTAAAATAGAAATGCCTAAATGTAGTGACATTTATATTTCAACAAAAACAAGAACGTGTGAATTGAATTCAACTATAGATTTATATAATATATTTTGGAAATTAAATATTATTAAATACCACCAACCAATTGAAGGTATTATAAAAAAAAGCATGAAGATAAATTGTAATAATGAAGATGAAGTTAAAACATTAGAAATGAATTTGGAAAAATATAAGGAACCAAACATGCTAGTCAATATTATTTCACAAATAAATCAAGTTACGAAAAATAAAAAAAAGTTTAAAGATATTAGAAAAATAGATATGGGATTATGTAAAAAAGATTTAATTAGTTTTAAAAAAAAGAAAAAAGGGGCATTTTATAATTGTTTTGCTCTCATATTGAGAATAAAATATAAACGTGTATTTAAAGAAGTACACGTTAAAATTTTCAATACTGGAAAATTAGAAATTCCCGGTATACAATATGATGATTTGTTACACACTACACTAGATAAAGTTGTTGAAATATTAATTCCCTTTACAAAATCTGATTTAAAATATAAAAAGGATAAAATAGACACCGTTTTGATTAATTCCAACTTTTCATGTGGATTTTATGTTAATAGAGATGCTCTACATAAATGTTTAAAATATGAATATAAAATTCAATCCGCATATGACCCTTGTTCATATCCAGGAATTCAATGTAAATTCTTCTATAACCCAGATTCAACTAATAATAATGGAGTACACGATGATAAGTTATTAGAAGGCATTAGACCTTATCGAAAATGGTCAGAAATTTCATTTATGATCTTCCGAACTGGTAGTGTTTTAATAGTTGGTAATTGTGATGAAAATATACTTCATATAATTTATAATTTTCTAAAAAAAATTATTTATATTGAATATGATAAAATATTTATCAAAATCAATAATGATGAAAAGAAAAAATCAAATAAAAAAATAAGAAAGAAAACTATATTATTTACTAATTAAATAACCAATTTGTAAATTTAAGTGCTGTAAAATTTTCCAACTTTTCTTTACATTTCTTATGAAATAATTTTTTTTTTATCTTCGTTTTATCTATTTTTTTATTATTTTGAATTTTTTTAAAATATAAATTACACAAATTCAAAAACTTACATTCATCGTTGATATCTTTTGTTAGTAGTAATCCTTTATAATAAATAAAACAATCACATATACTTAATTTTTCCATAATATCAAAAGGGAGATTTATAAATTTATTGAATATTTTACAAATCATTTTTTGGGCATACATTATATAACTTAATCGCGTATCACCTTTTAAATTTTCATTATCAAGTATAGATAATATTAATTCATTAAATAAATTACAAGATACATTAATAAATCTTAATTTTTTACGTTCGTTTATTGTATGTTCTATCTTTTTTTTATATTCATTGTTTATATCGAATATTGTCTTTTTATAAACAAATAAAGTAGCGTCTTTAGAATTTAATTGTAAAAACGCGTGACTATCATCTCCTATTTGACCGATAAATTCGACATAATATAAAAATGCTTTTTTACAATGATGAACTGTTAATTCCAAATTTTTTGTATACATAAAAACCATATTGAATATATGTTTTATTGTATCACATCCTCTTTTTAAAACAAATATATAATATCCATGATTTTGTATTAATATTTTATCTCCAGCATGAAACAAATATTCATTCAATATATCAATATATGCCCTTACTACATCCATCTCGTCATTTAGTATTGTATCATTATAGTTTTTAGTATCACTTAAATAATTTTTTTGCGAATCATCCATTTAATCTTGTTATATATTATTTTTTTACATAAATAACTATTTAAAAAGATAATTTCATTTTTAACATATAAATATGTCAGAGACACAAAGTACTCAAGAAGCCTCCGCATCTAATTATAGACTTCCTAGTGGAACTACCTTACAACATTGTGCTAAACTTAGTATTGTTGAAGATAAACCTATTATGTTCGATTATTGGACATCCTCATGTGATAAAGAAATTCTAATTGGTGTCAGAGAAAATGGAGAAAAACTACTTGTTAAAAGTGAAGAAGAATATACCAGTCCTGTAAGTAAAATCTATAAAGTAGAAGGTGAATATATTATTATTACTGAAAACTCTATTTATGTAGTCAGTTCCGATATTCCTACTAAAAGGATTTCCGCATAATTATAATTTATAACTTATGTAAAAATTATAATTAAAGTATTTTTTCTAATTGATCGATCTGTTCACTTGTTAATGTTTTTGGAAAACTTATATTAAATTTAATAATTAAGTTACCTTTTATATTATTTCTTTCCATTCCTAATCCATTTATTTGTTTAATAAAATTTGGAGGAATTATATTACCTTTATCATGTTTTATATTATAACTTTTCCCATTTACATGTTTTATTTCAAATAAAAATCCACATAATGCTTCTTTTAATGATATATTTTTTTCACATAATAAATTTAAACCTTTGCGTTGTAATTCACCATTTACCGTTTTTATTTTAATAAAAACCTTTACATCTCCCTTTAATCTATCATTTAATACATGTCCCTTATCACGGACTATTTTTATTTCTCCATTATCCACGCCTTTATGAATATTCACATAAATTTTCTCTTTTTCATTCTTTTTTTCATTTCCTACCATTATCCATCTATCTATTTCTATAGGATAATTTATACCATTATAAGCATCTTCTAATGATATTTCTATTTTTTTTATAATTGGTGGTGGTTTCGCCATCTGATGCGCCATGTTTACAGGTCTTCCATTTCTAAAAATTTGAACATTAGGCATACCAGGTATTCCTCCAAATCCTCCTGTACTCATATGAATATTGTTTCGATTCATACCAGGCATTCCCATTCCAGGAGGCATACCAGGTATTCCACCCCCAAAAAACATTTTAAATATTTCATCTACTCCGTCTCCGCCCCCAGCCATAAAAGGATTGTTTTTTTTCATATCATACATTCTTTTTTTTTCAACATCACTTAATGTTGAATATGCTTCGTTAATTTTCTTAAATTCTTCCGCATTCCCCCCTCTATCTGGATGATGCTTTAAAGACAATTTTCTAAATGCCTTTTTTATAACATCTTGACTACTGTTTGAATCTACACCTAACACTTTGTAATAATCCATTTGTTATTATATTTACTTAAATAGTTAAGTATTTAAATATTTATTATGAATACACAATTTTTAAAAAAATATCAACCATTATTTTTTAAAGAATTTACAATTGATCAGGAATATATACAATTATTAAACACATTAAATAAAATGGATTCATTAAACATATTACTTGTAGGTAATAGTGGTTCTGGAAAGACTTCGTTGTTATTCGCAGCAATTAGAGAGTATTATAATGTGAAGGATATTCCTAATAATAATATTTTACGTATTAATAATTTGAAGGAACAAGGAATATCATATTATAGAAGTGAAGTTAAAACATTCTGTCAAACACCTTCTATTGTCCCGCATAAAAAAAAATTTATTATACTTGATGATATTGATTTTATTAATGAACAAAGTCAACAAGTATTTAGAAATTGTATAGACAAATACAGTCATAATGTTCATTTTCTTGCTTCTTGTAGCAATACCCAAAAAGTTATCGAAAGTATTCAATCCAGATGTACTATAATAAAACTCAAAGCCATATCACATCAATATTTAAAAATTATATTACATAAAATTAAGACCGCAGAACATCTTAAAATAACACAAAAGGCTGAAGATTTTATTTTAAATATTTGTAATAGTTCTATACGTTTATTAATTAATTATCTTGAAAAATTTAAATTGCTTAATATTTCAATTGATGAAAAAAAAGTCAAAGAAATATGCACAAATATTAGTTTTTTTGAATTTGAAAATTATACTAATTCTTGGTATGTTGAAAAAAATCTTCAAAAATCCATTAAACTCATTTATTCTATTTACAATAAAGGATATTCTGTTATGGATATTTTAGACTCTTATTTTTCATTTATAAAAATAACTAACATTATCGAAGAAAATGTTAAATATAAAATTATTATGTTTATTTTGAAATATATTGCTGTTTTTCATACTTTACACGAAAATGATATCGAACTTGTTATATTTACAAACGAGTTATTAAAAATATAATAATTTTATTTTTTTTTAAAAGTATTATATACATATGAGTCAAATATTCCAATTTTCATTTCCTACCGAAAAATTTTTTGATTTTTTAGAAAAATATTGTACAGAAAATAAAAATCAGTTCATTTTCTCAAAAGATGCGTTTAAAAGAGCTAAACTTGATGAAGCTATTAAACCATTTTGCGAAGACTTAAAAAAATATTATTTTTCTTCAAAGTATTTTTATTTAGAAAGAGATATGATTTATAAAAATTTTGTTACTATTATAAGACAAATTTGTAAATTTCATCATATTCCATTTACATCCACTATTAAATATAATAAATCCAAATATGATATTTATTACTTTATTTACCGAGAGATAAAACCATAAATTTACTTACTTCAAAATCTCCTCCTAATACTTGACGATGACTCATACGCACAAACCAATTATATTTGTGACGCTTTAATATCTCATCGTCTGGTAATACTATACAACTTAATGAACACATACATAAATTTAATGGACTCTTATTTAATAAATCCTCTACTAATATAACTTTATTTTCTTTATCTTTCACACCTAATGCCTTACCACAAACTATACTACATTTTCCCTCCATACATAACTTATTTATATGTTTATCAATTAATCCGGTAAATTTTACAAAATCGTTGTGATTTTCAGATATAATTACTTCTAAATTTTCTATTAGTTCTTTCATACATTCACTATTTTTTTTACAACCCATAAATTTGTGACTTGGGAAAAATCTACTATTTACTGAACTACTATTGCGATTTACTAACTCACCAACATACATACTTTTCTCTGCTAATTTACTCTTGTGTAAACTTTCAATATTACGCAACATAATTGTACTATCTGGAACTAATATACCTCCATAAGAATGTAATAGTTTAGCTAATCCTAACTGTCTAACATTTTCTTTTATTGGATCCGCTAATTGATTTAATTGAATAGACCATTCTGGTAATAATTTTGCTATTGATTCATCATTAATTAAACACACATTAAAACTATCTCCACACTGTCTTATTATTGATTCTACACATAAATCTTTGTATGGTTGGTTTAATTTTCTACTGTTTCTTGAACCAAATGATGACCAGTTTCTACTATTAATTTCATGTTTTGTATGAATCCATAATATTTCTTTACCCGTCATTGATCCGCTCTCATTTAATAAATACTTTCTTACTAAACTATATTTATCTAACTCTTCATCAGGGAAATATTTTGCTTCATAACGCTTATATAATATCCCTATTGCGGTTAATAATATAAATATCAAAAAATTCTGGAATAGTCGCATTTATATATATACAAAACAATTTAATTCTTTAATGTACGCAATTCTTTCCACCAATCTTTATTTGCTCTATTTATTTCTTCTTCTCTTTTCAATATTTTAAAGGCTCTTTGGGTATCAGCCATTTGTTCCTTTGATTTTCTTCCATTTAATAACTGCTTCGATTGTTGTAATGATAACATTCCTGGATTATTTTCTGCTCTATCCTTCTTTAGACTTTCCACATTACTATATTTTTTTCTTCTTAAATAATCTTCTTGTGTAACCGGTACCACTGTTTCTGTATGAGCCTTTCTCAAATCATCATATTGTAATTTACTAAATATGTCTGAACTATATTCATCTGGTTTACTTCTAGTTAAATCATAACCGCCACCATTGTAACTCATTTCATTTACACCTCTATGTAATATTAATTCACGTGATGCTGCTTTCTTTCTATTAAATGCTTCTTCCATATCACGTTTATTACTTATTTTTTCATTATTTACATCTTCATTTGATTTAAACCATTTACCATATCCACTATCTACATCATCATCATTTACTTTTACCTTTTCAAACATATTATTAAACCATTTATTAAATTCACCCGCTTTCATTCCATCTAGTTTTTTTAATAATAATGCCTTTTTATCCGTTTCCATTTTTTCATTTTCGTAACTTGTATTTCTAGCGCATTTTTCTCTTTTCATTTTAAATTCATATATTGATTCTATCATTTTGTACGCCTTCATAAAAAATAAAAATACTTCTTTTTTTAATCCTGACTTATCTGGATGAGTTTTTAAAGCGGTTGATTTTGCCCTTTTCAATTCATTTTCATTAAACCCATATTTTAGCTGAAACAAGTTTAATAAATCTTCCAAATCATAATTATCAATATTTAAGTCAAAATTATCCATATATACTACTATTTACATATTTTTATTTATATTTATATATTCTGTTTTATATATAAATATGAGTTTTAATATTAATAAAACCCAACAATCGGATACATTGTTTAATAGGTCTGGAATAGATACTAGTAATTGGCCCGCTAGACATGATTTTTTATCCAAATTACCCAGTGATATAGAAAATTGGAATGAAGAACATTGGATTGGAATACTTATACCTTCTGTTCAACAAGGAGGTCAAAAAGATCATTTTATTAATGAATATCATAAATTTGAAAATATAAGAAATAGATTAAGTAACTTAAACCTATTAGGGGAATATGACGCACAATCTATATCCGAAAATGAATGGATAAAACGACTAAAAGATTTAGAAACTATTCCTGGAATGGACCCTATTTCTGGATTTTTTTTAAAGAAATCCGTTCAGCAATTGGAGGATGACGTATATTCATTACGAAATGATGAATTGAAATCCAGGGTCACATTACCTAACAGTAAAAATTCTCATAAAATGTTTCATAATATTATGTTATGTTTATTACTTAAAGATATTATTACCTCCAAAATTACTTATGGACAGGACGACAGTAGATGGGTAGTTGGTGTCTTTAATAATTTTTATGATATTTTCACTGATAAAATAAGTAATAAAAAAACAGATAACATATTAATAAAAGAATTTAAATTGTATTATTTGTTAAAAAAATATTATATTGATAGTAGTTTTAGAACTTTTGTTCAAATGTATAATGCTCATTTTTCTATTAGTAAATTTCAATGGAATGGAAAAACATATAAATCTAATACGTTCATTAATGAGGTTAATGGTGGACCAAGATATAATAAAGATAAACTCGCACCTTCACATCTTTTTCCATTATTAGTGCTTACCAATTGGTTAAATAATAAACCTTCTAGACACTATAGAAAATTAAGTAAAGTTAATAAACAGAGGTTTTGTAATGCTTTTATTTCTAAACTAGGTGTTAAAATTTCTCTAGGTAAATTTAAAATACCTGGTATGGATTCTAACGAATATGCTCCTTTTTTAAATACTCCACAAATAAAACTAATTATAGCTAATTTTTTACAAAATCAGGACTATATTTATTTATTTTCTGCTATTTTATCGTTTTATATTCATCCTTCTTCTAAATTTATAGGATATGATAAATTGTTTCATTTATCATTAAAAGAGTCGCCATTCTCTGATATTGACTTATTAGCCCCAAGGCCCGGAGAAGATAAGAAAAAATTTAAAATAGAATATAATATGCTAGGGATGTTTTTTGCGAAAAAAGCAATACCAGATGATTTTAATAATATAAATTTTTCAGCTGTAGATGAAATATATAAAGGGTTTTCTAAAAAAGTTTTACATAATGGACATATGGTTCCTAGATTTATTAAAGCAATTGATGTTCTTACAAAAAAACAAATTATTTTTATAAAAGACATGTCTCCAAAATTTATTGCGTATTTAAAAAAAGAAGATATGTGGGTAGATCAAGTAGAATCAACTGGATTTTTTGTAAAACCATTTAAAGTTACAAAAAAACCTTCTTGGAAAAAGGCTTATAAAGAAAATGAACCTACCCCTAGTTATAGTGGCGGTTTAAGAAAAAAATATACTATGAAAAATAAAAGGAAACATAATAATAAAAGTAGAAAATTATATTAATCTTGATATTGTTGCCTTAAAAAAAGCTAGTAATTCACTTTCACTGGAACCGACCATACTTTCCGCCATTTCACCGTTTACATAACTTACAAATGTTGGGTAGCCTTTCACTCTTAACGCACTACATATATCACAACCATTATCAGCATCCACAATTACTACATCTACTAAATGCTTTACTTTTTCTATTAATTCATTGAATTTTGGAGCAATTCTTTTACAAGGTCCACACCAAGTCGCTGTAAATTTAATAATTAAAGGTTTTTTTTTTGAGACTAATTCACGTAATTCTGTTCTTTTTGTTAAATTATATGTATTTCCAGGCATATATATATAATTTAAAATATATTACTTTATATAAAAATTTATTTAATTTACAAATTCTTCTAATTCTTCTAACTCTATATGAGGCAATACAAGATGAGATTCCCAAATATATTTACAATATGCCCAAACCATATCTGGACTTTCTTCATAAAAATGAGGAAATTTTGTTTGAAGTTTATTTCCTATATCCGGAATTAAGCTTAAGCTTTCTGGGGGCAATACATAAGACAATTGAACTTTTCGCGATACAGATTTATTTTCGTTATCTTTTATCATTTTAGTATCAAAACTTGGGACAAATCTAATTAAATCATTAAGTAATGGTGGATAATTATATTTATAAGTCCATCTCCAATCGATACATCCAGTTGTATAATAATTCATTACCCATTCTAATCCTTCCATGTAATTTAAACTTACTTGCTTCTTAAAATAATTACTATCATCATTATTAAATAATATTTCATAATATCTTTTCTGCCACATAGACTTATATGGATCAATATATTTTTCAATAGCGCGATTCTTTATTGGAATACACAAGTATCTATTCTTTTTATCTTCTTCTGTTTTACTTGGAAATGAACGTTTTTCCCATTTTGACCTAATCTTGTATTCATTTAATATATTACTATGTTCATTTTCTGCTAAAAATTTTACAAGTTTTCTAACATTTTTCCAATAAATCTTTTTTCCATTCGTTAAATTAATACTCGAATTTTTATTAATATGTTTATATGCTTCCAACATTATAGATATTCCATTTGTTCTAATATTCATTGAAGGAAAGTGTGGTAAAAAATCATTTCCCATAAAAAAACATAAAAATATATAATCATACAATTTATTTGTTTCAACTCTTGTATTTGGTTTTTTATTATTATTCATTTCTAATATTATTTCCTGAGCCAATAATGGTATATCTAATAAATAACTTTCATTTGGATTAATATCTCTATTAATAGATTTTACAAATTCTGGCGTTTCTCTGTATAAATATATTTGTTTTGAAATTCGCAAATGATTTAAGCATAACATAATCAAATCAGCATCTAATCCATAAATAACAGATACTTGTTTTTTATGTTGGCTTTCATTATCTCTTATATGCTGAAAAAGTTTATGTTCCCCCTCACCTGGCTCGTCGCTACCCGAAAATATAAATTGGTTTATATTATAACTCTTTTCTTTGCCCTTGTAATAATTATTAACTCCATTATTTAATTTCTCCATAAAATTTGTTCCGGGTGTGATTGCTGTTTTATTCCATTCATTTTTCTCTCCAAATAATTGATTATTAATCTTTTTCTCAATCATAGATTTATATCTTCTAGTTCGTTGTTGTTCTAATTTAGCAACTGGAGCTACACCATCAAAAGCTATGTAAACTTGATTATTAGGTTTTATTTCGTCAATATACGCGTCTAATTGTTTACAAACCCCCGATATCAAGTCTTCTTCAAATTTTTCATCATTTTTATATTTTTCATAGTCTTTTGATATCATGCGTAATACATCATAAACTATTGAATTACTATCAAAATATAAATTATTTATCTCTTTTTTAAAGTTAAATAATTTTATTAACATATCTTTATGATTTCTTATCAAGTAGGAAAAATAACTTGGAACACCCATTTAAATAAATAAGTGATATCTGTTTAAATCATATTTAATAATTTATTCTATATATTTTTATAATATATAATAATTATATATGCCAAAAGCAAAAGCGGCGGATGTAAAGAAACGAAACGTGTTAACTTTACGTAAACGAAATACATCAAGAAGAATACGACCTAATTTTAGAAACAGAGATCCACGCTCCCCTACTAGTATTATGAGTTTGGGGACCAATAATAATAATAAAGCGGTGCATCAAAATGAATGTTCATTAATAAAATCAGCGTGTCGGCGTCATAAATGGAGTGATGGGCGTAAACAGCCCGATAATAAAGGTAAATATAAAAAATGTTATTATGCTATATCACGAGGAAATTGGTCACCGCCCCATGAACAAAATAAATACTACGCACATCCCGATAAAGGAGGTGATATAGAAGCTAATCAAAGATTAAATAGGTGTATTGGACAAGAATCAGATTATGGATTGAATAGTGATTTCGTTGAAGATGAGGGTGGAGAACTTCATGATGGAAAGGGTATTAGTAAAGAAGAAAGAGATGAACGAAAAACAGAATTTTTCGCTACTATTCGAGAAACAAATCAAAATATATCCGTTGGGCATCTTGAAAGATTATGGGAAGAATATAATTCGAATGTCCGTATTGGTCAAAATCAAAAAGTTCGTTTTTCTGGAACTAGAAAAAGAAAAAGAGCTGGAAAAGGTCGTAAAAGGAAAACTCGTAAAAAAGTTAGAAAAAGAAGAAGAAAAAAGAGAAACACCAAAAAAAGACGAAAGCGAACAAGAAAAACTAAAAAAAGACGTTAATAAATCATATAAATAGTACTATACTAATTATTTATATGATATTCATTTCACCACCATTTGGTAATTATATTCATTTACCAAACACTATGTCTATTAAAGGAAGTTATACATTAAATCATAGACCTGGGTTAATATCTCAAATCTTCAAAACATTAAGATATACTGATTTTAACGGACAAAAAATGTGGATTAATAAAATTGGACTAAGAAATCCTGGTATTTTGTATGGATTAAAACATTATAATCCAAAAACGGATATTATTAGTATAGCTATTATGGAAAAAGAACAAATACAAAAATTCAATGAAATCATCCCAAAAGATACTAATCTTGAAATTAATGTTAGTTGTCCGAACACAAATAAACATATGATTAATGATGGTATTCACGTTTTTTTAAATCCTGAAAGAAAATGGTGCATTGTTAAATTATCACCATTAGTTGATAAAAAATTAATTGATAGTTACTATAAACAAGGTTTTCGTCAATTTCATTGTAGTAATACATTACCTACACCAACTGGTGGTGCTAGTGGACCAATATTAATAAAATATACAAGTGATATTGTTTATTATATAAATAAAAATTATAATGATGTCACTGTAATAGCAGGAGGCGGTATTTATAATTACAATATCCTAGAAAAATATAAAAATTTGGGAGCTTCTTACTTTTCTGTAAGTACTATATTTTTCTCACCAATTAAATGTTTTTCATTTTTCAAAGATTATTACAATAAAAAGTTATAAAATATTTAGTAATAATAATAATCCTCTTAATATATACAGAATACAATGAAAAATCGCAAAATTAATAGTTCTTTAAAAAGGAAAATCAAAAAACAAGCATCATCTTATTCTATTATTTCTCAAAAAGTTAATAATTATCAAAAAATAATTCAAAATACTATTCTTTATATACAAAAATATAAAACGTTGGATATAATTGATGCGGGAGATCTCAATATATGTATCCAAAATATGGAAAATTTATATGAAAGCTGTAAAAATATTCTATTATTGATAAAGGATAAGGCTAATGTTGATATAAATGATGTTGCTAATCGTCTTCAAATTATCAATAATGAATTATCTATTAATTTTAAATCATATGGAACTGGTAATTTAAAAGATTTATTGGATATTTGTATTGGGACTGATTATATTAATAAATATTTTATGAATACTCCAAAAGAAGGACTATATAATATCATCGAAAAATATACTCATCCAATTAGTTATAAAATTATGGATTGGAAGGAAAAAAATAGTTTTGAAAACAAGAAGATAAATAAAAAATTAGCCAAAAACAGAATTGTTGAAGATTTTATGCTGGTTGAAACAGCTGATAGTTTAGATTGTTTTGATTTAGCAAGAACTACTAAAAATTTTCAAACAAAAGTTTATGGAATTAAGGTTTGTTTTCAAAATCCTGAAAAAAGAAAAACACTTATTATTTCTGCTATTGTTGACGAAATGGTTATTGATTGTTTAAATGATAAATGTATAGAAGAAAAAATAGAAAATTTATTTCAAGATAGACCCAAAGATGATATTTTCCAAAATGAAGATTTTAAACGCTTTGTTAAATCTCTCACTTTAAAACTACTACTTGTTTATAATAATAAAGAATTATATCAAAAATATACTGGATATGTTAGTCAAATTAATAGAATTAAAAAAAAAACTATTTCACAAGTTGTAAAAGAGTTTATTTCAGATGATTTATTTGGTCAACGTAAAACATTGATTCAATTATTAATGAAATATGATGATTTGGAATTTCAATACTTAGCATATTTACTTTATGATTTGTTATCTAATGAAACTAGTGGTAATTTTGATACATTAGATCAAACTGTCCTATTTGATAGTCTTCCGTGGTCTATTAAAAAATATTTTAGGGACGCAATGACTAATACTGTTAAATATACGAAATCTCTTACTAACTTCGACACCAGTAAAATACCAATTGAACAACAAATTTGTCTTATGAAAGCAAGTGATACTATTAAAGAAAAAGCTATGTTAAAACTTAAGGAAGTTAAAGCAAAATCCGAAGACTCTGGTTCAAAGGCTAGACAATATTTAGAAGGGCTTCTTAAAATTCCATTTGGTATTTATCGAAAAGAACATTTACTATCCATTATGGATAACAATAACACTAATTTTATTGAAATTATTAAAAATTTAAAAGAACAAGGTGAAAATATTGATATTCCTGAAAAAGATAAATATTCTATATTAGAAATTGAAAAACATTGTGATTATTTACAAAATACATATGTAAAAACAATCGCAGATAAATATACACAAGACCTTATTAAAACTTTTTGTTATGGTAAGAGAGACAATTTAATTAGTAATATATGTTTTATTAACAGTATTATCAAAAAACATAATAAAAAACAATACAAAATATTACATTCCGGAAAAAAAATAGATTATATGAAAACACATATTCAAAAAATTATTAAGGAACTTTTCGCAAATAAAGAAGAAACCATTATTAAAGAATTATGTGAAAAAAACAAAACTACTTCTTGTAATGAAAATACCTGTAAATTAATCAAATCTATTCAAACTATCAATGATGATTGGACTTCTATAAATAATAATATGAAGCAAATTACAGGTGCTTTAGACAAATCTGTTTATGGTCATAAAAAAGCTAAAAGACAAATAGAAAGAGTTATTGGTCAATGGATTACAGGTGAACAAAGTGGGTATTGCTTTGGATTTGAGGGTCCACCTGGTGTAGGTAAAACTTCACTCGCAAGAAAGGGATTAGCAAATTGTTTGAAAGATAAAGATGGAACTACTAGACCTTTTTCATTTATTGCGTTGGGTGGTTCAAGTAATGGTAGCACTCTTTCAGGTCATAATTATACATATGTGGGGTCTACTTGGGGTAGAGTTGTTGATATATTAATGGAACAAAAATGCATGAATCCTATCATTTTTATTGATGAACTTGATAAAGTTAGTAGAACTGAAAACGGTAAAGAAATTATTGGAATATTAACACATCTTATTGACCCTACTCAAAATGAAGGATTTCAAGATAAATATTTCAATGGAATAGATATAGATATGAGTAAAGCTTTATTTATATTCTCGTATAATGATGTTTCCTCTATAGATAGAATTTTATTAGATAGAATACATAGAATTAAATTTGATCATTTAACATTATTTGATAAATTAGAAATTACAGATAAATATATATTACCTGAACTCTTCGATAAAGTTGGATTAAATGATATTATTTCATTAGATAATGATGTTATCAAGTATATTATTGAAAATTATACTAATGAATCTGGTGTTCGTAAACTAAAAGAAATATTATTTGAAATTATTTCTGAAATTAATCTAGAGATTCTTAATCATGAAAATGGAGAGAAAAATATTCCAATCGTTGTTACAAAAGACCAAATTAAAAATAAATATCTAAAAGAAAGACATGAAATGATACACAAAAAAATTCATCAAGAATCAAGTATAGGCGTTATGAATGGATTATGGGCTAATGCTTTGGGCATGGGTGGTATTATTCCTATTGAATGTTTTTATTTACCCTCTAATAATTTCTTAGACTTTAAACTTACTGGTCTTCAAGGAGATGTTATGAAGGAAAGCATGAATGTCGCAAAAACATTAGCTTGGAAATTAACATCAAAAGCTAAAAAAACTAAATTACTTAAGGAATTTGAAAAAACCAAATTACAAGGAATACATATTCATTGTCCAGAAGGAGCTGTTCCCAAAGATGGACCTTCGGCTGGAACCGCCATTACTACCGCCATTTACAGTTTATTAAATAACAAAGTTATAAAAAAGGATGTTGCTATTACTGGTGAAATTAATTTACAAGGACGTGTTACAGCTATAGGAGGTCTTGAACTCAAGATTTTAGGAGGTATTAGAGCTGGCGTTAAAACTTTCATATTTCCTGAAGATAATTTAAAAGATCACAAAAAATTTATGGAAAAATATGGACCAAAAAATATAATACCAGATGATATCAAATTTATAAATGTTAATAATATTAATCAAGTATTAAAAATTGTATTTGAATAATTATTTTAATATAATTATATATTATATTAAGAATGCCTTTAGCTTTTTCACTTGGTAATATTGGAAAGTTTGCGACCTTTATGTCGCCTATTTTTATATCAGGATTTTTATTAGTTACCTCTGCTATGGATTGGAATCTAAAAGGACCAGTTTATCTTATTGGACTTACACTTGCGTATGGTTTAGGATTACTTCTTAAAGCACTGTTTTTAACTTTTGATGGCGGACAATTGGGAGGAAAATGGTCCCGAAAATCATTTAATATAACTAATCTTGCCCCACCCGGTTGGACTTCTCAAGCTATGCCTGATTATTGTTCCGTATTTGAGGGACCCTTTGATAACCACGCCATTGGAAAAATATCAACTCCTTCATTAAGTGCCATTTTTCATGGATTTACACTTACTTATATAGCTATTGCCGTAGGCACCAATCCATATAAACCTATAGGAGGTATTTTATTCCTAATTATGTTAGGATTTAATGCGTTATTAAATTTATTCTATAGATATAAAATGATGTGCGACACCATACCCGCAGCCCTTATTGGTATTATTGTTGGTTCTGGTCTTGGAGCAGCGTGGTGGGCTATAATTCAAGCAACTAGACCAGATTGGTTATTTTTTGGCTCTGATAAACAAGACAAAAAATGTAAATTAGGTAAAACTAAATTTAAATGTGTTTATGGATAATTAAATTAAGTTTTTAATATAAAATTTCATAAAATCATTTACCTTTTCTTCCAATTTATTCTTATACCAATCATTAAACTGGCGAGTACCTATATAAGATACAAAAAAACGACTCATAAAAAGTTCTAATATTTTTTTTAAATTAGCACTTTTATATTTTTCTAAAACATTTTTTGTTTCTTGTCGGTTGTTAGTTCGCAGATTTACATTATTATGAAATGTAAATAATACATTCTTTAATTTTTCTTTCGTATTTACTTGGTGGGATTGTATTTTTGAAACATAATTAGAAGCATGCGTCTTACAAAATGGACAAGGTAATCCACCACATACATCCTTTATAAAATTCCACATTACTATATAATGTGTCTTATATTTTGTTTCATCTACTTTTTCAGCTAAAGTATGAAATAATATCCAAGTAGGCATTCCCCAAAAACTTTTTGTTCCACGATTATTTCGAGTATTTCGAATATTTTTAGTATTTTGAGTATTTTTTATTGATTGTTTTTGCTTTATATTCATTGTTTGTAAAAAAACATTCTTCTTAGAAGATATCTGTGCATTATTTTTTCTGGGTTTATTCCACATATTACCTAAAGTAAAAGACATTAGTATAAAAAATATAAAGAGAATAATTTATTATAATTAAATGAACGACACTAACAGTTTTAATGAGGAATTAATGAAAATGTTACAAGAATCATATGACAGCAACGATGGTAATATTGAAACTTGTTTGATTTCCGGAGAAACATTAGAAGATAATCCTATTACATTAGAATGTAATCATAAATTTAATTATAACCATATTTATAAAGAAGTTTATAAACAGAAAACACAACCGTGGCATAGTGAAGTAAATAAAGTTAAACGTCATCAGTTGAAATGTCCATATTGTCGAAATATTCAACAAGGAATACTTCCATATAGAGAAGATAGTATTAAAGTTAAATATGTAAACTGGCCTCCATCATTAATGATGCTTCCAGATCAATGTGTTTATGAATTTAGTTCAGGTAAACGAAAAGGACAAGCTTGTGGTAAAAAATGTAGTGGAAAATATTGTTCATCACATCAAAGAATTATGAAGAAGAGAAAAGAAAAAGAACAAGAAAAAGAGAGGAAAAAAGCACTAAAAATAAAGAAAAAATTGGAAAAACAGATTTCAGATTCAAATTTTCAGAATTCAATGATTAATATTGTATTAAATACACCAAACACTAAATCACAGGTAATTACTTGTTCATATAAATTTAAAAAGGGAAAAAGCAAGGGTGAAAATTGTCAGTGTAAAAAAATACATAAAGATGGTCTTTGTAAATTTCATTATAGAAAACATATTCAAGCTATTGAAAAAAAGAAACAACAATTAGAAAAAGTAATTCCAAATATAAAAACCAAATCTGTAAAAGTGGGTTATATTAAAAATCAAAATATTGTTATTACTATTTAGTCTAATTGATTTTATAAAATATTATATTACATAATCAATTTAAATAATTTATAAGTATTTATATATTGATGAGTCAAGAAACCCAACAGGCTTTATTAGAAAATGTAAAATCGTGGCTTACTATTGATAATGAAATTAGAGCCCTTCAAAAAGAAATTAAAGAACGTAGAAAACTAAAAAAACAACTCACAACAAACCTTATGAGCACCATGAAAAGTAATGATATAGATGCTCTTAATGTACCCGACGGTGAACTTATTTATAACAAATCTAAAAGCAAAGCACCTCTTAGTAAGAAACATTTAATTGGTTCATTAACACAATACTTTAAAGGTGACCAGCGTATGATTGACGAGTTAAGTAAATTTATCATGGAAAGTCGCGCCGAAAAAGAAAAAGAAAGTATCCGGCGTAAAATTAAAAAAAATAAAAATTAACTTAAATTAATAATAGTTATTTAATATATATATAAATGAATATATCTATTAAAAACACAGAACCAGGAAATTTATCTGTTGCTGAAAATGAAGTTATTACTATCAAATATAATAAAAAAGATGACTTTTTCCCAGATAATTATTATAAATATAACTTGAATGGCGTCTTAAATACCGATTTTCTACAAATAAAAAAAAATCCCAAATTATTTATTTATGCTTGTTGTTTTAGAGTTATTACCAGTAAACCTAATAAAATTATACAGAGTCCATTTTTAGAATATTTATTGTTTAAATATCCAACTAATACAAGTAATTATAGTAATTTGTGTGTTTTTCCTTTTAGAATACTTGGAAAAGACTCTATTAAACAAGCCACTAAAAAATTAATGAAAGATTTATACCCATCTGTTGATTGTTTAGGTTACATACAAAATTCTAGAGGATTGTTTCTATTTTACGAAATTCCATACAAAAAATATAAAGTTTCATTATTAAAAAGAAATAATCAATTATGGTGGACTACTATACACGAAATTTGTAATAAAACTAAGCTATTAAATTTTCCCATACACAATTCTGTTACAAAATTATTTTATAATAATCCAAATCTTATTTTTTTAAAAAATAAAAAAAACGTAAATATTCAAATACCTACCACGGTTTATTTTACAGAAACCTCCCAATTATTACCATTTATATCTATTATGGGTATTAAAGCATCGTCAAGTAGAACATTTGGACCCTATTATTATTTCAATGACTTTACTAACAGTTTTCGAGGAGCTTGGACAAGTAATTATTCTAAAAGATTAATAGATGAAAAAATTATTACTGATGAAAATGGATTATTAAAATCTTCTGGATTCGTTAGATTTGCTCTATTTAACAATCAACCAAGAGTTGTATTAAATAGACCTACTGATCCATTTTATGAGTATATTAAAACACTTGATACTAATAAACCACCCTCTAAAATACCAAAAGTTAAATGGGCGAAAAAATATGACTCAATTCTTATTAGTAACTTTAAATATAAAAATATAGAAGGATATTATCAAATAAATTCTACTTTTGTTACAAAGACATTTGAAAGTTTTACATCCCTTAGTTATCATTTAATTAATAAAAAATCCCTTAAACCCGTTTGGGACCCATTTTACAAAGAGTATTCAATAATATAATATTTATATTTATTATATGAATAAATTCATGATAATTTTATTAGCCTTCTTGTTTATTAATGGCATGGGGTCACTTATAGGTTATTTAGTTCCAAGCATTCCAAAAGATAAAGTTTTACCAATTATTTTGTGGTTAAATATGATTTTAGTTTTAGCACTATTTTTACCCACTAGAGTAGCAAGTTTTCTTAACTTTTAACTTCTTTTTCAATATATATTAAAAATTGATTTTAATATATCTATACAAAATTATATTATATTACTATCATGGAAAAGAGAATCACATCCAAAACTCGTATTTATGTTCAGAATTTAAAAGAACAATTAAAAAATAAAATTGTCGCTGATGGAAAAATGGACAATGGTTATATGAACGAACTTGTTCAATATATATATGATTATCCACAGTTAGTATTTTTACCACAAGATTTTCAAAAAAGAAAACGTGTTAAAAATATTGTTCCATTCTTTGAAAGATGTTGTGCTCTAAGAGCAAATGGAGAACAATGCACTAGACGCAAAAAAAATCATCCTAAATTTTGTGGAACTCACGTAAAGGGAACTCCTCACGGAGAAATCACTCAATCTGAAACACCAAAAACACATACCAAGAAAACTTGTTGGGCTCAGGAAATTAAAGGTATTATTTATTATATAGATGACGGAGGTAATGTATATGATACAGATGATATACTAGGAGAAGCTATTAATCCTAGAGTTATCGCAAAATATGAAAAAAAAGATGATAATTATAATATTCCCGCATTCTTCAAATAATTTATGAATTATTTAACTAATAAATTATTTTTTTCTACGCCTTTTACGTCTCTTTTTCTTTGTTTTACGTTTCTTTTTATTTCGTCTTCTCTTTGTTCTTCTTCCTCCACTATAATGAGCTTTCTCAATTGAATCTATCATTCCAAGTAGTTCTTGTATTTTTTTCCTTTTCTTTTTTATTGCTTCAAGTTGTTGCTCTTTAAATATAGCCACATCTTCTCCTGCTCCTGCTTTATCATCAATCATCATTTCCAATTGTTCTGATAAAGGTTTTATTTCATCTAATAATTCTCGTAAAACTAATATAACAGCATCCTCTTTTTTTGATTCCATATATATTATTAAAATACATTAATTTTCATCCTTCCTTTTTGGTAACGCATCCTTTGGTATATTATTTTTTATACATGTTGATATAAATGTTACTGTAGGTTTACAATCATACATTGTACCTACATACACGCCTAAACCGAACCCCATCATTAATTGCCACATATATATATAATACACCTAGATTAAAGTTAAACAACCTAATAATATTGATAAACTAGTTCCTACATGCCACAAAGCGTGAAATTGGTAATTTTTAGTATAACCACAATAAAACTGATCTAAAAACCACAAAACCATTGAAACTATAAAAACTCCTCCATATGACTGTATCAATATTTTTTCCCGATAATTTTTATAAGTTTTATTTGATAATATGAATATATAAACCTGTAATCCTAAAAATAACAATACAAAAAGATGAAATTTAACTAACATAAAATAACTTCCAATTAATGATACAAAATAAAGATAATTTGTAGTTTTATTTCTTCGTCTACGAAATTCAACTATTACATCATAACTAAAACTCAACATTCCACATTCATCCACCCATTGACCATATTTTCTCAATGTTCCATGTAATAACATCGTTCCTACTCCTAAAAATAATATACTATTTGAAATTTTTTTTAATTTTGTAAAATTTCTTAATATTAGACCTACAATTAGGTAGCTGATTGCACTCATAGTATTATAATATTCTGCTACATATGGAAGAACATTATATTTATCTTCGCAAAAATTCACAGAAGCATCCGGATTTCCCCAATACATTATTGGTTTATATTGTTTAGTATTTTCTAAGTCAGTTTCATTTATTTTTTAGGGTTTAGCAAATTATATGCGTTCTTTTTTAAAATTATTTTTTTTAATAAAATATTATATAAATGTCACAAAAGACAGAAGCATCCGCGTCTAATGATAAAAGCAAAGTTGACCCTAATTTTGTTCCAGAATGGCATAAACAACAAGAATTAATACTTAAGAGGTGGAGTGAAATTGGTTCAAGTTATAGATATTTACATGACAAAGCATTTCACAAATTTAATAGTCAAAACTTATGGTTTGCATTACCTGTTATTGTTATTTCTACTATTACTGGTACGGCGAATTTCGCACAAGGTTCATTTCCTGATTCATGGAAAACATATGTTCCTTTAGGTATTGGATTCCTTAATTTATCAGCTGGTCTTATTACTACTATTTCTCAATTTTTACGTGTTAGTGAATTACTAGAAGGTCACCGTGCAGCTAGTCTAGCTTATTCTAAATTTTCAAGAAATATTAGCGTTGAACTAAGTCTTCCAGTTAAGGAAAGAACTGCTAATGGCTCTGAATTCCTTAATTCTTGTAGAGCTGAATTAGATAGACTTGTAGAACAATCTCCTAACATTCCAGAAAAAATAATTAAGGAGTTCATGAAACGTTTCCCTGAACCAGAAGAGGATTCTAGTGGTAATCCTATTACTAAAGGATATACCTTCTTTAGACCTGAAATTCTTGATATTAAGCCCATTACCATTTATCGTGATAAAGAAGAAGAACTTTCTAGAGCAAAAGCCAAGGCAGAAAAAGAAGCATTGGAAAAACTTGAAGAACAACGAAAAATTCAACAAAAATTACTTGACGAGAAAAAGAAGGAAGAAGAAAAGATTCATAAAAAGATTAGAGCCGAATATGAAAAGAGAGAAGAAAAAATGAAATCTATGATTGAACTCACTAAACTCAGAACTCAAAAAGAACTTGTTAAAAGCAAATTTAATTCTTCAGGTATTGAAGACAGCATGGAAACATTATTAAGTTCTCTTAAAACCAATGTTGAAGAAGTAAGTAGTTATAGTAGTGATGAAGAGAGTATAGTCGGTATTAATTCAAGACAAGATATGCTTAGTCCTTTAGCTAGTCCAAATGCACAAAATATATCTATTGTAATTGAAGAACAAGAAGAAGAAGATGATAATACTACTGATAACAGTGGTAACACCGTCTAAAGATTTTTATAAAGTGTTCTACTCCAAAATAATCCCATAATATACACTGGTAATACAGCATAAATAGGCTTTTTATTCTCTACACTTGATAATGCGTTATAAGTTAAATAACTCATTATTGGTAATCGAATAAATGAATAAAGGCAAAATTGTAATGTTTTCAACCATTTTAGCATTTTTGGATCTTTATTTGTTTTTAAATAATAATATACAAAATAAGATGGTAAATTTGATACTTCTCCCCAAAAAATTACCTTATCTGCCATATATAATGCTGGATTTTGATGTAAATAATAAATACTTGCTAAATGATGATAACAATACATAGCAGAAGTCAAATTATATTTTCTGTATTTTACAGTATAAAATGTATCATACGCAAAATATCCAGAACAAAACTTCTTCAATAAGTAATATATTTTTTCATTTCCAGACAAAATATAAGATAATGCTATTGGCGCAGCCATTCCCGCATGAAATAATGCTGTAAAATTATTCGCCATATGACCATTTTGTGTTTGGGTTTTTATTACACCGTGTAGTGTATTAAATCCTGTAAAACCAACAAAACCATCCATCAATCCCATAGGGGAAACTTTTCGTGCAATTTCCATTATACTCATTTATATAAATATAGTTTTTATATTTAAATTATATTTATTTAAGGACTTGTAACATCTTTGGTTGCATTTGCTACTGTTCCGGCTGTAGCACTTGCTACAGCAATAGCTTTACCAAATCCAAAAAGTCGTGAAATATCCCACGCTTTTGATTCAACATTATTAACTGCTTTTACACCATCCACAGCTACAACTGTAGCTGCGGCTGCTCCACCACTTCCAGACTCATTATTAAACATATAATAACAAGCTACCGCACTAACTACTGTTCCTACCCCAAGGGCTATTGATACATTTCTGTCATAAGGCCACATTTATAATTTATTATAATATTATTATTTTAAATTATTTTTAATTAACTTCTACTTCTACCTCTTTTGTTGATTTAATTTTTTTGATAATAAAAAATCTCAAATATTTCTTTTTACCTTCCTTTGTATACCCATTGCTTTTTCTAATTGGGTCCATATTATAATTATTACTTTTTAGTATTTGTCTTACTAGATTTAAAAGTGGCCATTTCTGCTTTTTTTCCGCGCTTTTTTGTAAAGCCGTCAATGCACCACTACTATACATTTTTTTTATTTTAGTCAAATCTTCTTTTATATTTTCATATTTTTCTTGACTCAATAAAGTATCTCGTGGAATTAACATCCCATCCAACATTTTATAATCTTCAAAAACTATTCCACATTTATTCAAGAATTCTTTCACTATTTGCTGGGTTTCCGTCATATATGTAATATTAAGTATTTTTCTTTAAATCAAAGTAGCGTCTTATTTTCAACTACTTAAAAAAAGGAACTAAAGGTTGATTCAGAAAAAAAACAAAAACTTTTTCTATATTTGCATTTTGGACATTTTAAAAATGTCCATTTTCGAAAATCTCATAAACTTTTTTTCATTTTTTTACAACTTTTTTCACTCCAGAGCATTATGTAGGAATTTTTAATTTTCTTCTATATTTTTTTGTGACGATAAATTTTTTTACCCCAAAATTTATAAGTAAAAAAAGAATTTAGGGGTTTTTTAATATAGCATTATATATATACAAAATGAGTGAAAAAAACCCCAAAAAAAAATATGGTAACAAAAAAGTAGAATATTATTGTGAAAAATGTGACTTCTTAACGTCTAATAAAAAAGATTATACTAGACACCTAAAAACTAAGAAACATAATAGACCAAAAAAAACCCCAAAAAAATCATCGTCTGTTGATTTTGTTTGTGTTGTTTGTAAAAAAAAATATAAACACCAGAGCAGTTGGTCCCGTCACCAAACAAAATGTCTAGAAGTTTATTCTAAATCAGTTGAATTGGAACAAGAAATGCTAAAAAATATAGCATTTTCGGCTATATCAAAAAACCCCAAAAATGATAATTTTGAAGAAATGAACCAAAAAGTTGAAGAATTTGAAAACGAAAAAAACGAAAAAAAATCACTTAAAATGAAAAAAAAAGAAATAGAAGAAAAAGAAGAATTTATGATGAAAATGATAGAACAACAAAATAAAACAATAGAATTATTGAAACAATCAATACAAACCAATCAGGAAATGTCTAAGAATGTAGGCAACAATAACAACAATACTATATCAATTAACTTGTTTTTGAATGAAAATTGTAAAAATGCGATGAATTTGACCGATTTCATACAAAATATGAATGTTAGTTTGGAAGATTTGGAATTTTCAAAGGACAACGGATTTGTAAAAGGAGTTACAAATATATTTACAAAACAATTACAGGATTTGGACCCAACTCAACGTCCAATACACTGCAGTGATAAAAAGCGATTACAGTTCTATGTTAAGGAGGACGATGTATGGCAGAAAGATTTAAATAACGAAAAGATTGATAGAACGATTACAAATATAAAAATTAAGCAAGCACAATCTTTAACAGAATGGGAAAAAGACAATCCTAACTTTCAAAATGATCCTGTTTTATTAGATAAATGGCAATACATGATGGCGAACTTATCAGCGGTAGAAGGTAAAGAAAAAGCAAGTAAAAATATCGCACGTAATATTGCGGATGTATTAAATATAAAGGAAGCGATGCCGAAAAAATAAATTAATTTCATATATTATATGAGTGATGATATAACCCCAAATAATATAAATTTAGATGTTGTAGAAACAACAGAAGAACGTTCTCCAATGGAAAGAAGATTAACAGTAGATGTTCACGATGATATAATAGATAAAGCATTAGAATTAGTAGATATTTCTAGAAATATTCCAGAAAGTGTGCGAACGGTTGTAAAATCTTCTATAAAATTAAAAATAAATCCAGTAGAAATCGATTTCACCGATTATGATGAATTGGGTCCCATGGAATATTCAGATAATGAATTAGAAGAAGATTCTTGTAAGATGATAAAATATAAAAAAATAACATATACTCAAGTGTATAAGAGTCTAACAAAGTTGTATTTTAATGAATGTGAATATTATTCGTCTGCTATGGATATTTTAGCATCTTATGTGAGAGGTCAAAAACTTATATATATGGAATCTCATTATTATAGAACGAATCAATTAAATAAGTTGATGTTACCAGCAATATTTTTATCTTCATTGGCTACTGTTTTATCTGTGGGATTTGATGCGTTAGCTTGGGGAGCATATGCGTTATCTGGATTAAACGCATTCATATCTTTTTTATTAACAGTAGTAAGTTATATGAAATTGGATGCACAAGCCGAAGCGCATAAAATATCAGCACATCAATATGATAAATTACAATCAATGTGCGAGTTTAGTTCCGGATATTACCTGATGTTTGCTAGTGTATCAACAAGTATAAAAGATGTAAATAATAAAGAAAGTATTAATGAAGATGAATTAGCATTAACGCAAAAAATTAAAGACATAGAAACAAAGATTAAAGAAATAAAAGAAACAAATCAGTTTATAGTTCCTAGAAAAATTCGCTATTCATATCCATATATTTATAATGTAAATGTATTTTCAATTATAAAAAAAATAGAGAATACACGAAAAGACTATATTACACGATTAAGAGATATATCTAATAAAATCACATTCACAAAAGTTCATCCAGAATGGGACCATCATCAAAAAGAAGTAAAATTAAAAAAATATTATAGAAAAAAGAAGAAAATATTAAGCACTATTTTGTTATTAGGAACAGCATTTTCAATTATAGATCAATTATGGAAGAGAGAAATGGCTATAGCAGAAGATAAAAGGAAACACTGGTGTAGTAGATGTTGTTATAGAATGCCCAAGGATTTACGCGAAGGAAATAAATTTATAGATTTTGTTTTAGACCCTTTTAAAGATTGGAAACCAATAGTTGACGTAGAAATTAATAGTGATGATGATGATGATGATGATAGTGATCACAGTGTTTTGCCCAAAAGAGGGTCCATAAGATTATTTGGTAAATCCGGAACAAAAAAACTTTAATAAGGTATAGTAATCTAATAATATCCAGGACATAATTCATTATTATATTGATTCCATTCACAAAGTGTATTCCAGAAATATTTGTTGGTTATTTTTGCCCAACCATAATATAAGATTATATCTCTAGAATGCCAGTGTCTAGCTACATCGGCAGCAGTTCTTTCTGGAGTTATTTCAATAGCAAATAACTTTAATTTCATGAATACCATAGGTCCAGCAAAATTATGTGTTCCTCTTCTCCAAATTCTTATTTCATCATTTTTTTTAAAGTTGTGCCAGTTTGGGCTATCAGCAATTCCTGGTGTAAAACCAGCAACTACTTTTTTATAATATATTGGTCTATGGTCGGTTAGCATTTCTTCATGACAAGATAGTAAGTTGTCGTGAAAATCTGGAGCATAGGATAGAATTAATTCTATTATTTCTTCTGGTAATTGAGACATTAATAAAAAATTTAATAGTATATAACTATTCAATTTTAAGGAAATTTGATAGTTATAAATAGAGTAAAAAAAATTTATTAAGGTAAAAAAAATTTTTATGGGCCATTCCAACTCGTGAATGCTTATATATTTTTCTTATTTTATTTGTTTTTATATTTTTATTTTTTAGTTATTTTGATTATATACGGGAACTAGCCTATCATATAGGCCATCATCTGCTGATTCCATAGTGTCGCTAAGGTAAGCTAATACAGCCAACGCATAGTTAGACCCAGCGTTACCCCAACTTCTAGTGCGATTTGCTAGTATAGTTCTAGCTGGGACTACGTTATAACTATTCTGTATATTGCGATTAGTGCTTTCAATAATAGCCCTAGCTAATCCCATATTAAGATGTCTACGTAGTCCTCGTTGGCCCGCTGCTTCTGGAACAGTAGCTCTACACATAGGGCAACTATTGTTCCGTTGAAACCAGGTTAGGATACACTTAGTGCAGAATGAGTGCCCGCACTCTAATGTAGTCCTAGCATTAGGAATCTGGCTATAGCAGATACAACAGTCTTCCTTCTCCTCTTCCACCTTGACTTGAGGCTCTTCTGCTGGTATATCCACAATAGTAACCATAGTAGGCTTCTTATTCCTTCTGGTTTTCAAGGCAAGACCCTCTGGGTAGGTCTGGGTGAATAAGGTATTGGCCTCTTCAGTCCAGTTGTTAGGCTGAACTTTTTCTACCTTTCTCGTAGTCTTATGAACGCTAACCCTAAGGAATTTCCCGTTTTTGCCCTTAGGGGCACTAGCACCTTTACCTAAGCGACGAATTGTAAGAGACGAATTGCGTGGCATATTTTGTAGTTTTTGTGTAGTCTTTTGATAGTAAGTTATTTGTTGTTATAGTTTTATACCTAATTTCAGTTTGAAAACCAAAATCTTCAATTTTGGAAAAATGTTAGGGTTACAGATTAGGGATATAATATATGGTATGACAAGTCACGACAAGTCAAGATCAGAATATCTGAAAATTGAAATTATTAGTTTTCAAGTATTCTCAACCATACCCACCATAACAAGCAAAAACAAACTGAATAACCAAACAATTCAAAACAAAAACCAAAACTCAAATATGTCTTCCACTGGATTCATGATTACTCTCTCTGCTGCCTCGTGCCGCAAGCATTACGGAACTATTGTTGATGAGCTTCAGCGCCGCCTCTTCACAGAGGATCGCACTTCAATCACCGCGGATGACTTCTCTTCTGTGGTAGAAACTCTTATGGGCGAAGTAGGCAAGAAGGTCGCCAAGGAGCCGAAGGCCAAGAAGGAGAAGGCATCTAAGGGCCCAGGTGTTCGCGAACAGGCTCGCCAAGCTGCTCTTAAGCAGCTAGCGGAACTCGACGCGGAAAAGGCAGTTGAACTTGCTGAAGCCAAGACCGCCGACATTAAGAAGGCGATTAAGGCAATCAACAAGGCAAACAAGCCAGCCAAGGCCAAGAAGGTTTCTGCGAGCGCACAGTTTCCAAAGACCGAATTCACTCACAAGGTGGTAAAGGTCGAAAAGGCAGCTCTGGAGGGCATTAACGGCTCTAAGCTCCGCGTAGCAATCCACAAGGAGACCCGTAAGGTCAACCGCCTAGTTGAGGAGAACTGGAGCGATGAGGCAACTGCTCAGCTCAAAACTGTCTTCACTGAGAAGGACGGTGAGCTCTATGACCTCCCTAAGGCAAAGAAGGCTAAGGCTACCAAGGCAGACAAGAAGCCAAAGGCTAAGAAGGTTAAGAAGGCAGCGGCAGCGGCAACAGTAACGGAGGAGCAGCCCAAGGTCAATAAGAGCCAGAAGGACCTTATCGCTTCCCTAGTCGCAGATGCCGCGGAGGAGGTTGTTGCCGCACCAGCAACCACCGAGGCTAAGAAGCCAGCTCCAACTGTTGATGAAGTTACCCAAAAAGTAGCTAAGATGACGGTTGCCGACGAGACAGTCGAAGCAGAACTCGAGGAGGAGGAAGTAGAGGAGAGTGAACTCGATGAGATGAGCGATAGTGATGACGAGGAGGATATTGAATACGATGAGGATGATGTCCAAGATTTCGAACACGCCAGTCGCCCAGATGAGAAACTCTTCATTGATAGCGAATTCCACGTATGGGACGAAGACCAAGAGCTAGTGGGCACATACAACGCGGCTACTGATACTATCTTCTAAGTAAAAATCAAAAAAATAAAAAAAA